CTTTTGCGTGATTTGAGCGCAAGGTTGCCTTATGGAGTAAAATGTCAAACAAAAAATGGCATAGGCACATTGATTAGTGTTGAATATTCGTTCGGAGAGAATCTTGTCTATGTTGATTTTGGCCGTTCAGAAGCAGAAGAATATGATTTGAACGATGGCGATACAGTAAAGCCTTATCTTCGTCCAATGTCTTCTATGACTGAGGAAGAGAAAGAAGAGATGGCTAAAATGTCAACATTAATAAACTCTATTACATTGGTTAAAGAACTTGGAGATTGGCTTAACGCTCATTACCTTGATTACCGTGGACTTATACCTATGGGTTTAGCATTAGAAGCACCAGAGGATATGTATAAAACTGATTAAGTTATGGATATAATTAAAACGCTTGGTGATTTTCGAAGATTAACCAAAGATTTGGATGACGATTTTTCTATTGAATTTCGCATAAGAACAAGGGTTTCTGATGAAGAATTAAAAAACAGAAGGTATCCTTATCCTTATGACACTGAATACTTTGATGGGTTTGAGTTCGATGATATTGGCCATAGTGATAAAGTGATATGCTTTGGAGTTACGTTGGAAGCACCTAAAGATATGTATAAAACTAAATAGAGTATGACAAGAGAAGAAGCAATAAATCTGGTTAAACAAGTATTACCTTGCTTGAATATTGATGAAAAAATTCGAGAAGGTTTTGAAACTCTTATTCCTGAACTCAAGGAGAGCGAGGACGAGAGGATGCTTAGAGAAATTAAAAGGTACCTTAAAGAACAAGGTGATAAACCAACTGGATTGCCAAATGGTACTGTTGCTGTATCCGATATGATTGCTTGGCTCGAAAAAAATAAAGAGCAGAAGCCAGCAGAGTGGGACGAAGACACTAAAACCAATCTTGATAGAGCTTTGCAAATCATTAAGAAAGCAAAAGGTACACTCCAAGGTTATCAATCTGACGATGGTATCTATGAGTGTGATAAGGCAATTGAATGTCTTGAGCATTTTCTTTATAGAGGTCTTGAAACAGAGAAGTCAGTAGAGTGGAGTAAAAACGATACTGTCTTTCTTAATGAAATTACAGACTTTTTTGAAAACAAAACAGTTAGACTCCAGCACGAGCTAGACATGTATGCACATTGGTTAAAATCCCTTCCTGAAAGATTTATTCTCCAACCAAAACAAGAGTGGAGCGATGAAGATAAGAAATTGATAGACGATGTAATTAACAGTCTGTGTTGTTATCAGAATACCCTGTCGGATTATCAAAAAGAAATCGTTGGTGAAGAAATACGAAAACTCAAATTACTCAAGCCACAGCTAAAGCAAGAGTGGAGCGAGGAGGATGAAAAGTGTATCAAAGACATTATTGATTGCCTTAAATATCTTGAGATGAAGGACACAGAACGACAATATAACGGAGACCGAATTGTCAATCCAAGACGTTATGCAGATATGATTGCTAAACTCAAATCCCTCCGTCCTCAATCAAAGCAAGAATGGAGCGATGAGGATAAAGGCTTATTGCTTAAGTGTATTTCAGCACTTCAGAATAGTGGCAATTGGTTTCTTGCGGATAAACTCTCATCCCTCTGTCCCCAGCCTTCATGGAAGCCCACAGAGGAGCAAATGAGGGCATTGGATAAGGCAATCCCTTTGTGTCTGGGAGTGGTTGGGCGTAATGAAATTGCGCCTCTGGAATCTCTCTACGAACAACTCAAGAAACTACAGAGTTAAAAAGTGGGAAAGATGAGAATGGTTGAAGAACTTACGAAATCGGTTTAGAAAAAGTAAAAAAATGTACTGAAATTTTGATTTTGGCACATTTTTTGCTAATAGTAAAGTCAAAATAAAAATCATAAGTTATGACACAAGAAAAAAAACAGCTCCTTTTGAAAGACCTTAGTGCAAGGTTGCCTTATAAACCACACGTTTACATTAAAAACGGAAAAGTATATTATGTAGATATTGTACTGAACGGAACATATATTCACGACTGGATGACAGTTCCATCATGTCAAAACATAACCATTAAACCCTATCTCCGTCCAATGTCAAGTATGACGGAAGAGGAAGAAGCGGAATACTATGCGCTAAACGCGTATGAAGGTGTGTTTCCTCACAACGAAGATGCACTTGACTATGTTCTTGAACATCATTTTGATTTTCGTGGTTTGATTGAAAAGGGTCTTGCTCTTGAAGCCCCTGAAGAAATGTATAATAAAAATTAAAACTAAAAATTCAACAATTATGTTTTCAAGTGAACAGATATTTGAGATATCAGGTGATATGAGTCAACTCGAAAAGGCTATTAAATTTGCCATTAGTATGTTCGGCAGCAAGTGTGAGTCCTATCAAATTTCGGAGGATGGTAAATACTGTCTTGGATGGATGGTAAAAGACGGATGGAAACCATTTCCCTTTGATTTTGACGCTCACATAATCTCAAAAATAATTGAGCAGCACCTGAATAAGCAGGATTACGGCGAAAGTTCCTATGATTATTTCGATGGTAGCACGGAGAAAGGGTTTCTCATGAAAAGTATCAACTCCGAAGGGGAGAACGGAATAGAACGACCGTTTTATGGTATTATCAGTATTGAACCTTTTTGGAATTTTTATGCAAAATAATATGATTACAGAAGATTATGTAAGTTTTGAGACTGCCAAACTCCTGAAAGAGAAGGGGTTTGATGAAAACACACCGGTCAATTATTTTGTGGGTGATGACAAACCTCGTGGATGTGCAGTAGGTGAAATGATTTACCATAAAAGACTAGAAGAAGATACACACCTTATTGCTTGCCCAACTCTCCAAATAGCTATGAAGTGGCTGAGGGAAGTACACCATTTGTTTATTGGATGTGAACCAAGATTAAGTTTTACAGATTTCTACTGGATAACAGCTAATATATACAGAGTTAGAAAAAAGAACAGTTTATATCATGCCGAACCTGTAGATGACTATCACTGCGTGGCTTGCTGCGATAGTGATTCTTTTGAGGGTGCTTGTGAAGCGGCAATTAAATATTGTTTGGAAAGTTTAATTTGATTATGATTACAGAAGATTACGTAAGTTTTGAAACAGCAAAACTATTGAAAGAGAAAGGATTTGATGTCTGGGGTGATGGTTCTTATGATTCTGGAATTGAAATTTATAAAGAATATTCTCCAAGTGGTTTATTAAATTCTTGTGCCACTTCCAAACCACATCCTAAAGGATATCCTGCTCCTACTTTTCAAATGGCAATGAAATGGCTAAGGGAAGTACATAAACTTTGTATCACTATTATCCCTAAAGTAACAGATGATGACGGTTCTGGTGGATGCTTATGGGAGTGGGTTGCTACATATCTTTTAGTTCCACAAAGTGTTTCATTGGAACTTTTTGAATCTTACGAAGAAGCATGTGAAGCGGCTATTAAATATTGTTTAGAGAATCTTTTAAAAAAATAGTGAAAATGACTAAAAATAACATACCGAATGTTTATAAAGTAGAAGGAAATATTATTTATTCAGATACTCACATGTTAACATGGGGTCCATTCTATTATCATTCATCTAAAAATGCAAAAAACGAAATGGAGATAATATTAAATGACATTGTAAGTTGGTGCAATCTGTTTGACCCATCATTAGAAATCAAAGCAGAAAACATTAAGAGAGTATCAGATGGAAAACAACTCACATTCAACATTGATGCTTGGAAAGATGAGTACACCATTCAAAATTGTGACGGAATAATAACGATGGAAAAAATAAAATTTGAAGACTTATGACAACAGAACAAAAAGAAAGTAAGAACACATTTGACTATTTTTCATTCCACAAAGAAGTTGCTAAAGAACTTTATTTGGCAGCATTAAGTAGTCCTGATTTCAAACTTGAAAATTTGGAAGCGACAACTAGCCTATGTATTAAATTAGCCAACAATTTAGTTGATAATTTAAAAAATAACACAAAAACATTTGGATATTAAAAAAGTTATATATACATTTGCAATGTAACCAAGATAGCTCAATCGGTAGAGCACAGTACAGTGGTTTTTAGTTTAAAAACTTGCAGCAATGATTAATGCCTTTTAAGCCTGGGGTTAGAGGTTCGAGTCCTCTTCTTGGTTCGATTTTTTTAATTTAAAATATTTTTAGTTATGAGAAATTTGGATATGACAAACATTAAGATGTCAGTTGTTGACACGAAGTATTATTTTAACGGTGATAATGTCACTTGTGAGGTTGTCGCTGAACTTAAGGCACCTGAAACCCTTTATCGTAGGCTTTTTGATTATTGGGCTACACCATTAACAGTAAAAGCAACCGCAAAGTGTCATCCAGATGACAAGTATTCAGTCGCAAAGGGTAAGAAAATTGCTCAGGCAAAGGCTGAGGGTAAGGCTTATATTCAGATGAAAAACCTTATTCTAAGAAAGTGGGACATGCTTCTTGATGACATTGAGGCTCTTGCGCCAGTTAAGGACAAGTTTGTTGATAAGGCTATAAGGTGTGATGAACACAATAAGTCTTATATTAGCAGAATTACTGATGACAACACCTTCTAAAGAAAAAAATCCTGATGTTTTCGCTGATTGGACAGTGGAAGAAATACTACAACATATGCCACTGTCAGTGGTCAAAACAAACGGTGACGATAAACAACATTACGAACTCTCACTTTTTAGAAATTGTGATGGTATTTGGTTTGTGCAGTACGAAGTGTTTGGAAACGAGATTCTCAGACAACATAATAATGCTGACATGAAAACCGCTTTGTTTGAACTTTGGCAAGATGTCTATTACATGGAAAGGAACGGTTTAATTATATTTAATTATTTTTAGATGACAACTTTTTTTATTATTTTTTGGATACTTGGCATTATATTGGTAGGTTATTTGTGTTTTGACGAGTTAACCACCTATGATTGGAAAACAAAATGGTGGAAACCAACATCAGCACTGTTGTTTTCGTGGTTCACAATTTTTGTCTATGCTTACATGGCTAAAACAGAAAAAAAAGAGAACACTGACACTAAACCTTCGATAGAAAATTTGGAATGTGCTTGGATTGATACTGACATCGCTTTCCCTCAGACTGATGGCATATATTTTGTGAGAACAATTGATGATGCGGAAGGTATCGCCTCATATGTAAAAGAAGAAAACAAAGATGTTTTCGATGTTCTATGGGCTACTTATGGTAGTAACAATGATGAACCAACGGTTAAATATTGGCTAAAATATAACTAAAATTAAATATTATGCAAAGAATTATTGGCTATCTTGAAGGTCAACTTAAAGTGCTTGAGAAATGTGATAATCAATATGATGAAATTAAAGCCGAAACAATAAAAGAAATTTTGGCATATATAAAAAAATTAGATTAATTTTAAAACTCTGGCACGGTTTTTGAAATATAGAAACAAAGAAATTTAACAGCAAAAAAAAAAATATAAAGTTTAACCAAAAAAATTTCTGATTATGGAGAAGATGAATAGTTTTGTTAAGGCAAATTTGCTTGCCCCTGGTGCTAATGGTACTATGACTGAGAACGGTGCGGTTTCATACGCAACGGCAGGTTCCGCTTTGCTTGACCAATTTGCTCATGCAGGTACTGCAAGAGGTAGGAATGTTGGTGAGGTGTGGAACGAACAGGCAACCCTTTGGGGTGAAGACCCTGTTACCGCACTTAGGTTCCCATTTTACCTTAGGATGATTACCAGACAGATTAATGTCATTAATGGGTCTAAAACCGAAAAGGTACAGAGGGGTCAAGGCGCAAAAGATGAGTCTTTTAAGAGACTCCTTTGGATTGCGAGGTACCATGCTGACGAATTTTACAGGAACCTTTGGCTTGTGCCTGTGGTGGGTTCTTGGAAGGACTTGTGGGTTCTTTTGAGTATGGACGATTCCTTGGATAAGGAAAAGTTTTTCGATGTTCTTGCTATGGGTATCAATGACCCTAACCATAAGGACTTGGTGAAGAAGTACCTTCCAAGAATCAGGTCTAACAAGGTTTGTACTACTGATTGGGCTAAGAAAACCAATCAACTCGCAAAGGATTTTGCTAAGTATGTCGGTTGGTCACCCAAGGACTATAGGGAGTTTAAATCAACAGGTAAGGCTCATGAGTTTCAGAGAGTTATTTGTGCTAGGGACTATTCCAATATTGATTGGAACACTATTCCTGGCAAGGCACTTCTTAGTCTTGCAAGTGGTAAGTTCCTCTATAACCATGGCCTTAAGGATAGTTACATCAAGTGGCTTAAGGCACAGCCTGTCGCTAAGTTCAATGGTTATCCCTTTGAGTTGGCAATGAAACTGCCTGAGAGTTCATATGCTCTTTCTCATGTTTCAGATGTTGTTAAAATTACTGTTGACAAGCAGTTTGCAGGTCTGATTGAAACAGCATCCAAGGATGATGGTGCTATTAAGGGTAATGTGCTGTGTGCGCTTGACACCAGCGGCTCAATGATGTCACCTATTAGTGGTGGTCCTAACGGACTTTCATCATATGATGTTTGTGTTTCACTTGGAATCTATTTCAGTGAACTTAACAAGGGTGCATTCCATAATGTGGTTGCCATGTTTGATAACACCTCTACTCTTATGACACTTAAGGGTGATAGTTTTACTGATAAGTGGAATCAAATCGTCAATGCAAGAACAGCATGGGGTTCGACAAACTTCCAAAGCCTTATTACCCTTATCTGTAATACAAGGAAAAGCCATCCTGAAATTCCACTTGAGGACTTTCCTCAGACCCTTCTTGTGGTTAGCGATATGCAGTTTAACCCAACTTATTCGTCCAATGGTAAGTCCATTAGTAATTATGAGAAGATGATGGAAATGCTTAGAAAGTACTTCCCTTCGGAATGGGTTGATGATTTCAAGGTTGTGTGGTGGTACTGCGCAGGAAGAAGCGATGCTTCCAAGGATGTACCTGCAACCATGGAACATGGTGGACAGTATCTTGTAAGTGGATTTGATGGTGCTATTGCAAGCCTCATCCTTAATGGTGAGGTGAAGACCGACCCCAACACAGGCAAGAAGGTACAACCTTCTATGGAGGATGTTGTCAATGAAGCATTGACACAGGAAGTACTACTACTTGTACACTAATTAATGATAATGGGATAGTTAATTAACTATCCCATTATTTTTTGTTTTTTTCATGATAAGTTTGTATTTTTGTAACAGAAATAATAAAAAAGAAAAACAATTTTCTGTTTTGTATAACAAACGGCACGATTTTTGTAAAGTATTGTTATAGTTAAAATTATTTTATTGTGAATCACGGATACTGTATAAACTGTTGGTGGTACAAGACTATAAAAGGTAGGTACTGGACACCTACACCAAAAGGTCTTATTGAAAATTTTGGTAATGGCAAATGTTATATGCATAATGGCGGTAATGACCCTGATGTTGATTATAGTTTTGTTGATGGTGACTGTTATTGTCCTGACTACTATAACAGAAAAAAAGGTGACCATGAACAGAAAATGACACTTGAAGAGTGGATTGAAAGTAAATGTAATTAAAATTAAAAATACAATGACAAGAAAAGACTTACAAAAAAAGTATAATATCATTGGAGAAAACAATAATATTGCTCTCTATCGGAAAGCGGGTGAATATACTCACGGAATTGGATATTGTGGAAATATTCAGTTAAAAAACGGTAAAATTGTGTTTGACAATAAAACTTATAATGATGTAGATTCACTTGATAAAGCACTTCGTGAGTGGGAACAATCTCTTGCTTGGCCAGTAGACACTTACAATCCTATGATACGTCATAGAGCCAATTTGGAAAGTAGAATTATATGGTATCTTACCGAAAAACTTGGTTTTAAATATACTATAGATGATAGTTGGGATGTTAAGTACACAAGAACTGTGGGTCCTAACTGTAATATTTCTTTCAGTATTGAAAGACCTCATGACTTAGATAAAGAGACGGTAACTCTAATATCTTATTATGGTGGTACATATTACAGAAGTGAAGTAGAGACCGCTGTTGATGCTATTAATGTAATTTCCACAATTGTTAGGGAAAGTGTTCTTCAAATGTCCTCAGATATGGTTGATTTACTTTCCGTTGTACCTGACACTGAAGTTCCCAATATTGAGGCATATAGAAATTCAAACAAAAATTTCTTGGGGATTGAAAAAATTGACTTTAAAACAAGAATGATTTTTCTTTTGGAAAACGAACTAAAAAAACTGAAAGGTGAATAATTATGACACAAGAAGATAAACAGTTATTGCTCAGAGACCTTTGTGCAAGATTGGCGTTCGGTAGGGTAAAATGTCAAGTAAAAGTAGAATCGTTCAATGAGGAAATGGACGATTATATTGAATTCTTTGATGACGAGATTGTTTTTATCGAGCCCCGTATCTATAATGTTTATCTGTACGAAGAGGGTACCGATGTGGATATTTCGGATATAAAGCCTTATCTCCGTCCAATATCCTCCATGACTGAGGAAGAAAAACAATTAGTAAGATGGTTTAAGAGTGATATAAAGACTCAAGGTGCAATTAATTTATATATGAATAGATATGTTGAATGGTTGGACTCAAGACACTTTGATTGGAGAACTGATGGTAATGGTAAAACATTAATAGAAAAAGGTCTTGCCATTAAAGCACCAGAGGGAATGTATAAAAATGAATAGAATATGGGAAAGTTTGATGGCATTTCGTTCTATGGTCACGAAAATGAAGAGTTACAGAAAGAATATGAAAAAACCTTTTGTAAATTGGCAATAAAAGGAAAACAATTTCAACGCACAGAAGACGGACATTTGATTCTTATGTCCAATGAGGAACGCAATTTGCTGATAACCGATTTAACAGCAAGAATAAATTATGGTGTCATTTGTTTAATAGAACGAGTTGATGATTTCGGAAACGAAACACATCTTCACAATTACAAGCCAAGATTCAAAACAGATGCAAAATACCCGAAGGTTGATTTCGGTTATGAAGACTCGCTTTACGATACAATGGACTACGACCCGTGGTCAATCCATGTATCAGTTGAAGGCTTTGACATGAAAGCCGGTGATGGTCCCATACCAGTAACACTTGAAATATTATCTTGAAAATTTGGTTTAGATATGACAACAAAAGAAGCAATAGAAAGAGTTAGAAGCCGCTTTGACAAATGGGCTTTAGATAACGAAGATTTAACTGCGTTACAAGTGCTTGGCCTCGTAACTGCGGAGAGCGAGGACGAGAGGATAAGGAAAGAAATGATTGACTATTTTAGCCAATACAAGGATGAAGGTATTCGTGGGGTAGATATTACTCCGTGGATTGCCTACCTCGAGAAGCAGAAGCCAGCAGATTTATCTGAAATGATGGTTCATAAAGAACCCTATATCGCCCCTGTTCCCACCCCAATGGTCGCCGATGAGCAGAAGCATATCCTAAAGTTCAAAGTTGGCGATAAGGTTCATTTGGAAGGAGATGATGTTAATATTCTCACAATAACAGGAATAGAAAAAGACAGATACCTTACTGATTGTGCCTACGGCCCAATTCTTTTCGGGGCTGAGGATAATTGGGAGAGAATAGAGCAGAAGCCCGTCAAGCGCATTGACTTTTACGATGAGCTTTACAAACGCTACACAGGGCCGAGAGATATATTGGCATATGTGAATATGTTCGTCAAGAAGTTGGGGTATGTCCCAATTGACATTGACGAGTTGTCAGCGTGCGTTTACTATGTTATCAAGCATAAGGAAGAGGACACCAAGGCAAAGGAGTCAAAACAGAAGACAGCGGAGTGGGGCGAGGAGGAGAGGAAAATATTAGATTCCATAATAGACGATTATGAAAAAGCCTCTAAATCATTCTGTGGTTATGACGGGAAGATTTTGGTTCTAAAAGCTATTCGTGATGGCGAATATAATTTGCCAAAGCAAGAATGGAGCGAAGAGGATAAAAAGATAATTGATACAATTGTTTCTGTTCTTGGTCAGTATATAGACTATAAGGCAGTATCTGGTACTGGTTCTGGATATGCAACACCAAGGTATAGCAAAGAAATTGATTGGCTCAATTCCCTTTCTTTGAATCTTAAAAAGAAGAAAGAGATATGAGCAAATACATTGACGCAGACCTTCTACGAGAAAAGATAGCAGAACAAATGGAGTCACTCCCTCGTGAAGTAGGAAGAGGTGCTGGCACAATTACCTCTAAAGGATATGGTATGATGGAGGCATTTCAAATTGTTTGTTCTATCATCGACTCTCTCCAGCAGGAACAGCCTGATTTCCCGACAACAGATGAGCAGATAAAAGAATTTCTTGCTAACCATCCTAAAATTAAAGTGCCAGAGAAATATAAGAATCCAGATTGGTTGTTTAAGCAGCAAGAGCAGCCAGAGGTGGATTTGGAGGAAGAGGTTAAAAGGTGGAAAAATAAACACGGGGTAGTTGGTATGGATGATTTATGGTTTAAATTCGCCCGCTACTTTTTTGAACTTGGACAATGTAACGTAAGAAAGGAGGAATAATTATGACAAAAGAAGAAAAACAGTTATTGATTAAAGACCTCTGTGCGAGGTTGCCGTATGATGTAAAAGGTAGAGTGTATGCTGAAACCACAAAGGGGGAGTATGATATAAATGGAGACATGATATTTTTTGATTCACCATTTGACGTGACACTGGATGATATCAACACTTCAACAGAAGAAATACATGTGGTTGCTATTGGTAATGAGGATACCGTTGATTTTATAGAAGACCAACAAATTAATGGACAACTATACACCGTAGACGAATTTAAACCTTATCTCCGTCCAATGTCTTCTATGACGGAGGAAGAAAGAAAAGAACTATCTTACTATGAGAATTCAGTACAAATAACAGATTTCTATTATTCACATCATATTGACTGTAGATTTATGATAGAAAAAGGTCTTGCCCTTGAAGCAAAAGAAGGAATGTATAAAACCAAATAGAACATGAAACCAATAACAAAAGAAACAATCGCCAAGTTAAGTGTTCTCCATGATAAAATTAAAAACCATCCGTTTAGGAAATGTTTTGAAAGGATACTTCTTGATGAATATTTTGATTTGTATGATAAGGAATTACTTAACATTATAGGAAGGTATGTATACGATACGTACGAACTAAGTAATAAAGGTATATACCTTTATTATCGTTATATTCGTGATAGGTGGCTTCATTATAAAAGTAAACATTATAAGGATGGTTATTTTCATTACAAGGACACGGCAGAAATATGGGCTAATCCAAATATAGCACTTATAAATGAAGCATTCCACGATTTAAGAGGAATAAAATGGTCACTAAAAAGTAATTGGGACAATGATGTTTATAGACAAAAGTATTTAGGAAAATTCGTTGAGACTACTGAGAAAATGTTGACTATACTTCATGCGCTTGTTAATGGAGTGGAAATCAACGAAATGGACTATCCTAAAGAATACAAGGAAGGGCAAACTCATTATAAGTTTGTAAAGAATCCTTTATATGATAATGACTGGACTCTTGAGAAATACCTACACAAAGAATGGTGGGAAGACAAAGGATATACTGACGAAAATGTTGGTGAAAAACAATATATTAACGAAATACTATAATATGATAACAGAAGATTATGTAAGTTTTGAAATAGCAAAACTCTTAAAGGAAAAAGAATTTGATGAAGCGTGTCATGCATATTATCATGAAGATGATGGAAAGCTTATAGAAAGTTATAGTGCTTATGCCATTAAAAATATGAGTAATCCTTGTTTCTTCGGTAATGGTGCTCCAACTCTTCAAATGGTGATGAAGTGGTTGAGAGAAAAATCTATTTTTATTACTTTAAATATTATAAGTTTTAACCTCAATGATTCACCTGTTTGGTCTTTTGATATATGGCATAATAATAATCATGAATATCGTTCTTCAGATTACTTTGATTCTTATGAACAAGCCTGTGATGCGGCAATTAAGTATTGTTTAGAAAATTTAATTTAGTTATGATAACAGAAGATTACGTTAGTTTTGAAACAGCAAAACTCTTAAAGGAAAAGGGATTTGACGAACCTGTTTTATTTACCATAGACAGAGAAGGTTTTCAGCAGTATCCTAAAAATTTGGAATTTGAATATCTACATAATTCAGAAGTATCTGCTGATGAATATGCATGTCCAACTCTCCAATTGGCAATGAAGTGGCTACGAGAAGTACATAATATTGATATCATAATCACTTCTTCAAAAGATGAAAGTTACAACAAAAGGAAATACACCTATGTGATTGTCAGTAAAAGGTTTACTGGTACTGACAACGTAAAGAGAAACTATGAGGAAGCCTGTGAAGCAGCAATAAAATATTGTTTAGAAAATTTGATTTAGATATGGACAACACAGTAATAACAATGCTTTCAAACAGTTTAATAATTCTTACTGGAGCAATAATGAACTTTATATTTGATAATCCAATAGCAGGATGGATTCTTTTAGGCTTGTTTGGATTTACTTGTATATTTGGAATTATTCTGCATAAGAGATATAAAAAAGATAAGTAATATGACAAGAGAAGAAGCAATAAAGAAAATCAAGGAAGCGATGCCTACTTTATGGAAAGAGACCAAAGAGGCTATCCAAGTACTTGTTCCAGAACTTTGTGAGAACGACAATGAGAGGATAAGGAAAGATATCATAAATTATATAGGTTTTGAAAAGCCTATTGCCCACAAAGATGAAAATAGAATAAAAGAAATGATTACATACCTTGAAAGACTGAAAGAGCAGAATCCTGAGAAGAAGCATGTAGAGTGGAGAGAGGAGGATGTAGAACACGTAAACAGTGTTATTAAAAAGTTAGAGGGAATTTGTCGTAATCAATTTGTCAGCACACGTTTCGCTTATAGTGAAGATATTGATTGGCTCAAATCCCTTCCTTTTAACCTCAAAAAGAAGAATGAGGACGTAGCAAAACTCTGTTCTAATGAGTGGAGTGAGGAGGATGAAGAAACTCTTGCGTGTGCAATTAGTGTCTTTGAGGATTTTGCAGAATGTAAGAATGTATCCGTACCTCCAGCTTCTGCAAAAAGATACCTTAAACGACTCAAATCCCTCCGTCCTCAGCAAAAGAAAGAGTTGACTGAAGAAGAAAAGAATAAGTATGTCTAAAAAATATTTTCAATTTTTCATAGAAAAAAATATATTTTTATTTTTTCATACTATTTATATATAACAATACAAATATATTGATAATTCTCAGAAAAAACAAATAAAATATGAAAGAAATAAAATTAAGTGAATACGCAAAACTTAAATCAATAACTTATAGAACCGCTTGGAGTAGATTTATAAACGGAAAAATAAGTAATGCATATAAAGATGAAACCGGTCATGTGTATGTTAAAATAGAAAACAATAATTCTAATAAAACAATTGTATATGCAAGAGTGTCATCACATGAAAGAAAAAATTCATTAAAAGAGCAACAAGCAAGATTGGAAAATTATGCTAAACTAAACAATCTTGATGTTATTGGCTCATTTAAAGAAATTGCATCAGGTATGAATGACAACAGGCCAATTTTAAACAAAATATTAACACGGGATGACTGGGACATTTTACTTGTCGAAAACAAAGATAGATTAACAAGATTTGGTTTTAATTATATAAAAACTTTGTGTGAAATGAAAGGAAAGAAAATTTTAGTAACAAATGCTACTGAAGATAATAAAGAAGATTTAATGAAAGATTTAATATCAATAATTTATTCTTTTTCTGCCAGAATGTATGGAATGAGAAGAAAAAAAAATAAAGAAGAAATAATTAAATTCATAGAAAGTTAACATGTATTTAGTTGAACAACATATTATTAATAATAAACACTTATTTTATAATGAGTGTGATTATTTATGTTTTCAATCAAAAAACATATATAATCAAGGATTATATAATGTTAGACAATATTTTTTTGAAAATAAAAAATACTTGAATTATTATTCAAACTATGATATAACAAAAAAACAAGAATGTTATTCATATTTACCAACAAAAGTGTTTTGTCAAACACTTAAAATCGTGGACAGAAATTTTAAGTCTTTTTTCGGACTTTTGAAAAACAAAGAAATTGACAATAAAATACCTAAATATCTTGATAAAGTTAACGGTAGATTTATAACAATATTTCCTAAACAAGCGTTGGGTCTAAGAGAATTTAAGAAAACTGGTAGAATACATTTATCTAAAACAAATATTTACATTAACACCAAAATTAAGGATTTTAATTTAATAAAAGAAGTAAGGATAATACCAAAACTTAAACAATATGTAATAGAAATTGTTTATGAATGTGATTGTAAAAAGTTAGAATATAATGGGAATATTGCGGCCATTGATTTAGGGCTTAATAATTTGGCAACCATTACATATAACTGTGGTTATAAACCAGAAATAATCAATGGTAAACCATTAAAAAGTATTAATCAATATTATAATAAAAATAAAGCGAGATTACAATCTCAGTTGAAAAACAATAAAAAAACAAGTAAAAAAATAGATTTACTTACCAATAAAAGGAATAATAAAATTAATGATTATTTACATAAAGCAAGTAAAGAATTAGTGAATCAATTAGTTTCAAAAAATATAACATTGTTAGTTATAGGAAAAAATAAAAATATGAAACAAGACATTAATTTAGGAAAAATAAATAATCAAAATTTTACCCAAATTCCAATTATGAAATTTGCCAACATAATTAAATATAAATGCGAATTAGTCGGTATTGAAGTTATTTTTAATGAGGAATCTTACACCAGTAAATGTTCGTTTTTTGATTGTGAGGATATTTCCAAACATGAGAATTACTGTGGAAAAAGAGTAAAGAGAGGTTTATTTAGAACCGCGACAAACAAATATGTTAACGCTGATGTTAATGGCAGTTATAATATTATGAAAAAAGCAATCCCAAACGCATTTGCGAATGGGATAGAGGGTTTAGGAGTTAACCCATTAGTTTTAACTATAAAGAAATAATTTACTATTTTATTTCATACTCTTTTTTCCTTAAAAATTTTGTTTTTATGTGGGTTTTTCATATTTTTGCATTGATAAAAAAATATAAAGATTTATGGTAACAACAAACAGCATAAAATATCTTATAATACCATGTTATAAGAACAAACCACAGTTATTTTACATCAAACTTTTGGAAACAAAGGAAAACGCGATTGAATACGCTGAAAGTGTTAGGGAACTCCTGACCTCACAGATTAATTCAAGAATAGAGTCAAACGATGAAATCGAAAGTGAACAAAAAACATATGACTTCATGATGTTGCAAGAAAATATCAGCATATTCATTGTGGGTGTTAATGAGGAAGGTAAAGGCAACAAATTCTATAGTATCAAAATCAATCCCAAAAACAATAAAAGAAGTCTTGAGTCCATTAAGATAACAAGCGGTACCGAACTTCCGCAAATAAAAACATTTGACTACATAAAAAAACCAAAAAATATTCCTTTCGAAAACTAACCAATTGATATTGTTTTTACTACATTGATTATAAAAAACCAAAACATTAATTATCAATTTTTTTCCCATTAACTTATTAATAATCAAATAGTGTTTTTATAACTTATTATAAACCAATAAAATAAATAAGTGGAAAAAATTGTAAAAAAATGCAAAAAGCAAAAAATAATATATGCTAATAAATTACGATAAAAACGCCTTTTTTTAGGCGTGTGATAAAAATAAAAACCAAAAAAAATGTTTGTACTATTAATGTCATTGTTGCTTTTGATAGGCGCAATAAAAATACTGTTTGAAGATGATAGAGAAAATACTTAACTTACTAAATGTGCATCCTGATAAGAACCAAAAATATATTCTTTTGTCTTTGTTTTTCTCAGGTTTGATTATAACATATGTACATCCCGCGATTGTAAAAGAAATATATTCAAGTTTACCTGCCGAATGGATTGCTTTTGAATCCTTAGCCTCATCAATCGCAGGTTTAGTGGTCGGAATGTTATGGCAAGGAAAGGTCAGACATCTTGCAACAAGAAATTTCATGATATTCGCCATATCAGAATCTGTTCTTGGATGTCTGCTTGGTTTTTTCCTTGTGTTTGTATATTACAATTTTTCGGTTTTTTCTCAGCGCAATAGATATTGGCTCAGACCACTTTTTGCATTCAGCGCAATATCTGGAACTTAATAATCGTTTTAGTAAAATGAAAATAATGGCAAACAAAAATAGTTTACCTTTTATGTTTTTGAAAAATAAAATAGCAGCAATAAAAAACAGAATATGAACATAGCATTAGTAGCACACGACAGCAGAAAAGATGAACTGTACGAATGGGTGGAATATAACAAACAAAAACTGTTTCCCCATAAATTATATGCCACAGGAACAACGGCGAAAATATTAAGCAATATTGTGGTTAATAACTATTATACTGGTACCGGTGGAATAACACAAGATTGGGTGACAATGCCTTTGTCGGTAAAACCACTTTTGTCAGGACCACTTGGTGGTGACCAACAAATAGGGGCAATGATTGCAGAAGGTAAAATTGATGTCCTTATATTTTTCTGTGATAACCTTATTCAACAAGGCCATCAAAATGATGTGTCAGCATTAACAAGATTGGCATCGTTATATAATATCGCTTTCGCCACAAACAGGACAACCGCCGATATGATTTTGACATCACCGTTGTTTAACAATCCTGACTATCAGAAAATAATTCCAACTTGCATTGAAAACTATAAAAATAGAAATTTGAAATAACATTTTTATAATAAAACTTTTTTTTATATATTTGTAAAAAAATGAGAAATTTTCCGGTCAAAATAGAAGACAAAGAATATTGGATAAGCAGGAGCATGGCGGTAGCCGTGTTTGTGTTTGACCCCATAACACGTTCGTTTCTTGCGGTGAAAAGAGGTGAGGGATGTCCAGATAATGTTGGTAAATGGTGCTGTCCCTGTGGCTATCTTGATTATGATGAAACACTACAAGATGCCGCTTATAGGGAACTCCATGAGGAAACAGGTCTTGAAAAAGAGGATGTGTCACCGTTGAGAATTAACCACATTGACGATAATATCAACAGCAACAGACAAAATGTCACGGTTATTTATGATTGTGTGTATTACCACCTTAAAATAAATCCATTGACAACAAAATATTCGGAACCAAATGAGATTGGAGAAATAAAGTGGATTCCAGCTCCTGACATTGACAAATATCAATGGGCGTTTGACCATGACAAAATAATAAAATCAATTTTATCAGATAAAAACAATTTGTAATGAAAGATATTGATTCACCTTCCCTATGGTCTGTGTTTGGGAAAGAAGGACAACAAAATATTGTTTCTGAAATTGTTCAAACAATAAGTATAAACGGAATCAGTTTTACAATAAAAGAACTTCCACATAACTTTTTTCTTTTTACAAGTTCGTGTTTGAAAGACGATAGTTTTTCCCAAAAACAAACCGAAAACGTATATTTTAAATACTGGTTAAAAAAAACATTAAAAACAATATGAAATATCTTGATTACCCAGGTGGTTGTTTCCGTAATAACAATTATGTGTTTTATCATAGACCGTCTGCGTTACTTGAGGATAGAGGTATGCGCAGAATAAATTATTGCCATTACCCTAATAACCCATTAATAGATGGAATGGATATAATCTTTTATAGCAGGTTTAAATACGACAAATGATACCCTTTGACAGTTTTTATATTAACGACATTTATTTTGATGATGACAATAACGTGTTTTTTGAGAACTACGATATTTTCAATTTCACCACATCATCATATGGATATACCAATATCAAGGAGTTTCATGACAGGTATGATTCCTTCGAAGCCTCAGATACCTTTATTGAAAAAACAAATATAACCCCGTTTAGATATTGGACAGATTAAAAAAGAAAAATAAATATGTCACCATTTGACTCATTTTACATAAATGATAGTGAGGCTTACTGTGTTAAAGGAACACCGGTATTCAATAACCCCAGTGTTTTCCAATATGAAACCGAAGCATATAAATATAATAAAATCACAATTTATCATGATGTATATGACTATTTTGAACCATCGTCTATTTTTAGGGAAAAAACCGGTATAAAAGAAATACGACTTTGGACAGATTAAAAAAAAAATGTTATGATACCTTCTGACTCTTTTTACGTAAGCATTTTCCCTTTAGACTCACTGGATGTTTTCCGAGATACAGCAAAAGCATATACGCATCGGAGAATTAGATATTTTAATAATGTGTACGATTGTTTTAAGTCACCAACCACTTTCAGTGGTAAAACCGGTATAAAAAATTTGAGAATTTGGACTGACTAAAAAGAACGGCACGGTTTTTGTAGATAAGAATAAAAAAAAAAACAAAATATGGATGAAAATAACTTTATTACAATTAAAGGTTATGCGGCAAAACTGAAAAATGGCCACATAAACATATCAACAAAAAAACAAACATATGTTAAATTTGGCGATGAACTCCTTATCTCCACAACATCAGATTTTAATATTGAGGAAAACATATACCCCAACCTTAAATGGGGTGACGAACCCCAGGAAATTGAACTCTATATCAAAAACAAATAACTATGTGTTTCTATATTACTAATACAATAGTCAGAACAGCGACTGAAGATGTTGTTTGCTATAAAATACTCATTAAGACTAATGAGAATACCTATTTCACACCCTACCAAGGAATGAAAGTGAAATTGGGTGAGAGATATGATGTGGAAGAAGGGGATGTAGGAGGTAAAGATATTTTCGCTTTACAACTAAACCATACAGACATGACAGTACATGGTGGTGCGTTTCATTCCTATAAATATAAGAACGCGGCTTTCTTTAACCTTATGGAATCTCCTGATTTGTGTAATCGTAACTGTTCTTTGGTCTTAGTTGAGGCCATTATACCAAAAGATACCAAATATATGGTTAATGACTCTGAATATGTGTCCAAGTCTATTGTTTATACCGATAACATTTTGCTTGTGAAACCACCACTGAAAAAAGAATGTGAAATTTAAAAATATTATTTATTATGTGTTTTAAAGTAAAAAATAACGAGGTTAAAATAGCGGATAAAGATATTACCTGCTATAAAGTGCTCACCAAACTCAATACGGATATCTATGCGACACCTTTCCAAAATATGTCCGTGAAATTGGGTGAGAGATATGATATTGTAAATGATGATGATTTCCGTGTTGTTGAGTCTTCTTGTAATGACGGTATTGAATTAGAAGTGTCAGAAGGTTGTTTCCACACATTAAAAAACATTAAAAACGCGGAGAGTCTTCTTGAAAATGTTTTATTCAATAGCTACCTTTCGACATTTGCCTTGGTTAAAGCCATTATACCGAAAGACACCAAATACATGGTTAACGAAACTGAGTATGTGTCCAAGTCCATTATATATACACAGGAACTACAAGAAAAAAAACCAGAAGATAACGAAAGCCATGCCTCTTTTGAAACATGCAAACTCCTTAAGGAAAAAGGTTTTGACTGGCCTTGTATGTTTTATTACAGGGGTGATAATCCCTATGATATCAATAAGACCTATTATAAACAAAACTATAATGACACCACTCACTTTTTAAGTAGACCAACCCTGTCTGCGGCAAGAAAATACCTCTTGGAAAAATTTGACTTGTTCCTCACGATAGGTATCGTGCCATATTCCAAAGAACAAAGTTACTATTTCTATAGGGTATATAAAAATAGAGTACCGTTGATAAACCACTACCCAACGGATTACTATAATACACCTGAGGAGGCGGAAAACGCCGCCATAGTATATTGTCTGACTAATTTGGTTTAATTATGACACAAGAAGAAAAACAACTGTTACTAAAAGACCTTTGTACAAGGTTGCCTTATGGCGTAGTTATTCATACTTACTACAACAAACCAATGGACATAAAGTGTACGGGGTGTGATTTGTTTGCAAATACTGTTAATATAGACATTCCAAATGATGATGAAGCAAAAGTATATGTGCAAAACATTAGGCCATATCTCCGACCAATGTCAAGTATGACAGAGGAAGAAGAAAAAGAAATCCGTATGCTTCATCATTGTTTTTACAGAGAAGGAAACGGTTGGATAACAGCAGGTGTATTTGGTACTAATGATTGTGGGTGTACCGTTTTTGAAATGGCGGATATATTAAACTATCTAAATGCCCATCACTTTGACTATCGTGGTTTGATTGAGAAAGGATTGGCATTAGAAGCACCTGATGGGATGTATAACAAAGAAGAGTCCGAAAAAGAGAGTGAGATTCCAATTCCAAAAACTGTTAATGAAGCCGTAAAAACCTTGGCTAAGATTCTTTCAAAAGAAGACAGGGATTACCTTCTCGAAAATGGCGCAATTTCTATGCACGATTCTCTTGGAAGATGGATTAGGAATGAATGGGGATTATTGACTGGTTCTGAACTTAAAGACGAACTGATGAATATGAATAAAGGTCTTAATCATCCTGATGACATGTCGAATTATATTATAGAAGAATTTATTAAATATTGGAACAATAAGTTATGATTACCGAAGATTATGTAAGTTTTGAGACTGCCAATCTCATGAAAGAGAAGGGGTTTAATTGGAACACCGATAAACAATTTAATTTAGATAAAATTGTTGGTGATTATAACATAACTGATAGGTCAAGACATCCTGAAAGATACCTTGATGCCCCAACACTCCAAATGGCTATGAAGTGGCTGAGAGAAAAACATAATTTAGGTGTTTTTCCCTCTTGGTCACAAGTATTTGGCCTTTATGGATGCCGTATGTACTACCTTAAAAAGGGTAGTCAGGAATTTTATAGTGTTGGTGTTAGGTATAATACTTATGAAGAAGCCTGTGAAGCAGCGATAAAGTATTGTTTAGAAAATTTGATTTAATTATGACACAAGAAGAAAAACAATTGTTATTGAAAGACCTTTGTGCAAGGTTGCCATATGGAGTAAAATGTAGGTTTGAAATAGATATTGATAAATACAAAACAATGGAGTTCAGTAGGGAAGAAACTAATGGGCTTCTTGTAGATTTTGATGAGATATACTGTTATTGGCTTAATGAGGGATTCATACTTCCATATCTCCGTCCAATGTCCTCCATGACTGAGGAAGAAGCTAAAGATTTCGCCACACTTCAAACCGATTTCTATAGTGATGGGTGGCTCTATCCTATTGCGGCTGTAAACATGGTGAATTGGCTGAATTCCCATCATTTTGATTTTCGTGGATTGATTCCAATGGGTTTGGCTCTTGAAGCCCCTGAAAATATGTATAAAATGTCTTAAAATATAAAATTATGCCAACAGGATTAACTTATAAAATTTATGACGGTGACAATATGTCATTAAAAGATTTCGCACTTGCCTGTGCTAAACATCTTGTCAATTGTGATGACTTGCCACATGATAACCCACCTATATTTGAAGTTCCTGACTATTACAAAAGTGAAATTATAATTCTTTTGGATGAACTGAAAAAATGGTTGGAAGCACTCCAACATCCACAGGACTTCCAAAAACAATTGGATGACGAATACCAAAAACATATGGAAGAAAATAAAGCATATGAGAAACTAAGAACCGAACGCAAAAACAGATACCTCATTATGCTTAATAAAACCAATTCATGGAACCCTCCCACTGACTTGCTTCCATTAAAGGAATTTATGATTAAACAACTTAATGAGTCTATGGACTTTGACTGCTCCCCCTGCGAACTCTACACAACAAAAAAATTGACACCTTTGGAATGGATTCAAGATAAAATTGAAATTGCTCTGGATAGCTTGCGTTTCTACACCAGAAACTATAAAAACAAAATAGAAAAGACAACAGAAACCAATGCCTACCTAAAAAACTTGTATGAGTCACTGAGTGATGTTGATTAACCTCCTCTGGCACGATTTTTGTAATATATAATATGAATAAAAAATAAAAATAAAAACATTATGACAATTGAGGAAAAAGCAATGGCCTACGATGAGGCTCTGAAGGATATGAGAGTAATCTATCCTAATTTGTCTGGCGATACAAAATTAGCCATAGAAAACGCATTCCCCCAACTTAAGGAAAGTGAGGATGAAAGGATAAGAAAACACATTATTGACATTATTAAAGATAATGCTAAATCAAAATGTATTCCTTGTGATGCTGAGATTGCCTACCTTGAAAAGCAGAAAGACCTCGACAAAATGATTGTGGTTTCTCCTGAAGTGTGGGATAAAGCTATTTCTGATGCTTTTGAGAATGGGAAAAAAGAGGGCAAAAAGCAGAAAGAGCAAAAGCCAGACTCTTTAATTTATGATAAGGATTTAGATAAAGCCGCAAGAGAGTTTTACTTATCAGGTGGTGCTGATAGTCCCACTGATTCCACAGGATTGGTACCTATTGTGCGAATAGCTGAATTTGGGGCTACTTGGATGAAAGAGAGAATGGAGAAAGAGCAAAAGCCCGCAGAGAAACAAGACTACTCTGGCCTTAACGACCTTGAAAAAGCCATCCATCGTGGATTCCTTGCTGCTGGAGTTGATAATGTGCCTGTTGAGATAATCAAGGAAACAGCTAAGGAGTGCCTTACACAGGTGAAACCAGCAGAGTGGGCCGAACTCCAATCAGAATTCAAAAACATCAACGAAGCATTTGAAAGTGGGAAGAAGGAAGTACTTGCTCATCCTGAAAGGTATGGCTTATGTGAGCAGAAGCCAGTAGATTACGATGCTGAATTAAAGAAATGCAAGGATAATCCACTTTATTTCTTCGATAAGTATGTAACCATCAAGCAGAAACCAATGGAGTGGAGTGAGGAGGATAAATTACATTATGCTAATATTTTAGAAGCGTTAGAATACGTAAAGGGATGCAAATCCGACTATGATAAGATAGAAGCTATAAAATCCGATATTGTTTGGTTCCAATCCTTTCGTCTCCAATCAAAACAAGAATGGAGCGAAGAGGATAAAGAAAAGTTGAAAGCAATCTGTACTTATCTACGAGATTATTCAAGATTAGCAAAACTCGGCGACAAATTAAGATTCAATGAGTATTGTGATTTCCTCGAATCCCTCCGTCCTCAAGGTAGTAAAGATTCCTTACAACCTCATTGGAAACCAAGCGAGGAGCAGATGAAGGCATTCAAGAAATATATAGAAGAGTTCCAAGCAAGAGCGGAGGCAGCAGTAGGTGGATGGAATAACTTTGATGTAATGATTCAACTCTATGAACAACTCAAGAAGTTATAAATATGTGTAACATCGAATTTCCGCACTTTGGGGCATCGTATCCCGATGCCCATTGCATAAATGGTTATTTGTACGATATGGACTCCTACGAAGATGGAGTATACACCATCGGAGGCGATGACCCTTGCCCGTTCTGCAATACGGAAGAGTGGTTGAAGGATGTCCTTGACGATGAAATTTTTAAAACACGTGAGGAAGCCCTTGAATGGGTTGAAAAAATGAGAAAGAAATATGAAATACATTGACGCGGAAAAGTTATTGTCCGAGATAGAAAGGCTTAACTCACTTGTGCCTTACGGAAGTAAAGATAGGCACGATGATGGACTTCACGATGCATATAAAGCGGTTAAGAATATTATCGACTCTCTCCAGCAAGAACAAACCGATATGGGTGAGGTTTCTGACGGGTATCATACTTTCAATGAACTTTACTATTATCGAATGCTCTATAATGCGGCGTTCTTTAATCTTCTACCAAAAGAGTGGGTTCACAAATCAAAGAGACATCATACCGGTGAAGAATGCTTTGGGGGAGGTTGGTTCATTGTAATGGCTAATCTTCCTACTGGACAAATTAGTAATCATTATAAACTTAAAGATTGGGATTTGTTTCACGTTCCTGAAAAAGAGTTTGCCGATGAGTGGGATGGACATACTCCTCAAGAAGCAGCTGAAAGATTGCATAAATATCTTCAGCAGGAACAACATGAAGTAAATATTGAGAAAATCATCAATGACTACTTTAAAGATTGGAAATTTGATGATGAACTTGATATTATGGTTAAGCCGAATAATTATTCAGCCTCGTTTACTGATTTAAAGGATATTGTTAAATATTTCTTTGAACTTGGCTTAAAAACAAGAATGGAGGGATAAATATGAAATACAATAAAGAAGTTAAACTTAATAACTACGAAATATTCTTCTTTAGAAGAGTATTTAGTACTAACTTAAAAAGACTTATGGCTTTTCGTAAAGCAGTTATGAAGAGACAAAATTATCATGGTGATTCATACACTTGTGAACATTTTTCTGTGAAAGGGGGAAAATGGTTAAAAATATACATAAGTAAAAAGAAAATTGATGCTTATATAAAATTAATTAAAAACAATAACAATGCAAGAAAAGAAAAATAAATATGAAATACGTTGACACAGATAAACTGGTTAAATCAATAAACAATTATCAAGAAGGAGCAAAAGCAGCATTAAACCCAACAGATGGCGATGCCGATTATTACAAGGGTAAGATTGACACTTGTAAAGATATACAAGAGTTCATCACCTCTTTACAGCAAGAGCAGACGGAATCATCAAATAATTTGGTAGATGTTGACGCAGTAAGAGAAGATTTTATAACGAAAGTCTATCATATACTTGATGCTGACCCTACAAACGATAGGGCGAATGCGATAATTGACGCATTTGATTCTTTGCCGACAGTCACTCAGGAGCAGTCAGATTTGGATTTGGAGAAAGAGATTGAGGAACATGTAGAAGGTATGCCTATGAGTGAATTTACACATGAAAGTGAGGTAGATATTCATTATGATTGGGCAAGAAAAGAGTTCCGATATTTCTATGAACTTGGTCAACGAGAAATGCGGCACAGAATAATGAATCCAGAATATAACGCAAAAGTAATAGAGCGACTTAAATCAGAATATCCGACAGTAAAAATAAAGGAGGAATAATATGAAAGCACCAGATAAGATTTATATTGATGACTTGGCTGTTGTCAACGATTGTGTTACGAAAATATCATTAGAACAACTTCCAAACTTTTCGGAATACATCCGCAAGGACGCTCTGATGGAGTGGTTTAATGATAATATAAAACCATTAAATGTTCTGTTTGGTGAAATATTTGTTGCAAGAATAAAAGATAAATTAAATTCAATGTAATATGGAAAAAGAAGAAGCAATAAAGATTCTTAATGATTATATGGGTGGGAAAATAGACCCTGAGAGCACAGAACTTTATCACGCGATAGAATTGGTCGTTGATATATTTGAATCTCAGCCTTCCCTTCCAACAGATAATCTTGATGAGGCGGCAGTTAATTGTACTTATTGTGAACACGCCTATGCAAGAGAATCCTTTAAGGAAGGCGCGGAGTGGATGGCTAAACAAGGCTATACACAAGAAGAGATAGTCGAAGATAAAAGCCTTGGACTTGGCTATGGTGTCTTACCAGGAGTAACACCTATTATCAATCTGCCTGACTCATTTAAACCAGGTGACAAGGTAATCGTCCAAGTCAGAAAAAAATGCTAATTCATGTGGTTTTTAATATTGTGTGGTTTTTAGATGACAAATAATTTTTTCGTCACAATAATAGCAAAATAACGAAAAGAAACTGTGTCTTCCGTTAATTTTTCCAAAATTTTTTCCAGAAAATTTCAGGTTACTCATATGGGGTCATAGTCAATTAAGTAGTTTTTAAGTACAATTTTTTGCCAACAATTTTTTTATGTTCCAAAATATTTTATTATAGTTCAAAACATTGTTAATCAAAAAGATAAGTTAAAAAACATGTAATGGTGGGGGATATAAATATATACCTCATAGATACAAAAAAATCATGGCATTAGATGTCATGATTTTTTTTATGGTAAATTATGTTTTCGATATTATAGGTTAATCTTGCATAAAGACATCATCGTCATCAACTGTAGGTTGTTCGTTCATTTCTTCTTCCTCTTCTTCTTCAGCAGTTGGTTCTTGTTGATATTTATTATGATGGTATTCATCATCATCGTCATAATGGTTATGGTGGTTATTATTTTTAGGGTTTTTATTGGGGTTATATTGTCCTATATTATTTAGTTTATCGGTATTGTCAAGTGCTTGGAAGAAGACGTAAAGTGCAAGCATAGAGATAATCACTGATGGGAAGAAATGGAGGTTTAATGTAACCACAGCGTAGCCAAGGCAGAAAGTGATTACATAGAGTAGGAATGTTTTGAATTTAAATACAGCGTTTTGTAGGTTTTTATTCATAGTATTGATATTAAAAACTGTTATTGTATACTAATATAAATAGTGGGCACATATAAAAAATAGTACTCAAATGAGTACTATTGTTGTTTTGTAGGCATGTTATTTTAGTTTTTTTCCCTAAGTTGTTTAGCTTTATTAAGATACCATTTTTCTTTATCAAGGTCTTGTTGTATAGGGTTATCAGGTTTAGTACCCATTCTCATTCTATATTTAAAGGCGTTCATTTCGCAGAAGGTAATGAGGTTCTGTGTACCCCAAATTTTTTCCATCATATCAATAACTTCCTGTGAGTAGTTATTATAGTGTGTAGGGTGGTCTACGTGTTCATAGTCATCATCATTATTTTTAAGAGTGTTATTATTTGATGACACGACAGTGGTATAGTCATTAAGGTTAATAGGTTTAATGACATTATCAGGTGAGTTATGGTTAGTACTCAAATGAGTACCATTGTTATTATTTTTATTATTATTCATAGACATTTATTTTGATTTCGTTATTAAATTTTTTTGTGAAGATATCACGTATTTTGATATAATTTTCTTGGTTAAAGAAGACATGATAGCCGAAGGAGACATCAGTGAGGAGAGTATTAAAGATATTGACAATTGGTTTTGGTATGTCAGTTATATTATTATCTGAGAACCATGTCATATAGTAGAGGTTGCTATAGTGGCAGAAATTAATTGTAAGCATATTAGAATGTGTTATAATCAGTGATATCTTCTATTAGTTTCTTTTTTTCGCATATACATTTTTTGGTTATGCCGATACCGTTAGGGGTAAATACGATACTATGTAGTCCGTCTTTAAGATGTTTTTTCTTAAACTCATCATACCTATATGACTCAACCGCATTCAATTTAAATGTATATGGTTTGATGTTTTTCTCCGTGTTTTTAGGCATGGAGTCATTATATACTGTAGTATACAACACTGAAGGTACAATAGTGGTGTCTTTTTTCTTAAAGAGATTTTTAAAGAAGTCAAGCATAATGTTATATATTAAATAGTTTATTTATTTGTATATACAAATATACAAAAATCATACCGTTATAACAAAAATAGATAAAGAAATTAATGTTTTGTATTAATTTTTTTATGGATATAATGTACAGAGTTATAGGTACAATGGAAACTATACTTCAGGGTTAATTTTAAAAAATGCTCTCTGCTTGGATTGATGGTATATCAATCGGTAAAATATGTCAATTACATTATTACAAGAATCATGCCGAAAACAGTGGAATTTCGACCTTTTGACAATAGTTTTAAAAAAATCCCTATGGGAAATTTTCAGAAATGGGAAAAAATTTCGACCTTTTGATATAAAAAAAAATATCCCATATCTATAACCGATATGAGATATTTTGATGGTAGCGGTGGTGAGATTCGAACTCACACGGGCACTGCTGCCCAAGGGATTTTAAGCGTTATAAATGGTTTATAACTCGACTATCTCTTTACCATGACAAATAATGTTTTAGGTATCGGACGCTAAATATGGTTATTAAGAAGACTGAACTTCTCCATTAGTCTGTACGCCTTCCAAGAATGTATTCTTGGCTTGGTTCGCCCTCAGGTTTATTCCCTCAGCCGAATTCATCCGATGTTTATCCAAGTGTTTCCACTTGGAGGGGACTGACCGTCAATCGGTTTTCCCTCATGTCTACCCTTTCATCACACCGCCGTGTTATCAAAGAAAAAATAAACGGAAAACCAATAAATAAAAAAACCACATTTTTTAATAAAAAGAAGGTTGCTGTATGTTTTCCTAATTATTTTAAAATAAAACATTCAAAAAATCCTACATGAGAGGAACAAAAAGAATGTTATAACGGTAGCCATCCAAATTTTTGTTTCATCAGAATCACCGTCTTGACTACGGTCTCGTTTTTTCACACTTAACAAGTGGCTAACAGTAAGTGGTGTTGGACTAAAAACGAGAAGAGAAAAACCAACAACTTTTATTCTGATGATATATTTGCCAATTAACATCACAGCAAATATATAAATAAATATATTAAAAACAAAAAAATAGTGTTAAATTATTTGGTCTTTAACGATAAATCTATACATAGAATATTCTTTATTATCAAAGAAAGAGGTTGTTCTAATACCATAGAGGATATGGTTATCATGCCAGTATGGGACGATAAGAAGTGGTTTATGTTTACTATATTCACCGAATTCATATGTTGAGGTGACATTTTCAAGGACTTTTTGTCCTTCGACATTTGACTTAAGTCTATTGACTGCGGCCATATAAGTTGAAAATACATCAACATAGTTAAAATCATTTGTTGTGGTAATAAGTTTATAACAATCCATAATAATGTTTTTATATTTTTTTTTACAATTATATAAAACTATTTTTTTAAAACAAAATAACATTTTTGAGTAGGGAAGGTGGGATTTGAACCCACGTGCAACCAGCTACGGTTTCGACACTTTATAAGAGTGAGCCGATACTTCCCTATGGTGGTTCTGTTTCTCTAACCAACTGAGCTAAGGGACCAATTTTTTTACATTTTATATACTTACAAGAATCATGCCAAATCAAACTTTTTTTTTTCAAATAGTACTCAAATGAGTACTATTTGTTTTTTAAATCATCCATGACCTTTTTAATCCTGTCAGTTATGGTTTCCTCATTAACATCATTCACTGTTATCGGAAAGACAAGTCTTTTATCTGGATGGCTTAATGAATAACCACCACCCCAATCACAATCCTGCTGATGATTATAATCCCATAATATTACCTCATAATCATCATATTTCCTATCAGTAAAATGAATTAATATATCCCTAAGGTCTTTAATAGTCATCATATCCTTCCATTATTACTCTCGTTATTCCTATAACACACAAAAAACAAATAGCAAATATCATTTTTTAAAGTTTTTTGTCAAAAATTAAAGTCGTTTTTTCTGATTTTTTGTTTTATTAAAATATTTATCTTTGATTAAATCAAAGATAAATATTCAAATAGTACTCAAATGAGTACTATTTATTGTTATTAGAGGTATTAACACTTCTAATGAGGAAGCCTGACAAGACAGAGAGTCCAAGAGCCTGAAGCCAAGTAATGGTTGGGAGGTTAAAGATGGTTGGCATAAGCCAGTTCCATAGCCATTTAATTGGTAGGGAGAAGAGGACTGACAATGCGATAACAACCACGATTGTTATGAGGGCATAGATAATAGCCGTAAGGCATCCATTGTCTTCGATTGTTCTGTTTTTAAACATAATATAGAGTTTTAAAGCAAGTAATTATTGTCAGGGTCAGTAAGATAATCAAAAAGGTCTTCTATATTTGTGAGATTATCAACGATATTATGGTGCTCATCATAGATAAGTTTCTCAACATCCTCATAAAGCCACCAATAGATAAGGTCAACGCCATCAGCGTTAAAATGGCAGTTAAAGAAATCCTCAGCAAGAGAGGTGGCACACTCATAGAAAGGGGTGTTATAGATATCAATACCAATATCCGCAAGTTTAGCGGCTGTGTCGTCAAGTGTGCAGATTTTGTCTATTACTTTTGCGAAATCATTAAACTTAATCATATTACGTGTTTTTTTTACAAATATACTAAAATAATAGGAAAAGACAAAAAAGATTTCAACGATAGATGATTTTTCTATTGTGCTTCATGATATAGAAAAGCAGTAGTTGATGTCCATTGCTTCCACCATCATGATGGTTATAGTATACATTGACAGGAAATCCATAAGAGTCGTCAAAGTTCCACACTTCAATTTCAATATAGGCTTTTTCGAAAAGGTGTCTAAGAAGTTTATTACCCATCATTTTATCAGATACATCCTTACCGAAAGTATCCTCAAGAACAACATAGTCTTGGGTTCTTCCGTGAGACAACTTAGCGGCCATTTCAACTTTTACGCCCAACTTGTTATAGATGGCCTTGTTGATGGTTTCCCTCCAAATTGAGGTGTTCAGTTCATCACAAACTTTTTGTGCGGTTTCCTTATCCATAATAAAAATTTTAAGTCTTACACTATAATACAATAACCATGCCGTAAGGTACTCAAATGAGTACTATATATAATATATTACATGTTAAATTGTTTTAATGGCTGTAACTTATAATATATTACACATTACTTTCGCTTTTTTCTTTGATGGAGACGAATTCAGTCTCAATCACGTTGTCATATACTGTCATATTAATATCATCCAACATTTGTTCCACATTGTTTTTTGACATAATCATATATTTAATCATGTCCTCAATGTAGATGCTCTCCTCATCAACAAAGAGACGATTATACCAATCATCAATGTCATTATCCATAAAGGATATGAAGCCGCTTCTTGAGGTGTGTTCCTCATGGATGATATTTTTCAGCCAATCGTAGTTCTCATCCATGAATTTTCTCATGTCGTCTTTCCATGAGTCAGCGAACTCAAACCAACAATAGATTTTGTCAGTCGTAAAGTTATAGTACCGTGGACTTTCAATCTCATCAAACGTAATTGCTTTAATGAAAGGGATTTCCTTTGCGTACAAGGCATAGGCATCCACAAAGTTTTCGGCCACCGCTTTTTTATAGGCATCCCAATCAAAGACAAAATCGTCAAATGAAAGTCCATGGTTTTCAGAAGTGGATTGATATTCCATTTCCATTTCAATGGCGGCTGTTTCGTTATCAACACAATCATAAATGGTTCCGTAAAAACCAGGAAAGAAACAAATGTCAAGATTAAACTTTTTCATGATAAAATGATTTTAAACCAAACAAAAATATACATTAACAATAATGGCAAAGACCATGCCATTATCATTAAATATAACCTTTTTCTGCAAGAAAATTGTATAGTTCATACATTTCGTCAAATGAAAACATTGACAACATCTTATAATATGCTTTTTCGCAACCATTATAGGCTCTTACAAATTCCCTTGTACCTATTTCGTAACCAAACTCATTGGCAAAGTTTTGGGGATTGGAATTCTCATAATAATCGAAAGCATCCATCAGCACGCATCCCAAACACTCACCGACAATAGGATAGGCACCTTTTGTATAATTAGCGATACTGTCGTGGAAATTAAAGTATTTGGTTATGTTGTTAACTTCCACAATAACCTTGTACTTATAGTGTTTACCATTAAGCATAACACTGCTTGTGCCGTTCCTATGAACACTAACTTTGACCTCTTTTCCGTTTGAAAGAGTAAATTTTTCTGTCATAACCATAAACTTTAAATTAAAACAAAATAACATTGACAATAATGGCAAAGACCATGCCATTATTAGAAAAGATAACCATAAATTTTCTTAAACCACCAAGGTTTTACATTATAGTCCTCATAATTGTATTTAGGTCTATCAATTTCTTTCATACCTTTTTTGGAAAGAATATGAATCTCAAAGGAGTTGCAACCGTCATGATGATAGCCACAAACGGTGATATAACCGTCTTTCAAAACAATCTCATAATCGTCCGCACCATTAAGGCATTTGTGGATAGCATCTGAAATGTTATCGAAAAGGACAGGAACAATCTCAAAATCACCGTTCCATCTTCCAACGGAGCCAACAACCATACAAGGTGTGTTATTGATAGGGGAATATTCAAGGTTATCGAAAAAGTCCTCATAGTTGATATTTGTTTCTTCGGAAATGTAATCCCAATAACCATTTGAATTTTCCTCACAAGGTTCAATGCCCAAGTCCTCACAATCCCTAACATAGTCCTCATACTTATAGTCAAGATACCACCTTGAATCAAGATAAGTTGTGTTGATAATTTCCTTTTTCATAACAAACAGATTTTTTTAGTTAAACAAAATATACATCTACATTACTTGCAAGGTCTATGCCAAAACATCGTTTTGGTTTTCCAAATTCTCAAGAATTGTAAGATTGTCTTCGATATGTAGTTTTCTTATTGGACAACCATTGAACAAGACACATCTGTTATTGTTATCATCAACACCAATTTTGATTGAAGGGTCTTTAATGTTTTTCTTGTTTATGATTTTGGCAATCGCAATCTCAATATCCGCATTAAGGTCGGTCGCCTTGCTTCTGAAATTATCTGACAACATATTACTTATTGTTTAAAACCAAATTGTACACATACTCAATCTCATCAATGTCAAAGTCACTGAATTTCTCAATGGAGTGGTCAAGCCACACATCTGACACACAAATGTAAAGCACATCGTTTTTTACTTTAAGATAATGAAGTACCGTTGGTATCTTCTTCTCATTGTTCCACATATCCGCAATCGTATTGGTTGCGAAGTAATAGGTATTATTATCCGTGTTTTTCCTAACAAGTCCTTTAATCTTGTTAATTAATTGCATCTTATTTCTTGCCATGATATTTTAGTTTTAATAGTTTACCACAAAACTTTTCACACAAAAGCCATAATCGTCTGAAAGTGTGTCAGCGATTTCGTCCTCATCAAAGCAATACAAGTCAATTTCATTGGGAAGTGAAATACCCTCATCTTCGGAATTACCTTGGGAATCAGTCATATCCCATACAATATTGGTAACATGAAAACGCCTTACCTCTCTCTTGTTCTCAATAATGTCACTGACATAATCATCAATCATACCATTGAACATCTCACGGAAACGTTGTTTGAAGTCCTCATCATTGGTCATTTTCTTTTTAAATTCCTTTATGTCAAACTCATTGAATCCATCAAGAGTTTCAGTTGACCAAATAAACTCATGAAGAAATTTCTTGAAAGCATTGTCAAATCTTTCCTTGTCGTAGTACATAATCAAAACAAATTAAAAGTTAAACAAATAAAAACACTTACATTACTTGCACATTCCATGCCAAACTATTTATTTTACCTCAACAACATACCAAGTATTGTCAAAATATGCGCTTTCTTCCGCCATAATCACGTTTTTGTTGGTTCTGACTATCTCAACCATTCTTGCTTTGTCAACTTTTTTCGTGTTCACAACAATGTCCCTATTGAGAAAAGAAGTGTCACCTGCCAATATCTTCTTGCCAACGGCACGAAGTTCTTCAACATTATTTACCACACAACATTTGAATTCTTTCCTTATTACCATAGGAAAATTACAGTCCCTATCGTATATGGTATAATCATATATCCATTCTTTACCGTTGTGGAACTGCAATGAAATGGAGTTGAGATAAACACCACCGAAATCAACGGAAGTCATACCGCCATAAGTTTTCGCACCAATAGTCTTAACAATATCCATAACACAAATATTTTAAATTACATACCAAGATAAAACAAAGTCCATGCCAAACTATTGACATGGACAAAAAAAAAATTGTTTAACTTAAAAAATGTTATTACTCAACTACTGTACTGTCAACCGCCACTGTGGTGCTATCAGCCACAACCTCTGTGGTATCAGCAACCTCATTAACGGTATCAACCTTCTTGGTTCTGTTTCCACATGAAACCATGACAATAGCCATCATAATAATAACAATACTTGATACTATCTTTTTCATAATTCGGTTCTTTTTTTAATAAAAATTATTTTTAAAATGTTTAGCAAATTTATATAAATATTTTAAAAAAACAAAAAATATTTATTAATCCGCATCTATGATGTCAATATCATCTATAATGTCAATAACATCATCAAAGTCGTCAAGAATGTTAATTCCGAATACGGGCACAACCTCTCTACCGTCAACAACACAATCACCCGTTGTCCTCACATTACCGTTATCATCATAAGTGCCGAACACCTCAACTCTATAAGTATCCTCTTTGATATTGATGTCAAAGTAATAGAACCAAGTACATTCGTCAACCTCAATTTGATTAAGGTGAATTGTGTGTTCAAAGTCCGTACCCCTAAAGGAAAAACTAATCTTAAACCATTTGTTAAACTCTTTCATGATTTTTCGTTTTTATAATTCACATTAACTAATGTAACAAAGAGTATGCCGTTCTTTCCGAAAGTCAGCCAAAATCAAAAATTTTTACAACATTTGGGTAAATTCAAAGACAATGTTGTCCCTATATTCCTCCTGCCAAATCGGATTGTCTTCACTAAAATGCGGATATTGCTCATTGATTATCTCCACACAATCATCAAATGTCTTTTTCGCAATCTCATATTTGTCGTCACCGTTGAGGTTATAAAAATCGTATTTGAGAATATGAGGTTTACTTGTTTCCTCAAACAAATCCCAAAACAAATTTTTGACGAACATATCACCTTGATAACTGCCCATAACTAAACACTTTTAATTTTAACTACTTTAATCTTATAACAATTTTCTTTTATAGTAAACAAACCAATAACCATACTGACAATGTTATTATAAAACTCTTGATACTGATGGTCAATGTCGTTTTTAATGTAAAATCTTTTTACGCAATACATACACTTGTTTCTTCTAAATAATCACTATCTTGTCCAAATATGAATATACAATCCAATTCCATATTGTAACAACAATCGTGCCATTTGCCATTCGTGTCCTTTATTCCAAACCAATTTATCGGTTTGGTACCGAAGAAAAACTCATGCGTGTATTTCTGTCCGCAGAAACTAAATGTAATACTCTGCATCTACACCCTTGAAAATAAGTTCACCCATGTACTTGTTATACTCATCCAAGTTAGCGTCTGCGCCAACATGCTCTATAATATGACTGACCATTTTGGCTCTATCGTTTTCGTCACTAATGAAAGGCATAACCAATGTCTCAACATAAGTCCTATTAAGGCTATCAATCATAATCTTTTCCATATAAAATTTGCGATTTATAAATTGTGAATTTTGCTGATAAAAGTACTCAAATGAGTACCTTATTATTCATCATTGTCGTCTTCATCCTCATCTTCTTCCCAATCCTCATCGTCATTCAGACCAAGAAGTTCGTCAAGTTCCTCCTCCTCATCATAATCAAGATATTTCCTAATCCTATAGGGGTCAATCTCAACCCAATTAACCAAGTCACTGATGTAAATCAAATCCGAAACATTGTCAGAAGACTCAACACCATAGATAGTGTACTTGAACCAATCATGATTAGGATTGAAATCATTACCACACACCAATTCAGCAATTTCAAGAGGTGTTTTGTTGTTATTCAAGTCATTGAAATCACACATTGAAAAAATCATGTCATCGGTATAATTATTACATTCACAATAATCTTGATGCAGATTTCTCAAATCATCGTCTGACAGATTGTCAATAATGTCTTGAATAAAATTGTAAAGTTTGTCTTCCATACCAAAAAACGAGTTAAAAATAAAACAATTAAACATAAAAACCAAACACTTATAATACTTGCAAGGACTATGCCAAACTATTTCAAATCAGACAAAACTTCTTCCAAATATTTCCTTTCCACTTCGTTTGCTTTTTTCCTTATGGTAAATCCGTGCTTACTGTTGTCAGCGAAAACAAGTTCATCTTTTACCAAAGCGATTCCATCACAACAAATATCTTTGATAATCAGCGGTTCTTTGCCACAATAATATCTGATTTCCTTTTTAATCTCCTTGCCTTTTTTATTAACAATGTCGGTAAGCTCTTTAATCCTTTTCATTACCCATTGTTCTTTTGTTAAACCCATAATTATTGAATATATATTAGATATTTTGTTATTATCTAATATATATTCAATAATATTAATAGTCAACAAGTTTTCTATTTATCTTATTGATTAGTTCTTTTTCACTAATCTCATCAATATTGTCCATGTTGTCGGTATCGTAGCAAACAAAGTACCTGCCATCCTCAATCCAATGTTGTTCCTCCGTCACCCCATTCAGTTCGTCAACCAATTCTTCAAGGTCATACCTCATGAAAGACAAATCGTCATAGCAGCAGAACCAATCAAAAAGATTGTCAATGCTATCATTGTCAATGCCGCCACATTCGTTATCAAGATAGTCAACGTAACTATCGAAGAAATCGGACACTGTATGAGGGTCAAGGTTAAAACTATTCTCATAGTCATAAACAAAAAGACTACCTAAACTAATCTCATTTCTCAATGCCCAAAGGTCATTCTTTGTGAAATCCTCAAAAAATTTGACTTTCATAACAAACATCTTTTAAGTTAAACAATACATCTACATTACTTACACATTCCGTGCCAAACTAATTGACATAACCAATTAATTCGTTTCTTGTGTTATAAAGAAGAAACATCGGTTTCTTTTCCCTAACAACTATTGAAACATCACTCTCATCAAACATTGTGTCCTTATCATCATAAATGAAAGCGAACAATCCCTCTGTCCATGAAGTGTTCTCAAACAAAAATGTTGAGGTGTTCAGTGCAAATGTCCTTGTATCAAATGCGGTGTACCAATCAGTCTCATCGTTAAGTAAAATCTTTGTCATAACAATTAGTTTTTAAAATTACACTTACATTACTTGCACATTCCGTGCCATAGTGAAAGAAATCCTAAAAAACTTCAACAAATGCCGTTGGATATAGATATGCCAACATATTTAACAGTTCTTTCTCACTCTCACAATAACAACTATCGTCAATTATCGTGCCATCATCAAATGTTAGAGTATAAAAAAACTTGTACATGACTAAACCACTTTAATCTTTTCTTCCTCATTTAGAACATCTGCCCCCTTATTGGATAACAAGCCACAAATAACACAAAATGTTATGCCATAGTTGTTTGTCCTAAACCTATGCTTGCTTCGATTACAATTAACGGCAAGCATCTTATACCACTGTTCCTTTGTTATTGTTTTCATATCTTTATATACTTATACTATATAAGTACCTATAACATGATGCCAAGCATCAGTAATCAAATCAGTAAGTTCGTCCTCAAAATAGTTTTCAGCATAAACGGCTATTTGCTTACCATTGTGCCATATTATACATGAGTAACAACCCTCATCTTCACTAATAAGAAGCAAATATCCGTGTTTCTCCAAATCTTCATTTGCATATTGAAGGAGCTTTTCCCAATCGTTGAGTATGGTTGCCATAACTAAAACAAATTAAAAGTTAAATAATACATTCACATTACTTGCAAGGTCTATACCAAACTACTCATAATCATTGAAAAAGGAGTTCATCAAAATCAAATTCTTCACCAATAGCAAGATAGGGTGTGTTTTTAGTTTCGTGTGCGGTCTTAATCATTGACAACATATCAGCCAAATAAAGCAGTTCTTGGGTATTGAAATCTATAAAAGAACGTGTTACTTCATGTACACCCTCATAATCAGACAATACCGCTTTAATTTCGTTTTTGTCTTTGTTATATTCAATGCTATCAACATTTAAAGCGACACCATAACAACCATCGTTATCAACATCAAAAAATGTAAACGAATCAATGTAGCCATTACTCACATAAGGCAACATATTAATACTCTCTAAATTGTTTTCACTGAAAAACTCACAAATGTAGCTCTTAATCTTAGCATGAAGCTTTTGCATTTCATTCCAAAACATATTCATTTCCATAACAAAATAATTTTTAAAGTTAAACAATTTTTAAACAATACATCTACATTACTTGCAAAGACTATGCCATCATCCTTTCGGCAATAGTGATTATATCTTCAGTTTTCATGTTTTTTAACTGTCTAAATTTTGAAAATCCGTTCGCGTTGGTTTCCTTAAATACGACAAACAAAGACACAAGCTCATCGTTTAAAACACCATCATAATCAGAAACAACATAGTTATCATACATACCTCTTATTGTACTATATATCATAGTGACAATACTACCATCACCCAAAACAATGGGATTCTTAGGCATATAATTTTGAACAAAATGCCTTTTCAAGAAATTTGTTCCAAATGATGTTTTTTGCTTCTTCTCTTGTCATAATTTAATAAAGATAAGAATCAACATAGAAATCAATCGTAGGAACAGTTATGTATTTGGGCCTTTTTCCCTCACACTCAACTTTCATTCTTTCGCTTTCTTGTGATATTGACACCTCATCAGTTGTACGACAATCATGGTCACCATGATAATACATTGTAGCAGTAACCGTTACTTTTGCGTCCTCAAGATTATTTTCTTGAATATATTTTATTACATCTTTTCCAGTCATAATTAATTAATTTTAATACATTCACATTACTTGCACATTCTATGCCAAACTATTTGGATATTCTTTAAAAAACAATTTGATTTACCAAAATAAGAACATTACTTTCTTTAATCAGTTGTTCAACATCTTTTTTCTTTTTAATATTCTGCCAACCAAGTTCGTCCCTCATAAACATATAAAGATGCTTTCGTGTGGTTTGACTAAAATTCCATTTTGATGATAAATAAACAATATCACCTTTTTTATAACAAATAAGTGAGCTATAACTTACAAAAAGTTTTCCACGATTTTCCAATTCAATGACAATTTGGTTTACCGCAGGATTGTTATTATCATTAATCATATTGGCAATACTAACAACTCTCTCACTCACATTAATGTTAACATTTTTCTTTTGCATAACAAACAATTTTTAAATTAAACAATACACTTACATTATTTGCAAGAATAATGCCAAACCTTGTCATTATCTAAATTAAATTTTCAAGACAGTAACGAATACCTGCTTCAGCGACTTGCTCATAGGTATCTTTTGAGTATATAGTGTGTATTACGTCCTCACTACCTTTTAAGATTTTTCCGCTATAATAACGAATATCGTTTGGTTTTAGATAATTCAAATAATGAGTTCGCACTTCAATATCAATACCGTGTACTTCCCTCAACCACTTCATCGTCATCTGAAGGGTTGGGGCCTGAATACATCCGATAAGTCCATCACTGCCGTATATAAAAATTGGAGAATCGAAAAATTTTATCCTTTCGGGTATTTCACATAGGGTATTATAGTAACCAATAGTAGCTTCATCAAACCCTTTCTCCTTTAAGAGTTTTGCGGTCTCGTAGGTGACATAATCTTCTGAAATCATAACACTTCTATTTTAACAATTTCTATATTTACAAAGATAAGACCAAACTAATATTTTAACTTAACATTATCACCACAAATATTTTGTAAGGCGGTTATTCTCCTTAATGTAATATCAACGGCATCCTCAACATCAGACGCATCGAAAATCACTGTATAGTCATTTGTCATTTTCTTCTCAATCTTGTTGTCACCCTCAACAACAACCGTTAAGATGTTGTCGTCATCTGACAAACACCCACTGCTTCTACGAAAAGGATTACAATATGCTAAGCAAAGTTTAAACCATGCCGTGACATATATCCTTAGTTCATAATATCTCCCATCGTTAAACTCAATCGCCTTGGGTAAAAGTTCAATACTATTTTTCATAATAAACAATTTTTAAATGTTAAACAATATACACTTACATTACTTGCACATTCTATGCCAAACTATTTTTTATTAAATGTTAATTGTGCAATTTTATTCATTTCTTTATATGTCATAGAAATAGGATAATTACTAAACATTCCACCCATTCTTCTACGACCCTTACCATATTTCGGAGCTTTCAATTCAATCTCATCAATACTCAATCCTTGCAGGATTGAAAGAACTGTATATACAATCGCTTCCTCATAAGTGTTTCCATAAAATTTCATCTTGTGTTCTATCGTGTCAAGAAAGGCGGCATGACTGCAAAGCCATCTACCATTCTTTTTGTCATTATCATCAAGATAACCATATATCTTATCAAGGCATCTTAGCATATGACCACAAATGTCTCTTGGGGACATATTATCCCAAGTGTTATACACATTATCTTCCTTAAGACATTCCTTTATGTCATTGAATACATTGTCAGTCCTTTTATACCAACCTTTTGCATAAAGAACAACATCATTGTAACTAAAATCGGTTATCTTCTCCATAACAATTTGTTTTTAAAATTACACAATTTATTATATAACAACTATCGTGCCATTAGGTACTCAAATGAGTACCATATATAAAAAAAAAATGACAGATATTTCACAACATCCGTCATTTATAAAGATTTTTGATATGTTCTAGTTCTAAATAAAACCCTTAATAAAAATTTCCAAGTCACAAGACTATCACCAAGGCTGACCGAACCTATTGGTTATATAAGGTTTTTTAATTTCCTTAATGTCCTTTGTGTTACCTATGAGTAACTTTGCAGTTTTGTAACCATTCCATTGTTTAGCCTATTAACTGCCGATTGCTTGGGCTTCCTATCGTTTTATATGAATTAAACAATACAAATAATATCAAATATCTATATATTATTAAGGCTTATCTCTAATCTTTACCATGTCACACACCCTTTATATTACATACAAATAATATCAAATATCTATATATTATTAAGGCTTATCTCTAATCTTTACCATGTCACACACCCTTTATATTACATGATTGTCAAATCCTTTATCTCATCCTCATCAAAGAGACATTCAGTGATGTCAGCGGTTTCCTCATCGTAGCCGTTATCGCGTAGCCATTCAACGGCATCATCGTAAGTTTCAAAGACACACTCATCGTTAAGTTCCGAAGGACAATTCCAACCAATGTTTGTGCCATCGTCAAAATAAAGACTAATCTGAAAAAACTTCTTCATAACTAAAAACAATTTAAAGTTAAACTAACATCTACATTACTTGCAAGAACAATGCCAAACTATCTAAATGAACTCTATTTTTCCGTCTTTTATCTCACAGACTGTGGAGTTGGAATTACTCAAATCAACTCCCTTGCTTTTAAGATATGAACTAATCTTTTCACTTGCCTTAATGCCATCTTCGGCTTTTACAATGAAACTCCCAATCGTTTGGGGATAAAGGTAATTGATAAAATAAGTTCTCATAACAAATAAAATTAAAAGTTATACAACTATCTTATAAACAAAGACTATGCCGTTCTCTTACAATTCAGAAAGAAATTTGTTCAGTTCTTCCTCATTGTCACAAGTGAACATATAAGTGTTATCTATCCCACTGAAAAACAAATGCAATTTGTATATTGTTAAGAATACATAATTATATCCACGTCTGTCAAATAACACATAAAGCAGTGTGCCATTCACTGAAACGGGTTGAATCGTCTCATCAGCTCTATCACACCATTCAGTGTCAAACCAAACAATGTCATTTTTAACTTTCTTTTCCATAACAACTATTTTTTAAAGTTAAACAATTTTTAAATATTACATTTACATTATATGCAAGGTCTATGCCAAACTAACAAATAATCTCTATCTCCTTGTCAGTTTCCACCTCACACATATCGTACCAAATCTCATCATAGTCACACTCTATATAAATCCTACATCGTGTGTCACCAACCTCTTCTACGATACCATCATTGTCGTTATATGTTTTTCGATATTCGGCTTTATCCTTGTCAAACATTTCAAGCATCGCAAGTCTGCCACTATCCTCTGTGGTATATATACCCTTAACAATGCTCAACCTACCATTAATGTCATTAAACATAGACTTTATAACAACATAAACTTTCATAACACAAAAAAATTAAAGTTAATAACACTTACACTATATAACAAGATTCGTGCCGTTCTTAAGCTCTTTCCAATATTTTTTTAACAAAAGTGTCCCCAATCTTTTAGCGACATCACAAAAACAAGAACAAACTATTTTTCCATTGAACCATAGATAGCAAGTCATGTGATTGTTCTTTTTAAAGACATCAACCTCAACAATGTATCTGCCGTAATTGAAAGTATAGGTTCTTATCAACCCAACATTATCCACCTTGACAAACTCAAAGTTGTCAATGTCATTAGCCATCGTTCCCCAAACAACAATATCAGTATTCATAATTACACCCCCGCTTTTTCAAGTTTATTGACAATCTCACTTATTGCAAAATACGCACCGCGTTTTGCCTCATCTGAAAACATTTCAAAAATTTTTTTCACTGTATTTGTTTTCAACTCATTAAGTTTAAAATGATACACCCTAAACGAATGATAACCGATACACGACACGCACACATCGTCATCAACATCAACGTACATTTCCATCACATCATATTTACTGCTATCAACAGTGATGGTGAAGGTCTTGACGTGGAAGAAACTGAACAAACCTTCAATCTCATTAAGACCTTCGTACAACTTTGTAATCATTTCTTTCTTTTCCATAACAAAACAAATAAAGTTAAACAATACATTTACATTACTTGCAAGGACTATGCCAAACAAGACAAAAGATAGTCAACGGCATCAGAAAAATTCTTATCATTAACCGCTTTCATCCTATCACTCATTTTACCGCCAATCATGTCATATTGTCCCCAACAACATAGGTAATCAATATCCCCTCTTTTCCTATACTTGTTATAATAATATATCCTAATATATCTTTCTTTCTTATTATAAACAACTTTGTTTACACTACCAACTTCATAAGATGTACCGCACATCTTAATCTTGTCTTTGTTGGTTTGATTAATATGAACCTCATTGTCCTCAATTTCCTTTCCGTTTATGGCATCTTCCATTGTGATGCTATAATCCATCATGCCATTACCTTTCGCCATACTTTCATCCGACCAATAATTGCAGTATCTTATTTCGGGATAAGTTTTCATTAGTTTATATGCGTCAGTGTATTTTGTATCACTTGTTGTCGCCATCTCATATTTGTGAATATCGGCTTTGACATCACTCATCATAGAATTGGTTATTCCTCTTAACTTTGCCATAATATCAACTATTTTAGTTAAACAAAATATACATCTACATTACTTGCACATTCCGTGCCATAATGTACACCATACAATAAAAAATGACAGATATTTCACAACATCCGTCATTTAAAATTTAAAGAAAGTATTTAAGATTTAAAGAAAGTATGAACAATTCAAATTGAAATTAGTTCTGAAACTTACCTAATCATCGGGATAACCGCAAGCATCCGCCATCCGACACATTTCACTAAGTGAAAAATCAGTAAATGTATCCCTATCATCGTCCCTCCCCTCAACTCTGCTTATAACTGTAATATCCCTGCCGTTCATGCAATACAACTCAATTATCAAAGTGTGCATAATTGCCCCAAACAATTCCAAATCAACATAAGCATTTGGATATATATGACCGTTCTCACCACAAGCCAATACCCAATCATAAACCAATTTGTTTACATTTTCTTTGACTTTGTTATACATAATTAACACAAATTTAAAAGTTAAACAAAATATACACTTACATTACTTGCAAGGTCTATGCCAAATTACTCATAATCCTCATCATTTTCTTCTTCATCTTCTTCCCATATAAATACCAACTTCAAACCAACCAATTCATCATTATCATTATAATAACCATAAACATCATAACAACCATCACCATAACCACTTTCAGATACAACACCCTCATCATCAATAACACCACAATTATCGTCACTTAAGGTTATGTCGCACACCCTTTTGTACCATTTCTCATCCTCTGAATTTTCGTCAATAAAGTGACTATGATGATAATTCTCATAATAGTCTTTATTGAAAAAACCTGCTTGACCACTATCAACCCCAATATTCAAACCAAGATTGTCAGTCCTCAAACTTGTTCCAATCTCATTATTAAGGATAATTTCAAGTATCCCAATCCTTTCACCCCATATACCACAATCAAACAAATGAGCAAAACAATTGTACTCACCCTTTTTCATTTCAATCAAACCCATACACCAAGTATCCGTGTTATAACAAGGGTCAGTAATATAAACATCACCTTTAACATTCATCGTACCAAGACTAATCAATTGCTTCTCCTTTTCCATAATAACTATTTTTTAAAGTTAAACAATTTTTAAATATTACATTTACATTACAAGCAAGGTCTATGCCAAACTACACCTCAATGTAAACATAACCTAAATTTTCACTTTTCTTTTTGTCCCTTGTGAAAATAATTGGACTTGTGTACCAAGCGACATAACATTTGGAAACAATCTTGTTGTTTCTGGTGTACAGCCTACTAATAGTACACCCCCCATAATGCTTCCAAATGTATTCAGCTACTTTCATTAACGATACTCTCTTGTTTGCCATAACACAATGTTTTAAAATTATACATCTACATTACAAGCAAGGTCTATGCCAAACCACCTTTATTCAGTGACTAAACTAAAAGTTTGTCTATGAATGCTATAAGAAAAACAAGGATGTCTATCTTTATATTTTTCACTAAATGCTTTTTTTAATAATTCTGCATAATGTTCAGCCATTTCTGCCTTATCAAAATTATAAAATTCCACTTTATCATTTACATAACTATTATCAAAAGACATACTGATATGTAAAATATAATATTTGTACTTTGGTACAAGTTTAGTGTTATCACTAATATTAAATTCTTTTAACAAATCGTGAAAATCTGTTCCCATATTTTACTTATTATTTATTAAACAAACGGCTACTCGGTTTTCTTCAGGTGTATCAAATGTCAAAAATTATACAATTACAATTATAACTAAAATCGTGCCAAACCAAACGGAATGGCACGAAAAAATAGGAAATATTTTTAATTACTTAATATCTTTATTCATAGGAATCATCAAGTCAAAGTCAGCACCACTATACTTACTGAGAATAATACGAACATTTCCTTTTGTCTTAAGATGGGTAATAATCTTTTTACCAATAGTTTTATCTATTATATCACTTGTATATGCATTATTAGCATCGCCTTTAGGAACATAAAAATTTACAGAAACTTTTTCCATTAATTGTCCATTTTCATAAAAACCAACAATTCCTTTAACAAAGTTATAACGGTCATAATCAAAAATACCACGATTGCTAACAACTTTTACATCATTAGTATTACTCCAACTAACAAAAGCATCACCTTTATTGTCAACAAAAAGATTAGAATAATAAGCATCTTCATCTTTCAATTCATCTGCTTCGTGATAAGTACTTTTCCATACTTGTCCGAAAGAAACATTATACATTGATACAATAGTAACCAAAGTTACAAAAACAAATCTAAAAAACTTCTTCATAATAATACTTTTTATTGAATTAAACTTAAAACTATACGCTTACAATAGATGCACAAAATATGCCAAATTAATCAATTACACTATAATAATACCTCATTGCGTCCTTATCTTCACCAAATTTTTCATAGACAAAATTTTCTGCCTTACGATATAACTTATCATATAACCTTGCAATCTTATCCCTATTGGTCTCATTACATTTCAGATAACTGCTATCAACGCCATCATGAAACGCCCATATCTTATGGTTAAGTACCATAACAATTTCACTCATCGCTTCAATGGAACTGCCCCAACTTTCAATTACCCTATTGAAAGTATCTACAATAGCTCCCCTATCACGCATCCACACCTCACAAAACTCCGCAATAGAAAAATCACTATAAAAAGTGTATTTCCTTTCATATCCACTCATGTTAGCAAGATTCTGCTCCCAATTCTTTTCGCAAATTGCTCCGTACTGAAAAACGTTCATGATAATTAAATTTTAAAAGTTAAACAACATCTATTCTTATTACAATTAACGTGCCAAATATTTACAAACGTGATGCCAAGCATCTGTAATTAGTTCAGAAAGTTCATCATCCCAATAGTTTTCCGCATAGATGTCAATAAACTCCCCATCTTTCCAAACCTCACAACTATAATATCCATCCTCATCTTCGACAAGATGTAAAGAATAACCTTTCTTTTCCAAATCCTCATTGGCGATTTTAAGAAGATATTGCCAATCATTTCTTCTGTTCATATTCTTTTGTGTTTTGATTAATATTAAACAACACCTACATTAATAGCAATTACCGTGCCAAACTAATCAAGATATACACCATAAGTTGCATATTGACAACAACCACTATTTCCACACCTAATTATTCTAACTGAATACTCTTTTTCCAACTCATCTATTATAAGAAATAGAATTTTGTGGGAACAATTTAGGGTACTATGAAGAAAACCTTTGTCAACACCATTCCCAATGTTTCCCATTGTTGAAAGGAATTTAACACCATCCCTTGTCAGTATTTCCAATGGATGTTCTTCAATACCATCATATCTAATAATAAAACCACCCATCAAATACTTTTTGATGGCACCAACAAACTCATTCTTTTTCTGCGGAACAAACTTCTCCATAATAAAAACAATTTTAAAATTAAACAACACTTACATTACTTGCAATTAATGTGCCATATATCTACCAAACAATTCATCTTGTTTGTTCATTGTATTCATCATTTTTTCCAATCCATTGAAAAACTCTTCTTCGGTTTCAGCCTTTGTCCTTTTCATCACCCAAGAAAAACGTTCATCATCAATAAACACCATAGGCTTATTGAGAAATATATATACTCTCTCATTAGATAGTGGATTGTAGTAAGTACCGACACCAATAACCTCATTATTAGAACAACTGAATTCTGACTTTTCAAATCCCATTGATTCAAGCCTATTGATTATAGACTTCCTTTGTTCGACACTATCAAAAAGAATGTACATAATAAAAACAATTTAAAATTAATACTTACTTTACTTGCAAGGACTATACCAAACTACAAATAAAAGTTAAAATTATCTATATAATCCTTACCATATCTTTCGTTAAACTCCCTTGTGGTCATGTTAGGAATCCTGCAAGCATAGTAATAACCCTCATCATCATCAAAAATGATATTGATTTTTAACCTGCCTTCCATGTCATACTGCGCCTTAAGTTTGGCGATACCATGGTCAACACAGTCCAAAGCATCCTCTAAACTATAATACCAATTATCACAAGGCTTGAAACCATTACCGCTCTTGTATTTTCTTAATCCGATTTTTTCCATAACAATTTATATTAAAAACATACACTTACATTACTTGCACATTCTATGCCAAATCAACCACAAAACAAAAAAATTGGGGTCTATGCCCCAACTTTTATTGTTTCCTCCGCAATTGTGTTGACAATCTCATCACCTTTCAGAACAATCCTCAATATGTTGTCTATATTGATGTCCCTTACCTCAACTTGATTCTCCGTCAATCCAGCTTCACTCTGCTTTTGACTTGTATAAGTCTTTTTCTGCTCATACTCCTTGATAACCATCATTTCATCTTCGGTCACCAAATGACCATCAACAAGAATGAAACTGCTGCCTTTAACATTACGCATCTTGTAAAACCTAACATAAGTCTTACTTCCGTCAAGGTTTTTGAGAAAATAAGGGAACTTCTCCCATACCTTTCCTTTAGGTGCTTCCGTCTCAAACACCCTCACGCCACTTTCTTTCTCCGACCTATTATTGACACTATTCTCATAGATGTTACCGAACTGAAATTCAGTCGTAGTAACCCTTACTACTTTATGTCCCCACAAAGGATTGGTGCAAGCCCTGCCACCTTTGTTCATACGCACGTCACTAAAATAAGTGATACCCAAAATAGTGTTACCCTTGATGTTGTTCAACGCGTTGTAAATCTTGTTTTCCATAATAACTATTTTTTAAATTAAACAATACACTTACTTTACTTGCATATTCAATGCCAAACTGACCTTTTTACACAACTTTTTTACATTCTTTCCTCATACATCATAATCAAACACACCATGTTCATTATGTTGAGCATATCACCATGGTATGACAACAAACCTAAACTATCGGTAACACCCTTGTATTTTAACTTGAAAGCAATCAGTATCATCACGAAATCAAGAACACCATGCTCCGCGTTAATGTCGGTATCAACATATTCATCCATGTCAACACATTTCTTGTACCTATTTATTATTGTTTTACATATTGTATCTACCCCGTGTGCGGATATGTTCCTTATACCTACTAAGGCCATATCACTCATTTCTTCGATTTTTTCAATGCTAATTGCCATAACTAAATTAAATTAAAAACATACATCTACACTACAAGCAATATCCGTGCCGTAACTTCACTTCCCCACAAATTTTTTTCCTAATCCACCTCTATGCCTTGCTCATCAGCAAATGACACCACAATGTCATAAGCCTTGGCAAGTACATTCTGCCATTTGTCATACAAAACCAAATCCTCACTATCTGACAAAATCTCTCCCCTTAACTTGTCGGCATTGACCAAATAGTTGATAACTCCCTCAACCTCTTTCTCAAATTTTTTTCTCAAACTCTCTTTCATAACAAAACAATTTAAAAGTTAAACATCTGCTATATTATACTTCCCCACTTCCGTTTTATTTCACCTTTCTCCAATATTTTTTGTCTAAAACCCTACAATCAATATTGTTTTCCTTACATAACCTCCTCCATATCATTGGATTCATATCATGACCCATGACAATACTGATACTTACATTGTCCCTCATATATATACAATGTCCACCATTGTTCCTAACAATAACAAATCCGTTACGGATAAGAATAGTTTCAATCTCTCTGTTTGTGTAAGTCTTGTTCATAATACATTTTTTTTTGTTACACTTATTTATACGATAACATTGGACTTTTCTTTCACCAAATACACAACTTTTTTTATCTTTATACATTACTTGCATATTCAGTGCCACAATGTATATAACACCGCATATTTTTAAGATTTTTATTTTTAGCCCCTATAAAACACTTTTATCTTTTTTATGAACAAAGTATCATTAAAAATATTTCTTTTAAAAATAAAACGTTTTAACTATGATAAGAGCAAGATGATGGATAGTACTATGTATGGCTGTGGTATCCCCATGTATCCCATACCCCTACTGTAAACCCCCTCCCATCCCCATCCCCCTGCCAAAATGACAATATGGGCGGCACAGTTGCTTCCGTTAATTTTTCCGGAAAAATGACTTTTTTCAGGGGACCACCCCTTATTAAAACAAAAGTAGGTTTTTTCAAAAATTTTTTTCCGGAAAATTTCAGATTTTCACAGGACCACCCCTTGTTAAAATAAAAGTAGGTTTTTTCAAAAATTTTTTTTCCGGAAAATTTCAGATTTTCACAGGACCACCCCCTTGTTAAAACAAAAATTGGTTTTGGAAAAATTTTCCCAGAAAAATTTTCATTATTTTTAATGAGAATTTCACCTTGATAAGTGGTGAAAAACCAGTTATTTTTTTTTGTGTTTTGGAAAGTTTTTTTTCCTTATTGTTTATATTTATAGAAAAATAAGGGAAGGATATTTATTTTATGTTCTTCAGAGAAAAGAAAAGATAGGGAATGATAAAGGATTTTTTACATGCTTTCAGTAGCAAGACCGAATTTGATAAGGCATACAATGACACGAGTAGTGCTGTGTTGCCATCGGTTTTTGACGTTCTTGTGAGCAGCGGTGACACAAGTGAGACCTGGGACACATTATATGGGTTTGAGTTTTTGGAGGAATATAACATTGAATTACCTTGGATTAAACCAGGTATGATGCCAAAAGAGTATATTTATAGTAACGGTGAGTACTATACTTTTTTGCAGGAAAATGGTGTTGGTATTTTATTAACCAACGTGAAACCGTTGAACAATTTGACGGCGGAAACAGAAGAGGAAAACATTATTATTAACGGAAAAGCATATAAGGAGGTTGAAGAAGTACTTCCATTAGGTTTTTCGAAACTTGTCTGTATGACAGATGAGACAGACATATTATATGTGTACATTGGTTCACTTTTTTTTGAAGAAATACCGTCTTTTTTATACACAAACAGTAGCACAATACCTGGTGATGGTTTATTTGAGGTTGTTATTCCTGAGACAGCGGAGCCGATAGAGGTGTCATCATATTACACTCCTTGGGTAAGTTTGACAAAGAACGTGACTGAGAGGGTTGTCACTGGTGCGACTGACAGTAATGAAAATGTTGTATTGACATATTTGGGGAGCAAGCGTGTGAAGACATCAAGTAACAGTGGTGGTAGTGGCGGTATTATCGGTCCTATGCGTAGTACATCTATATACGGTGAGACGGAGACAATTTATCACAGGTGGGCTGACAGGAACGGCAGTACTTACTTAAGTATGTCAAGGTTTCCTATGAGATGGGGTGAATTGGAACCTGAGGGAAGTAGTGAAGGTGGGTCTGACGACCCCAAAAAATACGAAGCAAAATAATATAGGAGAAATTGAGATAAGAGAATGGGATATACAGCAATCAACATAAAGAGGAATGTGATTAATTACAACCGTAAATATTATTTTTATGGTAGTTCAAACATAAGTGGTAAAACCAGTGAGAGATACAATATTGACAACACCGACACCAACCTTCCCACAAGTAGTCCAAGTGGTGGTGGTGGCGGCAATGTGTTAAATGCGGCAAAATCATCATCGTCAGAGGAGGTATTGCAACCACTAACGCCGATGTCAGCCATGACCACACCTGGCATATACAACGTGTTTTGCAGGATTTTTGTCAGTGGCGTGACGGATTCGGAGACAGGTGATAAGGTTTACATTGAGGGAACGCCTGACTCCGTTAACAAATCAGTGTACAGTCCGTTGTTTATAAAAGAGTACAATGGTCTTGTATATGTTAATGGTAACAGCAGTATTAGGTATAGGTTGTATACACGATTTAACGGTTCAGGTGGTTATTGTTGGTTAGAGGAATACTATGAAAAAGGTTTTGACGATTCCTCAGGTGGTTATGAATAAATATTGGATTAATGGTAGATAATTTATTAAAAAACACCCACGGTTTTTACCTTTGTGGGTGTTTTTTGTTTTAAATTTTTTTGATGATTCTTATTGGTTTCAGTGCTTGTGAGCCGTATTCTTGTGACGAGTTGTCATAGTAGCAATAATCAGTGGTTTTGGGGATAACGCATTTGACGGTAACCACATTATAATCTTTTATGCTGGAGCTGGAGCAGAATTTGATGCGATAAGTGATGCATTCATTTATGAATGTTGCATATTCTAAAGCCAATTTTTTTGTTGGACAAGAATACATTATCCCTTCTTCCATTATTCCGTTTGGTTTTAAAATTGGTTCCTTATCCATGACATAGGAGGTTTCACCCAGAACATATGTGAAGTCTTTTAGAGTATAAAAAGGTGGGATGAGTTTTTTGGTATGTTTATGTTGTAGCATAACCTTAAAGGTGGTTATGTCATGTTTCAAGTTAATTTTTGTGGGATTAAATAGACACATGATATTTTTACCAATTTGAGTTTATTATTTTTATTTGTTGTTCCGTATTTTTTTTGGTTTTACGAAATTTAAGTTTTTGGATGCGGTCACATATATATTTCCTTCTCACTTGCGTGAGGTCTTGGGCTGCGTCATTGAGGTTTTGATGCAGGTGAAAATACATGGGGAACCAATCAAAGAACATATCCCGTTTTACAATCATGTATTTATAGTGGTCATCATAATAAGTGGTGATTTTATATTTGTGAATCGCCTTTTTCTTGAGTTTTGTTAGCAGTTTTATATCCATAATATTTATCTGTTTATTTTGACCAGTATATTTCTTTTTTTCTTATAGGGGATTGCGTATTCATTTTTGAATATGTCGGTGATGACATTATACACATCCTCATAAAGTGATGCCGCCGTGTCGTCATCAAGTTTAACATTATTGGAGTCAAACATATTGAGATAACCGTCCTGAAGGTTATATTTCAATGTTGACACAGGTGAGAGGTTATTGGTTGTGCCCAACCAATTGAAATAATTGGAGATTGAGATTGTCCTGAGGCTTTTGACTTTCATCAGTTGTTTGATTGTGCCTCTGTAAAGTTCTTTTTCGAAACTGAATTTTTTTCTCATGATTTTATTATTTTAAAAATTAATGTTATTTGTTGTATGTTTTTTTTCTGATTTGTAAGACAACTTCTGTTTTGTCCGGTAAGGACTCCAAATAATCACCTATTAGTTTCATGCCTTCTTCCGTGATTCCATTTTCAGTACTTACAATGGCAATGGTACTCACTCCTTGCTCAGCCATCCACTTGGCACCGGCTTTGAAAGCATCACGCACAAACGATTTATCATCCACTATAATTTCGATTGGTTCGCCAAAATCGTATTCCACTTCAAAAAATTCTCCATAATGAGTATTAGCATATTTTTCTACCACCTCATCAAGATTATCTGGAAGAGAAGGTTCCTGGGGATGTGCGTCAGCCCATTTTGCACCGTCAATAATAGCAAGACGGATAACCTCTTTCAGTTCATCGCTTTCAATTCCTTTACCTTTAAATGAGTTGGCGTATTCAACTATTTGTTCTTCTCTTGTCATATCGCATTAAATTAAAAATATTAATTATAAGTTAGGGTCAAAACAAGCCCTCAAATCATCTTCAAATTCTCTGTCAATACTATCATCGTATAAATCATCGTCAAAATCATCACAATACCAATGGGTCGGTCTTAAAGATTTTCTTACTAAAGAATTAGCCATGTTTCTTTGTTCTTCTGTTAGTGAGAAGAATGATACATTTTGGTCTGCCCAGAGAGCATATTTTGGGTTGATTTCGATGATGGTGTCAATTTTGTAACCTTTATATTTTCCGAATGTGAATGTTTCCATAATTGTTCACTATTTCTTTCTGATTTGAACTATTACCTTGTCATCAATCTTAAAGCCGGTTGAATCGTGTAAATGCAGACATATTCCAATCGGTCCATTCATAGGTGTTCTATCAACTCTTGTTTCCGTTGTATAGCCTTGCTCAGCCATCCACTTGACACCGGCTTTGAAAGCATCTTTTATATCTCCACGATGGCAGTATAAATATCCATGCTCCTCACCAACATCATAATAGTCCTCAACCTTTTGTGCCGCCACATCAAGATTGTCTGGAAGAGAAAGTTTTTCTTCTGACAGGGAGGCAATAAACTCCAATAGTTGCTGCATTGCTACTGGAACAAATGTGTAACTCCTGTTCAGATAGTCATTTTTAAGCCTTTCAACCTCTTGGCGTATCTTTTCTATGTTAGTCATTTCGTCTCCTCCTTTGCTTTATTGTATCTCCTTAGGACTTCCTCATAGTATTCTTCGTCTCCCCATTCTTCTGGAATTTTACCCTTGATATCATCATCTACTATCATATCCAATATCCTGGATATTTTCCTCATATCTTTCCAAGTCAAAACAAGGTCTTTCTCTGCTTGTTCGTAACCTTTACGATAAAATGCCCTTTGCATACTTCGCACTGATTCAACTTCAATGTACTCGTCCTCATCTGCATAAGTTTCAAGCGGGTAATTAGGCAGGACTTTCAATGCCGCTTCTTCTGCTCTTGTCATATTAACATTCTTCTAATTGCTCATCAATAAAATCTCTTAACCAGTCAATGAAATCAAAACAGTCACTACAGCCCTCATTCATTTGATATTTTATTTTCCTCAAAATTTCTTCTATAGTATCCTTGCGGATATATTCAATATGTTCGTAGCCACTATGTACTACCGGTGAGACACCCCAAAGGTGGGAAATCTTATTTGTTTCTCTTTCTTTTTCGAGATAAATTTTATCTGGTGTTTCCATTTGTTGTTATGTTTTTTTAATTATGTTCTTCTTCTTTGTCCGTAAATTTTCCAACGATGATTTCAATTGTTCGCAGAAACACAAGGAACAAGAAAATCACTAAATCGAGAGGCCACACTAAGCCAACAAAAATCCACTCAGGGTTCTTGTCTTTTGACCATTTTGCGAGTAGGACGGTTGTGACGACAATCATCACAATATAAACAATAATTAGTGATACCAAATAATACCAAGCCATATAAATTAAATTTTAAAAATAAACAATTTCATAACCATTAAGCGGGTAATAATAATTACAAAGAGAATCTGTGTCAACCAATAAATAACCATATATTATGGTTCCGTTATTTGTTAAATAATATGTCATGTTATTTGTGTTTTTTATTATATTGTATTTAGTTTTTCAATCAAATCCATCATAGCAAAACGGTATGCACGTTCCGCTTCGCCAGTACTATATCCCTGTTCAAACGACATTTGGTATTTTGCCCATTCTATAAGAGCGTCCTTGCGAATGTATTCCGTTGAACCTGCCACAATAAGTTCACCCAATTCTTGAATATTTCCTGCTTCAATATCATGTTGAGGCACGTAAATCTTATCTGGTGCTGTCATGTTATTCCTCCTTTCTTGCTTTAAGACCAAGTTCGTAGAAGTGATGAGCACATCTAACCCAATCAGATTCCATTATATCCATTGGGGTTCTTTTATGAGTTATTGGGAGATGAATTGTTTCCTCCGTATATCGTTCTATTTCTTTCTCCAAATCCACCTCTGGCTTTTCCTGCTGAAAAGAGTTGATGATGTTAGATAGTTTTTCTTTTAATTTAGCTTTTGTTACATAAGATGAGACAACACCATTAACAATTCGCTTGTGATACGAATCATCTATTTTACCGTCCTCAAAGGTATCTTCAAACCATGTAAGTATTTGTTCAAAAACTTTTTTCATAACCATCCTTTATTATGCGCAAACTCAAGTATTTTTTCCCAATCTTGTTCTTGTTCACGTTCAATCTCGGACAATAACTTGTCTGCGTCAATGTACTTCATATTTATTTCTTTTTTTGTGTTAAGCGGAAAACTCAGAACCATCACTTTTTGTTTTAAGTTGGTCTAATTTTTTCATTTCTTTTTTATAATACTCATATTTCTCTTTTGCATCCTCATACAGTTCTCTGATATACTCTTCCTGAAATTTATGTTCCTCACAGACATAGTTCTCAGCCTCTTTTATTGACTGCACAAACGCATGGTCACAAACACCTGGTTCCGTCCAACACCTCATTTGTTCAGTCTTATCATTTGAGGAATATTTAAATCTTTGACAGAAGGCACAGTTGGTACATTTTCTATCCATATCATTTACTGTTTTGAATTACAATATTTGCAATCAGGCCAATGTGCTAAACCAGCGGTATATCCACTTGCATACCACACAAATTCATGTGTGTTTCCGTTAAACTCCATCTCAATCATTATTGTATGATTCTGGATAAAAGTCTGATGGCGTTTAATTTGTTCTTCTTCTGAATAATCTGAACAACCCATTAAGAGGATGATGGTTACTAAAATACTTAAAACTTTTTTCATTTTGTTACTTTTGTTTTTGGATTTTAATGTCAAGACTTTCGGTATAATTTAAAAGTTCTTGTGCGTCTTTCAATGATTTAACAAATGTCTTTGCGTCTTCTTCGGTGAAGAACGCTTTGGCGGCACGCTCAGTATCAGTATAACAATCCCCGTAACGTGCGTTCCATGATACGACCCACAATTCAGCACCTTCAACATCTTTTGTTTTGTAACCGGTAATAAGTGAATGTATTTTTTTAATAAGTTCCATAAAAATAATTTTTTTTTAAAAGTTTGTTTTTTTATATTACAAAAATCGTGCCGTTTTGATGTGATAAGAAATATATTTTTACTTTTTTTACAAAAATACAAAAATATGAGTGAATAACAAAGAAAAAATAGGAGATAATTTTTTGTGAGGATAGTGATTTTGTTTTTATTAAAATATTTATTATTATAATAATAAGCAAAATCACTAAATTAATTATGAGTAGATGGCTTCATAGATTTAATACAGTTGCTGAATATACAACGGCAAGAAATAATGATTATCTTGAACCTTGGGTATCTTACACTGAGGATAACGCCAAGGTTAACTATAACAAATCCGAATATGAGAAACTACTTGAAACACCGCTTACATTTGAGATAACGGGTGGCGGTAATATTGTTTGGAAAGCAAGTGACACGGCATTAACCAAAACCATTGAATATAGTAAAGATAATGGTACAACATGGACATCCATCACAAGTACAACTGATGGTATTCCAATAGATGTTGAATCAGGTAATACCGTTCAACTTAGAGGAAATAACACCGCATATGGTACATCATCTTCTTATAATACATTCAGTGGTAGTACGGCACAATTCAAGGTTAAAGGAAACATAATGTCATTGATTAACCCAACCAATTTCAGTACACTAACCACATTAGAAAGTAATGGTTATTATGCATTTAGGCATTTATTTTATAAATGTACAGGTTTAACCGATGCAAGTAAACTACTGTTACCTGCTACTACATTAGCTGATTATTGTTATTATTATATGTTCAGGGATTGTACAGGCTTAACCACTGCACCTTCAGTTTTACCTGCCACCACATTGGCAAGCGGTTGTTATATGTATATGTTCAGAGGTTGTACAAATCTAACTACAGCACCTGAATTGCCTGCAACAACGTTAGCAAATTATTGTTGTAGTAGTATGTTCTGGGGTTGTACAAGTCTAAGAACCGCACCTGAGTTACCTGCCACAACATTAGCATATGGTTGTTATAATCAGATGTTCTATGGTTGCACAGCTTTAACGTCGGTACCCGCTTTATCAGCAACAACATTAGCAGATTATTGTTGCAGTAGTATGTTCCAAAATTGCGCTTCCTTAACAGCAATACCTTCAAATTATTTGTTAGCAACAGCATTGACTGTTGAATGCTACGTTTCTATGTTCAGAAACTGTACGTCATTAGTAACCACACCTGAATTACCCGCAACAACATTAGCGAATAGTTGTTATGACAGTATGTTCCAGGGTTGTACAAGTTTAACAACCACACCTGAATTATCAGCTACAACATTAGTAACTCAGTGTTATAAGAGTATGTTTCAAGGTTGTACAAATCTTAATTATATTAAATGTCTTGCCACTGATATATCAGCAACTGATTGTACCGCTAATTGGGTAAATGGTGTGGCAGCATCAGGTACATTTGTTAAGGCGGCATCTATGACAGGATGGACAACAGGTACACGTGGTATTCCAACAGGTTGGACAAGGGTTGATGCTTAGTATATATAAAAAGAGAGGTAAATGATTACCTCTCTTTTCTTTTTAAAAATCTGTTTAAAATTTCCTGATAATAGCCTTCCTCAGTCGCACAGCATTCAGGTAATTTGTCCTGAATATCCAAATCAATCATGTCATCCGCTATGTTCACGATTGTTTTAATATCTTTCCAAGTCAAGTTTTCCATTTTATTTATTATATCTAATTTGTGTGATTCTTGTCCATTGGCTGTTTTTATATTCATCAAGTGTATGTGAGTTGGTATAGGACATTGCCGAACGCAAGTAATCGGTTTCATTTTCAGCCCAGCTTTGTAATGTGTACTCTACTTTTTGGTATTTAAGGAGACCTTCAGATGTTTTAAGTGACTTAAGGGTTTGTGTATTTGCCGATGCCACTATAGCCTGTGCTATTTTTGTGCTTTGACCGAAGAACTCTTTCCACACTGTCAGTTTATTGTCTTTAATGAGTCTATAAGTTTCCTCATATTTGTCTTTAGGTATTTCCTTACCGTATTTTAGAAGGGTTGTGATTGGCCTATATATTTTTTTACCCCTGATGTTCCAATAGAAACTACCGTAGGTGGTTTTACCGGCGCTTTCCATCGCTTTATTAAATAAGCTGCCAATCATCACATAATCAGCATAAATCAAAGCTTTTTGTATATCCCTATATCCTTTTATTCCACCGTCAGCGATAATTTTACATTTACCACCAATTTGCTGTTTTATATCATAGATTTTTTGCAATAAGGAAAAGACCGGAAAATGAACCGCTGTGTTACTCGCTGTAAGGCAATTATGCACTATATAACCATTTGCAATGTAAGAATGTTCAGTTTCAACTTCAAGGTCATAAACATTTTTAGTACACTGTTTGTGTGTGATTTTTTTTATTTCAACTAGTTTCATTTTTTAACATGTTTTTAATTTTAATAATTGTGTTAATATCTTGTGCTTCTTTTTTCGAAAGTCTTAAAAAAGAATAACCGTTTTCTTTTGCAAAATTTTCTTTTTCTTTATCATTTATTTTCACTGATTTTGATTCATGAAATTTTCCATCGGAATCATATTCAATAAGTAGTTTTGAACCAATTAAAAAATCAAAATAGCAATAATCACCATTTAAAATAAATCTTTTACCCAACTTAATTCTATATTCAGGTATAAAAAATTTTAATACTTCATAAAGTTTGTATTCTTCGCTGGAGTGATAGCCTGTTGCTAACAAAAAATCAATTTCATCACCATAAATTCTATGTAGAGACTGTAACAAAGTTCCATCATATGATTCACAAGGATTTTCCAAATGTGTTTTGTTATATTCTTTTATTAGTGCATGTATTGTATATTTGGAGGGGTGTGTTTTTATCATATTATACATCCAACTCATCATTGTTTCGTCATTTATAATCACTTTAGGATTATGTAACTTTGACAATGTATATTTAGAATAATCTATTAGTTCAGTCAATTCAGCCGCATTTGTAATGTTCATTGCAAGCCACACTTTTTTCAATGTCCTTTTATCAATATTATAAGATTTTGAAACATCCTCTAAGGTAAATTCTTTACTTGAAAATAATTTAAATGCCTTTTCATATGTATCCCTATCGTAATGTGTTTCATAATATTTTACAACATCAAAATCATTTTTATGTGCTTCTTTATAATGTTTTAAAACATCTTCATTACAACTTCTAACTAAATTACCATAACAAGTATCAGCATAGTATTTGGTAAATTCCCATCTTTTTCCACCACTTCTTAAATTTAATTCATGGCCACAACCACATGGACATTTTGGTCTAATACCATTATATTCGTGCTTAACAATATAATCTAATACTGACATATGGTGACATTCTCTTAAATGTCTCTTTAACTGTCCCCTACAAGAAGATTCTTTTTCATATTCAAAAATTTTACCACATTCTTTACATTCTAATTCTGCCAATTTTAAAAACAATTTTATATCTATTATTTTTTTTTTATTATAAATAGTAAATGTTTTGGAAAAAGACAAACATTTTATGCCTGTACCAAGAAATAATCATCGGTTAATTCAGATGCTTCGACCCAAAATCCAATTTTTTTAATTTCTTCATCTGTTAAATCAATGTTTTCTTTGACATCATTTTTCTTAACAACAAAAAATTTATGATTTGGAGTACACTCAATATCATCATTAATTTTTATTGTTTCTTCTGTTTTTTTTACAATAGTATTAGTAACTTTATAAATTCCGTTTTTGGTTTTAACAAAATCACCTTTATCAACATCTTCAACATTGACTTTACTACCATCAGCCATTGTTATTTTTGTTCCTTCAACAAAACAAGCGTCTCCTGTACCCACGGAAACCCTGCAATAATCCACACCTGCCTCCTCATAATCACGATATGTTTCAGGGTTCGCAATGTTTCCTGTCATGATAATAATATTATCACCATGTATTCTTTTAATGTCCTTAACCAAATCAAGGAGTTTCTTCATGTGTCCATTCGCCAAATCAATACAGATTTTAATTGGCCATTGGAATTCAGTTTTCCATGTTTTATTTTTATCACTAAGTACATTAATTAAATTAGTATCTAAATATTTAGTAAAGTATTTGTTAATTTTTACTGTTGTTAGTAGATAGTTATCAACGAACAAATCTTTTGCCTCATTAAGTGAAAATGCCACAAAATTTGGTGTATTGGGGAAATTTTCAGCAAGATATTTAAGCCTATCATCAACAGAATAACTTCTTGGAATGACTGTTCTTATTTTGGCTTTGTTAAAATCTTTGGTGTTGTCTATTGACACAACGGAACTCATACAACTTGCGAATATCGGCAAATAACCGTTTTCATCATATGGGTTACATTCTTTTCTACTTGTTATTGTTGTGATTTTTTCTGGAATGACAGTGATGTCATCATAATTTAACGCAATTTCATCGTGCATAATATCAATCTATTTTTTACAAAAATATAAAAATTAATTTAATTAAACAACTAAAGTTTTGTTGGTGGTTCAGATATTTGTTTTTTAAAATTGGACATTGGATATTTTTTTAACAGGTCTTTTTCAGCCTTCACTATTGCTTTTCCTATTTTTGTATAATAGTTTCTAACAACATTTTTAGCCATATTATACCACCAATCAAAATGTTTTCCAAAATTGTTTGATAGTATGTTTTCAATTTTTTCTTTGTCTTCGGTTGATATATTTTCAATAAAAGTATTTATTATTTTAATATTTTTAAACAATATACCATTTTTAACCGTTTCAATTGGCTCAGTATGTGGGTTGTCCATTATGGTTCTATATGTTTCACTTGCGAACGCGTCCCTTTCAAATTTGTTATTATAGTAAATAACGTAGCCAACAATTTGGGAATAGAAATTGTCTCTAATACACAAATTTCTTGCTTTTTGATAAATTTCCTGACTTATTGGATTATACAGTGGTTTTTTACCTCTTTTTTTAATTTTAAAAAGATGGTCAACCTCATGTTCAGTCGTTCCGTTATAGTCAGTAAAATTACCATTATTACAGATAACAGTTGTTTGGATAAAGTACTTTTGTGTGTTTTCATCAAAAGCAGTATTACCTGGGTTTGTATCTTTAATTAAATTAATTTGACTGTTATCTGTAATGTAATATATTCTAAAAAACAAATCTATTCTAATATTAAGAAACACATAGTTATATATTTCCCCTTCAATTAGTGGAAAACCATTAACAATTTGTTTTGCGTTTTTTGGGTGGTATGATTTTATTGTGTTAATGATTTTTCTTGTTTCCAAGTTAACAACATCTGAAATACCATACTCTTCTTTTATTATTTTTTTGATTTCTGTTAGCAAATCCATAAGTTTTCTATTTTAGACCACTACTACCAAAACCATCAAGTCCACGGTCAGTGTCATTATTTAATTCATCCACAACTTCAAAATCAATAGGTGTTGTAACACCGATTTTAATTTGTCCAATTCTATCACCGACTTCGTATTTTGGCATATTGGGCATCACATGATAAAAAATGGCAAATACCTCGTTTCTATAGCCTTCATCAATTGTACCTTCACAATTACTGAGAACCATTCCTGTTTTCCATACAGAACTTCTTGGTCTAAAATCAATTGAAATATTTAATGGTGAATAGTCTAAATTAAGTTCAAGACCTGAAGAGCATGATTTTTTATCATAATTTAGTACCGTTTCATAATCTCTTACAATTTCAAACGCAAGTCCTGTTCCATATTTGTAGACATTGGGTGCTATCTCTTCCACTGATGTTGCCCACACATCATAACAAAAATCACCTTCTTTCGCCTTAACCGGTGTTTTAGCCAAATCATTTAGTTTTTTAATTTTGATTTTCATGTGGTTTTACTGTTTAATTGTTGTATTATTGTTCATGTTTTTTCCGTCAAGCCTGACATACTCCCACGATTGAAATCGTGGGGTTCTTAACCAATTTTAAGAACACATATTTGTTAATAAGTTATACCTATTAACCACATTGGATACATCCAATGGCACTGTCAGCAGTGCAATGTGATTCTGTTCATATCGCTTCAATATATTAATTGCAGCATTCAAATCACGGTCAATTACTATGGAATCTGAAAGATAAACTACCCTATCCGATAATTCTACTTTATTTTTAAATAACTTGCCCGTTAAACAATTCTGCTGTGTTGTCCATTTCTCATTAATGGTTTCCAACTCAGTGTTACTGTTTTGGCATTTATATGTTAAAAATTCCATAAATGTGGCTATCGCGCTTTCACTGAAGCTCCTGGATGTCTTCGTTAATTTGTTACTTCCCTTTTCCATGAGTTTCTTTACGCTTAAGTCACCTACTACAATTGTTTTGTAGTTCATATTCACTAATTTTTTACTCTGAATATGTAGAGTTTGTTTTATCTGTGCATCCTTTCGTTTGTACAGTTTTTTCTTTACTTTTTTTAGCTTTTCATGTCTATTGCTACCTTTAGCACATTTATCCATCTTACTTTGTACTTTGGATATTTGTTTTCTAAAGTATGTGTTAATTTTTTTTGCTTTGTTAGGTATTATAACAACATTCCCCAGATTATCAACACCATTACATAGGTTCTTAATCCCTAAGTCAATTGCAAGCACCTTGTTTTCTTGTGTCAATTCTTCCTTTTCCTGAACATAATTTTCAATGCCTAAATCAAGAAGATATTTACCATTACGGTATTTAAGTTTAACTTCTTTAATTGTTTGCTTAGAATAGTCAATACCTGGAATCCCTTTGTAATTAACAACAATACCATTAATTTTTAAGGTTTCATCATTAATGAATTTCCAACCTGTTTGGTTATAGACAACGGTATGAAAATGGTTAACATCTTGTAGTTTTTGTGGTGGTTTTGCTGCGTTATCCTTTTTAATAAGGTTAAAAAATGATTTGTATGATGAATATATTTCTTTAGCAACCCTTTGGCTTGCTTTTGAATTAAGGCATAATAACAATGGCGTTTGTTTTCTTAGTGCTGTTATGTCTTTATCTAAATCATACTCAGTTTTTATTTTGCCAGCTGTTTTATAAGTCTGTTGCTCAATATCAATAAGAATGTTATACAATGTGTTTCTTGCAAGGGGTAGGTTCTGTAGTTGTTGTTCCTGTTCCTTGTTTGGAAATAGTCTTATTGTATATGTTCTATATTGTATCATTTACTTGTAAATAGTATGAAAAATCAAAAAGTTTTGTTTATTAACAAAAAATATGTATATTTGTAGTGCAATTCATCCCACCACTAAAGTAGTGGGCTTTCTTGCACATTTTTCGTAACACCATATTGTTTGGCGTATTGCAAAAGATTATAACCGTGTGTCAATTCATGACCGCAAGCAAAGGCAAAAACCTGTCGCAAGTCATTAACATTATTTGCGGATATTTTGATTTCCACTCGAGGCACACAAACAATTTTTTCATCTTTTTCCATAATTGATTTTGGGTGAAATTCACCTAAATAAGATTTTTTGGAGTCAAATTGTGTTGTGAGGGTCAATCTAAATTCATCAAAAAAAGTGTTTAGTTTGGATTTAAGTTTTTCCTGTGTATATGTGTATGTTATTGATGTTTGTGTTTTAATGGTTGTCTCAATCTGTAACGATACCATTTCAAGCAAAACATTAATAGCGTCATCAATATCAGAAACATAACCTCTTGTTTCTGTCAGAAACAGATTTTGGCTATTATATCCAAATTGAAAAAGGAGGTGGTTATATAGTTCTTCGTTTGTGTTCATTTGAAAATTTTTTTGATATTTTCTTTTATTTTTTCTTTAAAGGCTTTTGTTGCCTTAATGTTTTGGGGATTGATTACCGCTGTGTTTGTTTCTGGTTTGTTATCTGTTTTTAGCTTATATGTTTTGTTCTCATCATCCCACACATATTCTTTTTCGAGTTTTTTAAGAGCGTTTTGAAAGTAATCCCTATTATCGGACAGAACTGTTTCACTACCGTCAAACATTCCGTTTTTGGCTTTGTCTTTCAATATGACCTGTTCTTGCTTTACTATAGCCTTGGTTTTGGCTATGTCTTGTTTAAGTGAGTTAACATCATTCATCACTGACATCAATTATTTCTTCATTATTTTCCTCTATGCCATCCGCATTGTTTCCTTCGGCGATTGATTCAAAAAAACCCACGATATTATGTATTGTCCAAGTAATGCCTGCACCAAAACCAATATCCATCAAAATCGCCAACCACCATAAACCGGTTCCGCTAAGCAATATATTAAATGGGGTAATCGCTACTTGGGGCAGGAAAAACCAATCAATTAATGACATTACCCAAGACAAGTTACTTGGAAAACACACCATACATTGAAACAATTGGCCGAAATGTTCGGATATTGAATTACTGATGTTTCTAACGTGTTCAAATATTCGGAATGGACCGCTTGCGTAAACAAACATCCACGAAATTCCATAAAGGAATATACTATAAATAAATATTATTAATCCTGTACTCATTCCTCAATATCATTTTCTTGTGTTTTTATTTCTTCTTTTTTGGTTTTGCTGACCTTTTTTGGTTTGGCCGTTTTGTAAGTGAATGTCAATGTCCTAAGTGCCTCTATTGGGATTGTCTCATCAATAAACAGTTCCTTCAGTTCTTCGGCTTTTTCTTTAAGTAATCTTGCCCTTTCTTGTGCGGTCAGCATTTTGTCAATACTATATTCTATCGCGTCAAAAAGAACATCAAAACCGACTTCCATTTCAGCGCAGAAATAAAATTGTCCAGGATATTCATTACCCTGAATTACATTTATACCGTATTTTTCTTCTATTGTGTTGTCAACAATCCATTTGGGTGGGAATTGAACAATAATATAAATAGCGTTTTCACCATTGTCGGTGTCAACTCTCATTCCTTTAAAATATTCTTTTATTTTCTCTATTCTGTCTTTAATGTTATTTGCCATAGACTCAAATAATTTTTATGAACAAATCAAAAATGTTATTATATACGAAATTGTTAGTCCTAGATTTAACAATTTTTTCTCAGTTATTTTATAATTTCCGTCAGTCAATAATGCTTTGCCGAAACAAAACATTTCCTTGAAAACAAATAAACAACTGAAAACCATCAGATAAGTTAATATTATTTCTAACATGTTTTTTTTACAAAAATACAAAAAAATATTGACAAAATCAACTATTTATTGAAAATGTTTTGTTTATGCTACAAGATTTAAAAAAATATTTCACCCCAAAAAACATGAAATTAATTGGTTATGTTCTTGGGATTGTCGGTATATTTCTTTTTGGAATATATGTGGGTAAAAAGACAACACCCGTAAAAAAGATAACAAAAACCATATATGTTGAGGCAAAACCAATACATGACAGTATTGACAAACCTGTACCTGTTTACATCAAAGAACCGGTTGATGTCGCTAAAATTATAGCGCAAGCGGTAAAAGACGGTGTTTATCAAGAGTTGTTTCCTGAAAAAATAAAGGAAATAAAAGACACTGTTTATATGACTAGTGAGGACACACTTAAACTTATCGCTGATTGGGCGACTTTACGGGAATATAAAGAGACGTTGTTTGATAATGATACCCTTGGTACTTTTAAGTTAAACACATCTGTGCAATATAACAGGTTGGGTACATTGTATTATGATTTTGTTCCCAAAGTAAAGGTTGTGACAAACACCGAATATAGAACAAGAAAAATACTTCCTTATGTGGGCGCAGGTGGAACCACATTCCCATCCGTTACCGCTGAGGCAGGTGTTTTTGTAAATCAGTCCTGGGGTTTATCAGTTGATGGGCATTACTATTTTAACAAAAATGAATATGTACCAAAACACGATGTTGGTGTGAAGTTATTAAAAATGTTTTAATAAAAAAGAGAGGTGAAAAACCTCTCTTTTTCTTTTTACTCAACAATTGTCCAAATTTCAACAAATTTACTGAAATCCTCATAGGGTATTGTTGTATAACCGTTTTTACCGAAAGATTTTCCCCATGAATTTCTGATAATGAAACCTTCACTATCGTAACCGACTATCGCTATTGCGTGATAACCCATAAGAGTGTCACCATATAGTTTTGTCCAGAACTTATCGTTATAATTATATACCGGTAATGCGCCAAGACAAGGACCGTTCATTACTATTGCGTTTTTAAGACTCAGGAAATTTTTCACCATCGCATAACTTTTTATACTGAAATAACCGCTTGATGTTTTAACACCGTGATGAAGAAGGTACCTCAAACCATCTTTAAATGTCATGCCTTCATCGGCAGTCTCAGTTGTTTTTGCTTTAAATATATCGTAATAAGCGACCTTATTGTCTTTTTTGGAACCATCACTCAAATTTAACTGCCAGTTTATATAAGCCGATAATGAACAAGGCACACAAATTGGGTTTGAACCTTGGTTAAGAGCATCAGGTAAATATTTTTTGTATGAATACTCCGATGGGAGACCTTCGGTCATTGACGCACCGAATATATGTTCAGTTCCATCAATAACGGATTTTTGAAAGCCGAAGTTTTTCTTTTTTCTTGCCATGGCAAATAATAGTTTTAGTATGTTATTTAAACACATTTCATTATTGCTTTTTTAAAGATGATTAACAGACAACATGCCATGAATATTGATTTTGTCATTAAACCAATCTTCCATAACCTGTTTCATAAACAATTCCCTTTCAATTTTATCAAGAAACATTTTCTTAAATTTTTCAATAAGTAAATCGCACAAGTCCTCTTTGTAAAGATTTTTCAGTGATTCACCGGTTGATGACACAATGGATACAATTGGCACCACTTCTTTCAAACCATCTGAGCCAATCCTTTCAATATTACCCTTTTTAAAGTTGTCATCCAAAAACTTTTTAACAACCATCACCTTTTGGGGGTCAATGGTATATGGTTTATTCATTTTTTTGTCCACGGGCATTTGTTGCACAGTATCTTCTTTCAACAACCTAATCAGTTGCTGTTCTTGTGCTTCCGTTATAATTATTCTTCTCATTAAAAATCTGTTTTTACTATAAATAGTTTTGTAAAAGAAATAAATTAAAAAATGTGATTTAATGGCTATTTATAAAAAAAAAATGACAGATATATATATATCTGTCATTTTTTTTATTTAATTTCAATTCTCCTTGAAGAAGAAGTTTTATCAGTAAGCGGTTTTTTTGTCACCGTAATTTTAAGTTGGTTGGTTTCACCTTTACTGTTGTCAATTATAGCGGTTAAAGTATCAGGTTGAACATCCTTTGGAAGTGTATATTCATATGAACCGCTGGTAAATGAGTTATCTTCCTTGTGTTCATATTTGATTTCTATTGTTTTCTCATCAATAACATCAATGGTGATGTCAGAACCAACCACTTTCTTGGATATTGGAAGAACTAATTCATAGGTAACTCCTTTATCAACAAACTCATGGAAAGTGGGGAATGTTTCGTTAAGTGTTGTTGTCGTGTAACTATAAGGCCACCAAAATGTCCATGGATTTTCTTGATACGGATAGGATGGAAATGGGTTATATGGTTCGTTAAACCAATTGTTGTGTTGGGGCGCGGTGGTTAAACTATCTTTCACCGAGTCATCATTAAAATAATCAAATATACTTTTCATAACAAAAATATTTTTTTATTTTATTATTTTTATAATATAAATAAAAATAGTAATAAAGTCAAGATAATTTGAAGAAATTTAATTACATTTTCACCTACTTCACTTTTTTCGTGAAGCGCGTCTGTCGTCACATAATATATTGAAGCATTGGCTATGCTGACAAGCAATAAGTTAATACCGCTTGTGGGTAAAAACCACATTATAGGAAGAATGATAATTAATGACCACATTATGGCATCGGCATTAGATACCGATTTGCTTTCCTTATTATGTGAAATTGGAAATAACACATTTTCAGTAAGGAAATGACAAAGAACACATAAGATTAATAATTTCCAAAACATTTTTTAAATTTCTTTTGATAATACTGTTATTGCCTTTGGTGTGATATTGTCGTATGTCCAAACCGCACCATCCATGTCAGGGTCTCCAAAAAATTTAATATTGTTTAATTTTGTTCTATCAATTAGAAGTAATGCATATTTTAGGGTGCGTGGTTTATTTAGTTCAGCCATAATTTCATCTTTTGACATGTTACTAATGTCAAGTTTTTTTTCTAAATTCGCTTTGTAAAGTTCATTAGCAAATAAAACATATGTCAATTTAGTTGCTTTTTCGGTTTGAAAATATATTCTTTCGGGTCTATTCGACAGAATATTTGTTGTTCTTGGTGTAAGTCCGTTTCTAAGTATTTTGGGTAGTTTTGTTACTGGTGTCAAATGATATAGGTAATCAGGAACATCGTTAATTTCCTTTATTTGCCGATTTTTCTGAAAAGAATAGACAGAGTAATTTTTGTTTTTGTTCCAAATTTGTTCTTGTGCAAGTGTCCACCCACAAGTTTCCATGAATTTTTTAATTTTTTCAGTGTCTTTAAAACCATTGGGTATAATTAGGTAAAACACAATAATTTCGTTATTGATTAAAAAACCATCGCTATTATATGCCCCTTCAGTTGCATAACCAATATCATTATTGTTCTTAATAAAATCATCAATGTTCCCAATCTTATAATACTTTGACAGGATTTTATATATTTTGTCCGCATCATAAGATTGATGTATACCTTCGTCTAAAATTGATTCATAACTTGTTTCTAAAACAAACTTTTTCTTTAAACCATAATTAGATTCAGGAAAAAGTCTCATTCTTTTCATGAGACTCAAGATATTTTTCAAATCATCCATGTTATTAAAGCCTTGCTACAATTCTACCTCTTGTCAAATCATAAGGTGACATTTCGACTTTAACTTTGTCTCCAACAATTACCTTAATAAAATTTTGTCTCATTTTTCCTGATGATTGACATAATATAATCATGCCGTTACTGTCCAGTTGTACTCTAAACATCACATTAGGTAAACTTTCAAGTACAATACCTGTTTGTTCAATTGCTTGTTGTTTTGCCATATATATTTTTTTTTTATTTTTTACAAAAATACAAAAACAATGGTAAAAAACAAAATTTTTTTAATTAAAACACTATTTATCAGAAAAAAAGAAATTTTATGGGAAAGAATATTGAACTGAACGCAAATGAATTGACATACATCATTAAAGAGTCTGTCGGACAAATTTTAGAAGGTATTTTCTCCAAAAAACAAAATTTTCCTGAAAAACCACAAAAAGCGTCCGATGTTATAAGAGCAAATGGTTGGACAGGAAAAACAGTTGACAAGGCACCTAATATGGTTGTTATCAGATGTTATCCAGATGCACCAATGTGGAAAGTATTACCTTTTGATGATTTGGTGGAGGATTTAAATATCTATTATCAACATAAAGGTGTGCCATGCAAAGCGACAGGTCTTGATGAATATAACGGACAACGAGGTGGTTTCATTGTAGTAAAAAGGGGATATAAATCATAGGAAGTCAAAAATGACTTCCTATTTTGTTTTCATTAATGTTTTGTAATCAAAGTTTGTCACTGGAATTTCAGCCATCTCAGTTATGATTTTTTTAGCGGTTTCGCTGTCATTAAGTAGAATTTCACTGACAAGTACGGATATCTGTAAAAGAACATATCGCTTTATATCCCCATCTAAGTCAATATATCTCAAATCGCCATACTTTAACATTGACATTATTTGTGTGGTTGTTTTCACTTTTCTCTCAAACAATTGACCGTTAACTGTTAATCGTAAGTAAAAAATTCCTGTTGGTGTAATGGAATCAGGATTAAATGTTCTAAAAAAGAATCCTTCCCATTTAAATGTGTTGTTCTCATCATTTGATATTTTGCAAATGAGATTTTCAAGTGCTTCTTTTTGAAACTCGTTCAGTAGTTTGACAGATTCGTCTGTCGGTGCCCTTTTTTCAGTTACATTAATGTTAACATCCGTAATTTTTCTCATATTAAATTTCTTTTAAAAAATTATTAAGGTATGTATTTCTTTTTGTTGTGTCAATTGTGTTAACACCAAGATAAAGAGACTGCTTTTGTCCAAGTAACACACATAGATTTTTGGCTCTTGTGATTCCGGTATATATTAAATTTCGTTTTAGCATAACATAATGACCCATTGTTATCGGCATTACCACAATCGGATATTCAGAACCCTGTGACTTGTGAACGGTGACAGCATAAGCAAGCATCAATTCATCAAGGTCGGAAAAATCGTAAATTACAACTTGTTTTTTAAACACCACAATTAGTGTTTTTTCCTCTTTGTTTATTGATTGTATGAATCCAGAGTCACCATTAAAAATCTCTTTATCATAATTGTTTTTAATTTGCATAACCTTATCATTAACCCTGAATGTAGTTGTTCCAAATTTTATTTCCTCACCATTGGGATTCAGTTCTTTTTGGAGTAGTTCATTAAGATTGATTGTACCCAGCGACCCTTTTTTCATTGGTGTTAAAACCTGTATTTCAGTTGGTTTATAACCATAGGTTTTTGGTAATCTGTTTTTGACCAAATCAATAATGTTGTTAACTATTATTTCCTCATCCTCAATGTTTATCCAAAACAAATCACTGTCTTTACTGTTTTTCAAGTCAGGAAATTCACCATGGTTAATCGCATGTGCGGTGGTTATTATTTTTGAGGTTGCCGCCTGTCTATAGATTTCTTGGAGTTTCACCACAGGTATCATTTCCGAAGAGATTATATCAGACAGGATGTTACCTGCCCCAATACAAGGTAACTGGTCTGCATCACCAATTAAAATTAGTTTCATGTCTTTTGGAACCGCTTTAAGTAAACTATTCATTAAAAGAACATTCACCATTGAAATTTCGTCAACAATAAGCACATCACCATATAAAGGTCTTTCCTCATTATATTGGTAACCTTTGGTTGGATTATACCCTAACAGTCTGTGTATAGTGGACGCTTCCATTTCAGTCGCCTCAGACATTCTGTCCGCCGCTTTACCTGTTGGTGCGGCACATAGTATTTCTTTGTTTTGTAGTCTTAACGCTGTTATTATGCCTTTAGTCACCGTTGTTTTACCGGTACCAGGGCCACCTGTCAAGACCATCACATTGTTATATAAAGCCGTTTTAATAGCGTTTTTTTGTTCTTCATTGTATTCGATATTAAGATGTGTCTCAATTTGTTTAATTTCAGCGTCCGTAATCGTGTCCATTGGTTTGAACGCTTTCAGGACATTGGTGAGTTTATATGCTATGTTTTTTTCCGCATAGTAATATTGCGGCAAAAATATTTTGTCATCAAGGCAAACAAGTTGCTCATCATTAACCATGTTATCAATTTCAGTCTCAATAAATGATGCCTCAATCTGAAGAAGATTGACAATTTCATTGGTTAAAAATGATTTGAGTTCATATGTGTCACCTTGTTCACCACACTCATTTAATGTGAAAACAATACCGGCTGATATTCTTTGTGGTGAGTTGAATGGAATACCCATTTTAAGGGCAATGGCATCCGCTTTTTTAAAACCAACACCATCCAAGTCAGTTATTAACCTATACGGATTTTCCTTAAGGACATCAATGGCGTTATCGCCATAAAGTTTATATATTTTAACCGCAAATAATGTTGAGATATCAAATGATTTAAGGAAAACCATAATATCCATAACATGTTTTTGCTCTTTCCAAGATTCAACCAACGTGTTTATTCGTTTTTCTCCGAATCTTGGGATTTCCTTAAGCCTTTCAGGGTGGTTTTCAATGATATCAGGTGTCTCAATGCCAAATTTGTTTACTATCAATGTGGCGTACTTTTCACCAATTCCTTTAATGAGACCACTTGCAAGATATTTTTGTATACCGTATAATGTGTCAGGCATAATTTCATCACAGACATCTGCGACAAATTGGTTACCATATATGTTGTGTTTTTTCCATTGTCCTTCCACATGCAAAGTCATGCCAATGATGGGTGTCGTTATGTAAGCCACAAGCGTTATCCTGTCTTTTTGAAAATCAGGTTTAACACCCATGATGGTATATCCGTTGTCATCATTGTGATATGTGATATAATCAATTATACATTTAAAATTTGTTTCCACTAAAAATTGTTCCTCTTAAAAATTATTGCCTTGACATATGCTTTGAAAAGGGAATCTGAATATGTCCTAAGTTTACCTGTTGTTCCCCTCATACCTTTATTATACTTTTCTTTGATTTCGTTAACAAATATTTTTCCATAATATCTTCCAAGATACCGAGGAAGCGGGACAAAATATTTGTTTGTATCTCTAATTATTCTGTTGAATGTTTTTATAAATTTTTCTTGTTCTTCACTATGACTGTTGTTTAAAAGTTCTTTACAAACACCAATTAATGTTCTGGATTTGGTTTTATATGTATCAAATTCCGAATCATAAAATAGTGCCCTGTCTAATTGGAACAATGTTGATTCAATTGCCTTTGACAAGTTTTTTCTTTTCATGTTTTTATTTTTTTCTGACTATTTATATTACACGACAAATATATAAAAAAAATCTGTTAGAACAAAATGGTTAAGACTTTTGAAGTTGACAAACAAAATAGTAACAACCTGCATGGTTGTCCGGACACAATAAGAATACCTGAAGAAAACATTGATTTAAACTACAAAGATGAGAACACATTAACATTTATTGTTGGTGTGAATACCAGTGGTGACCTTCAGTTGATTTGTTCGAAAACATTGTTACACACTTATTTGCTTTACAATTATCAATGCAAAAACGGTAAATTAAGTAACACAAGAGAAGGTAGATTATGGATGAACGAAAAACTCATTTCTGTGTGGAATGATTTGGCATCATCTGATATGGAAGTCATAAGTTATTTGTTTAAGGAAGTGTTAAACCTTGATATTTCCAACTATACATTTGTCTCTGAATTTGATTATAGGCATGTTTTCATGGCAACTGTTTCTGAATTTGAGAAAATGGGTATATCAGGAGATTGGAGTGAAAATGATTGGAACAGACTTGAGTCAATGTCAAAAAAACAAAACAACAATATTGGTTCGGAAAAGTCAACCAACACTCTTGGTATTGCGGATAAGGATATGTGGAGACATTTTATGTATAATGAAGGAAAGAAAAAGAGAACTAAATTTTAGTTCTCTTTTTTCAATAGCCTATCGCCAACTTCGTCAAGACATTTTCCAAGCAAATTTTCTCCTTTCCAATTTTTCTTATCGGCAATAAGTGGGTCATTATAATATATACCAACCCCCCAAATTTTGTCGTATGGACTTCCTTCAACAAAATTATAGGCTTTGTTCCGAAAATATAACAATGCCTTTTTCAATTCATCATTTTGTGAAAACTTGGCTAAGACTGCATCATACATGATATTGTACTTGACTTTATCCCATTGTGCCTCATCAAAACCTCTTACTTTCCTTCCTAATTTTTTACAGTCCCTTGGGTGTTCAGTGTTTTTTATTAGTTCAGCAATTTCAGTGTCATTAAAGTACATTGCTTTCTGAAACATAAAGTATTGTTCCGAAGTCAAATATTCATTTTCACCTACAGTGAATTTAGCCGGATAAAAATTTGAAAAGCAACTGCCCCAAAAAGAGACAAGTTTCTCTTCTTCCCAAACGCATAGTTCAGTACTATTAATCAAATTTTCAAAAACTTCCATATCACTAAACAGTTAAAAGCGCAATATACGCGGTCAAATACATAACCATTTCAAGATAATATAACCAAGATTTGTCAAATGTGCGTGTTCCCATTCCAATAACAAGTGCCAAAATATACACAGGGAACAAAATAATCAATCTATGTACAACAAAAAACAGCCAAAATAAAACTGATATGACACAGAGAATTACACCAGTCATATGTAATCTGTTATGTGCTTTAACCTTATTGTAATCAGGTGTTATGCCGACCAAAAACAAGTAGAGTGGAGTGAAGAAACACAAAAACTGAAGGGGATGGCCATCAGATGAGACCAAAATAGGCGGAACCAACAATAGGGCTGACACAATAGTAACCAACGACCAAATGTTTATTGCATTAAGGCTCTTTTTCTCATTAGCCCATTGCTCACCGTATGCGGAGTAACATGACAACAAGCCATATCTCTTAATACAGATAAAATTAAAAACAGTCATCATTAAAAATGACAAAATTGTGCAAATAAATCCAAATGTATCCATAATATTATCGTTATTTTTTACAAAAATACCGATAAAATTTAAAAAAACAAAAAAGAATCTCTTCATGGAGAGATTCTTTGACTTGAATATTTTGCTTTTGTTTATTTATTTTCAGGCAAATATGCAGGATTGGTGTCACTGACTTCACCGGTTAGAGCGTCAACATAAAGTTGTGACTGTGTGTTACCAAAAATCCATTGGGGGTTACAATCTTCTGCACCGATTTCCCATCTGAGAACTACTTGTCTGCTATGAGGTTTTTCATATTTGGATTTTTGAACCCTATCATATGCTTTTTTGAAAGAAACAGTTATTTTCACATTGTTTAACTGATGGTTACCAACAAAAAAATCATGTGCTATTGTCCTATTGATTTCGTTGTCTTTATGCTCAAATTTATGTACGAAGACATCTGCGCTTGTTGAGTCAATTATTTCGACAACCTGAAAAATGTTTAAAACTGTTTCAACAGTGTTGTCATTTTTTTCATCAAGCCAGTTTTCAAGAACCACATCGGTCTCAAACCACCTGTAATCATCACCAAATTCCGTGTACATGGTTTGTTTGTCTTCATCAATTGTTTTTTCCACGAAGTTCTTGTTACAAGAACTGGTTCCTAAAATGAGCGCAATGCCCATTAACGCACTAAAAAATCTTTTCATTTTTTTTTGTTTTCTTTTAATTCTTTTTTCTTTATTTCCACATATTCAGCAAAAGGAAGCCTTTGTTTTCTCCCCCTGTAAAGCCATTTTTTAAAGGTTTTAAGACTAACCGCCGTTATAGACCTGAAACCTTTCCAATTGGGAGAAAAATTGCTTAAATAAGCCTCTTTTGCCTCTTTTTTACTATTGAAACCAAGCATTACCTTTGTCTCATCAAATTCACCTTCTTTATTGTTTTGGTCAACACAATAGACCTTAGTGAAATTCTCAACATCAGGTCCGATAAACACATCAACCGCATCACCGTCTTTTCCTTTGGTAACGTTGAAATAACCATAATGGTTTTTCATTATGTTGTATTTTTGTTCACCATTCTCATAGTAGTATCTCTTACTACCCTTGGGGTTTTCAATGGCGATTCTCATGCCTTTCACTGATATGTGAGCCATGCGATAATTACCCGCTTCCTTTTGAGCCTCCGTGGGTGTGAGATTGACATTTTCAGCCTCAGCGTTAATCTCTTCAGAAGTCATCTCGTTTATAATATGTTTATATTGAGATTCTGTTATTATTATCTTAGTCATTGTCTTCCTCCGTTCTAATTGTCATTTTATATCTTTTCTCGTCAGTGTACACAGTAAACACATAAATGGTTCTGAACCTTTTATTTTGTTTAATATAGATATGTTTTGCGATTGTTTCCTTTGTTTCCTCATCAACAAAATATGATGTGTACCAATCATCCAATTCTCCTAAAAGCGTGTCCGCAACACAAATAGAGTCAAACTGAGCCAATGTCATGTTGTCAATTGTCCTTGAATATATAATGTCATATGGATTTTCTTGTGTTGTGGTTTTGTGCGTTTTCTTAAATAAGCCACAACCGGATAACGACAAGAAAACAAGTAAAAACAAAAATATCTTTCTCATAATTTTTTTCTTATAAATATTAAAAAATTAATAAAAATATTAAATGTTTTTTTGGTGAAATTTTCAATCAAAAATTGATTTTTGTTTAGTCGTATACTATTTAATAGTATATGACTATGTTTATGACATATTTTTATAAAAAAACACAAAAATGAGATACATACATTTTTTTGAAAATACAAACGAATATGGGGTGACAAGAAATTATAATTATCTTGAACCTTGGCTGTCACTTGTCACTGAAAACCAGAAAGTGAACTACAATAAAAATGAAAATGAGAAAAAAATTTCAACTCCGCTTACATTTGAAATCACAAGAGGTGGTAAATTATATTGGAGATTGAACAAAGCAGGTGGTGTCGCCAAAACAATTGATTATAAAAAGAACAATGGTGATTGGGTAACAATTACATCAACAACAGGGGGCACTGTAATTGACGTAACGACAGGCGACATAATTCAATTTAGGGGTGACAATGAGGTATACTCAAATGGTGACTGGTTTAATTCGTTTGACCCAACAACAGCAAATACCAATAATGCGGCTATTTATGTGGCCAAAGGTAATATTATGTCACTGATTAATAAAACCAATTTTCCGACAATATTTGAGTTGGGTAATAACGCATTGCGTAATATGTTTATTAGAACGAAAATTACTGATGCAAGTAATTTGTTATTACCGGCAAGAAAGGTGGGTGAGCAATGTTATACAGTAATGTTTAAACAATGTGATATATTACAAACAGCACCATCAATATTACCTGCGACTACATTAGCAAGTAAATGTTATAGTAATATGTTCGAAGGTTGTACAAGTCTCACTACAGCACCTTCAATATTACCTGCAACTACATTAACAGAAGGTTGTTATAATCTTATGTTCAAAGGTTGTACAAGTTTAACTCAAGCACCAGAGTTACCTGCGGTAGAATTGGCAAGTTATTGTTATAGAAATATGTTCAGTGATTGTACAAGTCTTACCACTGCACCTGAATTACCTGCAACAATATTAATAGATGAATGTTACAGAAGCATGTTTAATAGGTGTAATAGACTTAATTATATTAAATGTCTTGCGACTGACATATCAGCAAGTAATTGTACATATGCTTGGACAAGTAGTGTTAGTTCAACCGGTACATTTGTCACCCCATCAACTACCGCTTGGTCAACAGGTACAAGTGGTATTCCAAATGGTTGGACAAAGGTTAATGCTTAGTATATATAAAAAGAGAGGTAAACATTTACCTCTCTTTGATTTTTAACTTATCTTTAACTCACTGTTAATTATTACACCATTTATTGTTGATGTTTCCCTTTCCACAGTAAATACATATTTTTCAGGATATTCGTTTTCGAGTAGCAAATCAGTTATTTTATCTTCAATTTCAGTCTGTATTGTTCTGATTATCGCTCTTGCCCCATACTCCTTTTCCTGTGCGATTAAACTAAATATGTGTTCAACTGTGTTATCATCATATTTAATGTCATAACCGATATTGTTTATCCTTGTTTGCGACTTTTTAAGTTCAAGCCTGATGATGTCTTTAAGGTTGTCATCGGTAAGATTGTTAAAATAAACAACACCATTAAGTCTGTTTATAAACTCAGGGGGAAATTTATTTTTAAGTTCCTTGGACAAGATTTTATGGGTGTTTTTGTTTATGTCCTCATTAAAACCGATACCCTTCTTAAAGTCATTCGCTGTTTTTGCGCCAATGTTGGAGGTAAATAACACAATCACATTCTTAAAATCAACTTTCATACCTGAGTTATCGGTAAGGCTACCCTCATCCAACACTTGCAAGAAAATATTGTAAACATCCTTATCAGCCTTTTCAATCTCATCAAGCAGAAGCACACAATATTTTTTGTTTTTTATGGCTTCGGTAAGTAAACCACCGTCTTCATAACCGATATATCCTGGGTTAGAACCGATAAGTTTGTTAACCGCTGATTTATCAGGGTATTCTGACATGTCAAATCTAATCAAAGCGTGTTCATCGCCAAACATTTCTTTGGCCAACATTTTGGCTGTTAGTGTCTTTCCCACCGCAGTTTGACCCACTAACATATAGGCGCAAAGACATTTGTTGTTTGACAAGCCGATTCTGTTTCGTTTAAGTGATTTGCATATGGTGTCAATCGCATCATCTTGACCAATAATTTCTTCTTTAAGCCTGTCGTTTATGGTCAACATTTTAATTTTGTCATCGGTTGTCAATTTGTTAACCGGAATACCGGTTTTCTTCGACACGATTTCAAGTATGACATTTTCGTCAACAGTTGAAGGATAGTTTTTCCTGTATTCCTTAAATTGTTTTTCCAATTTATTTTGTTTGTCGCGCAAACCTTTAAGTTTGTTTTCCAACTCATCAGCGACATCAAAGTTCTCATTATTTTTGTTGGTGACAATCTCCTTTTGGGTTGTTTTGATTTCGTCCATAACCTTATTCACTTCAGGATTATTGTCGGCCTTTGTGCCGACAACAGCACCAGACTCATCCATAAGGTCAATCGCTGAATCAGGAAGGTTCCTTTCTGGAATATATTTAACAGCAAGGTTCACACAACTGTCAATGGCCTTATCGGTATATTTTACTTTATGATAGTCCTCATAGTATTTTTTAATACCGTTAAGTATTTCGATTGATTCTTCAATTGACGGTGAATCAATGTTCATTTTCTGAAACTTTCTTGACAAGGACGGATTTTTATCAAATGTCGTCCTATAAGATTTATAATCTGAAGTACCAATTACTTGTATTTCCCCATTATCAAGGGAATGTGACAACATTGAAGTTATGTCATAGTCGTTTTTGCCTTTATCGGCAAGTACCGCACCAATATTATCAATAAGTAAAATATAATTGTCTGATTCTTTCATCTCATCAATTATACCCTTAACCCTCTCTTCAAACATACCTCTAAGAGTTGTACCTGCGATTAACGCAGTCATGTCAAGTGACACAATGTGTTTGTTAAGAAGAAAATTTGGTACGCTACCTTCCACAATCTTATACGCAAGGTTCTCAGCAAGCGCGGTTTTTCCTGCACCCTCAGGACCAACAATTACAACATTGTTTTTTCTTCGTCTACCCAATATTCGGATTATCTCATCTGTTTCATTTTCCCTACCAATGAGTTTGTCTATGTTACCTGTCTCAACCAAATGGTTCAAGTCCGTACAAAATTCATCAATGTTAGGTGTCTTGGTTTTTGGTTTCTTGTTTAGGTTTAACCCCATGCTTTTTGCCACATTTTCAGGTATTTCCCCCCCAAACATATTTGTAAGCATCTGTGTGGGGTCTACATTAGGTGGTATTGTCATTACTATTTTTCTTTCAACATTATTCGGCGTGTTATTTTCCTTTTTGATTTTCTCAGCAAAGGTTTTATAAATTAACCCCGCTTTTCTTAACATTTTTGTTATTGTGTCGTTTTGTTTGTCATTACTTAGAATACCTAAAATGAGGTGTTCGCTGTTAAGTGTCTTTGAACCGTCTTTAACCGCCTCATCAACACCGTTGGCAACAATTCTATTGAACGCGTCATCATATGTGATTTCTCTACCTGGTTTAACGGCGACAAGTGCCTTGGTTGACAAATAGGTGTTAAGTGTCGTCTCTATAGCGTTTAACGATTGTGTTGTCAAACAGTTCTGTAAACCGAAATATGCGTTTGATTTTTTTTCTTGCAAAATAGCAAGCATTAAATAATATGGACTAATGGTTGTCGTAGGATAGTCCTTTGCCACTACATCCAACATATAACTAAACAAGTTGTTCAATTCACTACTTCTATCCATCTATTTTCTCTTGATTTTTTTTCCAAATATATATATTTTAAAAAGAAAAAACAACTATGTTACTGAAAAAAATTTACGACGAGAAAGCAAAAACGGAGAAAGCATGGTTTGACAGTACCATGTTCTATTACACAGAAGCCGTTGAGTATGATGACAGGAATTGTGTGGATTTGTATGTCACATTTAAAAACGGAGCCACATATAAATACAAAGAAGTCGCCTTGTCTGATTATGTCCTTTTAATCGCAGGTGGAACTGACGCTTCGCAAGGAAAAACACTTAACAAACTGATTAAATCAAAGTATGAGTTCGAAAGAGTCGGGGACAAATCAATTGAGTTGTTGAAAGAGGAGTATGAAAAAACAACAATCCCTGAGGATTACAGACAAAAAACATATTTCATTTCAGGTCACAGGGATATAACTGATGATGAGTTTGAGAGGTTTTACCAAACATCAATCAATTTTGCCATTGACACAACAGATGATGTGCGGTTTGTAGTCGGTGACTATCAGGGCACGGATATTAAGGCACAGGATTATCTTGTCAATGTGCTTCAATTTGACCCCGAAAAAATTTGTGTTTACCATATGTTTGATAAACCAAGAAATATCAATCCAAAAATCATCAACACTGTCGGTGGGTTTAAAACCGATGAGGAGAGAGACGCTGCGATGACAAACGCGTCATTTGATGACATCGCTTTTGTGAGGAATTATACCGAATTGTCAGGAACCGCTCAAAACATATTGAGAAGGCATCATATGTCGTAAAATTTTCTGTTAATTTTAATTTTTGTTTAGTCAGATACTATTTATTGGTATCTGACTATTCTTTTTTATTTTTTAGGTGTGGTCATTTAAAATAAATCTTTAAGTAAAGAAATATGGGAAAGTACATACATTATTACAGAAACAAAAACAATTTTGAGAGCGATAGGCTGTTTAATTATGTTGAACCTTGGACATCATTTTTAAGTGATGAGACACAAGAAGAGGTGAAGTTTAACAAAACAGAAGAGGAAAAAGAAAGGGATTTTATTATACCAAACACCATTGACATTTGAGATAACGGGTGACGGTAATATTGTTTGGAAAGCAAGTAACACTGCCTATACAGTTACGTTGGAATATAAGAAAAATGATGGTGAATGGACAGAAATAACCTCTACAACCGGTACATCAGCACCATCAATACCCGTTGTCAGTGGTGATACTGTTCAATTCAGAGGAAATAAAGCAACAATGTCATATAATTATAATTATAACCATTTTAGTGGAACAAGTTGTTCGTTTAGTCTTAAAGGAAACATAATGTCATTAATTAACAGTACCGGTTTTAGTGAATTGTCAACATTAACAAGTGCTTACACATTTTATAATTTATTTAGGTATTGTACAGGTTTGACTGATGCAAGTAAGTTGGTTTTACCTGCCACAACTTTAGCAGAAGGTTGTTATAATATGATGTTTTGGCGTTGTACAAGTTTAACAACAGCACCTGCATTACCGGCAACAACATTAGCAAATTATTGTTATGGTAATATGTTTACTAACTGTTGGTCATTAACAACAGCACCTGAATTACCTGTAACAACATTAAAAAATGGTTGTTATAGTAGTATGTTTACTAACTGTTGGTCATTAACAACAGCACCTGAATTACCAGCAACTACTTTAACACAGAGTTGTTATAGTAATATGTTTAATGGTTGTACAAATCTTACCACAGCACCTGAATTACCTGCTACTACATTAGCAGATTATTGTTATGATAGTATGTTCGAAGGATGTACAAGTTTAGTTCAAGCACCTGAATTGCCGGCTACTACTTTAGCATATTATTGTTATAATAATATGTTCAGTGGCTGTACTTCATTAACCCAAGCACCTTCAATATTACCAGCAACTACATTAGTTGGTAGTTGTTATGATAGTATGTTCGAAGGATGTACAAGTTTAGCAACAGCACCTGAATTACCTGCAACAACATTAGCAGAATTTTGTTATAGTAATATGTTCAGAGGTTGTACAAGATTAAATTATATTAAATGTCTTGCCACTAATATATCAGCAAGTAATTGTACAAGTAATTGGGTAACCGGAGTTTCATCAACTGGAACATTTATCAAAGCACCATCAATGACAGGATGGACAACTGGTACAAGTGGTATCCCAACTAATTGGACAGTACAAGACATATCATCATAATGTTTTTTAATATTTTTCTTTAATTGTTATATTTTCTTAAAATATTAACTATTTATCATAAAAATAACAATTTAAATCAATTGATAACATGGAGAAAGTTAATGTTGAGATGAAAAGATATGGCTTCAAAGAAGGTAAATCCTTTGAGGGTTTAATTCCAAGACTTATGGAAAGACTTGGTGATGATGTTTGCACTGGCCAGACAGATGTTGTGGTTGAGGCGTTTGACCCCACAGCAAACGGTGTTGATTCAATGAAGACCATTAGCGGAACATTAGTTGCGGAAAAATAATTAAAAAAACATAAAAACAATATGAAAATAAATCACAATTTTAATGAATATGATTTTGTAGAGGGAACCGCATTTGAAGGTATGATTCCCAAAGTCATGGAAATGGCTGGTGATGATGTTTGCGCCGGAGAATCTGAGGTCATTGTTGAGGGTTTTGACCCTACAGCAAATGGTGTTGATTCAATGAAGGTTTTGAGCGCACAATTGGTGGCAACCATTGATGCTGAAGAAAAACCCACCCCTGAACCTGAGCCAGAACCAGAACCTGAGCCAGAACCTGAACCCACACCAGAACCTGAGCCTGAGCATGATTTCACAAAACCTGAGGAAAAACCAAACACTGAGGCACAAGATGCGACTGCGAACGCTATTGTTGACCAAATAACCACTGCGACAAGCACAACTAAAATTACAATACCTGAGGGTGAAACATTAAACAATATCACAATACCTGAGGAGGTTACACAGTCATTGTACATTACAGGCGCATGTGCTGACGGTGCGACAATCACCAACCACAGCCCTAAGACTGTTTCAATCGTGAACACCAGTGAGGAGCCTGTTGACATTGTTATTGATTCTGTCGGTAATGTTAACCTTGGTGGTAAATTCAACAATATCTGGTCTAACAAATCTATTGCTTCAACGACAGGAACCAAGCCTGAAGTTAGCGGAACCATAACATTTGATGAGAACATTGAGGGTAATGTTTCTGTTCCTGGTATGATTTATGGTGATGATGTTATGATACAGACAATGACAACTGGTACTTTAAGTGTACCTGCTTGCGCTAATGAGGATTCCGCTGATGTTGAGATTTACGCCCCTAATGGTGATGTCACAATATCAGGTAACAAATGGAACGAGGTTACCGCAACAGTGAAAGACGATACTTTAGTCATGAGAGCGTCATCACACATTAACAAGTTGATTATGAAACAAGGTAATGTCAAGGTGTATGGTACTGATGTGACTGAGTTTGTTGATGAGTTTGTGGGTGAGGGAACAATTGAGCCTATGGAGTGGTTGGTTCCTGATGATGTGGAGGTCAAGAGAATGGTTAACAATCCTGGTATTTACACATTAACAGCCGACTACAGCGGTAACACAACTCTTGCCTTTGGTATTTTGACAAACGGTAATTATAGGTATAACTTAAATGGTCATAAGATTGAGACCAGTTACAAAAACGGTATAATGTTACTTAGGGGTACAACACCTACTATTGACATCTACGGTGACGGTAAAATGGCGAACACAGGTGAGGGCTATGGTTTATGGGTTGCGGCAACAGGTGCCACATTAAACATTCATGGTGGTGAATATGAGGGTTGCACACATACACTTTATGCCGAAAAAGGTGTCATCAATGTTTATGATGGTGTGTTTAAGTTAACGAACGCCGACACCGCTGATAGGGATGCCAACGGTAACCTTAAGTTCTTGCTTAACTGTCATGACTCCGATTACACAAGCGGTACTGCTAAGATTAATGTTTATGGCGGTAAATTCTATGAGTTTAACCCTGAGGTCTCTTACGGTGAGCCAAGCGGTCCTGTAAGTTTTGTTGCCGAAGGCTATAAAGCGATTGAGTCAGTTGAGGACGGTAAGAAGGTTTACACTGTCGTACCTGAAAACACGGTTACACCTGTCGCTCCTGGTATGCATGAGCCTGTGACTGACGAAGAAGTTGAACCATAAAATCGGTAATCAACATAATTAAAAAAGAGACCTTTTTGGGGGTCTCTTTTTTTGTTTATGAGTAGTTTACTGATATTAAGCGTCTTGTACTGTCCAACCTGTCGGAATACCATTTGTACCTGTTGACCAAGATGTCATTGATGGGTTTTTAACAAATGTACCAGTACGTGAAACGCCACTTACCCAATTAACGGTACAATTACTTGCTGATATATTAGTGGCAAGACATTTAATATAGTTAAGGCTTGTACAACCTGAGAACATACCATGATAACATGAATCTATTAATGTAGTAGCAGGTAAAATTGACGGTGCTGTAGTTAAACTTCTACAATTTTGGAACATATACTCATAACAATTATTTGCTAATGTTGTCGCAGGTAACTGTGGTGCAGTTGTTAAGCTTGTACAATTTTGGAACATACTACCATAACAACTATCTGCTAATGTTGTTGCTGGTAATATTGATGGTGCTGTAGTTAGGTTTGTACAACCATAGAACATACTACTATAACAACCATATGCTAATGTTGTTGCAGGTAACGAAGGTGCAGTTGTTAGACTTGTACAGCCTGAGAACATCAGTTCATAACAATTATTCGCCAATGTTGTTGCAGGTAATTCAGGTGCTTGGGTGAGACTTGTACAACCTTGGAACATTTGATAATAACAATGGTCAGTTAATGCCGTAACAGGTAGTTCAGGTGCTTGGGTGAGACTTGTACAACCTTGGAACATTTGATAATAACAACTATTTGCCAATGTTGTCGCAGGTAACTCAGGTGCGGTTCTTAGACTTGTACACTTCCAGAACATACTTGCATAACAATTACTTGCTAATGTAGTTGCAGGTAATACTAACCCACTTGCGTCAGTTAAACCAGTGTCAGACGCAAACATAAAATCATAACAGTTACTTGCCAATGTTGTCGCAGGTAGTTCAGGTAACATAGTACCATCGGTAAGTTTGTAACAATATTGGAACATACCGTTGTAACAACCTTTACCGAGGTTCATTGCAGGTAGTTTAGGCACACCAACAAGGTTTGAACAATTTGCGAACATTCCCCTATAACATTGAAATGTTAGATTGTCTGCCGGTAAAATAAGTTTACTTGCATCAGTCAAACCTGTACAATACCTGAACAAACAAGTAAAAACCAAGGAAGCTGTCAACGAGGACATCGTGCTGAAATTATTTGCATTAAGCAGTGACATAACATTACCTTTAACGTTGAAAGCGCAAGTACAACCACTAAAAAAATTAGCTTTTTCATATGTGTCGCTTAATGTTGTATATGTAACACCTTGCGGTGCTCTAAAAAGAACCGTATCACCTGACGACACCGTGATAGAGACACCACCAGTGCTTGATGTGATTGTTTTCCATTCGTCATTATTTTTTTTGTATTCTATTGTTCGTAAACCGCTTTCAGGTGTACCTGATTTTGCTTTCCAATAAATATTACCATTACCCGTTATTTCAAATGTAAGAGGTTTTTGTCTTTTTTCTTCCTCAGTCATATTATAATTAACTTTAGTGTTTTCATTGGTGAGACTAACCCATGGTTCTTCATATTCCTCACCAAATCTCATTTCATTATAGTCATTGACTGTATCAAATTCGTGTAAATATTTCATATATTTTTTATTTAAACCTTTATTTTAAATGACTGTATCTAATTTCACGATGAGGACAGTCATATACTATTAAATAGTATATGACTAAGTAAAAACCAAAATTAGTCGATTTTTTTGTGTTGCGTTTTTCTAATTTTATATTATATTTATTAATATAATATTTTTGATATGGCGAAAACAATTTATATAACAGAGAAACAAAAGAAAAAGTTAAAGAAGGCTATTGCGGCTCAAGACCAGGTTGGTGGTAAAGTCAATGCCGGTATTATGGATGGTGTTGTCGGTATGTGTGAATCCACATCCAGTAATATTAAAACTTGGTATAGGGGGTTCAAAAAGAAATTTGGTGAGAAGTCAAATACAACACCTCATCTTTTATGGCTTACTGATGATTTAGAATATGCAAGCGAATACGGTGATGCTGTTACTGTTTATAAAATAGATATGTCAAAATGTAATGGCACTATCTATGAAGTGGATGATATGGGTATTGATTATATTGATGGACCAAGTGAGGAAGAAGCACAAGAACTATTAGAACAAGGGATTAATTCATATTGTTTTTATGTGAATCAAGATTCTTCATATTGTATGTGCCTTTGGTCTGAAGAACCTATTTTATCTAAAGAACCATTAAACATAAATGAATCTGTTAAAGATGATATGTGTCAATTAACACCTCAAAATAAATTAAATGAGTCACCCGATTCAACAATTGCAGGTAATTATTTTACTGATGATGATGCTATCACATTTTTACTTTTGTTAAAAAACGATGAGTTTTATACCGACAAAGGGACAACACATTATGGTATAATCAAAGAACTAATTACCAATGGAGTAATAGAAGACTTTGATTATGAGGCGGAGGATTTTAATGATATCGTAAACCCATATTTAACCGGTAGATATTGGGAAAATAATAATGTGATTAGTTTTTGGACAACCCCTTTTCAAAAAAATAACAGACATTATTTAAGAGAAGCCGTTGATTTGTTGATGAGACATGGTGTTTCTCTTAACCTCAATACTTTAATTGTGGATTTATGGGACACAAGTAACACAACTTTTGGTGATTCCAGTGTACCATACAAATGGTTTTTTAACGGTATGTTTGATTCAATCGCGCCAACAATGAACTGTTGTTTCGCAAAACCAAGTGAAGAAATTGTAAAGGTACAAACACAAAGTAGTGGTGACAAATATATCACATATAGTGGTGAAGTGCTAACACCAATGGAGTATTACATGAGAGCGGCAAATTCATCTGTTTATGAGAATGTTGAATCTGACACATACGAATTGGCACCTGAAAAGGGTGATATTAGTCCGTATTATCATGTGAACGAAACCAAAAAAACAGTCAAAAACGACAAGGGTGAGATTGTACCTGAAAAATGTGATAAATGTGGGGGAAAGGTTGTTGTGCAAATTCACGGTGAACCGGTTTATGTTTGTAAAGATTGTGGAAAATACTTTGGAACAATGCCGTTCACATTGAAAGAAAGCAAGTTAAACGAATCATGGGAAGACTTGCAGGATATTTATGAAGACCATGGCTGTTATGATTTGTTAAGTGAGTTTGATTATGACATCAAGCATAATATAAAACAAAAAAAATGGAATCTTATACCTGCACAGCAGTATCACACATTACTCCAAAGATTCATGGAAAATCCCACAATGGCAAGAATACCTTACAATGTTGTCCATAGTTGGTTCTTTGACATTATAGTGCCAAACGCTATTGACATTGAAAATATAACAAATCTTGCAGGACATTCAGAATATTTTCCTGTTGAAGATGTTTCTGACTATTTTGACGCGGAAGAAGTTGTTGATTATGAATCAGGTTTTGAATATCTCGAAAGCCTTGGTTTTTACGATTGGTGCAAATTACCTGACGGTAGTGATGGTTGGTCTGATTATGGTTTACAACCGTTATTCAAAAACATTAACTCATACACACCTAACGCAAGTGCCGAAGATATTTTGATTTTAATAAACAGGTGCTTGGATGTCGTTCACCAAAGAGGTGACTTGTCATCCGCGTTTATTGAGGGTGGTAAGTATTCTTGTGATTACATCAGTGGTAATATTAAGGAAAACATTGAAAAAGAAATTGTTAATCCAGAAGATGTTGATTTATCGTCTTTTAACATAAAAAAGAAACTGAACCCCAAGTTTTGGCAAGACGGACATCTTGATTCAAGGATTAGGTTAAAATTACTTGACATTGCGGATGATTTTATTGATTTTATAGATGTTGATTGGGTAAAACCAAAAGACATTATAATGACCGGTTCATTAGCGAATTTTAATTGGGATGGCAGATATTCTGATATTGATTTGCATATTTTGATGGACTATTCTGATGTTGATGATAATGTTGACTTGGTTAAAAACTATTTCTTGGCAAAGAAAACACAGTGGAACGATGAGCATAAAGACATTACCATATTTGGGTTTCCTGTTGAATTATATGTGCAGGACACCAATGAGAAGCATAGTTCAAGTGGTGTTTATTCATTGGATAGGGACACTTGGATTGTTGAGCCTGAGAGAGATGTCTTAGCCACATCCAAAGTCAATAAAAAATACATAAGAGACAAAGTTTCCGAATATATGAATCAAATTGACAAATTGGTTTATCTATATAAGAAAAACAAAAAAAGTGAATATAAGTTGTCTAAAATATCCGAAAAATCCCAAAGATTGTGGGATGAGATTAAAACCATGAGAAAAACCGGTTTTGAAAAAAGTGGAGGAAAGGAACTTTCAAATGAAAATGTGATTTTCAAATCATTAAGAAGAAACGGTTATTTAAACAAATTATATAAATTAAAGACAAAAAGTTATGATATTTTAAGTAGTTTGTAGACTTTTTTTAAATTAATAGATATTTATAAGAAAAATAATTGAAAATAATATATTTAAAACATTATAAAATGGGTAACTTTGAAGATACCATCGCCAGAATGAAACAGCTTTATACTTATGGCATGGTTAAAGAAGAAAACAACAAACAAAACAACCATACCTTGGAGTATACCAAGAAAGGTGCTGACGGTAAGTATTATGGTATTGTGAAAGAATTTAACCAATATTATATTAAACAGACAAGTGAGGGTAAACAAAATCTTGCGGAGTCATATGACTATATTGGTGGTTATATGAACAAAAAGGCTTATCAGTACGATAGCTACAATAACGCTCTTAAAAATCTTGAGCTAAAGTTATCTTCACTTAATGAGGCTTATGAGAATAAGGTTAATATCACTACTCTTGACCCGTTTAAGAAAGAGATTGTTCTTGCTGAGGCATCAGATAAGATGAAGGACTCAATCGCAAGACAAAGACAAATCATGTACAATTCCGCTATGATTATGAATGAGTCTACAGACTATGCCGTAAAGGGTGGTGCCGCTTGTTCAACATCACAACCTGAGGCTGAGACTGGCTCAAAGGGTGATAAAGCCGAAGGAAGTAAGGACGCTACCGCTGACCCTGACTACAAGGGAAGCCATGTTGGTCTTGACAAAAAGGCAACCCCATTTGAGAAAGAACCTGTCAAGAGTAAGGATTTAAATGAGAGTCTTGCGACTGATACTGACTTTGACGCTGGTATGAACAAGGGTGAGGAACCTGCCTCTATCGGTTGGGATATGGAAAATCAGGAGAAAGTGAATGAGGATTCCAATGTTTGTCCTGACTGCGGTAAGGAAGGTGCCGCTTGCACTTGCAAGAAAGAAGTAAATGAGGAAGGTGAAAGAGAGTGGGGTTCTGAAGGTCTTCCTTCACAGGAAGGTGTTGGTTCACCTGACGGTCATTTAATGGAAGATGACGAACCTGAGATTGATGACACTGATACCTTTGACGATGATGATGTTGATTCAGAGTTTGAGGGTGATTATGATGATGAGGAACTTGACGGTGACGATGAGTCTATGGAAGAGCCTATTGACGGTGAGGAACCTGAGATTGGTGATGAAGAAGAGGAGTCACTTGATTTCGATGATGATGAGGAAGAAGAAACCGAACCCATTGATGAGACCGACCCTGAGGCTGTACAGGCTGAAATCGAAAGATTGCAGTCAGTTCTTGCAGGACTTGAGTCTGGTGAAGAAGCTGTAGAGGAACCTGAATCAATGGAAGACCCTATGGAGGAACCTATGGGTGATGTTGATGACAGTGAAAGTGATTTCAATGAGGACGTTCCTGAGGAACCTGTTGATGCTGAAGAAGAAGATATGGAAGAGCCTATGTTTGATGAGTCAAAGAAAAAGGCTATGAACACCATTATTGAATCTGTTGTTAGACAGTTTGTCAATGAGGATGAACTTCATGTGTTTGGTGACCATCCTGGTTACAGAAAAAAGCCCATGACATTACCACCTACAGGTGAAGACAAGAACGAACATGGTGAGGACATTAACGATGACAGTGTACATAATGAGGAGCCATTTGGTAAACAAATCGGTGACAGTTCACCTTTCAAACAATTAGTTGACAAGGTTGCTGCTGATATCAAATATCAGTTAAAACACGGTGTTCCCCTTGACAATAAAAAAAAAGTGGACTAACTGAAAAGAAAGTTCTTAAATTGAAGAAAAAAGCATCACCTGTGGCTGAACCTGAACAAGATATGCCAATGGGTGATGCTTCTATGGTTTCACCTGATGAAACCCAACAACCACAAGGGGGACTTGATGGTTCAATGGGAATGAATCCTGATATGGGAATGCAAGGTAATGACGCACCACCAATGGGTGACACAAGTATGAATATGGGTGAAGCACCTAATATGATGGGTGGTGAGCAGGACATGGGGAGTAACCCTGAAAAGGATAGAAAAGAAATCCAAAAAAACATTGGTAAGGCATGTGCTGACTACAGGTCATATCAAGGCCAAGACAAAGAGGATTTAGGAAAGTGGATTAGTGGCATGTTAGATTCACTTGACGGAGAAAGCGGTGACGGTGATGTAAACATGGAAGGTGATAGTATTGAAAGTCCTATGGATGACAGTCAGGAAATGCCAATGGAATCAGTTGTTTTCACTAAAAAACAGTTGGATAGAATAAATGAGACTTTTATGGATAATGGAGAAAAGAAAGAAACCCTAAAAAATGAAAAAACCAAAAAACAATTAAAAAACACACCGTTTAATAACCCTGATTTTAACACCAAAAAATAATGAAAAAGATTATAATAACAAAATCTCAATTAAATGAGATAATGGACAGTAAAAAAACTGTTGTTACTTTTACCGGTAATAACGCCAATGAAATGGGTACAAACGCGCAAGAAAAATACAATGATGCGATTAAAGCAGGTTTAACACCCTCTTCCATCGCACTACAAGGTAAATCAATTAACAACAACGCGTCAGACAAAGACGAAATTGAGATTGCGTTTGATAGTAATAAAAGTAACATTAAGGACGCTGTTACAAGTTCAGTACAGCAAGCGGTCAGTAACGGTGTTGACATAAATAAAGTGGTGGCAAAAGACAACACTGAAGATGTGACTAACGGTGTTTCCGAAATGAGGTCTTTTTCGAAAAAAAATGTTGAAATCGCAAGATTGCACGAGATGAGGAAAAACGGACGTGTTTTAACCAAAAAACAATTAACTGAGGAAATTCTTGGTGAGAATATTGAGAACCTTATCAGAAATAAAAATGTTTTTGAGGTTTTACAGGCTTTTGGTGATGTTTTTGGAAATAATGCTTTGCAGTCACTTTCAAATTGTTGGAATATGTCGGAAAAAATCGTTGAGGCTTACAATAACGCCACACCTGAAGAACAAGAGGCTTTCAAAAAGGCTCTGGATGGTGATGAGGAACCGATTGATTTGGATTTGGATGTAAGTAATATTTAACAAAAAAGGAGAACTGTTATTGTTCTCCTTTTTTTTTATATTAAATTTTTAAGTGCTTCCAAATCACCAGATTGTTGTTCCCAACTGTTACACCAGTTTTTGTAGAAACCTAAAATTTTGTTGATAGTTTTCATGTTTTCGTCCGAAAGAATCAAACCGTCAGCCCAAATAAAACAACCATTACCTGTATTGGTTCTTAAAACAAATTGGAATTTTAGATTGTTAAGTCTTGGTATTGTGCCGCTAAATATAAGGTTTCCTGTTGTTGGCATATATATAAGCGGACAATCAGACACATTTTCAGTTGGCCTTGCGAATTGCGCACCACCATCAACTGATGTTCTGAATTGTTCAATTTGGTTTGTCAACACACTGTCACCAAATTTAGGGTCATCAGTTATTGCTATTGACTCCCCATTTTTGTCATCGGCCTCAGTCAGTATTTTATTCCCATCAGTGAGATTTTCACACATTGTCCTGATTTTGTCAAGTATGTCCCTTGTAACTAAATCTTCGTTTCTCATTTTACTTGGTTTTGTTTATTAATATCCACCGTACATTCCATTCCATGTATATGTTGTGTTGTTAGTGGACGATTTTGTTATTTTTTCAATCTTTTTTTCTGTTTCCTCAACTTTTTTCAACTCTTCTTCAATGAAATCCTCTGCCTTGTCGGTATTATTTTCTAACAAGTCTGTTAGTTCTTTTTCTTTTTCAGTGACAGTATTGATGGTCTCAATAACGTCCTTCACTTCCGACATGTCAGGTTCAGGCATTTTTATTTCTTTAATGTCAATGTCGGTATCGGCTTTCTCAATCGCTTCTTCTATTTTTTCAAGTTTAGTGTCTTTAACGACATTATCTTTTTTAGTAATTCTCTTTGATTGTGCTTTTGCCGCACTTGTTGTTTTTGCCATAATAATTTACTTTAATAAATAGTTTTTATTTTTTATTTTTCTGACATCAGAAGTGATGCGCTTCTCATTTTAGCGAAACTCATTTTGTTAATTTGTCTCACCCTTTCTTTGGTTATGCCAAGTTCTTCACCAATCTCTTCCAATGTTTTGGGTTTTTCCCCGTTTAATCCGTAATATTTGGATATTATGTTTTTTTCTTTGGTGGACAGAAAATTCATGAGAAAACCAACCGTTGATTTTTCGTCATTTTTTTTATCTTTTTTTTGCTGTTCGTCTGAATACATCTGTGATGGTAAGATTTCCTCTGTATCATCATAGATATCATCGTTTTCGTCAACTGTTTTATATGGAATATCTTCAGCGTCAATTATGTTTCGTTTATTAATTGCCTCAATTATCGCTTGCTTTATCCACCATACCGAATAACTAATTAATTTATAACCTTTAGATGCGTCAAATTTGTCAAGTGCCTTAATTAGCCCAATGTTACCCTCAGCAATCAATTCATTGTAAGATAAACCTAACCCTTGGTATTTTTTCGCTATTGTTGTTACGAACTTAAGGTTTGCGGAAACCAGTTTGTTTCTGGCTTCAATGTCATTGTTTTCCTTATATTTTTTCCATAACTCATACTCTTCGTCTTTAGACAAAGGTTTGTTTTCACTAATTTCATTGAAATATGTGGTCGTGTTTTTATCATATTCAATGACATTTTTGTTTCTTTTCATTTTTTAATTATGTCATATCAAATTATTTTTATGGTTGTACATCCAACCTGGTTAAACAAATAAATATTGGTTTTTTAATTTTTTAAGTAAGAAATGTTGTCTTTTCCTTTACAAACTGTAATTATGTTGCCATCATTGTACCAATCCAAATCAATGTGACAAATATGTAAAATAAAATCATAATTCCTTAATATTTTGTCATATAATTTTTTCATGTCATCATAATTTTCTTTGGCAACAGTTCCAAGTATCTCATCAAATAAGACAAACGGTGGTTTGTTAAGGTTACTCATTTTACCAAGTACAACTCTTAGAGCCAACGCAGCCTGTGTTTTTTCAAGTCCTGATGCGGCTGACAACCTATATTTCACATTGTTTCTGATTAACCAAAAATCAACATCATTTTTTTCGTTGACAGTGATTTCCACATCAAAATCAGAGACATCACCAAGCAAATTGTTTATCTCACCGTTAATGATTGGTAATGTGTTTTTTAGAACCATTTTGGAAATACCATCCTTACCAATTATCTTAAGATAAAGTTTCCAATTCTTTTCTATCTCTATTTCGTTTTCAATTCTGACAATAATTGATTTTTTATCATTAATTGAATTAAGGTTATTTTGGATTTGTCCCTTATTTTCAGATAGTTCGTTATTTAATCTAAGTCTAATATTATCCTCAATCTTTATACTTTCATTCACCACATTAATAGAAGCATCAAGTTCATTGTTCCATTTAATTGCTTCTTTATTGTCATTAAGTTTTTTAATTGTATCGGAAATTTCCTTGTATTTAAGTCTTTCTTGTGCTAATTCCGTTTCTATTGCGGCGATTTTTAACTCAATCTTGTTTTTTTGTATTTGGTTTTGTCTTATTGTTTCCAAATCAGACAATCTGTTGACTATTTCCTCTTTTCTTGTGTTTAGTTTAACACCCTCATCAATAAGAGTTTTAATTTGTTTTTTGTTTTCCTCAATTAAACCACTGTTGTCCACGTTCTCATATTTTCTATGACATGTAGGACAATATTCACTGTTTGCAAGGTCTTCATTTTTCTTTTTGAGTTGGTTGATTTCCGCTTTTATGTTCGATATTTTTTCGACAATGCTATCTTTTTCTTTATTTAATTTTTGATATTCCTCATTGGAGTATTCAGTGTCTTTAATAGCGTTACTTTCAGATTTAAGATTTTTAAGTGTAGCGGCTTTGTTTATACCGTCTTCTTTAATTTTAACGAGTTTGGATTCAAGCGTTGTGACATCACCATTTTTTAAGAGATTCATATCAACCGGTTTTTTGCCGCTAATATATCTTTCTTTTTCAGCATTATATTTTTCGATTTTTGCTACAGATGCCGATATATCCCCCTCAACCTTTTGGTTTCTTTCGGATAGTTCTTTATTATTTTCCTCAAGTGTCGCAATTTCGGCTTTCAACGTCTCTCTATTATAAATATCACAATATCTTCCGACTGATATTTTTTTGTTCCACATTTCCCTTGCTTTTATATCCTTGTCTTCAAGACAAGAAAGACCAATCCACCTTGACAGTAGTTTTCCCCTCTCATCCTCTTTAAGTGAAATGAGGTCATCAAGGTCTTTTGCGTTTGCTGATATAATCAAGTCGAAATCTTTTTCATTGCCAATGGTGTCCTTAATGATTTTGTTGGTTTTCTGACCACTTCCCTCCTGTAAATTTTCAACATCCACAAGTTCTTCTCTATCGCCAATTTCATTAACAGCAAAATACTCAATGGTTTGTTTTGCTGTTTTGACAGTCTTTTTTGACTTGGCAGGTCTTGTTACCGTCCTTTTAATAATATAATCCTTTCCGTCAATGTTAATGCAACCCTCAACCTTCATTTCAGTCGCGTCAGGAATGTAATTGTTAAATAACTCATTAAGGTTATTGGCTTTACCTGATTTTGTTTTTCCGAAAAGCAAGAAATGGAGAAGGTCGTAAGCAAATGTGGATTTACCACTTTTATTCGCTGGTTCACCATTTAAAAGAACCAAACCATGTAAAGTGGTAAAATCAAAATGATTGTTTTCCCCATAGCAAAGAAAATTACTCCAATCAATCCATTTAAGTTTGTAATTTCTGCTTTTTTCATATTGATTATAATCTATAAGCGCGTTGATTGTTGAATCAATTTTAACTAACTCATCAAAATTATAATCTTCAATGTTATTTTCAATTAAATATTGTTTGAAAAGCTTATGCTGAAATGTGGGGTCTTGTATGTTTTTGATGTTTTCGCTATTCAACGCTTCCGCATTTCCCTTTTCAGTAACAAAATGTTTTTCTATTATGATATTCTTTTCAGGAACACCATATTTTTTTGAGAACAAGGATTTAATACTGTTCTCTTCTTCTTTTGTGTATTGATTAGGTTTTATGTTCCAAACAATGTTTATTTTCGCGTTTTGCCCTATGTCAATTTTCTTTTGCATATTCTTTTCTATTTGTTTTGGTTTTCGCTAATATTTTTCCACCGTACTTTAATGTTGTTTACGGTTCTTTTTTGGACTTCTGTCCAAATTTTATTGGTTTCAAGATACATTATCTTTTGACCTTCTGTGAGGGATTTCCACTCTATTTTATTTTGATTTTCTAAATGTTTGTCCTTTGTTTCTTCATTTGAAGGGGGGTACCATCTCCATCTCATGGCACTATACATGGCATCGGTATGTTGCCGACTTAAACTTTCTAATATTGGTACTAAAGCTGCTGACATATTATTTCAATCTTCTTTTATTTGGTTTTTCTGATTTATTGTGATTTTCGGTTTGTTCTATTTTTGGCGTTTCTGTTGTTTTGTTTTGCTTTTCGGACAGTTTGTCGGCTACTTCTTGTTGTTCTTTTACTTCAGTTTCATGAACATGTGTTAGTATTGTTGGGTCAACTTCATAAACATGTGTTAGTGTTGTTGGGTCAATTTTTTCTGTATAAATTGGTTGACCCGTTGGCACTTCCATTTCAATTTCAGGTACAAGGTCTTTTGGTATTTGATTATTTGTGTCTGGAACACTAACACTTTTTATCTCAACTGTATTGTCCTCTATTTTTTTTCTGAAATTATCAAACGGTGAAGTTCCATATTTTTCTATCATAAATCCTTCTCTAAGCATATTGTTAATAAATTCATTGGTTTTTATGTTATTTAATTGACAATATTCCTTGATGTCCTGGTAAAGACTATCTGATATTAATATGCTATGTTTTTCACCCATACTTTTTTTCTCAAAAATATAAAAAAATATAAAAAAAACCAAATTTTATTTACATTTATTCGTGTTTTTTACATCTTTTTTAAAAAAGACTATAATGAGTGATATTATTGATTATCCCAGAGTTGTGTTGGGTCTTGATGTAAGCACACACTGTATTGGAATTAGTATTATTGAGGACAATGGTGATTATGAGACACCAACAATCATAGCCATAACACATAAACAACCGCGAATACCAAAAAAGATTAATGGTATTGAGGCTTTGTGTTTAAGAAAATTTGGGTTTAACGAGGGGTTTCTTAAAAACATAATTGAATATACAGACAAAAAAATAACAGATGTGGTTATCGAGGAACCTTTGTTATCTTCTAACAATCTTAATACTGTTGCCACACTCCTTAGATTTAACGGAATGATTGCGGATGCCGTATATAACACGTTGGGTATTGTACCAAGTTTTATATCATCTTATGACGCAAGAAGCTATTCTTTCCCTGAACTTAACAGTTTGAGGAAATATACAAAAAAGGGAGAAGAACATGATTTACAGTATGTTAAAAAATCAATAATTGATGACAGTCTTGTGCTTTTTGGGTCATATCAGTTCGATGTTGATAAAAAAAGTGTAATGATGAACATGGTTGATAGTTTATATACAGGTGATAACGCTGTTCCTTGGGATTACGACTCAAACCATGAGTTGAAAAAAGAAAACTATGACGCGTGTGATGCTCTTGTCTGCGCTCTGGCTTATGTTAATATTAATAGGTACGGAATAGAGAAACCGACAATTGTGAATTCAAAAATATCAGAAGAGAAAGATAGATACATAATTGACTATACCACAAAAATATGGGAAAAAACATTTGATAAGAAATTAATAATTAAAAAATAAGGATTTTATTTATTTAAGTACTATTTATAGTGGAAAAATGCATAATAAAGTAAAATCTTAATAATAATATGGCATATTTAGGCGACCCAAGAGAACAGGCTATTGATTTGGATAATCATACCATTTGGGAACAAGATAACAGGATTGAGGAAAGATGGCAATGGGGCGCACAAGTACTTGACTTGTGTGACATGTCACCTGAGGAATATATGAAAAACCCTCTTATTGAGGCTGTTAAAAGTGGTGCTGATGGTTCCGATAAACAACAAGAGGATATTAAACAGGCTATTGCGGACGCTTCAGATAAAATCGTTGACGCAATCAGTGGCTCCACAACCGCAATCAATGATAATGTTGATGAGTCAACTGACGAAATTGTTGAGGCAATCAGTGGTGCGGCGATTACCATTGGCGGTATCATCAGCGGTACTGTATACGACCAAGTACCTTTCTATTATTGCAGCGTCAATAACAAGACAAGTGTTGATGACCTCACAATAAATGATTTTATTATGAATGCGGTTACAATTAACACTGATGGTTATATTAATTACACACTTGGTGACCCAACAGAGGAAGAATGGAACCAATACACTACCGGACAAATCAATGAGCAAACATATAGGGAATTAGTTAATAATGATTATTACCTTGCCGTACCTAACGCATATGGGACAAGTAAGAAATTCGTGATTTGGGAAGAGGGTACATCAGATGTCACAAGTAATTTTGTCATGGTTGATAATCATATTTTCAGTGAATTTAAACTTTTCAAATCACATGATATAGACCATGTGAACATTGATTACCCTACTGAGAAAAATGTGGAAATAATTCATAAATTAAAGATATTGAAGTAATATGGCGAAGGCAAGTGACACACAAAAATATTCAAATCAATTTCAATACAACGGAGAAGGACCCCTTGACGCAAAACAAGCACCTGTCAAAACACTTGCTGAATTGCCAAGTCCCCTTAAAGCATATGACGGACAAACCGTAACAGTCTTAACTGATGATGTTGGTGAGACAAGTGATTGGGTGTTCACCAATGGTAAATGGACTAAAAAATATCAGGTTACAGATTGCGGATGGTTTTAAAAATAAAAAGAGAGGTGGTTAACCACCTCTCTTTCTTTATTCCTCATACATCAGCAAATGCCATTCATATACTATTTAATAGTATATGACTAAGTAAAATACTATTTTTTTCCAAAAAAAAGACTATTTATTATGTGATAAATCGTATTATATGAAAACAATTTTTATAACAGAAAGCATGTATGGTATTCTTAAGGAAAATATCTTGTTAGATAATTTACCTGAGGATATAGTCAATGTTATTTTTAAAAACGGTACATCGTTAAAAAACAATCCAGCGATACCGACAATTTTTGATGATAATTTTTTGGAGAGAATTGTGAAAAAGAGGTTTTTGGAAACAAAGGAAAACCTAAAAAAAATAGGTAAAATAGACGACTTTGATGACGATAAGATTGAGTCCGTGTTGTCCAAGTTGTTAACCAAAGCACAGGAGATTGAACAAAAAAACAAAAACGAATTGGAGAAAATTTGCTTTAATTATGTTGTTGACTTTTTTGGAATACCTGAGGATAGTATTTCTTTTGAAATAAATCTCACAACTGATTTGTCAGACAACAACATAAGCATTGAACCAAATGACATTGATATTGAGTTTGATAATATTAATGATATAGAGGAACTAAAAAATGAGGTGTCTAAAAAAAGACTTCTTAATTGCATTTCAATGGGTATGGGCATGTGTGTTTCCTCATATATCAAATCTTACCTGTCAGAGATTTATGATGTTGACCCAAGATTACCTGATTTATATAGAAAAATATTGGCGTTAAACGATTATTTGCTTTTTGTCAGAGAAGATGTCGGCATAACTGACACAGATAAGAAATTGCTTGGCTTTTCAGAGGTGAGACTTGGGCAACCTGACGAAAAACCCATAGTCAAATCAGAGGGTGTCATATTTCCTGTTTTGTTAAGTGAAACTATCAGGGGACTCATGGAGTTGTTCTCATCACATGGTTTGCCACATGACAAAGACAAGTTAAATTACATAATCAGTAAGACAGACTACCTTAAGTCTGAACCATGGGATATGAGAATAGGACCTTCCTTATGGACAATAATAACAGATTGTTTTGGCGCGCTTGAATCCAATTTAATACCATATTTATATAAGAGAATATCAATGTTGTCCACGAAAAACTTCAATAAACTAATGTCTGAAGTGTTCGCTAAAACCAGAAAAGGGAAAGAGATGATGAACAAAATTGTCGCCAAGGCAAGACAAGACAAAGAATATGTTGATTTTTCGGAAAAAATGACTACATTACAAACAGACAAAAACATAATAAATGATGAATATATAATTGCTGAAGAGTTATGAAACTAACATATAATGATTTTAAATATATGATTACCGAATCCATAAAAAGGATTTTAAGGGAAAGTGAGCAAAACAATGTACACCCTGCTATATATGTTGGAACATATGGAAAATATAACAATGGTTCTTTGGAAGGCGGTTGGGTTGATTTGACACAGTTTTCATCCAAAGAGGAGTTTCTTAATTATTGTTATCAAAAACTACACGCCAATGAAAGAAGTCCTGAACTGATGTTTCAGGATTATGAGTACATCCCACAAATATTCATAAGTGAAAGTAGTATTGATGGCAGGTTCTGGGATTTCATGAATGATGATAGTGATTATTCTTACGACATTAAATGTGCGGTGGCTGACCATGTGTCTGATGTTGATGAATATTTCAATGTTATTGACGACATTCATGTTTATTACGGGTGTGACGACATGACCGATGTCGCTTATCAGATTGTTGACGATATGGGTATGCCACAGAATCTTGATTATTATTTCGATTATGAGGCTTTTGGTAGGGATTGTTCTTTTGACGGTCCTTCTGAGGATTCAGATGCTGAAACCGTTTATGATGAGTATGGTGTGAGTGAGGGTGATGATACCGCTCTTGGTGAGGCGATTGTTGATAATATCTATGGTGGTGTTGAACATCTTGACAAGCAAACACTGGAAAGATATTTTGATTATGAGGCTTTTGGTAGGGCACTTGAAAGCGATGGGACTTGGATTTCGTCTGATGACGGAATGATTGAGTTATATTAATAAAGTAAAAAATATTAGAGGACATGAATGTAGAGGAATTTTTAAGCACAATGGATGCTTTAAGATTTGATGATAGTTTGGATACTGAGTACCCTGAGTTAAGGGGTATGGTGAAAAAAGTATATCCTTATATTAGACAAATATATAACATGATGACAAATGCGGGATTGCTTGCCGAATCCCATGGACAGAAAAAACACAATTATCCTAAGGACGAGTTACATGCCATGAGGAAAGGTAATAGGGATGCCGAAAGGGATTTATATGGTGACGGTTTTAAGGCAAAGTCTAAACTCCATATGACCGCCAAAAAAGACAAGATGTCCAAGAACAAGATTAATGTCAACAACTATGATAAATTTGTTGATGAGTCAAAAAACATCGTTAAGATAAATGAGTCTGATTTATATAAAATGGTTGGTGAGTCTATTTTAAGAAACATGAAGAGGTTGGTCAGGGAAAGTGACGAAAGAGATTATGACACACCATCCGAAGGCTCAATTGGAATGGAATTCAGTTGGGGCAAAAATATTGAGGGATTGATTAAGCAATTGTCAGATATATTTGATGAGACTAATGCGCCAGAAGAAAATGAATGGGGATTCAAACAATCCAAGTTCGACACTATGGTGGCCTCCCTTAAATATTATTATGAGATTAATCCGTTTGACGATAGAGCGTTTAGGGCTATCTATAATATGATGGATAATTATGACCTTATTTCTGACGAGAGGGTAAAAAATATTTTGTTACAACTAAAAAAATATTGCTAAGGTTATGGATAAAAAGAGACATTCAACAAAAAAATTAACACAAGAACAATTTGTTGAAAAGGCACGGTTAGTTCATGGTAACAAATATAATTATTCTAAAGTGAATTATATTAATAATAGAACTAAAATATGTATAATTTGTCCTAAACATGGTGAGTTTTGGCAAAGGCCTGGTGACCATTTAAACGGTTGTGGTTGCGTTGAATGTTTTAATGATGATAAAAGGGGTAAAAGTTCACAATTAAACACCATTAGTTTTATCGAAAAAGCAAGAAAAATTCATGGTGATAAATATGATTATTCTAAAGTTGAATATGTTAATAATTATACTAAAGTATGTATAATATGCCCTAGACACGGTGAGTTTTGGCAAACACCGAATGACCATTTAGATGGTTGTGGTTGCCCAATGTGTGGAAGAATAATAGCAAATAGAAAAACAAGTTCTAACAAAGAACATTTTATCGAAAAAGCAAGAAAAATTCATAGTGATAAATATGATTATTCTAAAGTTGAATATGTTAATAATCATACTAAAGTATGTATAATATGTCCTAGACACGGTGAGTTTTGGCAAACACCACATTCACATTTATGCGGTCGTGAATGTCCTTATTGTAAAACATCAAAAATGGAAAAAGAAATAAGTATGTTATTAAAAGAGAATAACATAAAATATAGTTTACACGAAAGAAAATTATTTAAAACTAATGTTGAGTTAGATTTTTATCTTCCTGATTATAATATAGCAATAGAATGTCAGGGTGAACAACATTTTAAACCAATAAAGCATTTTGGTGGTAATGAGAAATATAGAAGAAGAATAAAAAATGACGAATTAAAAAGATATTTATGTGAAAAGAATAATATAAAATTATTTTACTATTCTAACATTAAAAATTTTAATTTTCCGTATACTGTATTTAGTAATAAAGAAGAATTATTAAAAGAAATAAAAAATGGGCAAAATATATGAAATTATTAAAAAAGGTGAAATTGGAACCGGTTTGTTAATTGAACATGATGGGTTCGTATCAAAAGATTGTGGAAATAACAAAACACTCTTTGAATCATATAAAAAACTAAATGAGGGTATTGGGGATGGAGATGATTTCCATTGCCCATATCCGTTTATTGTGGATGCGATATTTCAAAAAGCAGACACTGAAAATGCTAATGGTAGAATTTATCCAAGACATATTTTGGAAAGAGAGATAGAAAAATTCCAAACAAAAATTAGAGAAAAATCGGCACTAGGAGAAACAAATCATCCTGAAAGTTCAACGGTTGATATTTCCAGAATGTCACTCAACATTGTAGAGTTACATTGGGAAAAAAATACTGTTGTTGGAAAACTTGAAATTATTACAACACCTGGTTTTAGAAAATATGGTATTGCATCAAGTGAAGGCGATTGGGCTGCGAATCTTATTTTAGAAGGATATAAATTAGGAGTATCAAGTAGAGGATTAGGTTCTGTAACTCAAAGAAATGGTGTTTTATATGTTGGCGATGATTTTGAGTTGGTAACGTGGGATTTGGTTAGTGACCCCTCAACTTCCCAGGCATTTTTATTTCCTAATGGAGAAATACCACAACAATTTATCGAAAGTATTGACAATAGTCAAAAAAATAGTTATCTTTTTGATAAATTAGGTAAATTTAACAATTGGCTAAATGGGTAAACAAAAATTAAAATATACAACTGAAGAATTTAAAGAAAAAATAAAAAAAGTTTGGGGTGACAGGTATATTTTAGACAAAGTAGAATATACTGGTATTAATAATAAAATCATTGTTACTTGCCCAATACATGGTGATTTTCAGACGAAAGCAAATGATTTTATTAATCACCATGGGTGTCAAAAATGCGGTGGCACTAAAAAAATGACAACAGATGAGTTTATCACAAAGGCTAAACTAAAACATGGTAATAAATATGACTATAGTAAAACAAATTTAGAACACAAAGATGAACAGGGTAAAATAATTATAACCTGCCCAATACATGGTGATTTTAAACAAAAACCCACAAGACATTTATATGGTGATAAATGCCCACTTTGTTATAAAAATTTTAAAAAAACCACTGAACAGTTTATTGAAGAGGCAAGGGAAGTTCATGGGGATAAATATGACTATTCTAAAGTAGATTATCAAGGTAACAAAATACCCATAATAATCATTTGTAATAAACATGGTGAATTTAAACAAACACCTTTGTACCATCTTCAAAATCATGGTTGTCAACAATGTTATTATGAAAGAAGTGGTGAAACAAGAAAAAAAACTACTGAACAATTTATTAAAGAGGCTAAAGAGATACATGGTAACAAATATGATTATTCTTTAGTTGACTATCAAGGTAACAAAGAAAAAGTGGTTTTAACATGTCCAAAACATGGAAAATTTATGATTACACCCAACAAACATTTAGGAGGACAAGGATGTGATGCTTGTGCTGACGAACAAAATGGTTTTAACAAAAGATTAACGAAAGAACAATTTATTAGGAAGGCAAGAGAAATACATGGATGGAAATATGACTATTCTTTGGTTAATTATCAGGGTTACGATGTTGAGGTTGAAATTATTTGTCCTGTGCATGGTGTTTTTAAACAGAAACCATCAATACATTTAGCAAAAGGTGGTTGTCAAAAATGTAGGGAAAGTCATTTAGAAAAAGAATTATCAAAAAAATTAGATGAAGTGAAAATTAAATATGAATACCAAAAAAGATTTGATTGGTTAGGGAGACAAAGTTTAGATTTTTATTTACCAGATTACAATATTGCAATTGAATGTCAAGGTTCGCAGCATTATAGTGAAACACTTTATAATGGATGGAATGTTTTAAATAATTCAGATGTTGTTAATAGAGACATAACCAAAAAAGAATTATGTGAAAATAACAATGTAAAACTATTATATTATTCAAATGATAAAAAAATATTTGATATAGATATCATATACAATAACAGTAATACATATACAAGTTTAAATGAATTAATTAATTCTTTTTTAAATGGCTAAACAAATTATTATAACAGAAGAACAATTTAATAAACTTCTAAATGAGGAATTAGGTATTTCAGAAGAAGTATCTAACAAAACATTGGAAGTTTTTTCTTTATTAGAAACAGTCATTAACACTAATAAAAGCATAGGTGAAAAGAACGAGTTATTTAATTATTATAATGGTAGTTTAACTTTTGATTTTTTAAATTGTAAGGTTATTTGTACTGTTAATTGTTACAATTTTTTTAACAAAGAGTATTTTGATTATTCGAAGTTTGAGTCAAATGGTTGGAGTGTCTACTTGAATAAAAACACTTGTTTTATGGGTGTTGATGTACCTATGATTTCAGGTACAGTAGTTAAAAATGTTGTCATTGACACAATTCAACATGAAATAGAACATCTTTATCAACAAATCGTTGCAGGAAAAAGATTTTCCAATGAGGAATATTATGCGACAATAGCGACAAACATTAATTCAAACGACAAAATTGTGAAACAAGTGGCGAAACTAATATATGGCACTATTAAATCAGAACAAGATGGTTTTGTTAACGGTTTGTATGCTTTTTTAATGTCTTCACCTGGTGTTTTTTCAATGCAATCCCTTTATAAATCAGAATGTTGGAAACTGTATTCTGAAATGATAACAATTTATAATGAGTTGGATGATAATCAAGAAATGTTGAACGAGTTCACCAAATACAAAATTTCTAAAACAAAAGTCCGCAAATCAATTGATGCGTTATTGAGGAAAATCGGAAGAGTTATAATAAAAGTTAAACAAGATAAAATTAAAAAACAGGGGTGGAGGTACTAAAAATACCTCCATTTTTCGTTAAAATTAATATAAATCGAAGAAAAAATCTAATTTTCAACTATTTATTTGTTGATTTTTCAGATTTTTTGAAAACATCTAATATTTATTGTTGAAATAATAAGATTTTAATAATGCTTTTTTATATGAGCAAATCAAATAATACAATTAAAGAAGCAGTCCTTGATGCCCAAAAACTTAAGGAGACTATTAAGGAGGAAAGCAAGAGCACATTGAAAGATATGCTCAGTGAGGCAGTTAAGGATGTTATTCGTGAATCTATCGAAGACGATGAGGAGGATAAGGTAGATGACGATTACGAAGTTGTTGATGATGAAAAAGAAACACAAACTGATGACGAGGTAAGTGCTGATGGTGAAGAAACCGCTGAGGAACCTGAATCCACCGACAGTGATGACACTGAAAGTGAGGAGGAGGAAGAAACAGAGGAGAAACCTGAAACCGATGAAGATGAATGGGACACTTTCTCTGACTATCAGGTTGGTGATGATAATACTTATGACCTCACAGATGTGCAAGACTATGACAAATTAGTGAAGGTTTATAAATTATTGGATGATGATGACAGGGTTGTTGTCAAAAAAGACGGTGACAAAATCTCTTTGAAAGACAATGAGTCTGGTAGCGAATTCATAATTGACCTTGGTACGGACGGTGATGAGACCGTTGAAGGTGGTGAGGAAGAGAGTATGACAGAAGGTGTTATAAAAGAAGGTCCTGAGGACATCGCAGGTATTCCTTCAGATGAGGATGAGGACGATGAACTCGTTCCTGACGATTTTGAACTCAGTGACTTTGATGAGACACCAAATAATGAGCCTATTGGTGAAGGCAAAAAAACTAAAAAAGTTATGAAAGAAAGCAAAGGAATGATATTCGAGGTTGACCTTGGATATACAGATGACTACCAAGACAAAGACCCGATTAAAGGACTTTCCAATACTGAGCCTTCAAAATCAGGCAAATCTTGGGAGAAGGGAGTACCCACAGGTACTGAGAAACCATGGGCAGGTGACTCCAAATCAAAGGGTGAGCCTTTTGAGAAAACAGTAACAGAGGAACAAGTTGACGAATGTGGTGCCACTTCACCAACTGAAGAACCTATCGTTGACGAGGGTGTTACTGTAGCAAAAGCACCTAAGAGAAGGTCACCTAAGACCAAATCCCCTAACTCTGGTGACGTAAATGCACCAAAGGTATCAAGACATATTTCTGTCGGTAGTGATTACAAGGAAATCGCTGAGGCTTACAAGAAAGAAAACAACATGCTTAGAAAGGCTGTCAGTGATTTAAGAAATACCGTCAAAGAAGCATATGTCGCCAACAACAATCTTGCAAGGATAACAAGACTCTTTACTGAGAACACCGTTAGCCAACAAGAAAAAATTGAGATTGTTGAAAGGTTCTCAAACGAGGCGAAAACAATTGAGCAATCAAACAAACTCTACGAGACACTTGACAAACAACTCAAAAAGAACTCAAACCTTACTCTTGAATCAAGTAAATCAATGAATGTTGAGGGTAGTAAAACAGTTAATGAGGGTAAAACCAATTATCAGTCAAAACAACTCCTTAATACAATTGATTTGATTAAGAGAATGGAAAATTGCTAAAAATAACAAAAAATAATAAAAAGGAAATTAATAATTATGGTTGATTTTTTAAAGTCTGGTCAAGTCGGTACTATCGAACTTAACGAAACCAGAAAAATGAGAAACGAAATCGCTAACAGATGGTCAAGCCTCGGTATGGTTGATGGCCTTGTTGGTGCTATTAAAGAGAATGTCGCTACCCTTTACGAAAATACTGCTAAGATGATGCTTTCAGAGGCTTCTGACGCAAGTAACAGCGGTTCCTTTGAGACTGTTGTCTTCCCTATCATCAGAAGGGTTTTCAGCAAACTTCTTGCTAATGATATTGTCTCCGTACAGGCAATGAACTTACCTATCGGTAAACTTTTCTTCTTACTTCCTGTCACCTCTGAGAGAGAGTGGTCTTCTGAGGAAATTGAAGACGGTACAACCGGTAGACATCGTGGCCTTATGGGTTATGAGAGAACTGACAGAAGGGATGGTTCCAAATATAACAGGTTCTATCTTCCTGACGAGGTTGTCAATGACCAAGTTTTTGAGACCTATGATGTCAAATCAGGTGATGTTGTCGCATCAGGTTTCACCTCATATGATGAGGCTTTCGCCACACTTGAGGAAGGTCAGAGAGTAAGGCAGGTTTCCCCTGAGGTTACCAAGTATATGGGTAAAACCCTTTATGACCTTTTCTACAATGACTTCCTTTTCGATAACTCAAAGGGTAAGATTCATATCAAGGTCGGTGAGGCTGTCCCTGTCGTTTTCAAGAGAGGACAACTCGTTGAGGCTACTAAGGATGACCTTAAACTCTATGCTGACGGTACCCTTAGAAACATCATTTTGAAGGTTACTGGCTTCGCTTCTTACAACGCAGGTAGACTTACAGGTCCTGACGGAAACGAAATGGATACTGAGGCTTTCCTTGCTTCTCTTAAAGTTGTCGCTACTGACAAACTTGGTTCTGAGTCTGGAACTTGCTTTGCCGCTAATGAGTCAATTCCTTTCAGAGTTGTGACCCAGAAGTATGGTAAGGGAATGGTTGAGTACGCAGGTGCTTGTGATGCCGAAGGTTGCATCTACCTTGATGTTGACCTTGCCAAACCTGCAAGAGTACAGGGTGCTTCAATGGACGGTTATCTTGGTATTGAGAAACCTGAGTCAATTGAGAACCTTTTCAAAGTCGCTTGGTGTCAGTATGACAGCCTTGAGCTTGAGACCGAAATCGGTGAGGTTTCTTTCAAACTTGATAGTGTTGTCGTTGCTGTTGAGGAAAGGAAACTTAGGGCTACCTGGTCACCTGAACTTGCACAGGACGTGTCAGCGTTCCACAACATTGATGCTGAGGCTGAGTTAACAGCACTTCTTTCAGAGCAGATTGCTGCTGAGATTGATAGGGAAATCCTTAGAGACCTTAGGAAATTTGCTCCTTGGCAAGCAAGATGGGATGTCAATGGTTGGAGAAGAATGGCCGCATTCTCAACTAACTACACTCAGAAAGATTGGAATCAGGAACTTGTGACTAAGGTTAATCAGGTTTCAGCACAAATCCACAAGGCAACTCTTAGGGGTGGTGCTAACTTCCTTGTAGTTTCTTCTGAGATTTCAGCTGTGTTTGATAACCTTGAGTACTTCCATGTTTCAGACGCTTCCGCAGAGTCTGACCAGTACAATATGGGTATTGAGAGAGTTGGTTCACTTGGTGGTAGATACCAGGTTTATAGAGACCCTTATTCACCTGCTTGGTCAATCATTATTGGTCACAAGGGTAAGAGCCTTCTTGACACAGGTTACATCTACGCCCCTTATATCCCTATGCAGTTAACTCCTGTTATCTACAATCCACACAACTTTGCTCCTGTAAAAGGTATAATCACACGTTATGCGAAGAAATGTGTTAACAACAGATTCTATGGCCACGTGCACGTGGATGGTTTAACACAGTGGGACATCAATGAACTTAGATAATAAGTATTTGATTAATAATGTTTTAGAAGAGGTCTCTGAATGTGTCAGAGACCTCTTTTTATTTATAATTTAGTTGTTTCACAATATTAGTGTTTTTTTTTGTTCTGTCAATATTTATTAATATATTTGTAATATAGTTATTGTTTCATGACACAAAACGAAAAACAAATTAAATTCATAGAAAAAGCAAAAATTGTCCATTCAAATGAAAATTTGGATTATAGTAAGGTGTTTTATGTTAACAACAGAACACATGTGACTATTATTGACAATGACTTAGATGATAATGGGAACACATATGGTGAATATAAAATATTACCTTGTAATTTCTTAAAGGGACAAGGGCATCCACAAAAAAAGGGTAAAAAAATTTCTTTATCAAAACGCACCAAACAAGAAGACATAATAAGGCGTTTTAAAGAAGTACATAAAGGTGAAAATTTGGACTATTCAGAGGTAAAATATGTGAACATGCATACTAAAGTAAAAATCATATCACATGATTTAAGACCTGATGGTACGGAATATGGTGAATTTTGGCAAGAACCGGTTGTACATTTAAAAGGTTGTACACACCCTGAAATTGGGGTTCGAAAACAAAGTGAGAAACAAAGGTATACAACTGAAATTTTTATACAAAAAGCAAAAGAGGTTTATGGTGACAAATACGATTACAGTAAAGTTAACTACATAAACAGTAAAACCAAGGTTTGTGTAATTTGTCATTGTAAAAACAATAAGGGTGTTGAACATGGCGAGTTCATGACATCACCTGATTTGTTTTTAATGGGTAAAAGTTGTCCAAAATGTGGTAATCATTTGTCAATTGCTGAAAATGAAATATATGTTTTTATAAAAAATTTAGTTGGTGAAAATAATGTTGAGCAAAGGAACACGTCAATACTGAACGGAAAAGAGATTGATATTTTTGTGCCTAAATTAAATATCGGTTTTGAGTTTGATGGTATAAATTGGCACTCCGAAAAGTATAATAAAGACAGGTATTATCATTTAGACAAAACACTCAAATGTATTGAAAAGGGAGTACATTTAATTCATATTTTTGAGGATGAGTATTTAGAACACAAAGATATTGTTTTGGAGAAAATAGAGCACATTCTTGGCTGTTCTTCCAATAAAACAAAGGCATACGGAAGAAAATGTGAAATTAAAGTAATAAACAATTTAGATACAGTTAAAGATTTCCTAAATAAATACCACATACAAGGATTCGTTGGTAGTACTGTTAGTTATGGCGCATATTTTAATAATGAACTAGTTGGTGTTATGTCTTTTTTAAATGAAAACAACGGTTGGTGGAACTTAAGTAGGTTTGCGACTAATACCAATTATACTTGTCCTGGTATTGCATCAAAAATATTAAAACATTTCATTAGTGATTATAAACCGGCAAAAATAAAATCATTTTTGGACAGAAGATGGTGTTTTAATGAGAAAGAAAATTTATACACAAAAATGGGTTTTAGAGAGGATAAAATATTAAAGCCTGATTATAGATATACAGACGGACACTGTAAGAGGATTCACAAATTTAATTTCAGAAAGCAAATACTTCACAAAAAATACGGTTTGCCACTTACCATGACAGAAACTGAGATGGCAAGGAAATTAGGTTATGATAGAATTTGGGATTGTGGTTTAATTAAATATGTTTGGGAAAACAAGAAATAATTTATATTTTTACAAAAATTTTATATTATGAGTGACATAAAACTTTTAGAGAAAATAAAAAATTACGATAAGGATTGGTGTTATCAATATCAAAGGAGGATTGACACGCTTGAGGAGGACAAAAAGACATTGGGTTGGGATGATGATTTCATTAACTCCATAAATCTTGATGAATTTGTTTTTAAGGTTATAACAACAAAAGAGGAAAAAGATAAGGCCATACGGTTTATTGAAAGGTATGAGTGGTTGGGGGGTATTGGTGATGGTAATTTTCCGACACATTGGTTTTCTGCCACATATAGAGGTATTTTAGGGGGTATTGTAATAATGGGAATGCCAAATGCTTTTTCCAAATTATTGGGTGAGGACACGAAGAATATTGAGAGACTTATAATAAGAGGTGCGTCAGCGTCATGGTGTCCAATGAATTTGGGTAGTAAGTTTTTAATGTGGGCGATGAAATGGATGGTGGACAACACACAGTATAGGTTATTCACTTGTTATTCTGACCCACAAGCCAAAGAGATTGGCAGTATTTACCAAGGTCTTAATTTTTATTATTTGGGACAAGGTAGCGGTACGACAGTAAGATGTGTTAACCCGTATAATCCAAATGTTCTGATATCTGACAGAGCGTTTAGGGCAAGGAGTATGTATAAGAGATACGCTAAGGATTTGGGTATCGAATGGCAAAAAAATTGGAATACAGACCAATGTGTATTATGGGAAAATATTCCCGATGATGTGGAAAAGAAACTGAGGGATTATTCCAAAGAAATGTACAAAAAGGCGGAAAAGATATATTTTCCAAGCAAACATAAATATGCTTATGTTCTTGGAAGAGACAAAAGGGAAACCAAATATTTAAGGAAAAAATTTCTTGAGTTGAACACGGTTTATGATTACCCTAAAAGGGAAAACAAAACCGAAAAGAAGTTCAAAAGGTAAAAGTATATTTACTATTAAAAACAATAAAAGTAACACAATATTGTGTTACTTTTTTCTTTTTTCCTTTAGAAATTGAAAGTGTTTTCTCTGTTTCAAATAGTCAAAATCGTATTCGTGATTATAGGCTTCTCTTTCAAAACATATGTTTTTGTATGCTTTTTTAGGTGATGTAAAAATATTAAACAGCCAATTCATAAAATAAAACGGATAGAAGAACAGTGACCCCACAAGTATTTGGAGTGGTTCAAAGAAAGAGAAAGGTATTGCGAAATCCTTAATTTGCTCTTTATGTATTGTCTCATGGTTAACTGTTGCCCTAACATAATTTGTATAATAAGGATTATTAATGAAATTTTCACAATCTTTTCTCCAGAATATCAAGCCAAAAAGGTTCATGGCAATGTAGCCTTTAAATGGTATTAAACTATTTAAATAAACATTTGTGTTATTGATTTTAATTTTTTTCATTTTTTTTGTTTATAAATAGTTCCATAAAAGAAAAAGTGACACTGTTAGTGTCACTTTCCAAACCAAATCACATGTGAGAAATCGGTTCTATATTTATTTTCCAATATATCCGAAGGCATAATCAAGATATTGCTTTTTCCTATTTCTGTGGCATAATAGCCATATCCATCATTGTCAGTAATTTCGTTATTAAGACACATTTCCTTGAACTCATCCATTGTGTGCAGTGAGCCTTTCCATGTTTTACCAAACTCAATTGTTGGCTCTTGTAACAGTCTTGCTTCCTGATATATGCTAAACATTTCGTTTCTTATGTCGTATGTTTCTTTATACATATCGTCAAACGGCATGTTTTTTTTCGCACAGTCGTCTTCAATAACACCAAGTTTTTTTTCTAGTTCCTCATATTTTTTCATGAGTTCCTGATATTTTTTCTCTTTTGACATAATTTAGTTTTTATAAATATTAGGGTCATAGTCAGCAATTTCCTTAAATGAATCGGAAAGTTGCTCAATCGCTATTTTTTGCATGTCCTGTGGGTTAACCATAATGTCTGATTTAGCCTTGATTTCAGATTTAATAGCGTCATTAATGTAGTAATATGATGTGCCGTTAACCGTTGCCACAATAGACAGAATCCTATCAAACAAGAAGTTTCTTGGACTAAAGGTTTTGTCAAGTTCGGCTTTTGCTTTCATATAAGCCTCAAGTGCCTCACCTGATAACACATCAGATACACCCCTTTCAGGCGCAGGTGCGGAATAAGGTTTGTTCATCGCTTTAATTACATCATCAGGAATGCCACCCTTAACATGGCCTTCACTATCAACAACATAACATGTTGATTTCGGTTTTGTTGTCATACCCGCTAAATTAAAATCTTTTGAAAGTTTACCTGTTTGGTTCGCTTGTGGACCGTAATCACTTTCTTGTCTTTGGTTATGGTTATCACCAAGCATACCATTACTTTCCATCCCAATACCGTTTCTCATTCTGAGATTGTGTAATTTTTCTGAATAATCAGAATATGCTTTCTTATAACTTTCAGGTGTTGTCCAGTGGACATTATACCTTGTTGTCACAATTATACCATCAATACCACTTAATTTTTTAATGTTTTCGTCATCGTTAAATTTTTTAACGTGTGGGTACCAATGTTCATTGTCCATTTCAGTGTAATTGGCAAGTGCTTTGCTGACATCATCCTTACGCCAATTTTTTCTTGTCGTGTAAAAAGACTGAGGTTTTACATATATAAATGAAGCATATGTACCCCCTCCGTTTTCATCTTGTTTATTTAAGATGTCAATAATCTCATCCCTTGTTACCTGTTGTCTGGGTGTTGTTCCTTCAAGAAGATTCATTCTTTTCATCAAATCAATTGTTTCATTCAGTTGTGTTTTCATATTTTTTTTTTGTTTTTAATATAAATATACCTTTATCTGTGTTTACAACTTTTTTTTTTCAAAAATATAAAATTTAAAGAAAAAAAACAAAATTAATACTATTTAATATATTTATTAATAAAGGAAAAATAACTTATTATGGTAGATATTAGGTATTTACAGACTGAGTACATCAAATGTTTTAGGGACAAAAGTAGAATTTATATGATTCAAAATTTTCTTAAAACATATGATGCCACTCAAGGTAGGGAAATAAATTTCAAACTGTTTCCAAGACAACAAGACTTATGTCACGCTTTTGCAAGTGGACATAACGTTGTCACCACTAAGCCACGTCAAGCAGGTATTACAACAACCGCAAGTGCTTTTATTTCATGTGAGATGTGCCTTGCGGATAAAGATATGCCACAAACTGTTCTATGTATTGGTAATACTTTGGATTTGGCACAACAGTTTCTTTTTAAAGTGAGGGATTTTTTACTTCAATTTCCGTTATGGATGTGGGGTGATGACTTTTTTGATAAAGGTTATGATATTCTTAAACCACCGGAAAACAAAAATGTTATTTTTGATGTCTGTAACAATAAAGAGTTAAGGTTAAAAAACGGATGTAAAGTTGTCGCAAGGTCATCAGGCCCTGATGCTTCCAGAGGTGTTGGCGGTGTTACATGGTTGGTGTTTGATGAAGCTGCTTTTATTGAAAACGGTAAGGACGTTTATGCCTCAGCCGTACCAACAATTTCAACTGGTGGTCATACGATTATGATTTCTACCCCTAACGGTAAAGACCAATTGTATTATGAAACATGCAGGAGAGCAGCACTAAAAGGAACTTCTGATTGGAACAATTTTGAACTTGTTGAACTAAAATGGTACCAAGACCCAAGATACAATAAGTTTTTAGAGTGGACAAGGAAAAACAAAGAAACCGGTGAAATTGAGATATTTAAAGAACCGCTACTAAACAAAGAAGGTGATGTTAAATGGGACAATGACCATTGGACACAAATGACGAAAGACGGTTGGTCACCAAGGTCTCCTTGGTACATCAAAATGTGCCAACAGTTTAACAATGATGAGCAAAAAATCGCTCAGGAGTTGGATGTGTCATTCTTAGGTTCAGCGTCTAATGTTGTGGAACCTGAGTACATTGACATGCAGGAAAAATTAAATGTAAGAGAGCCATTACCCAAATCAGATGATGGTGATATGTTTCATCTGGAAGACACAAGGGTTTGGAAAAAGCCTATTCCAGGTCATAGATATATCATGCCAATTGACCCAAGTCGTGGAGATAGTGATGACCGTTCCGCGCTTGAAATTGTTGATTTGGATGGTGTTGATGACAATGGTTTACCTTGTGCTGAACAAGTCCTTGAATACAATGGTAAAATAACTGGTGATAACCTTGGTGAGCTTGCTTATTGGTATGGAATGTTATATAATGAAGCGTTTGCTGTTGTTGAGTGTATTGGTGGTTATGGTGATTCAACAGTTTTGACATTATTAAACTTAGGTTATACAAATTTGTATTATGATGACCCTAATCTTAAAACATATACCATACAAAGAGACGCTTCTTCGTTACAATTAACCAATGACGGTAAATTACCTGGTTTTCATAGTAGTTCAGTAAGGTTTCAGATGTTGGCGCATTTTGCTAACATGATTAGAACCAATGAAATTAAGATAAGAAGCACAAGAGTCATATCAGAGTTAGACACTTGGATATTTAAAAACGGTAGACAAGACCATCAGGACGGGTGTCATGATGATACACTTACTTGTTTGGCCATGGGTATGTTTGTTTATAAATTTCATTTCAATAATTTACAACAAGCAAGAGAAAGAGACGCTGGTTTCTTACAGGCTTGGATTAATGCCACAAAAAGAATACAACTTGATAAATATCAGGAAAAAGAAAAGAGAAACACCACCATTTCGGCTGAGCCAAACAAAACATATTTACCGATATATACAAACCACACAACAACCAAAGTGGGTAACACAATTATTGATGCCTATAGGTGGTTAATTAAATAATTTTTAAAAAGAAAACAACTATTTATATAAAAATATGGCATTATGACTAAAGTTACTAACGAAATAAATGAATTGTTTAACACCGTAAGAAGCATTTTGGGGGCACCTGTTCGTGCGGTTGAACTTACAGATGAGATACTTTGTAATTTGTTAAATGTTTCCATTGGTGATTACTCGGAAGTTGTACAAAATGAGATAATCACCAACAATTGGATGTCTTTTTACGGTAAGTACTCCGCTGACAACGCCGCATTAGCAAGAGGGTTCATGATGAGAACATTGGATTTAACCAAAGACTATTCTTATTGGTTTTCAAAAGAGGTTGGTTTGCAACAAGAGGGACCATGGGAACTGAAAAAGGATTTTTTCAAAATAGAGACAGGTAAACAGGTTTATGTTGTCCCTTCAGGAAGAACAGTTAATAAAGTTATGTGGGTTAACCCGTCCATGACTGACATTGCCATATTTGGTAATGGGGCATATAGCGCAGGATTAGGTGTGATGCCTGGTATGGGACCTATTGGTTTTCCTGCCGGTTATGGTAGAGGTAGTGGTTTTTATACCACACAGGTATCTGACATTGCTTATACTGCGGCGGATTTAAATTTCAAACGAAGTTTGTTCAGTAGTGATTTAACGTACAAAGTTACAGCAGGACCTGACGGAACACATTTAATCCACTTAATGTCCACACCTGGTAGTAGGTTATCTTTTGGTTTTAGTGGTATACATGGAAATATCTTCGGCTTGTGTGGTTGTGAGGTTTGGTATACTTATTATGATACCACCAGTCCTGAGGATGCCGATGAGTGTGAAAGATTTCACGCCAATGATGTTATTTTAAGACCTGACCAAGTGTCAATGAAAGATATTGACTATGCGTTTTTAAATGACCCTGCAAAAACAATTGTCAGACAGTTATTAGTTGCCAAGGCAAAACAAACATTGGGTCTTATACGAGGTAAATTCAGTGGTAAAGTTAATATTCCACAGGCTGAAATGACAATGGATTATCAAATGTTAATTCAGCAAGGTAAAGAGGAATATGACAAGACAATGGATAATCTGCAAAAAAGATTGGAAAGGTTAAGACCGGTAAACATGATGAAGGAACATGCTGATTTAGTTGACGCTCAACTTAAAATTCAACAAAAAACACCTCTTGGTTTAATGTATATTTAAGGCATGGGAAGAGATGAGTTTATAGCCAAAGCGGTTTTGGTTCATGGAAACAAGTACGGTTACGGCGGTGTCCCTGACACCATATTAGAAAATGACACACCTGTACCAATTGTTTGCCCCATTCATGGTTTGTTTTATCAGACTGTTTATCAGCACTTAAATGGTGTTGGTTGTATAAAATGTTTAGAGAAGTAAGAGTATGGTATTTAGTGAAGGTGATATTTTATATATGGTAACGGAAAGTGTTAAAAAGATACTTTCTGAGGGAATTAGTAATATAGTTTATCATTTTACCAGTTTAGAAAATTGTCTCAATATACTTAAGAAAAATGAGATTTATTTAACAATGTCCACCAATTCTTCTGACGCATATGATAACAAAAGGCTATTTTATTTGTCAACACAAAGAAGTAGAAGTAAGGAATTAGGTTATGCTGGACATATGGGTAGTTGTGTGAGAATACAAATTGATGGGCAAAAAATCATGAACAATCTTACAGGTAAACCAATTGATTATTGGGGTACGAACATGGGTAAACAAAGTTATTACAAACCTGAAAATGATAGCACTTACGGTAGAGGTTTAACACGGTCAAGGCAAACACACCATAATTTTGAAATGGAAGACAGAATTGTGTCTTATGAACCGTCAATACCTGAATTCTCTAAATATATAACAAGGCTTGATGTCTATATTGACCCAAGAACCGATAGATTGGAAAACACTAAAATACAAAAATATATTGATGATATTAACAAAAGGATTAATAACGAATTAGAAAAGGCCGCATTGATTTATACTCTTGGTTCCGAAAGATTGAAAATAAACACAAATGTTTACAATAATCTCAAAGACTTTAATTATATGACTGAAAACACCATTAATGACCAAATGAAATCATTATATGATAAAGCATATGAAGGTGGTGATAATAAAGAGTACAATGAGACTGAGGCATATCGGACATCACAGGGATTCATGGGTGAAAGAAAGAAAATTAATGTACTTACAGAATTGTTTAATGTTTTAACACTTGGTGAGATATATAGGAGTAACGACAAGGATAAAATAATAGCCACAACATTAAAAAAATATAATTTAGCCAAATACATTAATATTGTAAGAAAGGAACTAAGTGGAAGATGGGGAAATTCATATGCCGAAAGTTGTAATTTATTGTCAAACACATGTAATGCGCCTTTAAGGAAACTTAATCATGAGGTTGGTGACGATGATTCATTGAATATAATGAGATTTGCTGCTGATATATTGAAAAAGTATGGTGTAAACAGTTTTACCGCATTACCATCAAAGGTGGAAAACAATTATTAAACATTTACTTTGTGGGTTTAAACAATTATTTTAAAAGAAATTAGAAAATTATATGGCTGAAAATAGACCAACAGTATTTCAAAGAATGGGTACACTGTTATTTGGTAACAGTGTGCCTTATGACATAACAAGAACACCTGTTACAGCTGGGACGACAGCGACAAACAGGGTGTTATATACAACAAAAGACAAAGAAGATTATGAAAGAAAACTGTTACAATATAAGCAACAGAAAACACTTTCATATCAATGGGTGAAAGCAGGCGTTGACAATTCTCTTGAAAGTCTTGCAAGTTATAACGCGGTTAAACTTATGTTCAGGGACGCTGACCTTATGGACGCGACACCTGAAATCGGTTCAGCCCTTGATGTTTACTCTGAGGAAGCGACTTGTTTTTCTTCTGATGGTGTAATGTTGAGAGTAAGTTCCAAATCAAAGAGAGTAAAAGGTATATTGGAGAATTTGTTTTACAAAAATCTTCAGACACACATTATGTTACCTATGATTGCAAGGGCAATGTGTAAGTACGGTAACCAATATATGCTTTTGAATGTTGTGGCAGGTAAAGGTGTTATGGGATGGAAACAGTTACCTGTTTATGAAATGGACAGGTTAGAGAATGGTTATGCTTCCATGTACAGTGGCATGTTACCAGGGCAAGTTAATGATTTAAAACCCGATGAGACAAAATTTGTTTGGGTTGGTCATAATGAGTCAATGGCATATCAAGATTGGCAAGTAGCGCATTTCAGACTTCTTAAAGACAGTTTATTTTTGCCTTATGGTACCAGTTTACTTCATAAAGCAAGAAGGGCTTGGAGAATGTGGAGTATGATGGAAGATGCCATGTTGATTTACAGGCTTGATAAAAGTGTTGAGAGAAGGGTGTATAAGGTATATGTCGGAGCGATTGACAATCAGGATGTTCCTGCATATATACAACAAATCGCCGATGGTTTTAAACGAACACCAATCATTGACCCAGAGACAGGGCAAGTTGATTTACGTAAAAACTTCCTTGCGGTTGACCAAGATGTGTTTATACCTGTGAGGTCTGCTGATGAGCCTACATCAATTGAGGCAATGCCCTCCGCACAAAACCCAACTTCAATGGATGACATCAATTATATGCAAAACAAAATCCTTACAGCGTTAAGAATACCAAGACCTTTCTTGAATTTCCAAGACGCACAGGGTAAAGGACAGAACATGTCATTAACTGATATAAGGTTTTGTAGAATGGTTAACACCATCCAACAATTCCTGTTACTTGAATTAAACAAAGTGGCAGCGGTTCACCTTCATTTCCTTGGACTTGACGATGAGATAACCAATTTCACATTATCATTAAACAATCCGTCAGCACAAATTGAGGCACTTGAGTTGGAGGACTTAACAAAGAGAATACAAACAGCAACAGCGGCATTAGCCGACCCTGGTATTGGTATGCCTTTGATGTCTTTACACATGGTTTTGAAAAAAATCATGAAAATGTCTGATGGTGAGATTAAGGATATGCTTAACGAAATTAGGCTTGAAAAGGCAATGGCAGCTGAATTGCAACAAACAGCCAACATAATTAAAAAAACTGGTATGTTTGATGAGACAGACAATATTTATGGTGACTATGATGCCATGAACAATCCTCAACCACAACAACAGCAGGGTGAAAATGATGATATGATGGGTGGCTCAGGTGGCATGGGCGGCGGCGACATGATGGGTGGCGGCTCATTAAATATGGACTCTTTGGGTAGCGCAGGGAGTGAGGATATGGGTGATATTGGCGGTTCTGAATCTGAGATGGATATGAGTCAAGCACCTAATGCTGATAACGGCACACCAATGGAATCATCAAGAAGGAGCAATAAACCATTGCTAAATGAAGTTAAAACATTTACCGAACAATATTTTGATATGTTGGATAAATCAATGAGGTCAGACCCTGAATATGTCGAGGAAAACGACACATTTGAAAAACAAAATGTTTTTTTGACCGAAGAAATAAATAACCTTCTCAATCACATTGATAACGTGCTTGATAATAGCATTCTTCCGGACAAAAATGATGAAGAAGATATAGATGATGAAGATATTATTGATTTAGATGATGACAAAACAGATTAATTAACTATTTATTAGAAAAAAATGAGATATGGACAAATATTATAATATAAATTTTAATGAGATTAAAGACATTAAAACACTTAAAGAGGCACAAGAAAAAATTAATTGTGAGATTAATGAGCGTTTATCTGAAATGAGAACCAATGAGTTTGGTAAACAACTTTCAGAGTCGTCTTTCGGCTACATCAAAAACTGTTTTGAGGAATTCACACCTTATTTGTTTGAGAACAAAGAAGGAAAAAAAATCATCAAGAAATATATAAAAACAATAAGAGAAAATAAAAATCTTGGTATACTTCACGGTGTCTACGAAAGTGTTAGAAGGACAGGAAAGGATACGGATGTGAATTATTTCATAAACACATTGGTATCAACCGAAAAAGATATCAATAAGAAAACAATTAAGGAGGATGTCAAAAAATTAGGGGATGTGCTTAATGAGGCATATCACATCATTAAGAAGAATCTTCCTGAAAAAGAGGAAAGTTTAGATAATATTCTTCCTGAAAATAAGGAAAGTTTAAACGCCGCAATTGAGTATGTTGTTGAGAACAAGTCAACAACAAAGAACCTACCTGAATTTAGTTTTGCAATTAAAACCATAAGGGAAGATATTGAATCAAGAGAACATTCACTTGTACTCAGTAAGAGTAAAGATGTTAACACTAATTTTGATAACCTTGTTGAATCCTATAATGAGCGGTACAATAACTTGTCTGACACTGAAAGAAAAATTGTTAATGAGATACTTTCTTCAAGTGATTCAGAATCTGTATTTAACAAATATCTTAAAGAGTGTCTTAACAAGATAAATGATAAAGTTAATTATTTTATATCGGTCAATGATAATGAATCTGTTAAAAGGCTTAATGGCATTTATGAACAAATCGCTAAAAAGAAATATTCCAGTGAAACATTATCAGAAGACATAAATAATATTGTTGAGATAACCGAATTATTTGGATGAGACTTATCATAACAGAAGAACAGTTCAATATAGTCAAAGATTTGTATACATTAAATGAGGCTATTGGTGAGATTGATGAATCAGTGTCACTAAAACAACTTGTTCAAAAATATAAAGCAGCACTTACCGCCGGTATTGCCGCTTCCACTATTTTATTTTCAATAAATGCCCTTAATTTACCTGGGTCAGAAAAAGATTTTTTAAAAAAGGAGGTTGGTGTTGAGTTGAGTACTAATACACAAAGACAAAAAAGAATTGATGCTGTGACAAAATATATTGAGACAGCCTTGAAAAACCAGGGGTTTTCCATGGAAAATTTACAGTTGTCTCCTGAAAAGATTGTTGATATTTGTGATGAGAATGGTTTTGATTTACCGTTGTTACTTGCACAAGCACATCAAGAAAGTTGTTTTGGTATGACAAATAGAGCAAGGAGAACAAACAGTGTTTGGTCGGTTGGGTCATATGATAATGGAAAAGATGTCTGTAAATATGCAAACCAAGATAGTAGTATACAACCTTACATAAACCTTATGAAAAATAATTATCTTGCGGACAAAACAATTGATGAATTGTTATCACCAGGAAATTTTGTGAATAAGAAGGGTTTAAGATATGCCCAAGATAAAAATTATGAAGGTAAAATAAAAAACCTAAGAAACAGAATAATTAATAAATACCCTGAATTGGCGTAATAAAAATAATAAAAGAGAACTAAAATAGTTCTCTTTTTTCTTATTTAATATAAATCAATAGTGGTTCTTCAATTGGTACTTTCAAATTACCTTTTGGGTATTCTATTCCATCCTGAGTTAAGTCGCCATTAAATTTTATTTCAAACCAACCTTCATATATTCCTGGTTCTTTAACTTCCCTTTCTTTCCATTTATATTGAAGAATATATTTCTCTTCACATCCTTCGGATTTGGCAAGAACTATTTCCGCTTTTTGTTTGGCGATTTTCAATATACCGGTTTCAGCGTTTCTCATTGAGAAAAAAACAATACTATCTTGTAGCGCGTTGTCAAAAAAAGACTTTTTATAGTCATATCTCCCATCGTTAATTAATTCCATCCTAAGACAAGGATTAACACTCCCTCTTATCAAATAAAATTCCTGTGCCATTATTAAAAACTATTTTAATATAAATAGTTTAACATTTGGTTTTACTTACAGTAAAGTTATTGTTTTCAAAAATAGTCTGATATTTTTCAAGTATTTCTTTTTCTGAATATACTTTTTTGACCATTTCCTTAAAATTTTTTGTTGAGTTAATTATTTCAGTTGTTGGTTTGACATATAATTGGAATGTGAGAAATGATGGTTTGTTGAACGCGATTCTTTCGTCAGCAATATCAATGAAAAATCTATAATCTTTTTCAAAATACTTACTGTTTTCAATGTTATCTTTAGTGTATTTTATCATTTCCTTTTTAATTTTGTTAAAAAGAAATGTATAGTTGTCCTCTGTTTTCGGTTTAACATAAAAACCACCTTCAAAATAAATCACACTCATGCTTTTTTTGTCAACAGTTTTAACATTAAGTTTTCCGTTCTTAACATCTATCTTTACATTACTGGTAATTTTCTTTTGCATATTAATAAAATGTTTTATATTAATATAAAACATTTTATTATAAAAGTCAAGTTAAATACAAGAAAAAACCACCTTTTTTAAGGTGGCGAAAAACCATAACATAACCTTATGGACACACATAGGTATCTTGGGCAACTAGTTTTTCCATTTATTATATATTTCTAAAAGTATGTCGTTTCTCACAATATCTTTTTCAGAAAACTTAACAATACCCACACCATCAATGTCAGTAAGTCTTTCCATCGCATGTAAAAGGCCACTATTACCACCTCTCACTTCTTTTCTGTCTGTTTGTAAGGGGTCACCTGATATAACCATTTTTCCTGATTCAAACCTTGAAATAATTAAAAACAAGTCCTCTTTTGTAAATTGTTCGGCTTCGGAGACGCACATAAAGGCGTTGGATAGACTTGCGCCTCTTAAAAAAGATATTGGTCTGATTTCTATTTTTTCGTCTTCAACCAATTTATTTATTATTTGATTTGGATTCTCATTACCCGACTTTTCAAGAATCTTTTTAAAACTATCCAATTCATTGAGAGCGAAATTATATATTTTGTCTTCTAATGTTCCCGGTAAATGACCAAGGGAAAAACTGGAATTGGAACAGGTGGGTAATATTAATATGATTTTTTCTACTTCTTGATTTTTTAACATGTCTAATGCTATGGAGTTGATAACGAATGTTTTTCCAACGCCAAAAACACCTTCAACAATAGTGATTTGATTGTCCTTTATCGTGTTAACCAGTTCTTTTTGTTTCTGATTTTTACACTTTAAATTAATTTTATACCTTAAAGGCTTATCCACATATTGTTCAAGCACAGTATCTGTCACAGCAGACACTTCTTTTTTCTTTTTTCCCATTTATATAGTTTTAGATAATTATTTCCTATTTTAAATTTTCTGGCCAGAAAATAATTCCTTCAACTGATAATAAATAGTTGATGATGCATAAAAAAAACAGAGAAAATAAAAGAAAATCTTTTCTAATAACCTAACTATTTATATATAAAACAGAAAAAAATATTATGGTAAGACATTTCTTTTTAGATAAAGTAAATACAATTGTAGAAAAATCTTATGCGAACCTTGGTCTTAATCCTGTCATGGAACTGAATTATGGTGGGTCATTTATATCAAGGGGGCTTATTCATTTTGATTGTGATGAAATAAAATCTCTTGTGGAAGATAAAACATTCGCCGACACAAGCAAATTAAAATTCACATTAAAAATGACAAATTGTTTCTCAGTTGATGGTTATCCTAACGCCAAATTATTACTATCAGGTAAAGAAGTTAAACAAAGAGCCGCTTCTTTTGATATTATAGCATTTAAATTACCGTTTTTCTTTGATGAGGGTAGAGGTTTTGATTTTGTGGCGGATTTTTGGATTAACAATAACAGGTCTTTTGATAATCACGCTTCTAACTGGTATTTTTCACAAGACGGTAAAGTATGGCAAGTGGATGAGGATAAAATTGATTTGAATAATCCTAACCTTAACCTAATTAATGACCACATTTGGGTACTTGAGGATGGTATAAGAAAAAAAATATATCTTGATGGTGGTGTTTATTCAAAAGAATATTTGGAAGAGCAATATAAAAAGTATAGGGATGGTGAGGAATCAATAATCATTAACAAACAACATTTTGATTTCGGTAATGAAAACCTCTCAATGGACATAACCAGTTATGTAATGAGCATAATCAATGGTGATTGTAATTATGGTATTGGACTAATGTTTGTGCCTCAGTTGGAAAAAACCGAGACAAAAATACCACAGTATGTCGGTTTTTTCACTAATAACACTAACACTTTTTTCCATCCGTATGTGGAGTGTGTTTATTCCGAAACAATATCAGATGACAGGGAAAATTTCTGTATAGGTAAACAGAATAGACTTTATCTGTATTCAACAATTAACGGTTTTCCTGAAAATTTGGATGAGTTGCCCACATGTTCAATTAATGATGTACCTTTTGAAGTGAAACAAGCCCAAAAAGGGGTATATTTCACTCAAATTTCAACAGAAGACATGGAGATGGAGGGTGGAACCATTGGTTATGATTTATGGTCTAATTTGGCTTATAATGGTCAAAAATTGGACGATGTTGAAATGGAATTTGAAATTCATCCATTAGGAAAATATATTCACACAGGTAAGCATTTTGATGTGAGGAAAAGTTTTGTACCAAGTTTGTATGGCATAAATGATGCTGAAAAAATCCGCAGGGGTGATATTAGGGAGGTAACAGTTGACTTCAGAAAAGAGTTTGAAAGTGAAAAAATGGAGTTGATTGATTCCGCTGAATATAGACTATATGTTATGGATGGTACAAGGGAAGTGGATGTGATTGATTATACGCCCATTGAAAAGGGATTTTTACACAACTTTTTCATGGTATATACCGAAGATTTGGTTCCCAATAATTATTATATTGATATTAGAGTAAGAACAGGAAGAGAGGAAAAATACTATAGAAACGCTTTAAGATTTACAATCATAAGTGATGTAACAGAAAGATATGAATAATAAAAGTCCACTAAAAAGTGGACTTTTATTATGTTGTTCTTACATCGTCAGATAGCATTTTTGACAAGTCATAATTCATCACATTAACAACTGATGCGTCAGGACATGTCGGTAAACCGATATATGAATGTGTATGTGTAAGAAAGGCGTTTCTAAAAAGGGTAAGGAACTCAACCAATATATCACCGTATGGTAATTGGTGTGCCTTTTCCACAATTTTTTTCATTTCCTCATCAGAAATCAGTTCATCTGGGTCAGTGGTTTTAAAACCTGCGTTGTTTCCAATAAGGTTGATTTTGTCCCCAACAATCGCCACACTACTTTGGTATTCCTGTCCGTCATTGGTTGTTTGTGTTTGTTCGTTGTATTTCGCTTTAATATAAGCTGGATTTTTTCTATTAAATGTGACTTTTCTTGGACTTGTCTTGTCACTTACTTTAACACCCGCTTTAATCCTTACATCGTTATCGGTAAGTTGTATGCTTGTGTTTTTTCTACCTTCAATGGAAATATCATTCTCTTTTGGAAATGCACCATTTGTGTTGGGATTCATTGATGGTGCTTCATCAGGTTTTACTATTGAACCTCTATTTAACGCGCTTGCGTCCATATAATACGGTTCATATTCCATGTGTGTGGGTTGTGTGATTATAGGACCGATATAAAATCTTTGGCTATGGCCATCAGTTGCTATGGCGGTTAGCACATAAACAGATTCACCGATTTTTGGTTTTATATGTAACATTTTAGGTAATAATGGATATACATACTCATTAACAGTCTCACCCACATCCTCCGGTATGAGCATCACTTTTATCCTGTCACCGTCTGTCTTATCGTCAACACTAATAACCTTAGCCTGTCTAATAAGTGGAATTTCTTGTGCCATTATTTAAAAATGTTTTTACTTCTTTTATTCATTTCCTCAACAACCTTATTATATTCATTGTCCAAGGAATCCATCTCATCACATAGTTTCTTAATATCTTTTTTCAGAACCTCATATTTGTTGGTTAATTCGACTTTGTAAATATTAAGTTCACCGTTAGTGAGTGTTTTAATGTCTTTTTTTCCCATTATCTTATAATACCTTTAACTGTTGTGTTTATTATATTTGTCCCTGTCCCAACCAATGGTCCACCTGCGTTCGCACCAGTAGTTTCAACGACAATACTTCCACTTGGTATAGCCACTTGCACAACAGCGTCTTCCTTAATCGCGTCAACAATACATTTGACCACATTGTATGTGTACTCATTTATTTTGTTTGGTGAGCCATCAGGATTTGTTCCTGTGGGGATACCAATGGTATTATTGTTACTAATCACGTTAGCCGTGATTTTTGAAGGAGATAAACCAGGTCTTTGTATGGCGACAGCCTGTAATAATAAAGTCGGAAGTGTCTCAGCAGGTGTCTTCATTTTATCTATGACTGAATTCATCAAGTCAATTATTTTGTCAAACATAGCCATTTTTAACATGTTTCTGTGCTTTCTGGAACATTACTTGTTTGTGTTATATCCGCATAATTCACATCATCAATTTCAGTCAAAACTTTTGTTCTTTTAAATGTCGGTAAACATAGTCTTGCTTCAAGTAGTAGTGTTCTCCAGTAATTTATTTTTTCAATGCCTATAATAGCAATGTATTTTGCGATTATCGGCTCAAGTAACTTGTAATATAGGTTAATTAGATATGATATTAACTCATATTTTATGTATTGTACAATTGAGATAATCGTTCCCATTATTTTTCTATACAAAACAAGTAATATCTGTCTAAAACTTTTGATGTCCTCAAGATTGATTAGTCCCATGACGCTGAAATTAATCATAAAAAGTAACATGACTTTAGGGGACAAAAGTGATTTAACCAAAGGTCTTACGATAGAAAAGACAATATTGTTCAACCACTCACAATTATAGTTCAACATCCATTTGTCCGATATTTCAACTGCGGCATCTTTTCCTGGTATTGCTGAAATATCAAAAACAGTTTTGGTTATTGTCGCTATTTTTTCATTGATGGTGGCGGTGGAATTAATTTGGTTAAGTGCGTTAAGACCGAAGTCCTCATCTATTTTCATTACCGGTGATGTCTCACTGTTCAATTCTTTACCACCATATCGTTCCATTTCCATTTGTTCCAACATAGTGTTGTAATCGTCATTGGAGAAACTGAAAAAACAATCTGAAATTTTAACATCATCTTGTTCAAGTGCCCTTTTGATTATTTCGTTAATTTGTGCGTCAAGTATGTTTTCCTCTATACTGTACTTTAAACTAACATTTAGTGTGCCAAGTACATTGCCACTTAATAATTCATTAATCATATTGGAAATAATAACCCTTGGTGAGAATATCTTTATGTTTTTCAGATAATCGTTATTGAAATCAAAAATGGTTTTGTTTTCATATGTTTGTCTTGGGAACAAAAGACTGATTGATTTTTCTCCATCAACACCGTTGACATAAAATTGTAATATAGGATGAAGTGGTGCGTCAATATTGTTGTCCGTAAAACCTGAGGGTAACAATTTCCAATTCCCACCTTCAATGTTGGTGGTTTTACTGTTGTACCAATAGTTCCATTTTTCTGATGTATCTCTTATGTAGTCAGCATCTGTTTGTTCAACCAATCTACTGTCCCACATCAGTTTATTTTTTTCATTTTGTGTTATTTGTGTTCCCCTGTTCAAGACATACCAAAGAAAAGCGTTTAAATCTTGCGTTTTGTATAATGTGTTGGGTGTCATGTCGGCATCAACCGAATAAAAATTTTGACCGATGTCTGTTGTAGGACAAATATTTAACAAACCTGATGTGTCAATGTATTTTAATGGTATTTCAATTGGTGATGTTATTTCATTATTATTACTGTCCAGGTTATATTCCTCTATATTAGGTAATAATGAGCATGATAATATACTTGTCAGTATATTCATCAAAATTGTTTTAACATTGTTTTCAAGACCAGTTAAAAATTCACTTTGTGGGTCATGGGCAATTTTTGTTGTTTTATAATAATATTCCCCATCGTAAAGAATATAGTCAGGTGATGCGATTGTCGCTTCAGGAATAACACCGTCTCTGACAGCGTTTTCTTTTTGGTAGTCTGTAGGATTTTTTAGTTTTTTATAAACAAAGGCGTTGTTCATACCTTTATAAATCTCCACAGCATTAGGCACATTGAAAAATAAATCAATTATGTTGTTGGTCAATGTTATCTCATCAAGACCAAGTAATTTCAAGACATATAAAATGAAATCAATCGGAGATTGGTATGAGTCACCATATGTGGAAAAAATACCCATAGGGAAATTCTCTATGAGTGTTTGCATCGCACCAATTCTTCCTGCCAACCTGTTATAATCAACTTTCATTAGTTTTTCAATTTGTATGAGTCATAATCGTCTTTATCATCCACATCATTTAATGCCATGTTTTTCAACATTGATATGTCAAGTTTTGTCTCTTTGGAAAATGCAGGGTCGTTTAACGTGCTGTTAATATCACCACCATGTTTAGCCAGTTCACCCATGAATTTAGCGATTTCAAATTTGGAATCAATGGCTTTTTTCTTGTTTGTCATAAAATCGTTCATGGCTTTGGCATATTTGGTTTTTTCCTCAATTGTTATACCTTCGCTACCTAACACAATATTGTTTTGTATTTTGTCCATTTCACCCTGTATTTGGTTTATTAACCTACAAGACTCCTCATATATTTCTTGTAGTAATTCCTCAATTTTCTCTATTGAATTAAGCCTTACTTTATATTTATTTCCCATAATATACACATTTTATTATAAATAGTTGTGGCAAGTTTTTTTGTCACAACTATTGTTCTTCAAGTTCCTTTTTTTTGATATTGAAATAAAGCGTAAAATATTTTTTCATGTTTTCCCTGACTACTTTGGTTGACATCATGGTTTCTTCCCTGAGAAAATATAGTACCTTGTTTTTTTGTAGTTTATTACTGTCTTCAGACAAAACCCTTGTTTCCCAATTGTCCAACAATTCCACGAGTGCTTTTCCAACTTTAATTTCCCCATCATTTAAGTTATTTGTCTCAGGGTTGTCAATCATTTTTTTTATCTCATTTGATGTTTTTTCTATGAGATTTTCAGCGAAAGAATATGCTTTTTCATCCTCATTGATATATTTGATATTATTGTCATAAATTTCAGACACATTATCATAAGGGGCATTTCTTTTTTGATTGTTAACATATTGTATTCCTTTCGCCATCAAATAATTTTTACATATTGTTTGATAATATGAAAATGCCTTATTTTTCTTTTGAACAAGTTTATATAACAATATATTATCATCTTCTGATATTATTAAATATTTAGGACAATCTTTGTCAGTTTTTTTTAGAAGTTCTTTACCTTCGTTTATATCACACATGACAGCGTTTGTGTTTTCAGGTAACTCACTTATTTCTTGATATTCATAAGAAACCGGTTTATAATGAGAAAATTTTGACATCAAATAAGAAAATGTGTCATTAAATGTCTCTTCGAAAAGTTCGTCGGGCACATATAATTTATATCGTCTTATAATAGCCTCAACCATTTTAGTAAACGCAGGTAAAAGTATCTCATTGAAAATGGTATTCTTTTTGTTTATGTCAGTTGTGTTAAGATAATCAATTACTGCTTGTTCTTCTTTCTCATAAAAATAACCTTTTCTCTCTTTTGGTTTTCTTCCTCTACCCATTTGTTGCACTTGTTATTGCAACAATATTTTTTCTTCTACATGTTATACAAGTACTTTCCTTAAAAAATCACTCATCTCGGATGAGTCTTACCATTAAAAAATACTGTTTTTATTCTTCGTACTTATAATGTGATTTATCCCTTTCTTTGTTGAAGAAATAGTCCTTTTGGGCTAAATCAATCCAAAAATCAGCCTCTTCTGGTTTGAGTGTCGTGTTATATACATCAGAAATAGAACCAGGTCTGTTAAGCATATGCTGGTAGCCAACTTTAGGAATAACAAAAACCTTTTTACCGTTATGAATACATCTTAACAAAAACTCATACCAAAATGTTAACTTAATTGACGGTTTGAGTTTACCGACACTCACAAAATCCTCAGTCTTAAAAATACCACCAGTAGTGTTGAAGTTCATGTACGACATTAGTGATTCATTGTCAAGATACCCCAAATTCTCAGAGAAGGATGTCGCCCAAACAGCTTCATTAACATAACCTATCGCACCGTCTTCAGGTTTATCGTACATAACGATTTCGGTAAGTGGCAAAAAGACTGAAATATCTTTGTCCGTTTCCTTATATTCCTCAAAGTTTTTAAACCAATTGGGTGTGTATACATCATCAAACTCCAAAATTGAAAAATATGTCTTACATTTTTCAACCGCCTTGTTAATTTGTGTGCAGAAATCAAGTTTTTTGACACCCAAATAAGTCATATTGTCTTCAGAATAATCTTTTTTAACTGACTCAATTATATCATCGGTTGACACAAATAGTAATTCAGTGTCAGTACCAGCGGCCTTTTTAACGCTATCAATCGCTGTTGATAACATTTTCTTTGTTTCATCACTATAATCTTTTAAAGGTATAATAACTGTTAAGTCTTTCATTTTTATTCATTTTTTGTTTTTATTTGTGAAAGAGCCTCCTCAAAATCACTGACTCTTTTTTGGAAAATATTTCCATATACATGCTCAATTTCTTTTCTTTGAGTCTCCTGTGTATATTGGTTATCTAATTTATGTATGTTAGTGTAAATTTCATTAGGTATCCTATCCAAAGTCCAACTTCGTATAATACTTGCAAGCATATCAGGCAAATCATCAATGTGGTCAAACCAAATACAAGCGTCAGTCAAATGCTCGTTACCGTTCTTGTCTTTTTCAATGTTCCAATCACTGAATGTTTTGGGTGTCTTTGCAATAAGAATACTTCCACACCTCATGGCTTCAAGTGCAGTATATCCGAAATTAGTGTTTTCATCAATCCATACCGTGAAAGGTGTTTCCCTTAAAGCATCACTTAAAGTTTCTTGGTCAAGACCTCTTAGTTCCCTAAAAGATACCCACTTATAAATTGGATATTTCCAATAGAACGGTTTCATAACCCTATAAACATCCTCTTGGTTTCTTGCAATTACATTAACAATCAGTTTCCTTGGTTTATCACTATCCCTGAAAACAGGTCTGATTGACGGTCTCACCACATGTGTTTTTAAACCAGGGAAATACTCATTTAATTTTTCCTCCTGTACCTTTGATGTGGTAATCGCATTATATACTTTCATACCAAGAAAATCTGTGGATATTGGCATAAACTCAGGTAAATTATTGTAATTTTGTACAATCGCTATTTTTTCACAAGGGAGTTTTTTCACACTACCCATAACTGTTGTAGCGAAAATTTCGGGAATGAAAAGGAAATCACTTGCTGAAATTTCAACATTTTCCTTCTCAACATTTTTGTGTGGCAATTCATTATATTTTTCACCAAGCCATTCACCAACACCAATAAACTCATCTTTCTCATTATGTAACATTGTTACATTGTAACCCATTTCCTTTAATGTATATGCGGTTTGATAAATGTATTCCAACGAACCTGATGGATTACCTTTAGTATCAAGTACATAAAAGAAAACATTAAAATCTTTGCTCTTTATTTTTTCAATACTTTCCTCAATGGTTTTTATCATATCTTCTTTTTTTAATTCAGCCATATGTCCTATACAATTTCTTTAATTATTCCACAATTCAAACAAGTGTTAAAAGCCAATGCAGACGAAAAATCCATATCATCACCAATAGCATCAGGCATATCCAATAGTTTAAGTATAAAACTTTTCACAATGTCTTGCATTAATACATCCACCTGTGTGTTACTGTATTTGTTCTCCTCCACAACCTTTTGTGTGACAAAAGTCCCATTGTTTTCCTCGTCGTCTAACGATGAGACATCCGTGATTTTAGTGTCAGTTAATTGCTCTTTCCCACTAATAAAACAAATTTCCTTCACCTTCTCCAAATCAAAACAATAGGGTTTCTTGTTAATCACAACAACATAATCATTTTTAAACTGATTCATTTTCTATAATTTTTAAAATGTTATTTTCTTTAAGTAAACCGGATAATGTCTTGAACTCATATTTAGTCTCAACATCCTGATTGTATTCCGCTTTGATTTTTATAACGGTTTTTCCTTTCGGACAACTCTTAATCAAATTTGGGTTTGCTGTTATGAGCATGTCACATCTGTCCCATATTGTTAATGAATCCACAGGTAAAAACACTTCTCTCACACCACAGTTTAGTTTTGATATGAAAAAATATGTGTAACCAATGGTTGCCCCATATTCGAACGGTGATACAAAAATCACATCAATTGGTGTATCACTTTCATTTTCTTTTAAATCATGAAGCCAAGTATTTAACTCAACAGGAAGATTTTTTGTACAGGTATCACATTTACCATATAATTCCCAAGCAAAATCTTCATATACAAATTTTTGATACGCCTTTTGTGTTTTGAAAGGTAATACACTTTCCATATCATTTGTCCATATTGACAAGTTTTCTGTATCGTATTCCCTATTGTAGTTCAATAAGTATTCTTTTAAAAAATTATTGGTGTAGTCCCTGACCACATCGTTTAAATCTATCGCGATTCTCATTGTATTTAATTTTCTTTTTTATTTAACGAAAAAGTCTGTGTTGACAATTCATTTTCCTCTTTTTTATCAATATCTCTTTTTAACGCAAAAATGTCAATACCGTTTTTCTTAGCATTGTCTCTAACCGCTTTTGTTTTTATTTTCTCATCAATTTCTTTGGTCTTATATTTTTCAATAACACTTATTCCGTCAGAAACCATGTCAGCCTCAAAAGTCAAAACAAAATTACCGTCAAACGCATATATGCCTTTATATTCTATATTTTGAAATTTAAATTCACATAAGTCATTTTCACCATGGGCTTTATCTGTAATGAAAGAAATCTCTTTTAATGTTGTTATGTCCGACTTTTTATTACCGGTCTTTTTCAATTCATTGAGATTTGCAATAAAAATAGCGTCCACTTTACCAAATTGACTTGCGTACATTGTGGTATACAAATCAAGATAAACCTTTTCACCGTTGTTCCTCACAACAATTTTGTTGATATAGTTTTCCAATTTAAATCTCGGAATAAAATTGTCTCTCTCAAAGTTAAAAAGTGACACATAATCGTCATTACCATATTTGTAAAAGTCTTCAGGAACAAAATTATTATGCTTTGGAATCAGTTTGTTGTCTTGTATAACTCTTATCGGTAATTTTTCCGGATTATATACATCAATTTTAAGCGTAAAATCAAGAGCAGTCTTTTTCCTTGCCACAGCCTTTAATGGGGTGCTGTCACTGTCATCAAAACCACCTGTTATGTCAACATGGTAATTTTTTGATTCTATTAAGGTTTTGTAATACTCATATCTCAGTTCCTGTACCCTTTGCGTTTCCTCACCCCTTAACATGTCTTGTACGGCAGTGTGTGTCTCTTGCTCTTGGGAAATTTCTGTGTCACTACTACCGTAAGACGCTGATTGTGATATAACCTCATCAGCACCTTTAAGTCCATGGAATAAACCGTGGAAAAACACTTTAGTGTTTAATATTAATTTTTTAAACATCTAATTCCTTAATTTTCTTTTCAATTATTCCAAGTATCTTGTTCTCAACATCAATGTACTCTTTGTACTTTTTATTGAGTATTTCATACTCTTCTTTTTCAGTGTCACTCATAAACTGTGTCGGCACACCCCTATATGAATCAGCACTTTTAACTGTCCTGTCAATAATTAAATCACATGCCTTTATGCAATCTATAAGTTCATGTAAACTTAAATACTTAACCCCACTTTTGGTATTTTTTCCTTTGGTATTCACCTGTTTCTGTTCCATATTTTTTTCTTTTTAAGATAAAAAAGAGAAAAAAAATTGTCAATAATTTTAGAAAAAAAAAATGGCATGATTATTCAAAATAAAAAGAGAGATAAATGATTACCTCTCTCTTCTTTTAGTTTCCCATTCCTTCCCAAGAAATATGTTCCACATCACATTCATTAAAAGAAGACACATATTCTTTTTCTTTTATTTTCTTTCTTATGTTGTCTTCATCCACTTTTGACCATTCGTCATCACGATTCATTGTCTCGTAGTAATCTTTATATAAATTTTTACTCATTTACATCATTTCTTTTTCTTATTTCTTTATACCATTCAGCCCTTCTCTTCGTTTGCGTTTCAAGATTATATTGGTCTTTCACATGTTCGTACATGTTATTTTGAAGTAGTGTTATATATTCAGGATGGTTAGTAAGCCATTTAATGGCATTAGCCCAACCCTTGTGTTTTTTAGCTGGGTCAATAAGTATACAGTTACCTGTCTCATCAAGACCACCACCTTTCTTGAAAATACTTTTACTACCGATTGTGTAAGGACCAAAATTTGTAGCGACAACCGCTGTTTTAGTAAAACCTGCTTCAACAAATTTCAACTCAGATTTAACCTCACTGAATTGGTTTGTTTCAAGAGGCACCAAAAGCACATCTATATTGCGGTAGTGTTTACCAAAACTGTTAAGGTCTTTTGTCCACTCTCTTCTATATGGTTCATTAGCAACATTAGGCCATTGTGCCTCAGGTAAGAACTTAAACAAGAAGTCCTTATATTCAGGTGAGACAATTTTGTAATTATTAGTGACATTTCTTTCATATTCAAACCAAACACTTTCTGTCGGCTTGATGGGTCTTGTTCCCACAACCTCACCATTTTTTCCGATAATTGTTGTGCTACCTTTCAAATCATAGCCGCATAGAACAATTTGTATTTTGTCTAAGATATCTTTTCCAAGACATGATATAACACCTTGAAACTGTTCCATGTCCCTTTTATGCGATGACCCCATAACAAAACCGAACCTTATTCTATCAGAAGGGTTTTTAATTGGTTTGAACTGTTCTTGGTTTGTGTCAATTGCGTTGGGATAGACAACCACATTTTTGTTAAATTTCTTAATTTTATCAGCGAAGATTTCCGTTGTTGTTGTGACATAATCAACCAAAGGAAAGTTACCTGTTATTTTTTCAGGCAAATTCATTGCCCTACTACTGTAAAACAGGGGGTGAAATTGTCCCACATCCCAATAATCATCAATGTCCATTATTGTTGTGATATTATGTTCCTTAAAATATTTCAAAGCAGTTCTAAATTCATCCATATTTTGGTAAACACCCTTATGGAAATGAATAATGTCGTATTTATCAAATGACGGTAAGTCAGACCAATTGGGATTCATGTTAATCTCAATATCAAAATCGTCACCGTACAAGTCCTGTAGTTTAGTATGTGGCCATATTGACCTCCAATGACCCACACCGAAACTATCGGATGGCACAACAAGTATTTTAATTTTTTCGCTCATATAATATTGTTTAAAAAATTATTTTTTCTGATTTTATAAAAAAATAAAACAGATTCGTCTCAAAGTCAATTTTATTTTTTGATTATTTTCAATATTTAAGATATTTATTATATAGGAAAATTATATAACTATGTCAAGAAAAATTATTATAACACAAAAGCAATTGGATGAGATTGTTGGTGGTGATTCTTCTTATCTTGATAATATCAGTAATTCTGATTTCAAGCAAGATGCGGCCAACAGTGTTTATGCTGGTGATAAATATGAGGATAAAGACACTGAGGCCACACCGTCAGATAAAGTCAGTAACATGATGAGAAGGGACACAGGTGGTTATTATGGTGTAAGTAGAGGAACCAATTATAATTTGCCAATATATATGGAATCAAAAAAATCTGATTGGAAACAAAGAAACTTGTCTGAAGACAATCAAAACCTTGTGAACAGGACATATGGTGATGATAAGAACAGAGTGACAAACAACAACGCCTCAACATTAAAATCAAGATATGCCGCCGCAAAAAAAAAGTCCCAAAGTGCTGACCCCACAATCAGACAACAAGGTCTGTCCACAATGAGAACAATGGAAAAAAACAATCCCAATATAAGGGACATTGAGAGTCAGTATAATAACGCCATGGCGAATGATGCCAACATAAAAAAATCAGCGCATGATAGGGGTGAGCAAAATGTTTATCAAAAAGCAGGGTACACCAAAAACACCATGAGTCTTGATAATAATGGAAACAAACAAGTTATTGTTTACCAAGAGTCAAAAATGAATGAGTCCAAATCCATTAAGTCTAAAAAACTGTTTGATTTGGTTAAACAACATGGTGGATTCCATAAAGAATATAATTGGATGCATAAGGATTTCAGAATGGCCAATGCTGATTTACATAATGTAACTGATGATGATGTTATCGGTGTTGTGACATATTCAAACATTGACAACACTATCCGTGACATTAAACAAAACAAGAAGTTCGGTTATATTCCTGGTGATGATATTGATAGTATTGAATTACAAGATGGAAGTTATCTCCTTGTTTTTGTAAGAAACGCTCATTTGAACCAAGGACGGTTAAATGAACCTAATACTTTCAAAGACACTTGGGATAAGAAACAAGAAAGAGAAAAAAACAATCCTTACAGTGGTAAACACAATAACTATTACAGGTGGAAATCTAAAGACGCTGAGGATTTGGCTTTCAGAAATCCCTTTTATAAAGATTGGGACAATTCGTCCAAGGAACAATTAAGAAACAAAATAAAAAATGATTATAAAAAACAATAAATATTATGGGAAAACAAACATGTCTTGAGAAAACCGGTCTCCAAAGGAGACAAGAGGAATTAGTAAGAAATGATTATACAAGATTTGATGAATATTCCGCAATACATAAGGACGCTATAAGCGATGGTGACCCACAAGGTAAAGGGTCAGGTCATGGTGGTCACACCCACAGTGTCCCTAACTGTGACCTTCCCAAAGGTATGATGGATTATTCGAATTTCGACACAAAAGCTGAAAACATCGGTGGTTCATACGATATTCATGGTAGAAACGGCGTTGGTGGTAGAGAATTTTTAAGTACAATCAATATTTATAATGAATCTAATTCATATGGTATCAACTCAGTTGACACCACCGCAAATGTTGAGGACGGACAAATTGTTATTAAGTAATGACATTATTTGAGGAAATATGTAATGAGACTTTAATGCTCACTGAGAGTGTGTCCAACACAAAGATTAACAAGGCAATCAATGGGATGCACCCTGTAACTATATCCTATGATGACGGAAAAACCGATGGGAAGGGTAAGAATTGGAGACTTATCTATCCTGTCGCTTATGGTCTCACATCGGCAGGTAATCCTGTCATCAGGGCTTATCAGGAAAAAGGGGACAGTAGAAGGGGTCTTACCACACCACCAAACGATAGGGAATATCCCAAATGGAAATATTTTAGGGTTGACAGAATAAAATCTTGGTACATGGACAAAACACAAACATTTGACGGTGAAAACCTTGAGGCGTTTAATGAGGGTGGTGATGATTCAATGTCAGTTGTTTATAATATCGCTCCTATCGGTAACGCCAAACAAATCAACAGGCAGCAAAAGTATCAGGATAAACAAATGTCTAACAATAAGGAAGTTGAAATTGATGACAAACCAATAACCAAGGCTGATGTGGAGGGCATTAGCATACCTCAACAGGACACAACATCACAACAACCCAAACAAAAATACACGGCAAGACAGGTTATTGATAATATTATTAGTCGTCTTAAAAATAGTAAACCCGTTCAAACAATGAAAAATTTATTCACAAGACAACAAAATAATGTTGACAATGTGAACACTAATGTTAATTTAAATAATAACAACCTTTTGTCAGCACCTGACACTAAACCAATTGAGAAAACAGATGTGAAGGGTGTGAATACAAGCTTACCACAGCAAACGACAAGTGTCAATGCGCCAACAGACAAACCGATTACTAAGGACGATGTTGAGAATGTGCAAGACAATGACTTAACAAGGTCGTTTAAGGATATGACAAACAGAATGAATAATTTAGGAAAAAATGAGGAATAATGGCACTTTCACCGGAAAAATTAGCAAGTATTGTCAAATATAACAGTCAAACACTTTGTAATGAAAACGCACAGGGTGTTATGAAAACAATGGAAAAAAACAAAAGAAGTGGTGTTAACATGGTTGATGTTGACCCTAACACATATTCAGATGAATGGGACAACTTCTCTTTGTCCAGTGAGTCTCCTGTGCCTCAAACACAAATGTATGAGAGTTTTAATCCTGAAAGGGTGGCAAATAGTAAACTACCTGACGCAATTAAGCAAAGTTTGATTAACCATCCCATAACAGCGTCAGACCCGCTTAAAGAAATGGTTACTAATTATACCACACAAACACCCCAAACAACACCCTCATTCACTGATTTGACAAAACAAAAACAGGTGATTACCGAACAACGGTCATATCAGCCAACCAACAACACAGGTATTGATTACAATTATCTTAAATATATTATCTCCGAATGTATAAGAGAAGAATTGGCGAAACAACCGTTAAATGAAAACGCTACATTAAGACAAATCGGACTTTCGGAAGGAAAAATTAAATTAGTGGATAATAAGGGAAATATATTTACCGCACAACTTGAATTTGACGGAAATATAAGAGACAAAAAAAAGAAGTAGGAAATCCTACTTCTTTTTTATTGTAATTTATGAAAATATCCCTTAATTTTTGTTATTCGTTTTCAGTGGAAAACTCAATATTAGTAACTTGGGAATCATGTCTGAAATCTTTTCCTTCCATCACATCATATATTGTACCAAGAATCACATCAGGATAATCTTTTGACATAAAATTGAAGGTGAGGGGGTCAATGACAGCGATTTTGTCTATCGCAGGTGGCAATTTACCTTCCTCAATTTTATCATACTCTTCAGGTGTGATATTCAGTACCGCTTCATTAAACGCTTGTCTGATTTTATCAATACCCAACTGTCTTTCTTTTTCCGTTCTTTCAATGTAGTCAGATTTTATTTTTTCCCAATCCATACCACATTCCTTAAGATAAGGTATTTCCCACTCAGGATGTGCCATCCAAAATCTGATTTCCTTGTCTTCCATCGTCATAAGTGCCTCATATGTATCTTGGTCACCTTCCTTGGTTGGTTGTCCAGAACAAAGAGTCGCTTCTTGCTCAGTGAAATATTGTCTGTCAGACGGTTTTGTCACAAGAATCTTGTCCCTAATTGACTTATCAAAACAAACCAATAATGGTGTAATTCTTTTGTTGAATTGCTCAATGTATTTTTCAACATTATATTCTTTACCTTCCTCACAAAAATAATCTTTTTCTGACTCAACAATCTCTCTTGGAAGTAATTCGGCGCAGAGTATTATTTCATCTTCCACTTTTACTTGTGGATAATGTTTTTTAACCCACTCATCAAATTTAAGTTTTTTCTTTTCACCATTCTTACCGTCTTCCGCTTTTTTCCATTCTTTGTCTAACTGATTTTTTATGTCTTTAATCTCATTATTTTCATTGATGATGTTGTAATGGGTAACCCTTTTGACATCCGAATGGGTTTTCTTTGTTCCCGTATTTATATAATACAATGTCTCACCCAAATCAACTTTCAGATTATTCTTAATCGCCAATTCCATCCATGCTTGTCTTGATTTTTTACTACCAGCTTTGGTTAATGTGTTACAATCGGCAATATAATCAGGTATTGACTTTTTAACTTTACCTTTACTTGCGATGTCTTTCAAAGGTATTTGATAATTATAGATTTTCTCAATATAAACATAATACGCGTCAAGAAATTCTTTACCTTTATTTTGAACAAGTAACCTTACACCATCATTAATAAATTTTTCAATAAAAATACTCATTTTTTTACTTTTAATTGAGTTTCCCACATACTTTATATCTTTTGGATATGGCTTCTCTGGAAAATAATCACAATAATTTTTCCTACTAAGGTTCAGAGAACTGGAAATTCTCTCGTCCAAACCACATCCCATCTTGTTACATGCATTTGGTGCGTAGTGGAAATCTTTCATAAAAATATCGTTAAATTCAGCCAAGTCAGCTTCAAAACCGACATATTTTTTACCTTTCTTTGTTTCTCTTGATAAACCAGGACTTATGTAAGGATTATCTTCAGTGTACCTAAATTTTAGAGGTAATTCAAAATTGAACCCATCGGTATCACCAACGATGGGTTCATAATTATAATCTTTACTATAATTACCACCATTAAATGTTGAAATATTACTGAAATGTCCAATCATTAATCTTAACGCTTGTCTACCCGTACAAGTAGTTCTTTCACCACATTTTAAACTTTTCCACGGATAAACTGACGCATTGTTACTTGAAAGTGAGCCAAAGTAACTGTTACAGAATACTTTACGAACACTCTGTAGTTTATCATATTTAGCAAAATCAGCAAGTGCTTTATGATATTCATTGTTTTCTTCAGGTGTTAGTTTTTCACCATTGTTCATTTTAGTTTCATATTTACTAACAATTATGTCACTATTTTTCTTTTCTTTTTTATATGCTTCACGAGAAGTAAGCATATAATTAAGAAATTTTAATGTAACACCTGAAATATCTTTTTCATCCTCAATTGCCCAAGTAAGTATAATTGACGGGTACAGGCTGTTATAATCAAGTTTTACCAAACCTTGTTTACCACTAAACCCCACTTTCAAGAGTCTTGAAAGGCCCCCCGTGAATTTTCCGGTATTTTCAGCGAAAGGAATAGCAAGGCCATTTTCATAAGACCATGCCATCATCAGTGATTTCCACTGACCAGCTGTACCCATAGTACAACATTTCTGAAATGATAGAGGAAGTAGTTTGCAAATACTGAAAGCACTTTGGTTAAGTGTTAATTCCACATCATTACATTCCTGAAGGTCATCAAACAAATATCTTTCGACAATATATTTACCTGTGACAATTTCATAGCCTTCTTGAAGTGGTTTATCATCAGTTATTTTATACCACTTGCCATCAGTATTATTGAAGGCATATGTTGGTGTGTCATCAATGAGTGTTTTGTCAATTATATCACCTGGTACATAAACACGATTTGGTTTAACAACCTCAAGGTACTTTGCTGAATATTTAAGATTAGCCTCTTTAAAATTTGAGTCTGTTGCCTGTGCCCTTCTAACCGCATGTAATGAATCTGTTATAATAGTACCAGGAACAATTGTTTGATGGAAAGTCTCAACCTCACCACCAAGTTTAAGAATGGTTTCTTTTGGGTTTTTATATATGGTTTTACCATTAAAGTAAGGTTTTGACATATCATCTATTGATGTGCCAAGTTGGTTACATCTTTCGATTATAAAAGACCAGTCGAAATTTTCACCATTATGCGCTGTTATAACATCAGGTTTAAATGAGTATATAATTCTAAGAAATGTGTCTATTATTTTCAACTCAGAGGCGTTTTTTTCTTTTTCAGTTTCGCCTTCAAGTCTATATATCCTCTCAAAGTTCTCATATTTTTTACCATGATATGTAAATGGTCTGTTAACTTTTACACCAATAAGTTTAATTCTATGTTTGGTTGGGTCAAGACCCTCAGTCTCCAAGTCAAAAGTGATTTTGAGTATTTGGTTATAGTCATCATATCCTTTAAAGAACCTCTTACCGGTGGCAATAAGATATTGTTCTTGTGGGGTAACTGTTAAGAATGGTTTTTCTACTTTAGGTTGCGTCTTGTCATTGTCGCTATAAATCGGAAAACCACATTTTTTGAAAAAATCCTGAAATGTGTGATATGTCATCGGTCTTGTTGCCCTGAAAAGATACCTGTATCCGTTTTTCATCTCAGGTATTTCATTACCGTCTTTACCAACAATATTAAGAGATTTAACCTCAATGCCATATTGGTTCATAAGAAGTTTCAGTTGTTTACGGTTTCCATCACATAATGATAAACATGTTTCAAGTCTTGCCCACACAAAAGGATAAAATGGTTGCATCGACATGCATTTTTTATCTTCTTCGTTACGATAGAATACCTTGACAAAATCATCTTTACTTGAATATTCGATGTTGACAATTCTTTCTTGTGGGTCATGTCCATTCAAGAAGGTTTCAATGACCTCATCAGTAATTTCAGTTCTTTTAAAATTTTGTTCCATATTAATAATTAATTAAAGCCTGATAAACAAGCATCATTATTTTTTTTCAAAAATATAAAAAAGAAATAACATTAACAAAAAAAAACTTGAAAATGGATTGGTTATATTGTATTTTTTTAGTGGAATTATCCCTTTGAATGTTGTGGATAAGTTATAAGAAAAGCCTCAGGAGAAATCCTGAGGCTTAATTCGTTAATACCATTGTTCCAACCTTTTTAATTATCACATTATTCACAATATCATTTCTTGTGACCAAGAACCATTAGATATTCTTAAAGCACCTATTTAGTTACTTCCATCACAAAGTCCCTAAACTCAGATTCCGTAAACCTTTTACCTTCTTACCCATACTACACAATTACTTATTTTTGTTGAGATATTCCCTTAATACGGATTTTACGGTTTTATTAACTGATTCTTTTAGATGCCAACCATTTTCACTGTCATAATCATAATTTCCAACGTTAAAATTGAATTTCTCCATTTGTGCATTACCAGGTAACCTTTGAAAATTATCAGGTTTAGTCCCATAATAATCTAAATGGTGTTTTTGGGTGAATGCTTTGTCAGCAGCATCATTAAAATCACTATACCTTCTCATGTGTTTGGCCAAAACATTTTCTAATCTTTCTTGTTCTGCTTTCAATGATTTTACTTTTTCCATATCACCATCTTCTTGTGCCTTACCAATTTCGTCATCTAATCTCCAAATGGCATCTTCCGTTTCACTCCATTTTGTTCCAGTTTTATTTGCAGCATTTGCATATGTTTTCCAATCAAGTTCTGATAGAACATTCTTTACTGATTCAACAATAACTTGTTTGAGTTGTGCTTCATTAAGCCTAACTGTATTTTTCATATTTCAATCCTATTTACAATCATTATTTTCTTTATAAATACTTTGAAATATGAAAAAAGTTCAGAATTTTTACAACACTAAAAGGGATAATTCTTTTTTTTAGGCGTAAAATTTACCGTTTTCCTCTATAAGATAACCTTTACCTTGTTTAATCTCATACTCAGGAAAAAGTTCTTTAACAATTTCCTCTGAAACGATTGTGTCCATGATGTCATTATCAAACTCATAAAGAACTAAGTTACCTTTCCTATAAACTTCACTGTACTTAATTTCTTCATCAGGATTACAATCACTTTCATCAGGCATTAAGCCATATTCCTCAATTGTCTCATTAATTGGTTTCAAGTCGTACTTTTCTAACATAATATTTTGATTTTTAACAAAAATATAAATTTTTTTTTAAAATAACAAATATTTATAATAAACAAATTAGAAAACATATGGGAAATTTTAATAAATATTTGGATGTTGAACCACAGATTGCTGATAGTAAAGATGGTGTTTCCAAGAAAATTACTTTTTGGGGAATAAAAACAAAACAAGATGCGGAAGAAATATTAAATAGAATAACTACACCCGGTGATAGTACACTCGGAAGAAAAGGTCTGCCTGACAAGAATATTAAAAAGGGTTGGTATTTCACTTCTAAAAACAATATCGCTGTTGTTTTGTTAGTTGAAAAAGATAAGTTAAATGATTTTATTGATACTGGTTTAAAATCAGTTATTTCAGCACTAGTTTCAACAGGAACATATAATAATGATGCCATTTTAAGGCTTGAAGATGTTGTTGCCCATAAATTAGAAGCAAGTGATAGTCTTAAAGATAAATTTAAGGCCATGTCGGACGCTGAGGTTTCAGTCGCAGACCTATGGCAGAAATATTTAAACAACATTAATGACCCCACAATCAGGGAAGCACTTGCCTTATATTCTAAAATTTATAGCAACACAATTTATGGTCACGCACTAAGTTTAGCCAATGTTTTAAGAATTAGGGCAATAAATCCTGATGCCACTTTTGTGGTCTCTGAATCAACATGGAACAACTGGGGTTTTGGTATTAAGAGGGGTGCTAAAAAATATCCAATGTGGGCACCCGTTGTTAAAAACAATGTAACACAACAGGAACTTGATGATGCTAAAAACAAATTAGGTCATGAGTTGGACAATATGGGTGATTTAGGTGTAACAGTTAAAAATGCGATTATGATTGAGGCACAGAAAGAGGCTAATAAAGGTAAAAAGGTTTCTTTCTTCCCTTATTACGGTTATGATATAGCGGACACTTATCAATATAATCCCAAAGAAGACAATCCATTACAATCAAAACCTAATATTTCAAGTAATGTTGTTTATAAACTTAATTCTTTGGCACAAGAACTTGAAAACAAGAAAAGAATGGAGTCAGGTAACATTGACACGGGACTTCAAGATAAAGTAACCAAACAGTACACGGTTGCCAATGATGTTGTAAGTAAATTATGTTCTAATGGTGGTTTAAATGTTGATAGTATAGCACAAAGTGATGCCACACCTGAAGATAAACTTATACATTTATTGAGTGAATATTATAGATTTTTAATTAATAATAAGGCTCAGGAAAACAAAAAAGGTACAAATGCTATTAATGTTTTAAAACCTGAAAACATTAATAAATATATACAAGACGGTGTACAACTCACCCTTTTAATGAATGGTTTACCGTTTAATCAAAATAATTTTACACACTCAATTGAGTATACCCAAAATGAAGCAGCCACATTAGGTAATATTATTAAAGGTGCAACTGAGCAAATTGGTAGGGCAATTGCAATGAATGAGGGTATTGGTGGCAGTAATTTCCTTAACAAGTTTAAATCAGCGTTAAAAAAATTAGGTATTAGAATTGTTGCTGATAAACAAACGGAGCAACAACCAAATCAAGAGATTGAGCGGATTAAGAATAATTTTAATGAAATGTTAAACAGAATAAACAATCCAATTATATATTAAAGATATGGAGAAATTTTTAACATTAGAAGATTGTGAAAGAATAGTTGAAAAAGTTTTAACAGAAGGTATTGAGGAAGCAAATGAAGATTTTGGTACCAATGTTAAAGGTGATTTGACTATTGATGATATTAAACAAGGTGAACCTGTTTATCATAGGCCACAAGATTCAAGGGATTCTAATCCTCTCTCTGTTATACAATCTTTAATGCAAAACGGTTTTAGTAGAGAATATACGGGTGACAATGGTGGAAACATGTATGGACCTGGTGTTTATAATGTTTATTCATTAAGGTCATCAAATGATAGGGCAACAGGTTATGGACGATATATTGTTCAATCATATGTTTTAGGCGGATATAAAGATTTCCTTATTTTCAATATTGATATTGCTAAAAAATATTATGGTGAAAATTGGCCTATTGTTAATCAAATCAAAATGTTAATGCCAAAAAATTTGGCTGAAAAAGTTTTACATGGTGTACCAGGGCTTAACCATTGTATGAACAATAATAAAACAAGTTATGATATTAAAACTTCAGTACCTGCGGTAAGAATAACAGGTATCTTGGGTAAAGATATTGACAAAACTAAAATCAGAGGGATTATTTACTCAGGTGGTCATGATGGTAACTGTTGTTTCGTAAGAAATTTCTCTGATGTTATACCATATAGTTATTCAGCGGATAACGGTAAAACTTGGACTGTAGGTATTACTGAAAATTTAATTTGGAGGGCAGGTCATAACACAGATGTTGACGCAATGATTAGAAACAGGGTTGATGATAATGGTAAAAAACTCTTTTCCGATGTTGCTGATAGAAGTATTAATGGTTTTGTTCGTGTTTATAAAAACAACAAAGTTAACTATTTTGAAGTAGCAACAAATAAGTTAATATCAGATGTATGGTTTGATTTTGGTGAGGATTTTGATGAGGATGATACCGCAAAAGTTGTATATAATGGTGAAAAATATTACATAATGAAACACGATAATGGGGTTTTTATTGTTTTAGATGATGATGAATGCCCTGTTTGTTATTTAGATGATTTACCGGAAAATGTTTAATACTATGTTAATTACTGAAGAAGATATAAAATATATGGTTTCGGAATGTATTAATAGAATACTTTCTGAAGGACAACAGCTTATAGACAATTTCGATAAGGCACAAAAATTAATGGAGTTTAATTCACCTGATGATTTCTATTTTGTGCAAATAATAAAAAGATATAAAGATAACCCAAATGATAACAAAAGTGTTGGTAATTATCATGGAGGTGCTTGGTATCTTAAGGGTTATAGAATACATACTGTCCAAGAATTACAACAATTAAAATCTGAGATTATTAATATTTGTGAAAAGAACAATGCAAGAGCATATATGACAATCAACACAAGGTCAGAAAAAGACACTGATAGTTTTATAAAAATCTATAAATCAAGGTTTTCACCTAATGATGCAAGGTATAAATATGCTGACCAAATTATTCCTGGACAAGCGAAAGAAGGTGAAAATTGGAAAGGTATGAGGAAAAGACTATTCCTTGATATAGATGTCCCTAAAACAACAAGAACAAGGGGTGGTGGAACCATTTGGGACGAGGTGCATTATATGCTTAAAATGGTTGGTCTTGAACCGTTGGATGAATACGAAACACCAAGTGGTGGCTTACACATAATATTACCTGATAAGGAAGATAAAAGATTGGAATACTTGAAAAAACTATTCCAAAAATTTGATAACTGGCATGATAGAGGAAGGCTTGCAACAGTTCATGCAAATATTGATGGAAAAATTATATTGTACTCAAATGTCAAAACTAAGGGATATTAACAAAAAAGAAACACTGATTATTTCAGTGTTTCTTTTTTTCCGAAATTATCATAAATAATTGGTTCAGCATACTCTTCAAATATGTTATATATGATTTTTGATGCCTTAGTCATATATTTTTCCGACCATTTATACCATCTATTGAAATAATATTTTATAACTTGATTATAACTAGTAAAGTTTTTGTTACATATTTTGTTGGTTAGTTCAATAATATCTTTTTTGGTGTTATCATTTAAATTACCATAAACAATAGTATTAATTTCATTTTCAAGATAATTATAAGTTGTTTTAAATGATTCTGTTTTATATAAAACATTTAATGCTTCTTTACTGTTGCTAATTTCATTAGCATATTTTTTAATCTCAATAGCCAATTGTCCAATGTAAGCATTTAGTTCTCTTTGTGAAAGTCTATAATTTATACTTGATATTGCTCTTTCTAAACTATTTGTACTTTGCATACCTTTATTATATCTTGATAAACCACTTTTTTCAATATTTGTTTTGTCTTGTGGAAATCCGTGTTTCAAAAAATATTGATAATAGTCGTACCCATGTGTTAATTCATGACCAATTGCAAAAGATAACGTATCTATTGTATCGTAAAAATTAGAACCATTTAAATTAATGTTTATAACAGGTCTAAACACAATCTCATTGTTAGTGGTAACGAATGAAGATAATGGCTTTATACCACCACTATAAGACGTTTTTGTTGTATAGTGAAAATTAACAGTTAAGCTAATTCTTTCAAAAAAACTGTTTTTATTTAGATTTATCGTTTTTTCATTATATTCCAACACATTATCTTCTTTATTTTTAATAAGTGTTCTAATGTTTTCTTTCAGTGAATTTATAATACTTTCAACAATTTCATTAATATACGGTACTATACTTCTTGTTTCAAAAAATATGTCATTGTTATTAACACCGTGTTTATATTCATAAAGTAGGTGAGAATAAAAGAGATTTTTTGAAATTTCAGTTAACATTATTCGCAATATATTTTTCTTGTTAAAATTAAATCATTGCCATCATATAGGTCATAAAGTTGGAGTGGCTTTTCGTAGAACAACGCATTTGTAAGTGCGTAACTGTTATATCCAATCACCGAACCGTTAACAGCAACATTTGTTTGTGACATGAAATTATGAAAATGTCCAAGATATACCTTATCCTGATGAAATACCCTTTCCCATTTAAGAACCATCCTGTTTAGTGAAGGAAGAATACCTGCGATACCATTACCGCCTTTAACCTGAAAACCATGGATAAAAATAAAACGTTTTCCATCACCCGTTTCAACAATTGCCATTTCACTTTCAGGAATACAGAACTCAATCGGTAAGTTAGTTAACTGACATTGTTTTTCTATGTTCTTATACATTAAATACTCATAAGACATTTTATAGCCATTGTTGTGTTGAATTTTCTTAGTTGTCCTACTATGATTTCCAACAATACCAATGAATTTTATAGTTCTTAAATTGGTATTATTTACAAGATAGTCAAGACCACTATAAATAAGATTCTGAGCAATAAATGTGGCTTCTAATGGGCTACAACTATTAGTTTGGGCAAGCTCATCGTGTATAAACCCACTTATGCAATCTCCAAGGGCAGCAAAAATAAGGTCATCCACCTCATCATCATTAAGTGCGTTAGCCAAATTAACAAAGTACTTTTCAACACGTCTTTTAGCAATTTCAAGATTATATTCATTTAAACCTAAAACACTATTAGAATCAACCGTCTCTTCTATATGTGCGTCAGAAAACAAAGCAACAGCATATCTACTACCACCGTTCTTTTTACTAAATTTAAAATTATATTTTTCAAAAGGAAGTTCAGTGACATTTTTGGCTTTTAGATATTCATTATATCCCTCAAAATCAATGTTGTCAATATTGTTTTCCATTTTATTTTCATTACCACTAGAATAGTAACCATTGTTATTTTCAAGATAATATGTGTGACCATGATAAATAAAAGGTTCGTCTTTTCTAAATTTTCTTAAAATTCTGTCTTTATGTATATTAAGATTTCTTGATAGTTGTCTCACACTGTTATAAGCGTTACCTTTTTCGTCAATAATTCTGTTACTTACAGAAGGTTTTAAATTACTCATATAAAACTTTTTTAAAAATTTATTTTTGGCAAAAATATAACAAAAAAATTAAAAAACCAAATCAATATTTAATTCTTTTAGTTTTTCTTGTACTTTTTCTATTTTATCTTTAAAATGTAAAACGCATCTACTTGGAGGAAATTCTTCCATATTATCAATGTCAACCCAAGATAATGCGATTATATCGTTCACCGCATATTCCATTGAGTAACATGATATCTCTTCTATTGTTTTAAAGGGTAAAGGGCTTTTAATTTTAATTACTTTCTGATATGTTGATGTCTCCGGTGTGAGGTCATTCAAGGAATTGGGTACTGCCACATCCCAATCCATACCCCACACAACCTCAGGTGTTTCACTAAAAAACAAATCATATTCATATGTACCGTCATTGTTTTTGTAAAATGGTTTCACATATACCAAGTATAAATCAGTCATTAATCAATGTTTTTTTTGTAAATTGTTATTTCGTTAAAATGTTCTATTGGTGTTTGTTCCATTATATCAAAACTAAAAATGTCAACAATTTCATTACCAAAAAAAGATAATCTGAAAGGGTTATTATATTTAGTGTTAAAAGAAAAAATGTCAATAAAGCCGCCTCTTATTGTGTATTGTCCTTTTTTGTGAACAAAATCAATATTTTCATAACCACCATCAAAAAGACTTTTTTTAATAGTCTCAAAAGAAATTTCTTCACCTATTCTCAATGTCATTATTTCTTTGAAATTGGCTTCCTCTATGGCTTCGTCCAATATAGTACCAAAATCACTTTTAGGTTCAATATTTTCAATAAAATTGTTAATTACATCTTCAGCCTTATTGGAAATTTCTTCTATATCTGTCATTTCAGTACCTAAAGCCTTGAGACAATCAATAACATCATTATATTTTTCACCAAATCTGAATATAATGTTATATTCGTCATCAATATCGGAAAATCCAAGTGGTAAAATATCATCAAAACAATCTTGCATTGAAAAACAACCACTTTTTTTCGCTAACTGTAATTGGGTGGGTAAAATTACCCTACCTGTTTTTGATAAAGTGTTTTTATCAGGTTGTAAATTAGGTATGATAATGGACGGTATGACATGAAAATATTCACCCCATACGGTTTCCGGTTCTTTTGTGAAGTCAAATCTATAAAGATAATTACCATCTATGGTTCTTCCAATTTCATCTATAAACGCCAAATATTCTTCCATATTTATTTTCTTTCTATTACATCACCGTTACCTTTTTTAAGGATTTTGTAATTTATTTTTTTTTGCACTGTAATATTTTGTGGCGGTATATAATCTTCAGTATAGACACCATTGTCCATATTTGGGTCTACGTAAAATTTCGTTTTTCTAAGTAAACCTTTTAAGTCTATTTTTAATAAAACTAAACTAACTTTATAAAATTTTCCACATTCAATGTTATTGTTATATTCAATTTTTTCATTATAAAACATTTTAAAAAATTCATCTGTCATTAAATTAGTAAAAAAATAACTTCTATGTGGATAATTAAATGTATTGTTCCCCTTATGTGTCTTAATTCCATTTTTCAAAATATTGTTTAGTTTTTTTTCAGTTGTTAAATGATAAATATATCCTTTACTTTCTAATTGTTTATTTAAAATTTCTTCAAATTTTGCTTCATATTCAATAGCAATATAATTATTGTCTAAATTTTCAACATTAGACTTAAAATAACCATAAGTATTGAACATTGTGTCAATTAGTTTTTCGTTATATTCTGATTTATGGAAAATAGTTTTTATTGCTTTTGTACCATTACTACCGTCAACAATTCTAATCACCCCTTGATAATTGCCTCTGTTATATTCATTAGCACTTGAGGCAAAGTTACAGTATTCTTTCGCATGTTTAACTAATTTTTCAATTGGTTCAGTTTTTATTAATCCTTCATTCAATGAAAAAGTTTTGCCTAAACCAAAACCATTAAATATATTTCCGATTTTTCTTTTAACTAAAATATATTCTTCCATATTTATTTTTCTTCCTCTTTCTTAATTATTTGGTTAATAACCAATTCTTTTCTTAAAACAGTGTTCCACATTTTTTCGTATTGGGTGTTTTTAAAAAATTGATAAAATATGTGGCAATCTCTTGTTTGCCCTATTCTATAAATTCTATCTTCCATTTGTCGGCAATTTCCTGGTACCCAATCAAAATTGTTAAAAATCATAATCCTACTTGCAGTCAATGTCAGTCCAACACCGGCAGCAATAATATTACCAATAAACACCTTACAAGTATCATCTGTCATAAACTTCTTTTTGGCCTCATCTTTTTCTTTTGATGATATTTTACCATTATAAATCACACAAATATCTTTATAATAATCTTTTAAAGAATATAATTCTTCGTCATAACAACAAGCAATAATTACTTTTTCACCTCTTCTAAGACATTTGTTAGTCAATTCAATCGTATGAGGAACCATTTGATTAGATAAATATTTTCTATATAATGCGCCTTCCAATAGTTCTTTATTGATTTCTTTTTCAGGGTCTAATTCTTTTTTTTCTTTCTCATACTCTTCCCATAGTTTTCCATATTCCTCTTGTTCTTTATCAGACAATTCATAAACATATTCATGTACATATTTAGACGGTAATGTGTCTAAGTCCTCTTTAACTCTTCTTAAATAAATATGTTTTGTCCTTTCCATTAGTTCTTCCAGATTGGACGCTTCTTTAGGTATGGTGATAATCTTACAATTTCTTGAAATTAGATTGTTCAGTTCCTTTTTTTCCTCATCAGTTAAGTCATACCAATTTTTTTTGTTATGTTCTTTTATGAAATTAGATGTGATTATGTCCCTTTTTCTTTTCTCTTTTCCGTCTTTTGGAATTTTTATTGCACTACAGTACCTTTCCATGTAATATTGCCAATCTCCTGTCACATCGTTTTCAATTAAGGAAAGTATATTATAATAATTAGTCGGGTCGTTCGTGATTGGTGTGCCTGTTGATAGATATACACTATCAGGGTTTCCTTTTTTAATTAGTTGGGAAATAATTTTGTATTGTTGAGACTTCATGTTTGATAATCTATGAGCCTCATCAATAATTATTAAAGATTTTTTCCCTTCAATAAACTTTAAAATAGGACTTTTTTCTTTTGCTTCCTCAATGTCTGTTTTTTTTCTTGATTTTGGTATAGTATATACATCACTCAATATGTCATAATTTATTATAACATATCTATTATCTGTCCATTTACCTCTTTCTTTCGCTTCGGTCTGTAATTCACTTATACTCTTACCTGATTTACCAACACCATAACCAAGATATGTTTCCAATTCATTTTTCTTCATACCGGTCACACTTCCAATAATTGAAATTTCCCTGGTTGGGACATAGTATGATAATTCATCAAACCAATTGGTTTTTAAAGATGCGGGACAAATAACAAGTACACTGTCAAAATTACCCTCAACTGAGGCAACAGATAAAGTTAGGGATTTCCCTAATCCCATTTCATCTGCGATAATACACTTTTTTCTTGATAATAGAAATTTTATGCCTTCCTTTTGGTGTTCTTTAATTTGTCTTGGTTTGTCAGGTCTATATGTTTTGGATAGAGTATTATATCTTTCAAAATCAATATCTTGTTTATAATCCTCAAAAAGAAAATTTGTCATTACACCTTTTTTAGATAAAAACAAATAAATGTATTCCATGTTCTGTCTGTATTTCATTAATACATGAAATGTCGTCTCTGTCTCTCCTAAAAGGTATTTAATACGAAGTTTTTCAGGTTTGAAATCAATGTTCCAATCCTTTTGAAGTTTTTCGCCGTACCAATCACTTATTTTAACAATTTTATTGATTAGTTTCGGTTTAAAATCAATATTTTTTAAAATATACTCAACATTGAAATCAATAAGCGACACACCCCTATTAAATACATCATTTTTCAATGTTAGTAAATAAGGGTTTTCTCCGTCATATTTCTTGAGTAAATCTATGGCTTTTGTCTTGTCGTCAATTTTTCTCATATAACTAGTATTAACTAGTAATCTTTATTTATTAACAAATATATAAATTTTTAAAATAAAAAACAAAATAAATAGATATTATTTATATTATATATAATATTATATATTAATAATAATATATTTTAAAGAAAAAATATATATTTATAATATATAATACTAGTTACAAAAAAAGAAAATCATGGCAATTGAGTTTGATAGATATGAGTTAAGAAGAAAAAATCCAATTAAGAGAAATAATAAATTTTTCGGTAGTGAGGACTTTAATACAGAAATGGATTTCGCAAGGGAATATATGGAACAAGATGCAAACCAAACCATAGTTCTCTATCAAGTTGATTTACAAAAAACCAAGGTGAATGATATATATAAAGAAGCGCAAAAATCAGAAATTAGGTTTAAACCACCCGTGGAATTGACTTGCGTTTATCAAATAGAAGAAGCAGAAAATAAAGCCTACAATCAACAGAGTAGTAAGGGTATGTATGCCAAACCAGGAAAACTAACTTTTAGTGTCTTAAATCTTGAGTTGGAACAGAAACATTGCGATATTAACAGAGGTGATTACATTGGTATTGACATAACACCTGAATATAGGATTTTCTTCACTGTTACTAATGACGGAAGAATGAATACGACATCTAATAAAAATACTATTTATGGAAAAATGCCATATTTTAGAGAATGTATTGGTGCTTATGTTGATACAAATGAATTTCAAGGATAAAGAAAATAAAAAATGGGAAGTATTAATTTTAAAAACAAATTAGTTTTAAGAGATAAATCATACGGTCTTGAAAGAAGACAGAACTTAACTAAGGAGGAGTTATCTAACTCTTCCCCACTTCCTAATCCAGTTACTTATGAGGACATTGATGAGGCTTTCAAAAAATGGGTGGAAGACGAGTTGGATATCAGTTATGAAGGGAAAAAATTACCAACATATACACTTTTCTCAAACCAAAGATTTTCTGAATATCTTCAAATGTGGGAACATGTGGATGAGAAAAAAAATCCTGTTTTGAATTTTAAAACCGTGACAAGAGAAAGTAACCCACAGACAGGTACAATTAATGATGTGACTAAGAATATCCCTGGTGAGCAGACATTCTTAATGAAAAGAGTGGAGGCAAGGGATAAGAATGATAGAAAATATTATATTGACTATAGAATGAAACAACCATTGGGTGTTGATTTCAGATATATTGTCAGTGTGATGACCAATAAATATGAGTTACTAAATCAGTTTAACCAAGCGATACAGGAAAAGTTTAAAGCGATTACCGCTTACTTTAGACCTAAAGGACATTTCATGTCAATGAATCTTGAGTCTGTCAGTGACGAATCAGTTTATAATATTGATGATAGACAATTCTATTCCCAATCAGCCTCTATTTTGGTTAAGGCGTATATTATCCCTGAAGACTATTTTGTCGTTGAGGAAAAACCTGCCATGAGAATACTTGGTTTTGACATGGAGGAAAGAAAAGAGACATATGCCGACATTGAGGAAGGTGCGATTGTTTGCCCTGAGAATGATTTTTATTATAAACCCATTACAGTCACAATGAGTTTTGCGCCTTGTGATGACAAAATTAAATTTGTTATTGACACTAATTTTACTATTAAAGAAATTGAATATGAGAATGTTTTTAGTTTTGTTTTTAAAGTAAATGACGAAATTATAAACATCAAGGAAATAATCTCAAGAGGTGAAACATTTACCGTAAAAGAAAATGATGAGATTAAAATAAAAAAACTCGGTAAAAAAAATTCAGTAAAAACCGCGATGATAATACTGAAAGGTTACAACAAGGATGTTGTTTATGATATCAAGAAAAATGACGGTTATAACCAAACAGGTGAGGACATTATTGTTGAAAATATCTAATATTTTTTCAGTGTTTTAGGTTTTTTGGTTTAAACATACTATTTATTAGAAAATTAAGAATAATAATAAAACTAATTTATAAAGAATATGATAAGTGATGCAAGAGGTGGACATGTCTCACCAGGTGTTTATACAGAAGAAAAGGATGTCCTCTACTCAGCCAAAAGTCTTGGTATTACTAATCTTGGTCTTGCAGGTGAAACCTTGAAAGGTCCTGCGTTCCAAGCGGTACCTGTTACTGATTGGGCTGACTTTGTAGACTACTTTGGTGGAACTTCACCTGAAAAATATAAGGGAAGTGGTTTACCTAAATACGAGTTGCCTTATGTTGCTAAAGAATATCTTAAAGAATCCAAGAATCTTAATGTTGTGAGAGTGCTTGGTCTTTCAGGTTATGAGAATAGTAGTGCTTTCGGTGTCTATGCAACCGTAGGTGACAAGAAATTCCCATTGGTTATCCTTAGGTCTAAGGCTGATTATAACGCTAAAACTGAGGGTGGTGAATGCGAAAAAGCGGAACAAGAGGCTTTTAATCCATATGTCACAAAAGTTGAGGTTGTTTCTTTTGAGGCACCTGAGTATGACGCACTTTGTGTTGTTACAGGCGAGACGACAGAGGTTCCACTTGAAGGTGTTGTCGTTGAGTTAAGCGATGGAACCAAAGGCGCATATGCCGATGCAAGCGGAAAAACTGAAATTGGTAAATTCGGTCTTAATGTTACTTACACACAGTGGACAGGTGGTGTGAGTGCTGAAACCACAGTTAATTACAATGTCTCATTAAATCCATCAGACAGGTCTTACATCTATAATGTTTTCTCAATTGACCCTCTTGTTGGTACGGCTCCATTGTTCATTGAGGCTGTATATGATTACGCATATGAGTACTATCTTCAAAATGCAGATGTTTTATCTGAGGTTATTGTTGAATCAGGACAGACATTAACATCAGGTGATACTCTTTCTTATGGGTATGTATGGGATGGTAAAAAAGGTGTGCTAAAAGAGAATGAAAGGGGAGAATATACGGATGAATTCATTATTAATGGGGATTCATATGACAATACCGCTAAAACCAAATATACTTTCAAAGAAAGAAAAGTGTTGGCGAAAGTGGCAACTCCTGTTAAGTTTGAGGCTATTAATAATGGTGATGGTGTGAAAATCAAAGACGACGAAGATTACACCAATTATAAAGAGACTTACAGATGTGCCCAAACCCCTTGGATTGTTTCTGAGGTTAAGGAAGCGACAAATAAGTCAATTAATGTGAAGAAACTTTTCAAATTCTATACAATTTCTGACGGTAACGCCGCTAATTATCAAGTGAAAGTGTCTATCCAAAGGATTAGACCTGATGAGGGATTGTTTGATATTTGGATTAGGGATTTCTATGACACAGATGCTTCACCTGTTGTTTTGGAGAAATTCATTAACTGTTCAATGGTTCCTGGTGCCAATAATTATATTGGTTATAAAATTGGTACGTTTGATGGCGGTTATGTAGCCAAGTCAAAATATGTGACAGTTGAAATCGCTGATGAGGATGGTATTGAATCTTGTGTACCTTGCGGTTTCCTTGGTTATCCAATGCCAACTTATGGACTTGGTGCTGAGGGTAGGATTGACATCGCCTATAACACGATTTTCAATGACGCTATTAAACCTAAGAGACAATATTTTGGTCTTAACAATGAGATTCTTGATGTTGATGTTCTTAACTATAAGGGTGTGACCGCATATGAGAACGGAAACGGTGACGCTGACCCTAATAAGATTACTAACGGTTTCCACCTTGACGCAATTCTTTCAATGCCTTATAGGACTTTGACTGACATATCAGGTGAGACAGTAGAAAATCCAATGTCAGGTGTTTCAGTCTTTGTTGACTCAGAAAGTGGTTATACATTTACAACTGTTGACCCTATGCAGAAAGCCGCACAGTCCGTAAAAATTCCAAGACTTTTCAATGAGGACTATGTTGACGGGACAATTTATGAGGATATTAATTTGAGAAAATTCACTGTTTATCCTTATGGTGGTTTCGATGGTTGGGATATTTACAGACCTGAAAGAACCAATAAAGACGATTACAAAGCATCTAAATACGCTATTGTTAGTGGCTGTCCTTTCAGTGTGATTAGTTCAACTGAACTTGCGCTTGACCCTACACTTAAATTAGGTCTTCCTGTAAATGCCATCAATACTGACTATTACGCTTATCTTGCAGGTTATAAACAGTTCGCTAATCCTCAGGATGTTGATATCAATCTTTTCGCAACACCAGGTGTTGACTATTCAAATCATACACTTCTTGTTGAGGATGCCCTTGATATGATTGAGGATAGTGAGGACGGTAGAGGCGGTGATGCCCTCTATATTATCAACGCACCTAAGGATGTCAATGAGGATAAGACACCTGAGGCTGTAGTTGACGAACTTGAAGACAGTGAGTTGACATCATCATACGCTTGTACTTATTGGCCATGGGTGAGATATTATGATGCGGACGCTAAAATGTATACTGTTCTTCCTGTGACTAAGGATGTTGTTAGAAATATGGCCGCTACTGATAACAACAGTTTCCCTTGGTTCGCACCAGCTGGTACTGAAAGAGGTAATGTTGACTGTATTAAAGCAGATATCAAAACAACATTGTATGATGAGGATACACTTTACGAAGGTAGAATTAATCCAATCAAGTCTTTCGCACAGGATGGCGTTAAAGTATGGGGTAACAAGACCCTCTATACACAAGAAAGTCCTCTTAATAGAATTAATGTCAGGAGACTAATGCTTAGAATTAAGAAACTTGTCACAGAGGCGGCTAAACACCTTATCTTTGAACAATATGATGCAACACTTGAAAAACAATTCAGGTCATTGGTTGAGCCAATTCTTGCTGATGTTAAATCAAATAGAGGTATAGTTGATTATAGGGTTGTTACTGAATCAACACCTGAGACAAGAGACCAACATATTCTCCCATGTAAGATACTTGTCAAACCTACACCTGCATTAGAGGTAATCTCGATTTCATTTGTTGTATACCCAGAACAAATAGAATTCGAAGAATAAATTGATAATTAAATACTTACGAAAAAGTCACTAAATTTTTAGTGACTTTTTTTGTTTTTAAGATAAAAATTTTGTAATTTTACACAAAAAAAATGGACAAAGAAATTAACAAAATAAAAAAATTGATAGAAAAAATAGATATCATATCGGAAAGAAATGGACAATTGCGGAGGTATTTTACTGAGTTACCACAAACAATTGATATGATAATTACTGAAGGTGTTTTTAAATCATATGATGCTGAAAAAATATTCAATATACTTAGAAAAGAATATGATATTGGTTTTGAACATGATTTTTTGAATAACAATAATGATATTGGTATTACTTTTGACACATATCGGAAAAATGAACATGAATATGGTTCTGATGAGGTTAGTAGTATATCAATGATAATTCCCAAAGAATTTAAAGATATTGAAAAGATAAAACAATTTTTCACAGCTTGTGGTTGGACATTGGCGGTTGTTAATCCATATTACAAAAATAAGAATTTTTTTGTATATTCTTTTGAAAAAAACAGACAAGAAGATATAATTAAAACATCAAAATATGTTTATCATTTAACACCAACTAATAAGTTAGATAAAATTCTTAAGAACGGATTAATACCACATTCAGGAAACAAATTAGGTGAGCATCCTGAGAGAATATATTGTTTTTTGGATAGAAATTTAGATGTAAACTATACTTTTTTCGCTGATGAGTTATATAGTTCAACAAATAATAATAAAAAGAGAGATGTTCCGTATACACTTTTGGAAATAGATACTGAGAAATGTGGTAATATAAAATTTTATGGTGACCCTAATTTAGTTAGAGCCATTTGGACTTTTGACAACATACCACCTGAGGCAATAAAAGTGATTAATAAAAATATATAGTTTATTTGTAACATGGAAAAATATTGTGAAATAGTTAGTTTTAAAATCGCAAAGATTTTAGATAACAGAGTATCGGATTATAGTGACACACCAAGTTACGCAGGTGAGGACGGTGTTGAAGGTACTACTGATAATAATCTTGGTGTAAGAAAATATAAAGAAGGGCAGTTAATTGAATATGAGGATTATATATATGGAAAATATTATAAAGCACCAACATATGCTGAGGTTTTTGATTGGTTGTCTGAGAAATACAATATTGTCATTGAGATGATACCTGTATATACTTTTGCGTTGAATGATAGAACAGGTTATTTTTATACAGTGTGGAAAAGGAATGACAATGACAGCAAATATGAACAGATATTGAGGGATGAGGATTGGTTTGGGTCATTTGAAAACACAATAGAAAATATAATTGTAAAACTTAAAATAAATGGCGTTATCTGATAAAACACAAAGATTTGGTACAACTGAGATTTCAGACCCAAGTTTTCACCTTGAAATTTTCGATAATTTATATGCAGGAAATCTTATAATAACAAAAAGGTTGACTGATAAACTTATTGATAAAATAGTAGAGAATAAGGAGAAAATAATCTTACACTGTACTGTGACTGGAATGGGTGGTAGCAAAATAGAACCACTTGTACCTAAAAAAGAATGGAGTTATCAACAAGTAAAGAAACTTATTGATAAAGGTTTTCCTGTTAAACAAATTGTTTTAAGAGTTGACCCTATTGTGCCAACTGAAAAAGGTGTTGAGACAGCGATTAGTGTTATTGAGTTATTTAGGGATTTAGGTATAAAAAGAGTTAGGATATCATTTCTTGATATGTATGAACACGTTAAAGAAAGGTTTAAAAATGAGAATATTAAGTTACCATATAACACTTTTCATGCTGATGAAGATAATAGGTGGAAAGCATTTTCAAAAATTTTTGAAGTTTGTCAAATGTTGGATATGAGGCTTGAGATGTGTGGTGAGCCACCGGTTGGGGAACCGTTTGAGTTTAAAACAACACCATGTCTTTCCCAAAAAGATATTGAAATATTGGGTTTGACTGACAAAATTACACTTATCGGCAATAAAAATGTGAGAACACATTGTGGCTGTAGTGAAAATAAGACTGAATTAATTAAAGACAAACCACACCAATGTAATAATAAGTGTCTTTATTGTTTTTGGAGATAGTTCGGCATGATTTTTGTAAGTAATATAATGTTAAATATATTTTTTATGGGAAAACTTGAAATAACTGAAATTAAAAGAATTGTTAATCTGATTCAGAAAATAGAATGTAAAAATTATGCTGTACTAACCGATACTGCCAAGGAACTTGGTGTAAAAAAGACTGAGTTGATGCAGTTTATTGAGGATAATAATAAGTTGTTTAAAATTAGTGAAGTTAATGGAGTGAAAGGTTTGACAATAAGTAATGTTTATTTGAAGCCTGAGGATAATCCTGAAACAGATGAATGGATTGAAAAGAAAAAGAAAGAATGGGAGAAACATCTGCCGAATGAAAAATATTCATTTATATCAAAAAATATTCAAAAATAAGCAAACTTTTTAAAAATTCGTGATATTTATATATGAAGACTAAGATAAATAATAAAAGAATAAGTGAACTTATGAAACATAAGAATATTAAAGTTGTTTCGATTGACACTGAAAATATGTTGTATACTTGTGACGATGGTAACGAGTATCCATTGATGGATGGACTTGAAACATTGTCAATAGAAGAATTACAGAAACATATAGACAGTGCAAAACAAGCAACACTTGATATAATTGAAAAAACAGAAAACGAAGATGGATAAACTACTGACATTAAAAGAAACTGAACATTTACTTAATGTCAGTAAATCCACACTTCAACGTTGGGACAATAGCGGTAAACTAATTGCCTTAAGAACAGAAGGAGGACATAGGCGTTATAAACAATCTGACATTGAACTATTAATCGGTGAAAATAGTAATGAAACCACAAATGATAGTGATGATATAATAGTTGCCACTTATGCAAGGTGTTCTACACCTGACCAAAAAGAACACGGTGACATTGACAGACAATCTTCAAGGATATTCGAATATTGTACGAAGAAGAAATACAAGGTTGAGTACATTATAAAGGATATGGGAAGTGGGTTGAATGACAAGCGTAAAGGTTTCATCAAACTGTGCAATTTGGTTGTGAATGGAAAAATTAACAAAGTAGTAATTGAGCATAAGGATAGACTTACAAGGTTTCAATATAACCTAATAGAGTTTTTCTTTAACAGTTATGGTGTTGAGATAGAACTACTTGACAAGAAGGAATACACTGAGCAAGAAGAACTTGTAAATGATATGATGATGTTGATTGCAAGTTTTAGTGGTAAGGTATACTCATTGAGAGCACAAGAAAACAGAAAGAAACGTAAACAAAAGCAAGAACAATGAAATATTATAAGTGGTGTAAATTGTATAAACAAGAGTGTATTCCAACTTTTTGTTCACATATGGATGTAAATAATCATTTGTTTTGTCAACATTGTGAAATAAAAATCGAGAAAAATGGCATTTAAAACAGGCGGATTCAAAACAAAGTATATTGAACAGTACGGATATATGCGTAATGAATATACTATATATTGTGCAGTTGAAAGTGTATCAGACATTTGTGTTTATAAAATGTTTGATGAAAAAAATGAATGAGAAAGAAATTTGTATATCAGGAGAAGATGATACAGATGATTTTGGAAACCATTCATTGATAGAATGCTTATATTACTTGAAATTAGTAAAGAATAAAATAGAGACGAATAAAGAATATAGCATTATTATTGAAGAAATGATAAATGATGAAATGAAAATGATATATGGACGTTGATATTAAAATAAGAGAAAACGGAGACATTTCTTGGCTTAAAAATGAATATGAACAATTTAAGAATAAAGATTCTTTTAATGAAGATGACATTCTCTTGTATAAAGAATTACTAGGTCATTCAAGCCAAGATGTTGATAATTTGGAGGATTAAAAATGATAATAAAGAGTAAGTACACAAAGATATTCCATTCAAATGAATTAACTCGTCAGAAATATGATGAGTTACACGACTTTGCTGTACTTATTCGAAATCATAAAAACGCAGTATCACAATACGTCAACGATAACCTCTTACATTTCTTGGAATACAATAAGTTCCAATTCCTTAAAGAAATGAGAGAACGTTTCAAAGATGTCATACCAAGTTCGTTTGATGCACAACTCTATACACAAGTATTCACTTGCTATCAAAATAAATTCGATGCAATACAACGTAAACTTGTCTTTGAAGTTGTTACATTTAAAGGGTTTGAGTTTTATAAGCGTGATACTAAGAAGCATAATAAAGGTGACTTGAAAAAAGTAGTTTTTGATAAGAAACAAACGTCTTTATCTAACTGCCTCACTTATCTTGCAAGATACGGTAATGAGAATACAATAGACTACATCAATGACAATATAAGCAAGTGTGACGAGAAGAAACGTGAGTTCTATAGTAACATATTAAGATGCTGTAATAAATTCGGATTTGAACGTCTCTATAATCTTGCCCATTCAAAAAGAAAACGCATTGTTAAGCATTATTCTGAATATCCTATTGAATTCAAGTCATTAACATTCAGTGGCAGATGTAGAAAAACAAGAATAATTGATTATAACAGCAAGTTTGGTTCAAGGATTAATTCGTTCATAAGCCTAAGTGGTATTGGTAGGAAGTCATTCGACATACCAGTTACATTCAACAAAGGGTGGCACGGAAATATGAAGGATTACAGAAAGAAGAATCCCGATTACGAATATACAATTACTTTTAATGAGAAGGAACATCAAGTAAATATACACTTATGTAAGGATGGTGAAAGATATACACCTCAAGTCAAAGGTGATACTATTGGTATTGATGTGAATTGCAAACATAACTTATTCAGCCTATCAGATGAAACAACTTACGATTATGATAGAAAACTTGTTAACGATTTCTGTAAACTATCTCTTGAAATAGATAAACTAAAAGTACAAGATAAAGAATACAAAGTAGGTAAACGTAAACAGCAGAAACTCGATACGCTCAAATCCAAGATGATTAAGTCTGAACAGCAACTTATAGCCGATATGTGTAAGGCATTACATTCACAAGGTGTGGGGCATATTGTAATGGAAGACCTTGATAATGGATTTGGCAAATGCTATGTTAAAGATAAGGATAATGAGGATATAAATTACAACAGAAAGGTTAAATTCCTTGGCTTGAGTAGCCTTAAACAAGAAGTTGAGCATATTGCAAGAAAATATGATATTGCGGTTTCAACAGTTCAAGCAAGTTATACATCGAAGATGTGTCCCATTTGTGGATGTATTGAGGATGAGAACAGACCAAACCAAGAGACATTTGAATGTATTGAATGTGGATATAAAGATAATGCAGACTTTAACGCTGCAAAGAATATAAGGAACAGAGTGCTTGTAACCGTGTTACGAGAATCGCTCTTAAAACAATTGGATAATGGTGCTTTTGAGCCTAAGAGACTTAAACGTGAAAAGGTGAAGGAAGTGTTGTTATCGTTTCGAAGAAGCCTACAAAATGTAGGTAGTGAATGTATAGAAAGTAGTGTGACTACTTTTGACTATGTTTAATTCTTCGGAGAAAAAACTACATGTATCTAAAATGTATTATTATGGTTGTTTTGAATTTTATTATATAACAACAGATACAGTTGGTTATTGCTCACATAGAGAATATTTATATAGAAATACCGAGGCAAAAATGAATAAGTTGATTGAAGATGGTATTCTTACCTTTGAAAAGAGAGGTTATGGTGGTTTTGGTGATTATACTATTGGTAATTTTATTCTTTTTAATTCGAATATTGACAAAATAACCAATGCCGGTTGGACAACCGATTTTGATGAAATTAAAGAAGGATAATATGACACAATTAAATGAGATAAAAAACCTGATGTCACGAATTGGTGAACAGGTAAAGGAAAAGACAATTTTTAATGAGTTGTATAATATTAATAATATATACTCATTACAAACACTTAATGAGGAAACATTAAGTAGAATTATTAATAAACATGGTAAGGATGGTTTTGTTATTGTTTCAGCAAACAGAAGTGGTCTGGATAATGAGACAAATAATAAAAACACAAAAAACCTTATTAATGATTTAAAAACATCACAATATAGTTATTTTCCTGTATATGGCGGTTATCATGGGACAGACGGTGTTGTAGATAGTTATGAACCATCATTTATTGTTTTCAATCACACCAAAAACAATGGTGAACTAACTGATTTTTCTGATTTAAAACTGTTTGCAATACAAATGTGCGGAAAATATAATCAGGATAGTGTTCTTATTAAGGAGCCTAATGCAAGACCATATTATATTAATAAAGATGGTGAAATTGTCGGTAAGGCAATATCTGATGATATTGATTTGAATAATCCTAACAATGAGTATTATACATCAATGATTAAGTCAAATAATCTTGACTATAAAAATCCTGAAAGACTAAAAAGATTTTCTTACCCAATACAGTTTGAGTGTTATATGAATCCATGTGCGGATACTTTAAATGAACTTAGGAGAAGAAAAGAAGGTTATGGTGAAATAGTTTTTAATTTTGGTAACAAAGAAATTTTTTAATTATGCAAAATACTTGGATAACATCTGATTTTCATTTTTTCCATTATAATATTTTGAAATTTCAGGAAGAAAGAAGGAATATTCTTGGTTTGAGTGAATTGGATATGGAAAATGTTAATGAAGCCGTTGAAAAACAAAATCAATGGCTTATTGAATTATGGAACAAAACCGTTAAAAAACAAGACACTATTTATTTTCTTGGTGATTTTTCTTTTGCTAATAGGGAAAATACCGAAAAACTACTTAGGAAATTAAATGGTAAGAAACATCTTATTGTTGGTAATCATGATAAGTCATTGGTTGGTCTTGAAAATTATTTTGAATCAGTTAATCAAATAAAAGAAGTGAAATTTAACTACAAACAATATGATTGGATTGATTCTAATGAGACATTTTGTATTGAAATTTGTCATTATCCACTGTTAACTTGGAATAGACGGACACATGGTTCTTGTATGGTACATGGTCATTGCCATGGTTCTATTGATAACTTAAATATACAATCAAATGAATTAAGGGTAGATGTCGGTTTGGATAGTGTATTAAGTAATTATAAAATACTTAACATAAAAGATGTTTATAGTTATTTTTGCAATATCAGGAATAATGCAGGTTGTGAAACTTTTCAGGAATATGCTGAACAATTAATGAATAAACAAGGAGTGAGGATGTAAAATTAAGGACTGATATTATATCAGTCCTTTTTCCATACATATTTAATCAAGCCACAATCATATATTTTTTCGTAACCTAATTTTTCAGTCATTTCTTTTTCGGTCATTGTAAGTGGTAAACCATATTTCTTATGTAATATCTGTTTCCTGAAACCAAACTTGTGTTGTCTGATTAAACCATCCTCAAATTTGAAATAATGATAATCTGGATTTGTGTAAGAATCAAACTTAAAACCTAATTGTATATAAATATTATTTTCCTCATCTACAGTCCATCTTCTGTCGGCAAATGATTTTATTTCAGTGGGATTGTAATTCCTTACAAAATAACTAAATAGTTTACCACCAACACCACAACAAATATAATTATAATTACTTGCAAACCTTGTTAATTCCCATTTGTCACACTTTTTCTTTTCTTGTTTAAACGTCATTACACCAACTAATTCATTATTATAATAACACCCTAAATATATTGTGGATGGGACAAATCCCTGAATATGAAATTTGTCAAGAAAATCCCTTGCGGTGTTTTTGTTTATCTCTTTAACATCACATTTTCGGCCATAAATTTTAGGTGAATTATCACATTTTCCAAGAATATGTTTTATTTTGTTAAAAACAATGTCCTTATGATTGATGTACTCATCTTCAAATATCTGAAGTAATTTAATACTCTTTTCTTTACATGCGTTGAGTTTTTTAAGATGATAATTTTTGTCTTTTCTGTATTTAGTGGAATGCCAAATGAGACCATGATACTCAATACCGGTTTTAGTTTTGGGTATATAAATATCCAATTCAAACGGATTAATTATTGACCTGTCACCTTGTATTATTTCATCAGAAAATAAACTTTGACAATATTCATATATCTCATTTTCAGCCTTGGATAATCTTACTCCACATTTAGGGCAACCATGACCCGATAAATGGTCATGTGGTCTTTGTTGAAAGTCACCATGAACAGGACATGTAATTGTTATTGGAATATCAGTACCTTGATATTCCATTTTATTATATTTATATTTGTTGTTGTGAATAATATTAAATTTTTTTATTAATATATCTAAGCTTGTTCTATTTTTTTGTGAAATATTTTTATATCCACAATCTTTACACCCTTGTCCATTTAAATGACAACTTGGTGTCATCCAAAATTCACCATGTTCAGGACATATAATACAAACTTTAGTATTACTATTAATATATTTTACTTTACTGTAGTCATATTTATCACCATGTATTTCTCTTGCCCTCTTAATGAACTCATCTTGTGTCAGTTTTTTGGTTTGTCCCTTTAATGAATTCCCACAAGAAGGACATCCAACACCTTTAAGATGGTCATGTGGTGTCTGCCAAAATTCGCCATGTTCTGGACATATTATACATACTTTTTCGAAAGCATTGGTATATTCCACTTTTGAATAATCATATTTGTCACCATGTATCTCTTTTGCTTCCTCAATAAATTTCTCAGTGGTTTTTTTTGTTTTTTCGGCACAGATTTTTCTTCCACATTTTTTACATCCGTAACCTTGTATGATGTGTGCTTTAGGTGTCTGCCAAAATTCTCCATGCTCAGGACAAATTATACAAACTTTGGTTGATTTGTTGACATATTCAACTTTATCATAGTTATATTTGTCACCATGTATTTCTCTTGCTTTTATTATAAATTCTTCTTTGTTCATACTTTATCATTGGGAATTTTTACAAATATAATAAAAAAGTTTTGAAAAATCAAGTAAATTAACAATGAAATACATAAAAAAAAATATGGAAGAATTTAATTCTTCCATATTTTATAATTTTCATAACTTATTGATTATCAATTAGTAACAGAGAATTGCATAGTCCATCTTGAGGTTAGCCTGTGCAGTGGCAAGGCCATCATCACCATAAGAAAGGTCATTAAAATTACATGTTGTAATCCAAGCATTTTTAAGAATCCATCTTTGAACAACAGCACCTGTAGGGTCAAGCATTTCAAGTTCAATATCTCTTTTATAACCAGCAGCATATCCCTGCCTACCAGTTACTGATTCAGAACAGAGTCTAATCCATTCCATAAGTGCCTGTGATGTGGAGGGACCTATCATATCGCGGAACGTGACGCTGATGTCTTCCCAAGTATATCTACCAACAACCCATGTACTTGTGTTCAAAAATTGAATTTCAACAGGGTTTTGGTTAATGCTTGGTCTTGAGGCACTTTCAAGTGTCCATTCTTGAATACCGAGGTCAGCAGGAAATCTCATTATCCATCTGTTTTTCTTTAATGGCTCATAAGTAAGCGGGCTCTTAATCAGTAAGTCCATATGTTATATGTTTTTTTTAATTCTTATTATCTTAATTTTAATATAAATAGTTATATTATATTTTTTTTTTCTTGTTTTTTAAATAAAAAATGTATTTTTATGAAAAGTGAAACTATTTATAAATAAAACATTATTTTAAAGAAATATGGGTAACAGAAAAGAACAATTTATTGAAAAGGCTATTAAAGTTCATGGTGATAAGTATGATTATAGTAAAGTAGACTATATTAATAGTAGCACTAAAGTATGTATAATATGTCATGAGAAAGATAATGAAGGAAATGAGCATGGGGAATTTTGGCAAAGACCTTCAGAACATTTAAGAAATGAATGTCCTAAGTGTGCTAATTTAAAAAGAGCAAGATTTGGCAGGTTTAGTGTTCAGCAGTTTATTGATAAGGCGAAAGAAGTTCATGGTGATAAATATGATTACAGTAAAGTAAATTATATTAACAGTAGTACTAAAGTGTGCATAATATGTCCCGAACATGGTGAGTTTTGGATGACACCCTGTGCGCATATTTACAGTAAACAAGGTTGTCCAAAATGTAAGGGAATTGGTTTAGATAATGAAGAGTGGATAAAGAAATTTAAAGAAGTTCATGGTGATAAATATGATTACAGTAAAGTACAATATACCAATAGTAAAACTAAAGTATGTATAATATGCCCTGAACATGGTGAATTTTGGCAAACACCATATAAACACTACCATAAGCATCAAGGTTGTCCGAAATGTGGTAATATTAGTAAAGGAAAGTTACATAGATTAACAACCGAAGAATTTATTGAAAAATCAAAAAAAATACATGGAGATAAATATGATTATAGAGAAGTTAATTATGAAAAAGCAAAAACAAAGGTATCTATAATTTGTCCTGAACACGGCAGGTTTTTTATCACACCTAATGACCATTTATCGGGTCATGGTTGTCCCAAATGTGGTGTGATTGAATCAAGGGGTGAAAATGAAATTTATGGTTTTTTATGTGGTTTAATTGGTAAAGATAATGTTATTAAACATGATAGGGATGTTTTAGGCGATGGTAGGGAGATAGACATATATTTACCTCAATATAAAGTTGGGATTGAGTTTGATGGTTTATATTGGCATTCAGAAAGGAAAAATAAAATGAAAAATTATCATTTAAGTAAGACTGTATTATGTGAAGAAAATGGTATTGGTTTAATACACATATTTGAGGATGAGTATTTACAACACAAGGATATTTTATTTAATATTTTTAAGAGGCAGTTTAAAAAGGAAGATTGTTTTCTTGTTAATAATGAAGGATGTTCTTTTAAAGAAATAGATAGAGGAACTGCTAATATTTTTTTAAAAGAAAATTCACTAAAAGAAAAGTACAATGCCGGTAAATATATTGGATGTTTTTATAACAATGTCTTGGTTAGTGTTATGTGTTTTTACAAGTCTTCAAAAGAAGGTGAATGGATAATGTCATATGTAGAAAACAATAATTATGTTTGTCAAGACAATAAAGGTTTATTGAATTTTTTTGTTAAAAAATATAATCCTCAAAAAATTATAACATTTGTGGACAGAAGGTTTTCACATTTCACACAAAAAACTGTGGAAAATTTGGGGTTTGTTTTAAAAAAAGAAATGGAACCGGAATACACTTATGTAATAAATGATAAACCAACAGAAAGAATTAACAAATATTTTTTCAGAAAAAAAAGTGTAAAAAGAAAATACAATTTACCTTATAATTTAACTGAAAAAGAAACAAGAGAAAAATTAGATTTGAGTAAAATATGGGATTGTGGGAAATATAGATATGAGATGTGCTTTAAATAGTGTTGTTTTTGTTTTTTTTGTGGAAAAATAGTATTTTTGTAGAAAAAAATTTTATTTTTTTATGAGCAAAATATTAATAACAGGTTCTAACGGTCAGTTAGGCCAATGCATTAAATCACTTGTTGGTGATTTAGTCACCACAATAATTAATCCCGTAAATAAAAAATATGAAAATGAAAGATATATTTTCACAACAAGGGAAGAGTTTGATATTACTAATGGGGATATGATGGAGGGGTATATTAAAAACAACCCTGATATTAAGATAATTGTTAATTGTGCTGCTTATACCAATGTGAATGATGCTGAAAAAGACACACTGCAAGCATTTAAAATAAATAGTGTAGGTGTGAAAAATTTAGCCAATTTGTCTGTAAAATACAATATTTTCTTAATACATATCAGTACTGATTATATATATGGTAAAGTCAAGCCAAAGCCTTGTGAAGAAAAGTGGTTTTATGATTTATCAATAGGCACAATAACAAACAGGTATGGTGTATCGAAGTTTAGCGGTATGTGTGAATTGGAAAATACCATGGAGAATAACTATTTAATGATAATAACATCATGGTTATATTCTGAATTTGGTAAAAATTTTGTTAAGACCATATATAATAAAGTCAAAAATGGTGAGGAATGTAGTGTTGTGAACACACAGGTTGGCTCACCCACATATGGAATGGATTTGGCTGGTTTTATTATTGATGTTATAAATAATATTGAAAAGTATAAGGATGTAAGGTTAATAAATTTCAGTAATTTAGGTGTGGCATCATGGTATGACTTAGCGAAAGTGATTGATATATGGGACGGTGGTGATTTAGTGAAACCATGTTTTAATGAGGATTACATTAGACCACCATATAGTGTGTTAAATACTGAACAACTAATTAAGTTGGAGGGAAATAAACCATATGTCAGGCATTGGTTGGAAGCATTAAATGAATGTTTAGAAAAAATAAAAGAGGACTAATTTAGTCCTCTTTTTCTATATCCTCTTCTATGATATCTTTATAACCATGTCTCATATCAAACCGTTTCATTTTTTCCTCAAGTTCCTTGTTCTTTAGTTCATGTTCGGTTTCAATTTCATATTTTTTGATTTTCGTATTGGAATCTATACCGAACATTGTGCCTACCCAAGCAAGAATTGTACCGAAAGTAGTTACAACACTTGCATGTATTGCGCCCATAGGTGGGACAATTAAACTGAAAGCAATGATACCCATACCAAAAATGGCAAGTGCAATACCAAGGAATAGTTTAATCCATTCTCTGGATATATTAACATCTCTTTCTTTTAATTTTGTTTTCATGGCTTATAATGTTTTTTACTTTCTTCTATATATAAATAGTTTTAAATAGTAAAAAAATTTATTTTTTTTTTTCAGATATTTTCCATATTTTCTTGACTTTTTAGAAAAAAAAAATTATCTTCTTAATAAAGAAATAGTGAATATGAAATATGATAGAGAATATATAATAGAAGAAGCAAGAAAAATACATGGTGATAAGTATGATTACACAATCACAGAAGGTGTAAATAGTAAAATAGATAAAATAAAATATAGGTGTAAAAAACATGATTATATTCATGAGCAGGGGTTACATAATCATTTACAAGGTAAAGGTTGTCCATTATGTGCAAAAGAAAAACGTAGGTTAGGTAGAGTTTTAGAAAAAAATGAATTTTTAGAGAAAATTAAAAAAAGGGGGGATTTAGATAAATATGATTTTGACAAAATTGATTTTAGTTTCAGGGATGAATTTGGTAGGATGGAAATTTACTGTAAAGAGCATGGAAGATTTCTAATAAGACCATCACATTTTATTAATGGTGTTGAAGGGTGTGAGTATTGTAATGGAAGAAAAAAAGATGATGAGAAAGTCAGAAAAGAATTGTCTGAAAAACATCCTAATCTAGATTTTTCTGAGACAAAATACTCTGAAAAAGATTGTGAAGGAAGAATAAGGGTTATTTGTCCTGAACATGGTTTAAAATTGATGAGATATTGGAATTTAATGAATGGTGAAGGTTGTTATGAATGCTCAATGAGAGAAAACGGTTTAAAAACAAGATTGACAAATGAAGAAATAATTAGAAGAGGTGAAGAAGTATATGGTAAAGGAACATACACCTATGAAAATTTAGATACACTTAATAGGGATGAAGATGGAAAAATTACAGTAATATGCCCCAAACATGGAAAATTTAAAGTATTAGTGGCTAATTTTGTGACAGGTAAAAGTGGTTGCCCAACATGTAAAAGAAGTAAATTGGAAACAAGAATGTATAATTTTTTAAGTAAAAATAAAATAAAATTTGAAACACAAAAAAGGTTTAATTGGTTAAAATATAAATCTTTTTTGTATTTGGACTTTTATTTACCTGATTATAACATAGCAATAGAATGTCAGGGAATACAACATTTTCAAGTAGTTGAATGTTTTGGTGAAAAAAATTTTCTTGAATGTAAAGAAAGAGATAAAAAAAAGAAAATGTTATGTGAAGAACATGGAATAAAAATCTTATATTACACTGATAAACAACATGTGAAAAACGAAAATGATTTTTCGTCTTTAAATAAATTACTAAAAGTAATTAAAAAATAATATATCCAGTACAATAAAAGAACATTAAGAATTGAAAAATAAAAGGGTTGAAAATTTTATCAACCCTTTTCTTACGTCTAATTTTGATAATAGGCATATGATTTCCAAAAAAAAAAATAACTTATTGACTATTCTTGTCTTGTTCAGGCTTACGGTCTGTCATACTCCACACCTTTTTTAACATAATATAATTTTCGTCTTCCGGTGTATCAGCAAGTTCTGCCATTGCCCTTAATGACATTTTACGGATATCATCAATTAGTTTTTTTGCTTTTTCGGATGCATTGTTTATCTCATTTGGTTTGTCCATAACAGGTTCTTCATGATGAATCTCAGGTTCCATTGTTGGTTCTTCTGCGGTTTCAATAGAATCATCAGTCTCATTAAAATTAAGAGCCTCTTTTAGTGTTTTAGGAAATTTTGTGGTCATTTTTCTTATCTCATTAATATTAGTTCTCATATCTTTTCTCATAACACAATATTTTTTTATAATAAATAGTTGTGTTTTACAAAAAATGTTGACTTTTAAGTAATAATACTCTATTTTCCAATAAAAATGAAAAGTATTATTATTAAAATAGTTAATTGGTGTTTGGTTAAGATATACACAATTAAAGGCTGGTTAAGAAAAAGAAAATTTAAAATCAATCATCATTATTATGGTGGTGTGAATAAAACCTATGGTATATACATGGGTGATGGCGAATTTTATGAGACCATGCAATATGATTGTGGAATGGGGGTGGTATATATGGACTCAAAAAGAAGAAAGTATAATAATCTCCAATTAGGTTTGTTTAAATGGACTGAATGTGGGGAAATTAATGTTGAACTTGAATGAGATGGCATATGTTTATCTGTTATGTGACAGTGGTCATGACAATGTTTTTAAGATAGGTGTGACCAAGGGGTGCATTGAGAAAAGAATTAAAAAACTACAGACAGGTAATGGTGATGAAATTTTTTTGGTTGATTATTATGAGACTGAACATCCGTTTTATATTGAGAAAATAATGCATCAGAGACATTATCCTGAACATAAATTAAATGAGTGGTTTGAATTAAAACCTGAATCAGTTTTTGATTTTAGGAAAGAATGTGAGGAAATAGAAAAAATAATAAAGGATTTGGAAGATAATCCTTTTTTTAAAATAACAAGTAATGGAAAAAAATATTGATAATAAAAGGTGTTCCATGGAAGAAAATAGGACAACTCCTATAATAAAGAGTGAGTTAGAAACAATTACCAAAGTAAGTGATTTGGTTGAAGATTATAATATTGCTTTAGGACTTTTAAAGAAAGTTAAAGCAGAAGAGTTTGAGCGTCCATTAGACCTTAGTAACCCGAAGGAAGTATCGGAAAAAAAGATAAATCAAGTGCAAAAACAAGCATTGCAAAAAAAGATGGATGACATACAAAAGAGTGTTAATGAAATTATAAGGGAAAACCCTATAATTCTTGATAGGTTGGGGTTTTTACCTTTTGATGTTGACACAAGGATGGTGCATGACACTTTTGAGGGTGATATTTTTAATGAAAACTGTGATTTCAAAAACAAAAGTAAAGCGGTTGCACGGTTATTAAGAGATGAAAAAGTGAAAAGAAGGGAAAGTTCAGGTACTAATGAATTAAAAATCGAAGATAGTAATATTACTGATACGGCTTCTTGTTCCCATAAAAAAGTTTTAGAACTAACTGATGCAAAAAATGTCATAATAAAGGAGGATGGTGGAAATATTAAAATCAGTGCATATAGTGAAACAGAAGATATTACAGTTGAATATACAATTAAAAAACTTGGGACAAAAGTTACATATGAAAATGGAATGTTAATTGTTGAAAAAATAAGTGATGGTACAACCAGTAAGGAATAAGAAAATCAAACAAGTTAAGGGAAACAGTCAGCGTTCTCCAAAAAATAGGAAACACAAAGAATATGGAACATCTAAATTAGAAGAAAGATTTGCGAAAGATTTTTTGGATAAATTAGGTGTTGAGTATCAATATCAATATAAGGCTGAGGAAATTGGTCGGTATTATGATTTTTGTGTCACCCTACCGTCAGGTAGTAAAACACTACTGGAGATTGATGGGGATTATTTTCACTCTTACGGTTTACAACATGAGCAAAAAAACCCAATGCAGAAACACAATGAATATGTTGATAGAATTAAGGATGAGTGGGCTTTAATGCACGGTATACCAATTATCAGGATATGGGAACATGACATCAATAATAATCCAAGTAAGGTAATGAAAACATTAAAGGAAATGCTTGGGGAATATGATGAGAAAAATAAAAAGAAAAAAGACAAGAATAGAAGACATTAAAAAAAAGTTTTCTAACTAGTTATTTAAAAATAAAAGGAAAAAAAATCATATAATGGCAGAGGATAATACACAAGATGTGCAAAGGCAAAAAGATTTGAATTTGCTTAAACATTCTTATTTAATGTACGAACAAACCAAGAAAGAAAGTGAGAAAAGAATGAGACAGAAATTAAATGAGAATGGTGACAGGATGTACAGTGATGCGGACATCGCAAGGGAATTGGAGACAATTAACATTGCGGAGGCTGATATTATACAGAAATACCTTAATTTAGGTGGAACTGAGGAAGAACTGAAAACAGCAAAGAGAACACCAAGAAAACATACAGGAAAAAGTATTACGGAACTTTTGGATAAGTATGAGGCTGAAGACAAGGCTAAGGCTGAATATGTGAATAATCTTACAAAAGAAAGGGATTTATTGGCAATGAGAGAGGATGAGCGACAGGAAACAAGTCAACTAAACCTTAACACTGAGACGGTTAATGAGATTAAGTTGACACAGAAAACTGAGAACAATCCACAAGCAACATATGATGTTATACCCATACCATCTAATGGTGAATGTTACAGGAGTAAGATAAATAGGGTACCTGTGGCTTATTTGACCGCTTATGATGAGAACATGATTATTGCGCCTAATTTGTATAGGGATAATAAGATTATTGACATGATACTCAAAGAAAAAGTACTTGATGGTAGAATTGACACTTATGACATGCTTGAGGGTGATAGAGAAGCCATTGTGATTTTTTTAAGGGCAAGTGGTTATGGTAATGAGTATCCTATTACGGCAAAGGACAATGAGACAGGTGTTGAGTTTGATACTGTTTTTGATTTAAGTAAATTGAAATTCAGACCATTTAAGTTAAAGGGTGATGAGAATGGATGGTTTGATTATACTTTACCTGTCAGTAAAAAACAAATTAAGTTCAGGTTTTTAACCCATAAGGATTTGGTTTTGCTTGACAAGTTGGAAAAAGAAGAGGATAGAATGGCAGTTAAAGGCAAAATCAAGGAATATGTTGAGGATTTGGACAGGTTTGTTGAGGATGATGAGAACCTTGAGAAAAGTGAGAGGGTTAAGATTAAACAAGCAATCAGGGCACTTGATGATTGGCAAGAAGAGATGGAGGATGATGAACCTGATTTCACTCATAGTGTGACAAATAGATTAGAGTTGTCCATAATGGCTGTTGATGGTATAACTGACAGAAAAATGGTTAGGGAATTTATCAGGAACATGAATGTCAGGGACAGCAGTTCATTAAGAAAATATATCACTGAAAATGAACCTGGTATTGATTATAATGTTGAGGTTGAAAAACCTGAGAGTCTGGGAGGTGGCTCAATGAAAGTGTTTCTACAACTTGACCAGTACCTTTTTCTCAACATTGCCTGATGACTATGAAAAAAGGCTTAAAGATGAGATATATGGTTGTTTCAAATACATAGGTATTCCTATTGAGACAGTTTATAACATGCCTACTCAGGATAGAAAATATTTTATAATGAAACATAATAGTGAGCAGGAAGAAAGTGTGTCAGCACAAAAATTGGCGGAGCAAAAGAATAGTGGTACAATGAGGAATAACAGTGATTTAAACACCTATGCAAGATTGGAACAAAGTAACAGAAGTAAGGGGACTAATTTTTAATGTTAGCCCCTTTTTTTAATTAAAAAAATTGTTTGTGAAATATTTATATATGATAAAATGATTTATATATGGCTGATGTAAATATTACGGAATTAACCAAAGCGATAAATGAGTTAAACAAAAGTGTTAAGACTATTGGCGACCTTGGTGGAAAATTTGAGGGGTTATCCAGAGTAATACAAGAGAATGTAATGCAAAGACAGGATGGCAAGGGTAGATACCCTGGCTATTCAAGAAACTATTTTGGTGAAAGTAGTAATTACGAAGAAGCCAAGTTCAGAAGAGACCAAGCGGCACAACTCAACAAGAACAGTAGGAATGTTTTTGGTAGATTGTTTGGTTTCGGTGACGCTATGTATAAATCTTCACAATTAAAAGATTTTCAGCATGAACTTGAAAAAACAACAAATGAATTTGAAAAACAAAGGGATGTTGTTGAGAAGGTTAAGAAAGAAATAAGGGAGCAGAATAAAGCAATTAAAGACCAAAAAGAAGAATTAGACAAACATTTTAAAAGTAGGGAGAAAGAAAAAAAAGTTTTATCTGATTTAGATAAAGGTGAAGAAATTGAGGAAATCAGAAAAAAATACAATCTAAGTGAAAGACAAGTAAAAGAGTTAATAAAACTTTCAGAGAAAAAAAACGAACTTCAAAGTAAGGAAAATAGTCTTGAAGAAGAGGAGACCAAACTTCTTGATAAACAAACAAAACAATATCAAGGACAGACTAATCTTATAGAGCAAAAGACTGATGCAATAAGCAGAGGTTTTCAACAGATAAAACAAGGTGGTAGGGATTTACTTAGAATTGGTAAACAATTTGCTGATGCTTGGATGAAAGTTGACACCGCATCCGCCAATTTTGCAAGAAGTGTTGGTATGGGTGGCAGAGGAATGCGACTTATACGTAACAATACAATTAATTCTATTGCAAATGGCCGTTTGGCTGACAATTATGGCATTGGAATGGAAGATTTGTTAAAACTGAGACAAGGTTATGTTTCAAGTGTTGGTAGAAATATGGGTTTCAGTGCTATGGACAAAGAAAATGCAGCCGCATTAAGTGTTGTGATGGGTGAAAAGGGTGGACAATTGGCCGCAAGTCTTGAAAATTTTGGTTTATCTTATTCAGAGGCTGCTGAGAGAGCAGGTAAAATGTATAAGGACGCAGGTAAATATGGTTTGTCCTTTGAGAAATATTCAGAAAATTTCTTACAAAATATTAAAATGGCACAAAACTATACTTTCAAGAATGGTCTTAAAGGTCTTGAAAGTATGGCTAAAAAAGCGACCGCAATGAAAATTGACATGCAGCAAATGGCAAGTTTTGCTGATAAGGTCGGAACATTACAAGGTGCTGTTGAGACAAGTGCGCAGTTACAGGTTTTAGGTGGTCCGTTCGCACAGTTTAGTGACCCTCTTGGTATGCTTAATGAAAGTATGACAGACATGGAGGGTCTTATGGACAGATTTACCAAGATGGTTGGTGGTCTTGGTAGATTTAATAGTACCACAGGGCAAGTTGATGTTAGTACTTTTAACAGACAGAGGATTAAGGCTGCGGCACAGGCCATGGGTATGGACTATGGGCAGGTGATGGAAAGTGTTCTTGCAAGTGGAAGAAGAGATTATATCAGTAGTCAGATATCCAATAACACTAATTTGACAGATGAACAAAAAGAGTTTATTAAAAACACTGCAAGTGTTAAGGATGGTAGGGCACAAATGACTTTCTTTGATAGAAGTGGAAGTGAGATAACAAAAAATGTCAATGACATGACAGCCCAAGACATTGAATTGGCAAGAGCGCAAAACCAAACACAGGCTGATAATATTAGAGATATTGCCAAGGATACAAGAACACTTGCACAACAGTTTGCTGGTTTTGAAAACAAGCAAGAGGCTGTTAGGGCTAAGGCGTTTGAAAAAGTACAAAAACCGGTATCTAAAGTGTTAGATTTTATGAATAAGAATGTGGAGACCATAGTCACAATAATGACAGGTTGGAACGTTCTTATGGGTATGTCCAGTATTATCGGTGGTGGTGCCAATATGATTGGTGGTATGAAGGGTGGTTTTGGTGGTAAAACAAAAGTCGCTAAAGCCAAGTTACCAAAGGGTTATACAGAAAGTAAAAGTTCTGATTACCTAATGAAAACTGTTGTGGATAAAAACGGTAACACAAGACAAATTCCTGTTAAAAAATCAAGTGTTTTAGGTACTGCAAAAAACACTGGTGGAAAAATGTGGAGTAAAACAGCATTGGGTGCAGGGAAAGTAACTATGGGTGGTGTTGGTGCCGCCGCCGCTTTAGGTGGTATTATAACAGGTGCTGAACACCTAATGACTGGTGACTTTAAAAAACCAATAACTGCGGTTGAAAGGGATAATCAAAACAAGGCTTTGGGTGATACTATTGGTAGCACAGCTGGTGCTGCAATTGGTATGGCTTTTGGTGGACCATTGGGCGCAATGATTGGACAAATGATAGGCTCAGCGGCAGGTAAAATTATTGGTGGCGTTATTACAAAGGCACAAGAGAAAAGAAGAAGTAAAAAGAAAGAAGAGATTTTCCAAGAGATGGGTGGTGGAAACACCGCTAAATCAAGAGATTTTAAACAACTACAAGGAGATTATTCTGTCAGGGAAATGAAAAAAATTAGAAAAGCATATGGTGATAGAAAAATCAGTAGTGGCGAACTCAATGATAAATTGCTTAGGAAAATGTATGAGAGTGGTGATTCAGGTGCCTTAGAAGGATTATCTGAAACTATAGCAAAAGCAAAAATTGATGTTGAAAATCAAGCGGTAAACGCACAAAATGTTACAATATCTAATGACAATGTGGCGACACCACAATTTCATGACGGTGGTATTGTACCAGGTAATTCGGAAAGTGGAGATAAAGTATTAACAAGAAGCAACAGTGGTGAGATGTTCTTGAATAAAATGCAACAGACTGTTTTGTTTAAGGCGTTGAAAACCGGTTTTACTGGTGTAATGAAAGCAAGAGAGTTGATGAATGGTGGTATGTTGTCAGTTAAACCTGTTAGTGAAATGTCTGCGTTTAACAAACAAAGATTCCAAGCATTACGCGAGGCGATGGGTGGTGGTACAACATCTGCTAATGTTAATATTAACGGAAGTATTAAATTAGATGCCGGAAATGGCGTAAGTGTTGATATTTTAAGTGACTTGGTTAAGAATCCTGTGTTTGTGAGACAGATAACCAAATTAATTGAAAAACAAATGACAACTAACACCAAGGGTGGAAACGTTGTTAATAAAGGATTATATTGGAATTAAACTGAAATATAATGGCTGAGTTAAGAATAAATAACAATATGATGACCCAACCAACAATTGGGTCAAGCAGTGTTTATACGGAACAGGTAAGAAATAGGGTTAATAAAAAAATCGGTGGTGTATATTCAATTGGAACTGAATATAGAAACGCCAATTTAATGAACAATCCTATGACTTTAAGATATAAAAACCATGAGAATGCTCAGGGTTATGTCAGTGGTGACGATATAGGACAGATATATAGGGTTAATGACAAGAAAGGCTTAAATCATTTTCTTGATGAGGAAAAAGGTTTAGTCGGTTTCACTTTTGGTGATGAGACAACAAAACCCGGTTTTGAAAACAACACGAATACTGGTGTTAAAACAAATTTTGATGCGGTTAGGCAGCATCAAGGTGACTTGTTCACTGAAAACTATAAATATCTTTATGATGTTGAACAACATGTGGGTGTGGAACCCTCAGGATTTTATGAGGGAGTTTTAGACAGAATAGACAAGACATATTTGGGTGGTGATTATAGTTTGTTTAGAAATCTTACACCTGAACAGGGGACACTTGCCAAAATAGATGAGGCTGTTGGAATGGCCAGAAAAACTTTGTTTAAAAGGAATGGAACCAAAGTTGTGGAAAGATACTTGACCAACGGTGGTGGTTTTAAATTTGACGCAAGATACACAACAGCACCTGGTTTTAATTATGCTTTTGGTGGAAGGGATGTCAGTGGGTTAAAGAACAGGATAACACAGTTGTATGCTGATGTTTTTGGTTTACCTGACAATAATATTAATCCGTTTAACAGATTTATTGATAATGTCATATATAATCCTGCTTTACCGCTTAATCCGATTAGTGATAAGTCCCTTGAGATTAGACGATATAATCCCTTACCTAATTTAGCCAAATGGGATGCTTATGAACTCTATTCTGTTGATGACAAAAAGGAATATAGTGAAAACCAAATATTTTACAAGGAAAATGTCGGTAATGGTATTAGTGCTGATTTGGATGGCAATGCTTTTTCAGATTTAAACAAATTAAATGGTCTATATAATAGAAATAATTTGTTTGATGATGGTACAGGAACTTTTCCAAACCTTTCAAGAGAGGCTGTTGAGGCCATTGAAGACGCTAAACAAACAGCATCATTGGGAAATGAGCCTTATATTGGAAAAGAAAGGAAATTTGATGAGACATATGATGTTGACAGTCCTTTAAACTCAATAAGAAATTTGTTTAACCCATTGTCTGTTGATAATCCAATTGACACAAGTGATTTTGGTGACACTGTAGAACCAAGACCAATATACGGTGGTAAAAATCCCACTGAGGGGATTAGTCCGAAAACAAGCACTGTTTACAATATATATGATGAAAGAAATGGTGAAGCTGAACAAATTTATGAGAAAGATAAAGGAAAACCTAATTACAGTGATAACATTGTTGTTGACCTTATAGATACAGATGGAGACAACAATAATAGTCTCTTGAAAAAAACAAATGCCTTGTTCCAGCAAGGTAAGATACATAGTATAATTAATAGGTTTCACACTGATGTCTCTAATCAAGGTTTGACAGAATCAGCAAGTGATTATATATATAATCTGTCAAGAGGTAGGAACCTCAGAAAAAAGAATGTGACATATTCTAACGGTTATGAAGACCCATATTGTAGGGTTTGGACATCTCACTATCAATATAGTAAGATGAAGAACCTTATTAGAAACTCAGGATATGAGGTTCAAGACAAATTATATCCGTTAAAAGATGGTTTAAGGCCAAATAATGGTGCCACAAGGTTAAATGATTTCTCCACATTGCAAGATAACGGTTTACCGTTAATTGCTCCATATAGAACCGCTGACTTGGATAAAACAATAAAGAAATACATGTTTTCCATTGAAAATCTTGCTTGGAAAGACGCGTTGAAAAAAGATGGTGTTTTAAGTAAGGAACAAAGGGGTCCTAATGGTGGTAGGATAATGTGGTTTCCGCCATATAATCTTAAATTTAATGAGAATGTAAGTACTAATTGGCAAGGAAACGCTTTTATTGGAAGGGGTGAACAGATATATACCTATACCAATACCGAAAGAAGTGGCACATTGAGTTTCACATTACTTATTGACCATCCATCAGTACTTGATTCATGGGTTTATGGTAAACAAGGTGGTGTAAATGAGGAAGATGAACAAACGATTTTAAGATTTTTCGCAGGTTGTGATGACGGTGATGGTAACAGTGATGGGAATAGCGTTTCTGAAAATGAGATTGGAGATAAAACTAATGAAGAGGAAAAAACACATGTACCTGTTGATGAGACACCTGAATTAGACAACACACCTGTACCTGAAAGTGCGGTTACTGACGCATCAATACATTATTTTGTATTTTTCCCTAATGATTTTTCAGGTATTGACTATATTAACAGTAACATTAACGCTCCTATGGAATATCTTTACAATGGTAAGGTTTTTGGTGTTAATGGTTATGAGATGGGTGAGGAAGGGTTAAAAGGTTGTTTGGAAAAGTTGTTTATTGAGGCTAAAAATAGGAACAAGGGAACAAACAAATGGTATTATCAGGTGGATAAATCATATGAGGGTGAAGTTCTTAAAGAGGGTAATTATGAGGACAGGAAATCTTTCAAGTTGAACAAAGACCTTCCAAGTCTTTTGGAAGGTGAGAATGGACAGACAATAAAAACCATTTTACACATACAAGATGATGATATACCTAATATACATTCTTTTGCTGATTTATATGAGGGTAAGGATGACTTCAGTCAATTATCAACATTCTTTAGTGATGAGAGTGGAACTGTGCAAGATAATGAGGTTGAGATAAGTGTTGATATTAGGGGTTACGCTTCATCACATGGTTATCAGAAAAACAACGCTGGAACATCAGGTCTTTCAGGAAGAAGGGCAAGAGTGATTAAAAAATTCTTATCTAAAACAAATATGATTGAGGATGAGAAAATTAATGTGTTACAACCGGCAATTATTGAGGTTACCAATGCGGATGTAAGTTCATTGGAGGCCAAGTTAGGTAGATGTGCGGAAGTTATAGTAAGAGCGCATAGGAAAGATAAGACACCAAGACTTGACACAACAACCGGTAATGAGGTAAAGAAAGAAAATAATGAGCAGAACAAGGTTGAGGAAACCAAAGATAATGTCAGGTTAATTACATCAGCGTCCACGGTACAGGAATTGAGAACAGCAAGATATGACGAGGAATATAATTATTTCCAAAAGGTCAATGAGACTGATGATATGGTGAAAAAATATATTGTTGATAAAGTGCAGTATTTTGACCCTGCGTTCCATTCCATTACCCCTGAAGGTTTCAATGGAAGGCTCACATTCTTACATCAATGTACAAGACAAGGACCGACAAGCGCACAATCTGATTTATCAGGAAGTCAACCGAAGTTTGCTGGTAATTTGGCTTTTGGTAGACCACCTGTGTGTGTTTTGAGAATTGGTGATTTCTTTAACACTAAAATTATCATTGACTCTTTGTCAATAAATTATGATAATGGTGGTATAACATGGGATTTAAATCCTGAAGGTGCAGGAGTGCAACCAATGATTGCCAACATTGACATTACGTTCAAGTTCCTTGGTGGAAGTGACATTAGTGGTCCTATCGCAAGGTTACAAAATGCTGTGTCGTTCAATTATTATGCGAACGCAAGTGTATATGATAAAAGGGCTGATTATAGACCTGAAAATTATATCAGTGAAAATGATGATACAGCCAGAGCGTGGGATGTGATGACAGGTAGACATGATGATTTCAGGACAATAAATAACGCAAATAATAATCAGTAAAAGAAAGACATATGGCGACATACGATAGATATACAATGTTTCGAATTGACGGTGAGATTAAAATGGTTCCGTTTGGTAAAATCAAAACGAGGGACACTGATTATTATGAGAAATATGAGAGGGGTAAGACAAGATTGGATATCTTGTCTTATGAATACTATGGTGACGCTAATTATGCTTGGTTAATCATGCAAGCGAACCCTGAATACGGTTCAATGGAATATGAGATACCTGATAGTGTGATGTTAAGAATACCGTTTCCGTTAACCGAGGCGATTAATGATTATGAGGTTTCTATTGAAGAACATAATAAATTATACTAATTTTGTTTTTTTGAATGGCTGATGTACATAATGTTGGTAAGTTTCTTTATATTGAACCGACAAATCCTAACTTAAATTTACCTGATAATGCGGTAACATTTCCTTATGAGGATTATTCTATGGGTGTTAATCTGGAAGTAACGATTTCAGATAGGTTTTCTTGTGGTAATATAAGTAAGAATGGTAGAACTTTGTCGTTTTCGTCTGACAAGGGTACAATATCATTTTTTGGGGGTAGTGGAACTGATATTAAAGATAACAAACAAGGTTATCTGTCAACGAATTATACTGATGTCACACCAGGAAACATTGGCAGGGGAAATAAAGAGACATTAGGTATTGAGTCAATAAATATCTCATATCAACAGTGGTTTTATCCAATTGTCAACATAAGATTTGTTGATGTCAGAGGAACATCCTTATTTATGGCGCAAGAAAAGGGTATGATGGATGCGCAAGCAAGGGGTGAAAGAGACATAACACAAATTGACAGTGGGTCATTTTTCAAAGCGATTTTCGCTTGTCCCTCACCTGTTTTTAAACTGACAGTAAAGGGATTTTATGGTGAGCCTGTGAGTTATAATTTAAGGATGTCATCATTTAGGGCTGATTTTGATGGTGCGACAGGTAATATTATAGCAAGTGTTGATTTTATTGGTAACATGTATGGCGTATATACTGAGATACCGTTAATATATACAACAATTGCGCCTTATATAGATAAAGAGTATTGGGATGAAAACAAAGACGGAAGGTTTAAGTTCACTGGTAGTGATGTCAGGAAACCGACAATGCTAACTTTTGTTGAGTTTTATAAGGCGTTGAAGAGCGCGTTGGAAACAAAGAATGAAGAAGAAAAGAAAGCGGAGGAACAAGCGAAAAACAAAATAGGGGAGGCTGAATCTAACATCAAGATAATTGAGGAAGTGATTGCGTTGTATCCTTTTACCAAGTTACCCCTTGTTGATTTGGAAACTGAATATAGTAGAAAAACATATAAGTTTTTAATAAGGAATGATAATAATATACATGCTGAAATCAGTAAGGAAAGTATTGTTAAGTTTTATGGCAGGTTAAAAGAATTAAAAGAAAAATATCCCAATAAAGATTTTGGTACATTTGGCAGTGAGGAAGAATACAGTAAAAAGGATTATTTTTGTAAATATATTGTTGACAAAAAAGATAATAACAATATTACTGTAACTAAATATGACAGTGAAGGAAACGGGTTTACATTCAGAAGAGATAATGTTCTTTCTATTGAGGATAGGGAATACAATGTCAGTAATACCGTAATAGAGAAAGCGTTTGGTTTTGATGATGATAGTAAGCCAAATGATATATATTATATTCATTTGGTTGAAAATGGTGTTATTGAGGAATTAAAACGAATCATTGAGGAGGAGAGAAATGTGGAGGGTGAAGTTAACAAACAATTAACTGAACTACACATTAAAAAGGTCAATGAGGAATTAGGTTTTAACTTAAGTATTAAAAATGTGTTTCAAATACTTTTCGCACATTTGGACACATTTGTACACTCATATTATAATACGTTGCATAACATTGAGAATAATGTAAGACCAGTGACATCACGTCCGTTTAGTCAGTGGATAGACTTTGATTTTGTGAAAGACAGAACCAGTATTGTTCCACCATATCCATTATGTTTAAAAGAAGAGACTGTTAATAAAGAAGTCAGGACTGTGGTAGCATGGCCTGAAGGTGAAGGTAAGTCTTTACCAATAGCTGAGGAGACTAAATTTGTTGTGAGAATGCTTAACGCTGCAAATGACTACGAAAATGATGTTGGTGAGACATTAAAGGCGTTTGAAGAACAAAAGAAGAAAGAACAGGAAAATAACGGTGACTCAAGCACTGTCTCTGAAAGTGATATCAGTGAAAGGGATTTTGTTCCGTTAACATTATATGATATGGGTAATTATGATAATCTCACATATAAAAACCCATATAAATATATCGCTGATTCTAATAAAGATGATAAGACAAAGGCACAGTTAATAACAGCGACATTTGTCTTAAGATGTTTCTATGCGTTTTACAACAACAAATGGAATGATAATGTCAGTAATCTTTTAATATGGGTGTCTTATGTTGAAACATTGAACATATACAGGGCGTTCGGTTCAAATATGTCTGATGAACTAAGAGGTTTCTTAATAAAAGGTAAGGCAAGTGAATTAGTAAACGAAACTGTTGGTTCTGTTGATTCAAAAAACACACCACCATGGTTAATTGATAATGGTGGTAAGGGAATTATTGATAAAAATGGTAATTATACTTTTATACCTAACAAACAATATCCAAAGACAAGTGATTTTAACTTAATTAAGAAACATTTTGAAGATGTAAAAAATGGTTCTTCACAGTTCATATTATTAGATACAAATTCAAGTAATAGTGTTAAAGATGATTTTGTTATAAAGGAATACGGTAATTATTTTCAGAATGTGGAGAAAAATATTGAGGAGGCCATACTTCCCAAACAAGGCATTTTTAATGAGAGTAATTCTGATTTAAAAACATATTTTTCCAACACCGAAAAAGAGAATAAACATATTTTTAAGACATTAAAATATGATAATGACAATATTGGTGTGGAATATACTGGGGATTTTTGTGAGAAAAAATATGAAGATATTGATAAAAAAAGATACACTTGGGACAAAGTTAAAGAATTTAGTAAGATTAATGAAAACACATATTATGGTGTTATCACAAATAAAGATGTGTTAAGTTTAACATTTGGTTTGTGGGATAATGAAAATGTTAAAAAACTTGAAAAAAATGGTATTTTCAAAAATTGCTCGTTTTATGAAAAACAAAACACAAATGAGGCAAAGGCATATCTTTTCTTGTTCTCAATCGGTACAAACAAAAGAAATAACTCTAAAGACAATAAAAAAGAAAAATATTCAGGTACTGATTTGAAATATTTCTTATTAAGGGAAGGCGCATATTATTGGAGACGAAGAGAACTCGAAAAGAATAATAAAAGGATTGACCCAATTGTAGGTAACTATCCCGGTTTTACTAATACAGAAGAAGTTGTACCATGTTTAAAAGACGGTTGGTTAAAATCACTGTTTAATAGGGAGTTTAATGTAGTATCATTAATTGAAAATCAAAAAAAAGAGTATATTTCTTGGAAAGATTTTCAAGACGAGAGGCTTTTGAATGGGGTGACGGAAGCAAGAGAAGAAAACTTGATTGATTACTTTATAGATTTTGCGACAAGCAACAATAGTGTGTTTTCTGAGTTCAGAAAATTGGAAGGGGAAGTTAGTGATGAGGAATATGATAAATTACAAAGAAAATTAGTTAGTTTTTTAACAAGTAAGGTATCATACATAGATTACGGTAAGCCAATTAGTGATGGTAAAAGTGAATTTGGTGTGGACAAATATGCTACAACATACAGCATGGTCTTATCAAATATTGAAAAGATATATACACCTGTTGAGGGAGAAGATACCACAGACCAAACTAATGGTGGTGAGAACACTGACGATTTGAACACAGGTGTGGTAAATGATGATGATATTAGACTTTCAACATATTTGATGTTGAAAAACATGTATGATAAGTTCTTCGCCAATTTGTCAGAAGACTCATTCACCATGGGTAAGCCTGATAATGAATATGAGAAATTTTTATTTGTTGACACATATTATAATCCTATTGGTGATAGGTTGTTATGTAATGGGCAATATTTATGTGATATTATAAAAAACACTATCTTCAAGGCCAACAATACCATGAACATACCTGAAAAACTGGATAAATATTATTCGGTTTTTGAGTTCATGAGTGAGGTTTGTCAAAAAAACAATTTGACATTTTTGGCTTTACCACAAAAATTCGGCATGTCAGTCAATGAGAATGGTGTTAGTGATATTGAAAACATGTTTAAACCACACCCATTTAATTCAAAAATATTCAATAACACGCCAATAACAGGAAGTTATGTGGCATTATATCCTTATACACCATCAGAAAGATTGGACATAAGGGATGATAGTGGTCAATATGGTTATAAAAGTGATGGTTTTGACATAACAGATAATTCTAATGATTTACCTGTGTCATTAAAAACTTTGGAAGATACGGATAAAGCGATACCTGCTTTTGCTGTAAGTTTTGGAAAACAAAACCAAAGTTTTTTCAAAAACATTAGTTTAACAACATCAAATCAACAGATTACAGAGCACTCCATTATTGCTCAAATGGATATTAGTGGAAGACGAAGTATGAGTGAAGGTCCTGCCGAAAGCACAATATATGGACAGGATTTGTACCGTGTTTATTCGAACTACTCATATCAGTGTACTGTTGAAATGATGGGTAATGTGCAAATTATGCCACTGATGTATTTCCAATTGAACAATATTTCCATGTGGCATGGGGCATATATGGTCATTGCGGTGGAACACAATATTGTCGCAGGTAACATGACAACAAAATTTACGGGTGTTAGAGTAAATAGAAATGCTATACCGTTTGTTAAGAACGGCTACATTTATATGCATGACGGACAAGCAAGCACATATACAGGTGATGAGAGTGACACACATGATGAGGGTTCAACCAAGAATGGTGATGTTGGTGTTAACAATGATACCGGTGAAAATGTGTCATTAGGCTCATACAAGACTCTTGGTACCGGTTATGATAATTCAAATCAGTATAAAGTTGAAGATGAAAGTGCGAATCAGTCAAGAAAAAGAGCTGTCACTGAAGCGGTAAAAAGAAACTTTAAAAAATGTTTTCATCCTAAAAATGATGATGGGACATATAAACATTTATGTACTTTATGGGCTTTTAACTTAGCAAGAGATTTCTCCAAAAAATATGCGTTTGTTAAAGATGATAATTGTAAGCAAGTAAGTAGTGAGACAGGTAATGACGGACCTAAAAATCCCAAATTATATGAGAAATTAGAGGATTTAGGTTACACACAAGTTGCGGCGTTTGATGGTGTGCCAAGCAATGAAATCACAAGTAATATAGATGCCATGCACTTTGAGTATGGCGATGTTTTACTTTATTTTGGTAGTGGTGGTGATAGTGCGGTGACAAAATCAATGCATACACAATTTTATGTTGGTGACGCATATAAAAAGGGTGTTGAGGGTTATGATAGTAATATCAACATAAGAGCTGGTGATAGTTATGAGTGTAGTTGTGGTTGGGCAAGTGACATGTTGAATAATTATGGCACTAAATTTGTTTACGCTGGAAGAGCTAGAGAGCATAGTGGCACATGGGTTGTTAAACTGTTCAGGTTGTTAGACACCTCCATGACAAATGTCAAATCACCGTCTGAACCAAAAAAAGAAGAGACTGAAGTCGAACATACGCCATCATCAACAACAGGTGGTGGAACCGCAAAGAAAAAAAGAATTGAAAATTTTATCAAAGATTCTGAGGGTAAAAGTTATGTGAATGACAAAGATGATAAGGGTGGTTGTACTAAATGGGGTGTGACTATTGGCACATTGTCATCTGTTATGGGTGAAAAAAAGACATGTGAGGATGTAAAGAATATGACAGCGGAGGAATGGCAAGTCGTGTTTGATTATTTTTACAATAGAATGATGATAGATGGTATTAACAACAGCAGCATCGCTTTGTTGGTTTATGATATGGGATGGGGAAGTGGCATCGTTAACGCGATAAAGCATGTACAGCGTTGTTTAGGATGTATAGATGACGGTATAATGGGTAATGAGACATTAAATGCTATTAACAGTGGAAATCCTAAAGAAACATTTGACAAATTATGGAAAATGAGGGAACAATGGTTCATTGACATGAAGCAACCCAAGTACCTTAACGGTTGGCTTAAGAGATTAAATAGGATAACTTTTGAATATTAGTTTTTCTTTTGTATTTTTGGAAAAAAATATGAGGAAAATCGCCAACATAATAACGGATAGTCAACAGACATATTTTAGTGCCTGTGACTTATATAATATCGTGAAAACCAAGGATGAATTAATAGAAGGTTTACCGACATTAATTATTGGTTGGAAAAAAGTGTCTGAAATATGTTCGGATATTAACGTAAGCATTTTAGACTGGAAAATAAATGACTGTTTGTTTTGGTGTTTTGCAAGAAGGGAAAGAGGTGAAAATTATGAGATTATGACCAAAAAATTTGAAAACATGGTTATATCAAAAATAATTAAGACACTTAAATATGAATACATTAATTTGCTGACTGAAGATAAGGAAAAGAAAAAAATCTTTTTAGAAAAATTAGGAAATGACACGGATAAAACAATATATATTGAAAATGATGTAGTATTTATTTGTTTCAATAAAGAAGACACTATTTACGGTTTTTCATTATTTGATATTGACTATATGGGTAAAAATAGAAAAAATATTTTGTCATTACTATACGGTAATAATAAAAATAACATAATAAAAAATACTTCCTTACCAATTGATATTAAAATGACAATTAAAAATGTTCCTTATGTAATTCCTTGGTTATATAGTTGATTTTTTAAAAAATCATACTATTTATAAAAGAAAATAGTACATTATGGTTAAGCAAATTAACAAAAGAGTAAAAAAAGTGAATGTTCCTCATACCATTGTTAATGAGGATATAGATAATAATAAAAATTTAAAAGATAACACTATGACTACTGAACAATTAGAAAGAGCCGAAGGTCTTGTGAAGAATATAAACAAACCAAAGGTGAAAGTTATCAAAAAAGAAAAAGGACTAATTGAGAGAACTGAAAGTGAAAAAGTTGTTCTCACTGAAGATAACAGACAAGTATTGAATGACTAATTATGGATAAGAAATTTATTGAAAAACATAATTTGACTGAATCAGTGAAAAGGTTTCAACAGATTATGGAATATATTACACCTGGTGGTGCTTATAATGTAAATGAGGCAGGTGAAGAAGACCCTAATGCTATGGGTGGTGACCCTAACATGGGTGGTGACTCTAATACCATGGGTGGTGAAGCACCTATGGCTGACCCTAATATGGGCGGTGACCCTAACGCTATGGGAGACCCTAATGCCATGGGTGGTGATGCATCTATGACTGACCCTAATATGGGCGGTGACCCTAATGCCATGGGTGGCGACCCTAACGCAATGGGTGGTGAAGCACCTGAGGGATTTGCCCCACAAGCACAAGAGCAACCAATGGTTCCTGAGGAGGGTGAGGAAGAAGAAGTTATTGATGTTGATGAGTTGACTGATGCTCAGGAAGACACTGAGAAAAAGTTGGAGAAATTAACTGATAAATTTGATACCTTGCTTGACAAGATTGATTCTTTTGATAAAAAGATTAGTGACAGTAATGAGAGAATGGAGACATTAAGGGCTGAGATAGAGAAAAGAAACCCAACCCCTGTTGAAAAGTTATCTTTAAGGTCAAAAGACTCATATCCTTTCAATGTTACACCAGAGGAATATTGGAAAGACAAAGAAGCCACATCAAATTACAGCACAGCGGATGATAACAACGGTGCTGATGATGAGGTTTATAAAATAACGAAAGACGAAATTGATAACTTTAATGATTATGCTTCTATTGCTAAAACTTTTGATAATTTTGGCTTGAAGGACATGTTCGGATATTAATAAATAAATGCCAACCAAAAACAAATTATATGTGGTTGGCATTTGTTTTTTATAGATATTTTTTATATTTTTGGAAAAAAATAAGGGACTAAAAAAGCCCTATTAATTTAATAATAATTTTAAAAAATTTTTAATGTATTATGGGTAACGTAGTAGATTTACCAAACATTACACCTGAGGTTTTAAATAACTTACATTTAGACGAAAAACCAACCAAAAAAAGTGCGTTTGACACTAAAAATTACCTTAACACAAAACTTGCTGAGGGTGAGACAGAAAAAGAGGTGACAATTAGACTTCTTCCAATGGATTTAAATACCGGTAATCCCTTTGTTCTCACACATTTTCATACCGTAAAAGTCCCCAAGGATATTTTCGGTGTTGAATGGAAATCTTATTTGTGTCTTAAAAAGAACAAGGACATTGACCATGATAAATTTGGTAATGATTGTCCTTTCTGTGAATTAAATAAAAAGGCATATGAGTTATCCCTTGAGGAGACTGACCCAGTTAAGAAGAAGAGTCTTGTTGAGTTGTCGGTAGCCAATAAGTCAACTGAATCTGTGATTGTGAGATGCATTGAAAGAGGACATGAGGAAGATGGTGTTAAATTCTGGAAGTTTAATCTCAGAAATGATAAGACCGACCCTTACAATCAAATTATCAGACTTTATAATAGGAAATTACAGAAGTCAAGGGAAAATGGTAAACCAGATGAGAACATTCTTGACATTTATAACGGAAGAGACCTCATTATTACTTTTACACAAGGTAATTCAGCACCACAAATCGCTTGTGATGATGAGATAAGACCACTTTCATCTGACAATGAACAAATGAAAGCGTGGATTTACGATAGTAAAAAGTGGCAGGATGTGTTTACTCCAAAAGATTATGACTATCTTACACTTGTATCGGAAAGGAAGTACCCTTGGTGGGATAAGGATGAGAAAAAATGGATTGATAAAGCCGTTTTTGATGCTAAAAAGAAAGGTGAGCAAACCAAATCGGAAGAAAAAGTAAAAGAGGCTGATGCCAAATTAAAATCTGACGATACAAAACCTATGGATAACGGCGTAAAACCTAAGGATAACGGCGTAAAACCTGAGGATAAAGCGTTCATTAACTCAATTGTTCTTGAAGACAATGATAATGGTGACGATTTACCTTTCTAATAAAATAAATTTCCCATTATAGTGTGATTTTTAATGATTTTTACACTATAATGGGAGAATTTAACATTAAATTCCCAATATATTGTGATTTTATGGTAACTTTTTATTATGGAACAATGGCATCAGGCAAATCTATGCAATTGTTAGCGAAAGCACATGATTTCCAAGAGCATAGTATTCCTTTTCTTGTCATAAAAAGTGAGATTGATGACAGGGATGGTGAAAATAAAGTTTATTCAAGGGCACTTGGGTCAAGAGAATGTGTGACAATATCGGACACCGACAACATTTTTAATTTAATTGTGACATTTAATGAGATAAATTTGGTTAAAATTAAATGGGTTTTAGTTGATGAGTCACAATTTTTAACACCTGAACAAGTTGAGCAGTTATGTGCCTTGTCTGACATTTACGACATGAATATTATATGCTACGGCCTAAAGACCGATTTTAAAACACACCTTTTTCCTGGCTCTAAAAGACTATTGGAACTGGCTGATGAAATTCACGAGATTAAATCTATTTGTTATTGTGGAAAGAAAACAATGGTAAACGCAAGAATCAATGTCAATAAGGAAATTGTGACTGAAGGTAGTCAGATTGAAATAGGTGGTGATGACAGGTATGTGGCTCTGTGTAGAAAATGTTATTTCGAAAAAACACATAACAAAAATTATAAGTTTACCGTTGATGATAAATAAATTTTAAATTAAATTGTAAATATTATGGCACAACCATTAAAGAAAAATCGTAGTTTTAGTGAAAAAGATATTGAAAGGCTCACAAACAGTATTATGTTCCATTTGAAAGAATCTTTACTAAACCCTTTTACAATGTCAAAAGAACTAAAAGAAAGTCCCTTAATGGAAGGTGTTTTTAGTACATATGAGCCTGAAAAAGTTAAAAGGTATTTAGAAAAAAGATATGGTAAATATGCATTTGTAGAAACATTTGAAAATGATAATAATGTAACAATTTTTAGAATTGGTGTTTATAATGATGAAGAAAATAAACATGTTGTAGATAGTGATATGGCATTATGTGGTTATTTTCCATCAGAAACTATAGTATCCAAAGACGGTACAACCTTGTACATTTACTATGAGCCAAGACATCAAAATAAAGTTAATGAATTAGTACAAGACGAAGAATATATCTATCATCTGACGCACACAAATAAAGTCAATAAAATTCTTAAAAGCGGATTAGTACCAAAAACATATAATAAAAAATTTGTATATCCTGATAGAATATATTGTTTTTTACACGAACCAGATGATGATGACTGTTTAATTCTAATGAAACAGTTTTATGTCGAAGAACTGAAAAAAGCAAAACAAAAAAATACTACTGTTTATAATGGTACTTATACATTATTGAAAATAGATACAGAATTAATTAAAAATATTGATTTCTCATATGACCCTAATGCCTTTGATTGTGTGTATACTTATGATAATATACCACCACAGGCAATTAGCATTGAAAGAGTGATTGAACAAGAATATATTAAAAATAAAATTTAAATTAAATTGTAAATATTATGGCACAACCATTAAAGAAAAAAGAAGTGAAAAGTAAAACATTTGACATTAATGAATTTAAAAAAGAAAAATTAGGTGGAAACATTTCAAAAGTTGCGGATAAAGAAATAGAGTGGATAATAATGCCCAAAGCATACAGAGAAGCACTGCATTTACCGGGAATTCCAATGGGTAGGGGTGTATTTTCAGTTAGAGGTTGGTCTGATACTGGCAAGTCAACTTTAAAAAATTGTGCAATTGCAAGTGCAATGAGACAAGGGATTTTACCTGTTATATTTGAGACAGAAGGAAATTTTGATTTTCAATATGCAAAAGACTGTGGTATGGATATAACACCAGTTTATGAAACAGATGAAGAAACAGGTGAAGAAAAAATTGTTGATTGGGAAGGAAATTTTGTTCTTTTCACTAATAAAGGTATTTGTGAATATTGTGGTGATATGGATTATTTACAAGGTAAAAGAGTAACCAAAAAAAGAACAACACCTGTTATTGAAGACATAGCCTTTATTATTAAATCATTTTTGGATATGCAAGATAACGGTGAACTTCCAATGCCATTATTATTTTTATGGGACTCGGTGGGGAGTGTGGAATCACAAAAAAGTTTAGTATCAAAAACAGGAAATAATCAATTTGATGCTGGCGCTATTGCATCATCTTTTAAAGATATATTCCCAAGAATTTCAGCATCAAAAGAAGTGGGGTCACCGTACACAAATACATTGTTTGTTGTAAATAAAATTTGGCAAGATGTGATGAATTCTATGGGTGGTGCTGTTTCAATAGAAAACAGTGGAGGTAAAACTTTATACTATGCAACCAGATTAGGTATTCATTGTGGGGGTACTGCGAAGGCCGCAACAAAAAAACTTAAAGCAACACTTAAAGGTAAAGAGTACCAATATGGTACTATTACAAAAATCAGTGTTTATAAAAATCAGTTACCGACCCCATATAACATAACATATAGTGGTACAATGTGTTGTGTACATAATGGTATAATTACTGAAGAAGAATTAGATGAATATAAAAAAACACAGATACCAATTATTTTTGAAAAAATGAAAGGGTTATTTGGTGAAGAAATTAAAGACACTAAAGCAGAGGATATTGTGTTTACAGAAGAAGACAGTATTGAAGAATAAATAAAGTGGAAATATTTATATTTCCACTTTTTGAACTTAATATTATATGGCGAAAAAATCAAATATCGAAGAATTTATTAATAAAGCAAGAGAAATACATGGTGATAAATATGACTACTCAAAAGTTGAGTATATAAATAACAACACACCAGTGACAATTATTTGTCCTAAACATGGTGAATTTGAACAAACACCACATTCACATAAAAGTGGCCAAGGTTGTCCAATGTGTAATAAAATAACAAAAAATATTTTCTTAATTAGGGCAAGGGAAAAATTTGGATGGAAGTATGACTATTCAAAAATGGAATATGTTAATTATACAACAAAAATATGTATAATTCATCCTGAATATGGCGAATTTTGGCAGACACCACAAAATCATTTAAGTAGTAAAAGTGGTAGTGTTTTCAAACATGAGAAAAAAATTAAAAAGATTAGGAAAAAAAGCAAAAAAGAAAAATTAAGTGAGTTATTTTGGAATGCAGTAAAAAATAGAGAATATGATTATTCGAAAGTTGTTTTAAAAACACAAGCTGATAAAATAACAATTATTTGTCCTAAACATGGTGAGTTTACACAACAAACAATTATACACATTAAAGGCGGCGTTTGTCCAAAATGTTTAATTGATTCCAAAAAGGATGATAAAGAAAGTTTTGTTAAAAAAGCAAAAGAGGTTCATGGTAATAAATATGACTATAGCAAAGTAGAATATCTCAATTCTCAAACTAAGGTAGATGTAATTTGTCATGAAAAAGATGCTTTAGGAAATGAACATGGCATATTTCAGCAAAAACCCAATACACACCTCTGTGGTAGAGGTTGTCCAAAATGTAGGGGATTAAATAAAACAACTGATGTGTGGTTAGCTGAGGTTAAAAATGATTATATTAACGAAAAGTATACGTTTGAAAATGCGGTTTTTAATGGAGCCAGGCAAAAAATTACAATTACTTGTAAAAAACATGGTGACTTTGATATTATTGCCAGAGAATTTGCAAGAGGTCATGGTTGTCCTAAATGTCAAATGCCGAGTTTGGAAAGAAATCTTGAAAAATTTTTAAAAGAAAATAACATTAACTATAAAATGCAGAAAAAGTTCTCTTGGTTGGGTTTACAAAGTTTAGATTTTTATCTTCCGGACTATAATATTGCAATTGAATGTCAAGGTGAACAACACTTTATTGATAAAGATTTTTTTAAAAAAAGAGAAAATTTAAATATTAGAAAAGAAAGAGATTTATTAAAAAAACAATTGTGCAAAGAGAATAATATTAAGTTAATTTATTTTTTAGAAAAGAAATTTGTAAAATATTTGGAGGATGATGACATTTATTTTACTGACATAAATAAAATTTTAGAAATAGTCAAAGAATATGGAATACATAAAATTTAAGGAGCATATTAATCTTATTCCTTTTAACAATTTATTGAAAGAAGGAAAGGAAAGTATGTTTATTACTGAGTCATTGGGTTCTTTTGAAAAACAAGGAAAGATTGCCAATGATATTTCAGAATTATTTTTTAAAATGTTCCTTTCGAAAGAAAAAGAAATTGAGACAACTATTAGTATAGATGGCGAAGATATTAACTTAGTTTTGGTTTTGGAAAGTAACGGTTTTTTATTAAATAGTAAAGCTGATATTTTACCATATGGTACTAAATCTGATAATAATATATATACAATTGAAAAGTTTTTAGTACGTTTATTTTTGTCACAAAACGATGTTGAAATGGGACAAGAAAGGGTTAAAGCAAGAATCAGTTCTATTATATCACATGAATTAGGACATGGTAATATATTTTTAAAAAGGGCTGAGGCTAAACAAGACATAGAAGTGGCTGATTGGTATTCTAAAATAATTTCAATAATACGGAATGATAATATTAGTCAAGTTGTTCACTTATTTGCTTATGCGATATATAGTTGTTATTATCATGAAAGACAGGCCATTGTGTCATCAACATATTCTCAATTATCTGAAATGTATCCCAAAAACAGGCTTAGTCAATTGAAGAACAATTTAAGAAAAATTGAAAATCAGAATGAAAAATATCGGTTTTTGTTAAAATCATATAAGGAAGATTTAATAAAAACCGAATCATATAAAACATTTTACACAACATTATATGTTTTACCACGAGAAATTAATACAAATACAGAAAAGGAAATAAAAAGAGTTTTTGCAATGTATGATATTAATATTGATGTTAAAAAAGAATTATCCAAAATCAAATTATTAAGTATGGATGCATTGAAAAGTGTAACTAAAAATGGTAGTTTGTTTTTTAATGAAGTACTATTAAAAGAATTAGAAATCAAGTAGAGATGCTTGGTTTTTTTATGTTTTTTATATATTTTTACAAAAAAATAGAATATTAAAATTATTGACAGATGGCACAACCGATTAGGAAAAAAATTATAGAGCAGAGACCCGAATTAGAAAAAAAGCCTTTTTATACTTTATTAATAGATGGTAACAATCTTTTAAACCTAAGTATGTCTGATGATAAAATAAATACTGAAGGTTATCATTATGGCGGTGTTTTTCAGGTGTTATTACAGATAAGGTTAATGTTACAGAAAAAGGCGTTTGATTATGTATATATATTTTTTGATGGACACAAAAGTGGTCTTAAACGTTATTTAATCTATAACGGTTATAAAGCGAACAGACCTGATAAGGACTACAAATCAATTGTTAACAGTGAAAATTTGTCGGAATACGGCAAGGTATTTGAGGCAAAAGTAAAGTCAATGCAAAATTACTTGTTTAATAAAAATAAACCTAAAAGGGACAAAAGTGATAGGGAAAAGTTTATTGATGAGAATTTTGCAAGAGAAAGAGACATACTGTTAAAATATTTTAATGAGTTATATATTAGATGGATGTTTGATGATGATGAGATAACTGAGGGTGATGATTATATCGCATATTATGTAAAAAATAAGAGACCTGAGGAAAGAATCGTAATCATGTCAACTGACCATGATTTGACACAGTTAATATCTGACACTGTGTGTATTTATGATAAGAAAATAAACAAGTTTATCTCCAAAGAAAATATTAAGAAAATCAGAGGCATTCCAAGTGAGAATGTTGTGTTGGAAAAAATATTTTGTGGTGACACAAGTGATAATATTAAAAATATAGATGGTGTAAGCCAAAACAGGTTATATGAGTTGATACCTGAAATTAAAGAAAGACCAATTACTATTGATGAGGTGATTGAGAGAGCCAAGACAATGGTGACTGAAAGAATAAATAATAAAAAGAAACCGTTGAAATGGCAGGAAAACATTGTTAATGGTGTAAGTAGGGGTGATTATGATGGTAATTTTTATGAGATTAATAAAAAAATCATTGATTTGAGTGAACCGCTTATATCAGATGAGGCTAAAGACGAATTAAATAATATGATGTACAATGTACAAGACCCTGAAGGTAGGTCATTTAAAAATCTTTATAAATATATTGTTGAGGATGATATTACTGAACTAAGGAATGAAAATAAGTTTGCAGGGTTTTTTGAGCCGTTCAAATCATTAGCAGATAAGGAAATTTCAAGGTACAAAAAAGAAAATAATTAAAAATTAATTTGTATTTAATGATAATATTAGTATTTTTGTAAAAGAAATAAGACATTTAACTTTAAATTATATATAAAAATGGTAGAATTTAGAAAACAGTTCCCAGTTAGGGATTACAAAGAAAGGTTTGAATTTAAACTAACAGTTGACAACAATATCATTTGCCAACGTTATTTCAGAATTAACAATTTTAATCCTCTCAGTCTAAAGTCATATAATCTTTCAGAGGTTATTAGTGACTGTGTTGATGTTATTGACAATGACCTTAAAGAAAAAACTATCACTTATTTGGGTATTTACACACCACAGTATTTTGATAGTATGGACGAAATGGAGAAGTTTTTTGAAAACCCTGCCAACAGGAACAGGATGAGTCTTGGTCAGGGTATTGTGGTTAAAGGTCACGCCACTGATTACGCATGGACTGAGAAGGGTGTTAAACCCCTTGATTTTAAATTTGATGACGGTGAGTTACATGACAGTCCTGAGATTGTAACCGCGACATATAAGTTCGCTTTCCTTGTGGACGGTAAGGAGGTCTGTTCTAAGATTTGGGACGGGTATTACCCTAAGTACATTAGGAACTCAATTGATTTGTCAAATAAGAGGGGTAAACAGTCAGACGAAGATATTTTCCATCTCAGTTTCGAACAATACCTTGATTATCAGATTGTAAAGGGTAAGTCTGATTTGGTTTGGGGGCTGATTAAGGAAATTTGTGTTGTTTGTTCTTTTAGGAACGATAACCTTTATGTGGTTGATGATGTCTTTGGTGACAAGACTTATTATAATGTTCAGTCAGACGCTGATTTGTTTAAACTTTATGGTTTGACTGATGATGGAATGAGAAAACTTAATGAGGCAGAAGCGTAAGAATGGGTAAAACAATTGACAAAAGTAATTTAGGTTATCTTGGAATAGATTTCCAATATAAATTGGTTAAATATTTCATGGAAGACCATAATTTTTTCAATGAAATTGCCAATATTGTTGACCAAAACGCCTTTACTGACCAACTCTTAAAAAGATTTGTTGGTACAATAAAAGACTATTATAATAAAGAGAATATTGTACCATCATATTCAACAATTGACATTGCTTTAAGAAGCAAAGCAAATGATGAAATCGAAATAAAGGAGTGGGAAGAACTGATTAACAAACTGAAAAACTTGAATTATGAGGGCAACACTCTTGTCAAAGAGAATGCCCTTAAATTTTTTAAGCAACAGAGATTAATCAAGGCGGCTAACAAAATGTTGGAAAAGGTTGGCAAAGGCGATATTGAGCAGTTCGATGAGTGTCAACAAATGATTGAGGAAGCACTACAAAGTGATGCTGTTGATGATTATGGTTATTCGATTTTTGATTTGGAGGAAAAAGCCCTTTCCGCTGACTATACTGTGTCAATTCCGACAGGTGTTGCAGGTCTTGATGATATTCTTGGTGGTGGAATTGATAAAGGAAAAATCGGTTTGATTATCGCACCTCTTGGCGCAGGTAAAACAACGGTTTCCACGGCTTTCGCCTCAGCCGCCGCATCCCAAGGATGGAAAACCCTTCAGATTTATTTTGAGGACGATGATGTTGATATAACAAGAAAACACTTCTCACGACTTACTGATGTTGAGGCTTGTGAATTTAAAAGACTTGACACCAATAAAAAAACGGATATTAAGAATATTCTATCACATCACCCAGATAGGGATAAATTGGCGGAGAATCTTAGGCTTAAGTCTTTTAAGACGGGTGAAATGACCGTAGGTGACATTAAAAATTTCATCCTAAAACTAACTAACAAAGGTTTTAAACCTGACCTTGTAATTCTTGATTATTTTGAATGCCTTGAATTGGAAAAAGGTGGAAGTTCATCTGATTCCGAATGGACAAGAGAAGGAAAAACCATGAGAAAGTTGGAGGCGATGGCAAAGGAACTTAATATCGCCATGTGGATTCCGACTCAAGGTAATAAGGATAGTATTATGGCTGAGATTGTCACCGTTGATAAATCAGGTGGTTCAATCAAGAAAGGTCAGATTGCGCAAGTTATCATCTCAATCGCAAGAACAACTGAGGATAGGGAAAATAATAGGGCAACATTGGCTTTGCTTAAAAATAGGTCAGGAAGAGGTTCCAAGATTTTCAAAAATATCTATTTTGATAACGGTCTTTCTATTATCAAATGTGATGAGGTGGAAGAACTGGATTCACTAAAAGAATGGGAAGATGAGCAAGCAAGAATTGAGAATAGGAACTATGTTGAACAAATAAAAATAGTCAGGGACGCTATAAATTCAGACAAGAAAAAAATGTAAAAAAATTTTCTTTGACAATGTTTTGAGAGTTAATTGGTTCTGATTTTTGTTGAAAAATAGTGGAAATTTTAAGGTGATTAACTCAGAATTTCCACTATTTATATTACCCTAAGGTAAAACTTGAACAATAATAAAAAATATAAAATATAAACAGGAAAATAATATGGATGTTAGAAAAAGTGATGGCTCTTATGAGGAATTCAGTAGAGATAAAGTAAAAAAAAGTATTTGTGAAGCGTATAATTCTGTCGGTGAGGAGTGTAACAATGTGATTCTGGATGCGATTGTGAATGAACTATATGTTTATGACAAGATGACAACACTTGAAATTGATAGACAAGTAACGGAAGCATTGATGTCTATCAATAAAAAAGTCGCTAAGAGTTTTGTTGAAAATGGAACAAACAGAAAAATACTCAAAAAGAATGATGATTTTGTAAAAAACTATATTAAAGCGTCTAATGCGGCGACCGGTTCAAAATATGATTCTAACGCTAATGTCTCCAATAAAAATATTGTGACTCTTGGACAAGAGATACATAAAGGAGAAAACATACAACAGAATAGATATATAATGCATAATAAAATCAAATCATTATATAGTAAAAAACTTGCTGACCAATACATTTACGATTTGGAACATCATATTATTTACAGGCATGATGAGTCAGGGACGCCTGGTTTTCCTTACTGTGTCGCAATCACCATGTATCCTTTTCTTGTGGATGGTCTTAAAAAGTTGGGTGGTGTTTCAGTCGCACCAACTGATTTGAAATCATATTGTGGTGAGTTCATTAATTTGGTTTATTCAATATCATCTCAGTTTATGGGTGCTGTTGCAACCCCTGAGTTTTTGCTTTGTATGGACTGGTTTATAAGAAAGGATTATGGTGATGATTATCTCACTAAATTGGATAAAGTTGTTGAGATTAACAAGAAAGAGAGAACGCTTGACCAAGTTATTGAGAACTGTTTTCAACAAGTTGTGCATAGTATGAACATGCCAGCTGGTAATCGTGGATATCAAACCGTATTTTGGAATGTTTCTTATTTTGATAAATATTATTTTGAAGGTGTCTTTGGAGATTTTGTTTTTCCTGACGGAACCAAACCAATTTGGGAAACATTGTCTTGGTTACAAAAGAGGTTTATGAACTTTTTCTTAGAGGAAAGGAAAAAATATGTATTAACATTTCCCGTTGAAACAATGGCATTACTTACTGATGGTAACGATGATTTTCTTGATAAAGAATATGCCGATTTTACCGCTGAAATGTGGTCAAAAGGTCATAGTTTCTTCTGTTATTTAAGTGATAGTCCTGACTCGCTCAGTAGCTGTTGCCGACTTAGGTCGGGCTTAAAGAAACAAGATGAAGAAGATGAATTTAATCATACAACCCATCAGTTTTCAATGGGAACAGCCTCAGTTGCGACTGGTTCAAAATGTGTTATGACAATTGACTTAAATAGAGCGGTTCAAGACGCAACATTTAGATATTATAAAGACAATAACATTGAATATAAAAAAGGTGAAAAACTACAAAAGAATGTAGATAGAACAAAGGTTTATGACTATGTTAAAAATTATATAACTGAACTTACTGAAAGGGTACACAAATATTTAACATCATTTAATGCAATTGTTAAGGATTTTTATGATGCAAACATGTTACCTGTTTATTCCGCTGGTTTTATTGACATGAGAAAGCAATATTTAACCGTTGGTGTTAATGGGTTAACTGATGCGGCAGAATTTATGGGTCTTGAAATTACACCAAATGAAGATTATGAAGAATTCGCTAACTTAATTCTTGAGACAATCAATCTTAGTAATAGAAAGGATAAAACAAGAGACTGTATGTTCAATACTGAGTTTATTCCTGGTGAAAATGTTTCATATAAACATTATGAATGGGATAAAAAAGATGGCTACTATGTTTCTAATAAACATATGATGTATAGTTCATATTTTTACAATCCAGAAGATGAAAATGTTAGTATTTTGGATAAGTTTGTTTTGCATGGTAGAAGGTTTTCGTCTAAATGCGATGGTGGAATGGCATTACACCAAAATTTAAAAGAGTTTTTAACACAGGAACAATATCGAAAACTATTGAAATTTGCTGCAAAAAATGGCACATCGTATTTCACATTTAATGTTATGGGAACTGTTTGTGAGGAAGAAGGTTGTGGACATATTGATGTACATACACTTGACAAATGTCCAAAGTGTGGTAGTTCAAATGTCAGTCATTTAACAAGAATTATTGGTTATTTGAAGAAAATAAAGGATTTTAGTGAACCAAGACAAATTGAGGCTAATCAAAGAGTGTATAACTAAAAGGGATAATTCCGATTGTTTTTATGTAAACAAACCCACAAACTAAAAATTTGTGGGTATTTTTGTTGCTATTTTCAAAACATTTTTATATTTTTATAAAAATAAATTTTTAATAAAAAAAAAAACATGAAAATTAGTAGAACTGTAAAAACAGAACAGGACATTAAGTATCTTCGCGCTACTATGGGTGTAAGATATTGGCAAGATTGCGAATATTCCACAGATGGTGGTAATTATATTGACCCAAATGTGGAAGATACCGATGAGGAAAGTGAAAACATGAAAAAAATAACGCCATGTGTTGTAAGAAAAGATATTGGTTATAAACCTTCTGATTATTGGGAGATTGTTATTGATATTGACAACGGTAAGGTTTTGAACTGGCCAGATAATTTTTGGTTGAAGGCGCAATATAAGGTTGCTGATGATGGTGAATATGTTTTTTTGGATGAGAACATGAATGAGGTGGTGAACATCACTGATAAGTATGACCAATATTATGTTCCTGGTTTTCTTTCTCTGGAAGATAATGGGTATGGGGACTATGTTTATCTTAATATTGACAATAAAGGAAACATTGAACACGCTGAAGATATGAGAGATAAAATTAGGTATTATTTTGACGAAATAGAAAATAATGATTAAATATGGTTAAATACATTAAAGATGATGTTATGGTCACTTTTTCAGAAGTGCCTGATGAGATTAGTTTAACTTTGAACATATCTAACTGTCCGCATCATTGTAAAGGTTGTCATAGTCCATACTTAAGAAAAGACATTGGTGATGAATTGACTAATGATGTCTTGGATGATTTAATTGAGAAAAATGAGGGTGTCACTTGTGTTTGTTTTTTGGGTGAGGGAAATGATGTGCAAGAAATTTTGGACTTGGCGGTACATGTGCATTTGAAAGGTTTGAAAACAGCCATTTATTGTGGTACATTTGATGTTGATGAAAGAATGTGGGATGTTTTTGACTATCTTAAGTTGGGCGAGTATAATGAGGAAAAAGGACCACTTAACAAAGAAACAACCAATCAGAGAATGTACGCTTATAAGACTGAATGGAGGGTTGATGAGATTAAAAACGGTATAAAGAACCCCCAACATATGGGATGGAAGGATATAACATATAAGTTCTGGAAAAAGATATAGTATGGCTAAAAATTGTTTGAGCGCGGTTGATAACATAACATTTTTTGATTGTGTGGGTATTAACAATGACATTATGTCACACAAATGTTCCAGATGTGGAAATTATTTGAGTTTTGAGGACATAAATGTTGTGACAACAAATGAGGAACCAGACAGAATTGAGGTTAACACTGATAGAATTGAAGTTAATATAAGATGTTCTAATTGTGGGTGTGTAACAAAATTTGAATGTGGTGGTTATATGGTTGAAACGATGTAGTTGTTTTTTAATTTTCCATACTATTTATAAAGAAAATAGTTTTGAATATGGAAAAGATTAAAATAAACGAGAACCAATTAAGAAGCATGATTGTGGAGTCCGTATATAAACATCTAATGGAAGACAGTGAACTGTATGACACTACTTTGGGTGGTGGAAAATTGGGTGAAACAGATAATTTTTATGGGTGTAAAAATATAAAAGTTAGGTGGCATGGTGAATTTTCAGACCCTGAGTTGATTTACAATGGCATGACAATTAATTATTACGATGTTGAGAACATGCTTGTGGATGAGGCAAGGGATATGGGAATTGATGAGAACGATGACATGGCCTTTGAAAATTTTGTGCAGGAACATGAGAGTGAAATACAAGATTACATAATGGAATATGGTGAGAAGGAGTATAATCCGTTTGAGGACGACAACATGACAGAATCAAAAAAAAGTGGCGGTATTAAACTAAACGAGAAAAAAATGATGAATATTGTCGCTGAAAGCGTAAGGAAAGTGTTAAATGAAAGCTGAGGTTCAAGTTTGTTACAACAAATGTGTAATAAACAATATACATAAGAATAATATATCTGATTATGGATATGTTATTCTTTTTTTTTTGTTAGAAATATATATTATATTTTGTTGACTATTTTAGTGTTATCTTTTATTTTGAAAACAAATTGATTTATATATGCAGTTAGAATTGAACAATAGACAATTGGTTGACGAAATCAAAAAAAACAAGGTAAATATAAAAGCACCTAAGACAATTGAAGATAAGATTAATTGGTTAAAAATACATGATTCTACTCCATTAAAGGGGAGGTGTGCCGATAAATTAGGCTTACATCAATATGTAATAGAAAAATTAGGTAAGGACATTTGTGTGCCTGTCATTAAGGTGTTTAATGATGTTAATGATATTAAGTTCGATGACTTACCCAACGAGTTTGTTATTAAGGCAAACCATGGGTACAACATGAATATCATCTGTAAGGACAAATCCAAATTAAATAAAGAAGATGTCATTAAGAAGTGTAAAACATGGTTGGCGACAGATTTTGGTTATGAGAGTTGTCAACCACATTACTCATATATAACCCCAAAGATATTTGCGGAGAAATTGTTGGGTGACGAGAAGCAAGTCAGTTCATTATATGATTATAAATTTTGGTGTTTTAACGGTAAACCAAGATTGTGGACAATAAATGACGGTCATGGCCATGGCGACATTATGTACTATGACATGAATGACAGGCCGATTGATTTATATGGTGTTGGTGTGAATGATAAGTATGAGAAACCGAACGGATTCAACACAATGGTTGAGTACGCTGAGAAATTGTCGGAGGATTTTCATTTCGTCAGGGTTGACTTTTATTGTGTTGACGGTGTTGTTTACTTGGGTGAAATGACATTCACACCTGGTAGGGGATATTTCAGATATAAGAAACCTGAAGATGAGATAATGGTCGGTAATATGTTGAAGTTACCGACATTACCCAAATATAAGGAAGGTGTCTCTATTTGTTTGACTGGATATGATGTGGCTGATTATGTTGAGGAAACGCTGGATTCAATAAAGAAACAGACATGGTTCAAGACACATGATAATTGGGAGATTTTATTGGGTGTTGATTATTGCTACAACACATTGAAGAAGGTTCAGGAAATAATGGGTAATTACAAGAATCTCAGGGTGTTTATGATGGACAGTAATAGGGGTACTTATGTGACAACAAACACCATGATGTCATTGGCGAAATATGATAAGTTGGTGAGGTTTGATTGTGATGATATAATGAGACCTGAGATGATTGAGACGTTGGTGAACACCATGAAAGACACTGACTTTATCAATTTCAAGATGCAGAACTTTGGAAAACGGAAAAATGTGCAATGGGCATGTGGACAGATTATGGTGAGACATGAATATTTTGACAAATATGGTGGGTACATGCCATGGTCTTGTAGTGCGGATTCTGAGTTTGAGATAAGGTTAAGGAAAATTGTCAGAAGAAAGAGGCTTGATAAAGTGTTGTTTGACAGAAGAATCCACACCACAAATCTAACTGTTGCCAAGGCGACAAATTTTGCGTCACCTGAGCGAAGGAGAAATCTTGTCTATTGTGAGAGGGTGAAAGGTTGGGTAAAATCCGCTGATGATGCTATTTGTGTGAGAATGACAAACACATATAAGGAAATCACTAAAGACAGTGACATCAGTTGTTATGTCAATGCGGTGAAACCCAAAACTGAGAAAGAGAAAAATGTTGGGATTAAAAAAACCGTCAGTGTTCCTTATGTGAGAAAAGATAAGGCCGAGAGGATTAAGGCTATATATGAGGCAAGGGCAAGGAAAAAGAATATTGGTGAAAATAATATGCATAACTATTAGAAAATGGCAGCGACTAAGAGTAAAAAAGTAATATATACGGTTATTACCGGTGGGTATGACAACTTAATTGAACAACCTCAAATTAAGGGGTATGATTATGTTTGTTTTACAGACAATACCGAACTTAAAAGTGACATTTGGACTTTTAGGAAAATACCTGAGGAATTAAAAGGGCTTTCTTTCGTAAAGCAACAAAGGGCAATTAAAATATTGACACATAAATATCTTCCAGAATATGATTTTTCTGTTTATATTGATGGTAATGTACAAGTTGTTGGTGATGTTAACACGTATATCAAAGAAAATTGCCCAAAAACTAAAGGTTATATTTTTATCGGTAAACACCCTGATAGAGATTGTATTTTTGACGAAGCCAAAGCATGTATTTATGCAAGAAAAGATGATGCCCATAAAATTGCTGACCAAGTAATTGAATATCACAAAGAAGGTATGCCATTACATTATGGCTTGACACAAACTTGTATTATATTTAGATATCACAATAATGAGAATTGTAAAAGATTAATGGAATTATGGTGGGACGAAGTAAGGGAAAAATCACATAGAGACCAATTATCGTTATATTATTGTTTATGGAAAGATAGACAAGGGGGTAACAATACTGATATTGTTGTTCTTGATAAAGCCATATTTCATGGTGATGTGTTTAAATGGAATGTAACGCACAGTGATGTTAAAAAGCCTACATTATTAGCAAAATCAAATGATAATATATTTTGGATGAGATTTCCTAAGCCTGAACAAACCATATGGTCATTATCTGATTGGGATAGTTTTTTAAAAGATAAAAAAACAATTGATATGAGGTGGTTGAATTTGAAATATATGGTTGGCTACAAATGTAATGAACATCACCTATATCCAAGTAATTTTTATAAAATGATTTTACCACTAATGAACCTTTACATTAAAAATCTTAATTTTAACATGAATGATTTTGAGTTGGTTGATTATTTTAGTGAAGATAAAAGACATGATTTAAGTTATCTGGTGCCTAAAAATAAAGATATGAAGTTTACTTTTAGCAAAGAAGGAAAAGTATTATCTGAACATGGTGATTTTTCATCATTAAACTTTGTAAATGAAGTATGGGATGATACTACCGGTTATGAGATTAATTCAAATTATCATAAATTGTTTAGGGGAAGTCATTCATGTTGTAAAATTATTAATGAGACAATTGATAATGATAAAAAATTGTTGGTGACAGGTGATAGTATGTTAATACCTGCAATACCAATATTATGTTGTTATTATAAAGAAGTTGTTTTTTTGGATAATAGAAATAGTAAGTCTAATAAACAATATTTTGAAAATGTTGTTTTTGACGATGTTATAATTGAGATATATGAAGCACACGGAAAATTAACCATTAGTAAGCCTTTAGTTATTAATTTGCAATGAGAGTTTTATTTTTAGTACAGTCCTGTAATCAGGAAAGATATTTAAATGAGGAACAGATTATAAGGGAAACATGGGCTAAAAGGCTCAGGAAGGACTGTGATATATTTTATTACAGGGGAGAGGGTGACGACACCCTTGAAGGGGATGTGTTATTGCTAAATTGTAAAGATGATTTAAATAGCACATTTCTAAAAACTGTTAGGGCTTTATATGTTTTTAAAAACAAAGATTATGATTTTGTAATACGGACAAATACATCTAATTGGGTTAATGTGGATTTGTTATTAGACACATTGGAAACCCTTGACCCCAATAAGAGAGAATTGTATGGTTGTAAAGTGGTGTCAAATGTAGGTAGTCAAGGAATACCGTTTTTAAGGGGAAATTTGCTTGTTTTTAATAGATGTGTTTTAAAAGATTTGTTTGACAGTCTTGAATTGAAGCCACTTTATACAGGTGTTGATGATGTCGGAATTACTTTTAATTTGTTTAAGTTATATCAGACAATGGGTGTTGATTATTTTACGGTTTTGAGAACTCTTGAATCTGATTCATATAAAGAAAAATTTAATTTTAAAAAATTAAACAAGATTATTTGTTTAAGATGTTTAGAAGAAATAAAAAAACGGGAAAGCAGTGATATTTTAAAAGAAATTGATAAAAAATATTTAAATAATAGAGTAATAGTACCTAAAGAGGTAAACTGTGTTGAAACTGTTTTAGGTGAAATATTTATTAAAAAATGAAATTAAACAAGAAATACAAGCGGAAGGAATTAAGAAGTCGTTTAATAATTATTTGGAACAAATATGGAAAATAAATTGAGACAGATGTGGATTGATGCTGATTGTCGTAGGTTTTTTTTGGAAGAACAAAAAATTTTCCACGAACAAAATTCTTTGTTTTCTGAAAAAATGCTAAATGAAGCATATGGTTCATTTCCTGGACAATATGATTCGGTAAAAAAACTCACAGATAAAATATTTAGTGATTTTAATGGAGGTCAAAACACACAAAACAATGATGTTACGGTTGTTGAAACTGTTGGTGATATAGAAGGTGTTGGGAAAGTTAAGGTTATCAGTGAATGGACATTAGACATTAATTTCAAAGGAAAAACAGTACAAGGTGTTAGAGAATATGACGATAACACGCCTACAATTAAATTGAAAATCATATGGGGTGGAACACCAAAATATAAATTGATAACAACTGTGTGCCATGAGATAATGCATTGTTTTCAGGATAATTTACCTAAAATAAAAGGCGTGAATGAAAAATCAATGATTTTATATAGATATCTATCTGATTTTGTTAATGGAAGCAATAGTGAGTTTACACGATATTTTTTTTATGGTTTATATTGTTCATATTCAATAGAGGTTTCCGCTAATGTATCAACAATTGGTAGTTTTATGGGTGAGTATTTTAAAGATAAAAAGAAAAACAACATAAAAACATTAGACTATCAGGAAGCGTTAGCGCAATGTGATACTTATCAGATTTATGTTAAGATTTTAAACAAACTGACAACACTACAACCAACAAAAGAAGACAAAGAATACATAACACAATGTATGACAAGACCAATGTTGAACTTCTATTACTTTAACATGCCAATACAATTGTACAAACCTGAAACATTTGATGTTGATAGGTTTATTGAACAAAACAAACAGAAAATTATACAGGTGTCTGAAACCACACTTGGAAAAATGAAAAAAAATATAATGAATTACATAGAAAAACAATAACTAAATATGAGAACATTACTTTGTTGTATAGGAAGAAAAGAAAATCAATATATCAGAGAATATGTTGAGTATTACAAGGCTTTAGGTTTCACTAACATTTGTTTATATGATAACAACTATGACGGTGAGGAACATTTTGAGGAAGTGATTGGGGACTATATTGGTAACGGTTTTGTGATATTAAAAGATTACAGAAACAGGAAGGTGTGCCAATTGCAAGCATATGAGGAATGTTACAATGAGTACAAGAACCAATATGATTGGATTGCTTTTTTTGATTGTGATGAGTTTCTTACTTTCACGAAAGTAGGTACGATAACAGAATATCTGTCACAAGAAAAATTCCAACAATTTAACGCCATAAAAATTAATTGGATGTGTTATGGTGACAATGATATGTTGACAAATGACGGAAGACCTGTTTTGGAAAGGTTCAAGACACCCTTGCCGTTTGATAAACAGGTGACATATAAGATACCTGAAAATAATCACATCAAAACCATAGCAAGATGCCTTGACATTCCTTTTAAGTTTAGGGCGCAGTCACACTCAACAAACATAAAGAGCCAATGTAACGCTGTCGGTAAAAGATGTGTGAATCCAACCTCCCCATTTTCTGATTATGATTTTTCGGAGGCATATCTAAGACATTATAGTACAAAAACCATTGATGAGTATTGTGATAAGATGTTAAGAGGATTTCCTGACCACGTTATTACTGATGAGAAAAGCGTATATTACACAGAGACAAGATTTTTCAGGTACAACACACCAACACCTGAGAAAATAAAGATTGTTAAGGAAAGATTGGGCAAAGACATGTCATATCTTTTACCTGCCGAATCAACATTTAAAGGTGAGAAGAGAAAAGATGTGCAATTGTTCATGTTATGTTATGAAAAGAAAGACTATGATTTCATTGATAATAGCATTATGACACCAATACAATGTGGTGCTGCGGTTAACCCACATAATGTCTGTCAATTGAAAGATAACACGGGCGACAATATATCTGACAAAAACTATTTTTATGTTGAGAATACCGGTGTCTATTGGATATGGAAAAACATTAAGGACGCAAAATACAAGGGAAATTGCCAATATAGAAGAAGATTTCAGGGAATTGATGAAAACACTGATTTTGATAAGATATTTGAGAATTATGACGTGATTTGCGCCAAACCATATAACTACCCAAAAAATTATGATTATATTCCGGCGAAAACCGTAAGGGGTGGATATAGGTTCTCACATTGTGTTGATGACCTTGAATCATTAAGGAAAGTTGTTGGTGAACTTTATTCTGAGTATAGAAGATGGTGGAATAAATATATTGAACATGGTGAGGATTTGTATTATTCATCTGGATATATCATGAAAGCTGAGAAATACGATGAATTTTGTGAGTTTATGTTTAACTGCCTTGAAGGATGGCTTAAAGAGAATAATATCAATTCAAATGAAGATATATTAGCACATGTAAAAAAGAATACACTTGAAGGAAAATATATTAGATATCAAATGGAAGGTGTTGATGTAACTAATTTAAGTTCAAGGACTTACGATTGGCAATGTCACGTATTGGGCTTCCTTGGCGAAAGGCTTTTTTCTTTGTGGGTACAAGTTAATATAAAACCTAATCGTAGATATGAAGTGCCATTTGACCTTATCGAAGGTACCAGAATATAACTAAATATTTGTTTTTTTAAATTATTTTTTATATTTTTGTAGTGTTAATACTATTTATAAATGATAATAAGTTAATACAGAAGTGAGACCCTGAATTAACAAAAGAAATATGGGAAGATTGTACTTTAATGTTAGGTCTCACAATAGACATTTTAGTACTTTCTTCTTTTTCTTTAATGTATCATGTCAAAAAAATTAACAACAGAAGAATTTATTAAAAGAGCAAAAGAAGTTCACGGAGATAAATATGACTATTCTAAAGTCGAATATAAAGGTAATCATACTAAAGTTTGTATAATATGTCCTGAACACGGTGAATTTATGCAAAGAGCAAGTCATCATTTGAACGGTGTTGGCTGTCCTAAATGTGTTGGTAAATATAAAACAACAGAAGAATTTATAAAAAGAGCAAAAGAAGTTCACGGAGATAAATATGATTATTCGAAAACGGTTTATGTTGATTGGGATACGCCTGTAACAATAATATGCCCTGAACATGGGGAGTTTACACAAAAAGTTGGGAATCATTTACATGGAAAAGGGTGTAAAAAATGCGGCATCAAGAAGTACTCAAGTAAAAATTTGTTGAGTACAGAAGATTTTATTAAAAAGGCGAGGCAAATTCATGGTGATAAATACGATTATAGTAAAGTGAACTATGTTAATACAAAAACACCGGTATGTATAATATGTCCTGAGCATGGTGAATTTTGGCAAAAACCAAACAAACATTTGTCAGCTAAACAAGGATGCCCTAAATGTGCTGGAAGGTGTGAAACAACAGAAGATTTTATCAATAAAGCAAAAAAAATACATGGTGACAGATATGACTATTCAAAAGTAGAATATATTAATAATATCACGCCTATATGCATAATATGTCCTGAGCATGGAGAATTTTGGCAAACACCTGGGGTACATTTACTTGGGTGTGGATGTACAAAATGTGTGAGAAATGTGTATGATAATGAAAGTTTTATCGAAGCATGTAAAAAAGTTCATGACAATAAATATGATTACAGTAAAGTAAAATATACACAAATTTTAGATAAAATATGCATAATATGTCCAGAACATGGTGAGTTTTGGCAGAGAGCAAATCATCATTTAAGGGGCATTGGTTGTCCCAAATGTTCTGATTCGAAATTGGAAAAGAAAATGAGAGAATATTTGACTGAAAATGACATAAATTTTGTTGAACAAAAAATGTTTGATTGGTTAAAATATAAAGGTAAATTAAGACTGGACTTTTTTCTTCCGGATTATAATATTGCAATCGAATGCCAAGGTGGTCAACATTTCGTACCGGTTGATTTTTCAGGTAAAGGGAAAGAAGATGCTCAAAAACAATTTAAATTATTACAAAAAAGGGACAAATTGAAAAAGAAATTATGTGAAGAACATAATATTAAAATGGTATATGTTACGATTGATGACATCAATGATTTTGATATAAGAAGATATTTAGTTGATTTTGATTTGGTAGAAGGAACAAGAATATAATTTTTCTTGTTTTCAGACTATTTATAAAGAAAATATTATATTATGGCTGAAATTAAGATTAATGAGAAACAATTAAGAAACATTATTGGCGAAAGTGTGAAGAAAGTACTAAAAGAAGGTTACCCATATACAGATGAAGAGGCTTATGCTTTGAACACGAAATTACATGAGGAGTTAGGTAAATTGTACGATGCGGCTTTCAATATTGCCAAGGAGTTGTCTTTGGTTAAGAAAAACAGTATGGTGAATAGTAACTATGACCCTAAGGTTGAGCTGTATGAGTGGGCAAAAAAAATCACACAGGACGCTGAGGAATGGAACAAAAGGAAATTCTAAATAGTATGGTTGTTATTTAACAGAAAAGAGAGGTAAGTGATTACCTCTCTTTTTATATATGTTAAGCATTAATCCTTGTCCAACCTGTTGGGATACCATCTACGCCTGTTGACCAAGATGTTATAGATGCCGCCTTGACAAATGTACCTGATGATGCCACACCACTTACCCAGTTATATGTACAATAACCTGCTGATATATTAGTTGCAAGACACTTAATGTAATTAAGTTTAGTGCAACCTTGAAACATATACTCATAACAACGCTCAGTTAATATTGTTGCAGGTAACTCAGGTGCTGTTATTAAATTAGTACAATATCGAAACATTCCGTAGTAACAAGCTTTAGTTAATGTGGTTGCAGGTAATAATAATTGACTTGCACTTGTTAAACCGGTACAGTTTCTAAAAATTTGACTAAATGTGTTGTCGATTTCTAATGTAGTTGTTCCACTAAAATTTGTACTGTCAATTAATGACATTATATTACCTTTGATTTTGAACTGTGCGGTACTTCCACTAAAAGTGTCAAAATCATTTACCGATGCGGAATATGTATTATTGTTACCCCTAAATTGTATTATATCACCAGGTACAACTGAAATCTCACTTGTTGTGATATTGTCGGTGTTTGCTGTTATTGGTGTCCACACCCCTTTGTTTTTTGAATATTCTATAACATTTTTCGTGTTTCCTGATTTTCCTTGTTTCCAAATAATATTACCGGCATTGGTTATTGTGAAGGTAAGTGGTGTATTTAACAATTCTTCTCTTTCTTTTTCCCGTTCTTCCTCAGTTATATTATAATTAACCTTACTGTTTTCATTGGTAAGACTAACCCATGGTTCCTCATATTCCTCACCAAATCTCATTTCATTGTAGTTATTGATTGTATCAAATTCATGTAGATATTTCATATGTTTTTTTACTCAAACCTTTATTTTAAATGACTGTATCTAATTTTACAATGAGGACAGTTATATACTATTAAATAGTATATGACTAAGTAAAAACCAAAATTAGCATGTATTTTTCTTCACTTTTTCTTTTAAAAACCTTATATTATTTTTAAGGAAAAATATCAGTTAAACTATTTATTGTTAAACGAAAAAATATGTTGACGAAAAAATTTGGTATTACATATCCGTTCTCATCCAATAATGATGAGGAGGTGTTTTTGGATTTGGACAAGAACATGACTGATAGGGTTAAGTCAGAGGTTTTGCATGTGTTGTTCACACCCAAAGGGCAGAGATTAAGAAATCCTGATTTCGGAACTGATTTGATAAAGTACATATTTTCACCGAGTGACGACATGACATTTGAGTCACTTAAAAAATCATTGACTGAGGACATTGGCAAATACGTTAATGGTGTGCTTTTTAATGACATCAGTTTCAGTAAAGATGAGAATGATGAGCATAGTATGATTATTATTGTGAAATATGGTATCAAGAAAGGAAATAAACTTGAATCAACAAGTGTTGGAGTAAAAATTAACATATAATATATGGCTACACAAACAAAAGGTATAAGTTATTTAAACAGGGATTATAATGATTACAGGAACGCTTTGATAGAGTTCTCAAAGAAATATTATCCTGATTTGGATTTTGATTTAGGGAATGACGCTTCTGTGGGGTCATGGCTTGTGGACATGAACGCTGATATCGCTGACAATTTGAGTTATCACATTGATAGGGTATATCAGGAAACCAACATTGACACCGCCGCTGAGAGGGGTTCATTGTATTCATTGGCAAGAAACAATGGGTTTAAGGTTCCTGGTAGAAAAGGGTCAATGGCTGAGGTTGAGTTCACTTGCCTGTTACCACCTAAAGGTGATATCGGTCCTGATTGGCAATATGCGCCGATTATAAGAAGGGGAACGAAACTGAACGCTGGTTCACAGACATTTGAGTTGTTGGATGATGTTGATTTTGGTAAACAGTTTGACAATAATGGTAATTCAGACAGAACAATAACACCAAGGTTTGACTCAAACAACATTGTTGTTGGCTATAAGATTGGTAAATTGGCTGTTGTTGTCGCAGGTGAGACAAGGATTTACAAGAAAGCGGTGGTCGCAAGTGATATTAAACCGTTTATGGAAATCGTGTTGCCTGACACCAATGTCATGAATGTGGAGTCCATTGTGGTTAAGGACGGTATTAACCTATATTCGAATCCGTCTTATGGTGAATTTTATTCCAACAATGAGGATATTAAGGATAAGAACGGTAATGATTGTGGTACAAAGAGGTTTTTTGAGGTTGAGTCATTAGCCCAACAGAAGATTTGGGGTGTGAACGAAGAGAAAAACGGTGGTGAGCCGTATCTTTACGGATATGTTGATGCAAACAATAATTGTGTTCCGACATATTCAATTGTCAGGGGAGAATGGAAAAACATACATAACAAATTCATCACTGAGTTTACTGACAAGGGTTATTTGAAAATAACTTTCGGTTCAGGATTGGACAGTACATCTGATTCCGTTGATTTGTCTGATGCGAAGCCATTTTCCAAATTTCAGATTTCAAGAATAATCAGAAACGACTCTTTGGGGTATTTGCCAAGGGAAAACTCAACGATTTTTGTTCTTTATAGAGTTGGTGGTGGAAAAGTGAGTAATGTTGCGGCAGGTGCCATTAATAATATCGGTTATTTGAACAGTGAGATTGGTGGTAGTGAGAGGGCGATATCTGATGCTGTGAGACAGAGTATCAAGGTAAAGAGTACCACACCGTCAGTATCAGGTAAGGATATGCCCACGCCTGAGGAGTTGAAATATTTGATTAAATACAACAGTGGCGCGCAAAACAGATGTGTTACGGTGAAGGATTATGTGAGTAGGGTGTTACAGATGCCACCGAAATATGGTACGCCTTTCAGGGTCAGCGCAAGTGAGGAAAACAACAAGATAATGTTGAACTTGCTTGGTTTGAACAACAACGGAAAATTGGATGACACACTTCCGACCGCATTGGTTGAGAACATAAGGGATTATTTGGCTGAGTATAGGACAATAAACGACTATGTTGAAATCAAGTCAGGAAGGATAATTAACTTGTCTTTTGAGGTTGATGTTTTTGTTGACAGGAACTACAACAAGGCTGATGTTATGGCCGGTATAATTTCCACAATAACTGACTATATGGACATCAACAAACACAATATGGGTGATGATATGTTCGTTGGGGACATTAAGAGGGCGATTTCGTCAGTTGATGGTGTTCTTAACTTGATTGACATAAGGATATATAATGTTTATTCAGGTGGTTATTCCAAGACAATGACAAAACAGGAAACCAAGGGTGAGTCAATGTCATACAGTGCGGACAGCACAGCGAAAGCGATTGAACTTGATTTGGACGCAAGTGATTATATGGTTCTTGCTGATAATGACTCATTACTCGAAATAAGACAGCCTGAGAAAGACATACAAGTAAGATGTAAAACAATATAATTATGGCGTGTGCGTGTAAGGTTAATAAACAGATAGATTATCTTCATAAAAAATATGGGCATAACATACCGGTCTCAAAACCCACGATGTTAAAATTTAAAATAGGTGAGTTTTTCAAAAAGATTTGGTTATATATTTTAATTGTTCCAATTTTACCCATAATGGTTTTACATGTTTTAGGAACCGCGTTATTTGGAAAAAAAAAGACAATAAAAATCAAGAATTTGACATTAAGACAGGCTTAGAAAATGAGTGACAACAATAAAAGTTTAAGGATTAGGACAAATGTTAATGGTGATTCATATGTCTCGGTTAATTTAGACCAGACATATGATTCATTTGAAATATTATCTTTGAAATTAAAGTCATCTGACATGTACAAACTTCATAGTTCAAACTATGGGGTTATCGCAGGTAGGGTTTTGGCCAATGAGAGTTTCGGTATTCCAAACGCCAAGATAAGTGTTTTCATTGAGGGTGATTTCGAAAGCAGTGAAATGGTGAACACTGTTTATCCGTATACAAGCACATCGTCAAAAAACGGTGATGGTGTGAGATATAATTTGTTGCCTGATAACAATGTTGACAACTGTCACCAAGTTGTCGGTTCTTTTCCTAACAAAACTTATTTACTTGACAATGATGTTCTTATTGAGGTTTTTGATAAATATTATGTTTATACGACAAGGACAAACAGTTCAGGTGATTATATTATAATGGGTGTGCCTGTCGGTAATCAGACCATACATATGGACTTGGACTTATCTGATTGCGGCATGTTGTCACAGAGACCAAGGGATTTTGTTTACAAGGGTTATACCATTGAGCAATTCGAAAATCCGAACCAATTTAAGACTAGTACTAATTTGGATAGTTTAAGCCAGATATTCTCACAAAACCAAGCGGTTAATGTTATTCCTTTTTGGGGGAATACGGAAAATGGTGAGAGCATCGGTATCACAAGGGCTGATATAAATGTGGCTTTTAAGTTTGAACCTACATGTGTGTTTATCGGTTCGGTTGTCGCAGATAACTCATCTAACGGTATAAGTAAAAAATGTGTTCCCACAAATCAAATGGGTGCCATGGATGAGTTAACCACAGGTGAGGGTACTATAGAAATGATTAGGAAAACACCTGGTGGTGATGTTGAGGAGTTTCAAATTAAAGGAACGCAATTAATTGACGGAAACGGTGTGTGGTGTTATCAGATTCCAATGAATTTGGATTATATGATGACGGATGAATATGGTAATATGGTTCCCACGGATGACCCTGACAAGGGAATACCGACAAGGACAAGGGTGAGATTTAGAATCTCAATGCAAGACAATGAGATAAACACCGACAATTATTTTAGGGCGAAAGTGCTTGTACCACACAATCCACAGAGTTTCAGTGGAAATAGTGCGATGCATGAGGAATATGACTATGAGTTTGGTACAAATACCAAAGAGGATTCTTTCAGGGACTTGATGTGGAACAATGTCTACACAGTTAAATCATACATACCAAGGTTTCAAAAAAGCAGGAATGTCAGAACCGAAAGATTCACAGGTATTAAGCATTGTAACATATACGGTAACAATAATCCAATGCCATATAACAACATCAGGATTAAATTGCCTTTGATGTTCACTATTTTGTGTGCGTTGATTAAATCTTACATCAGGATTGTTTATGTCATTAACAATGTCACTAATGTTTTGTTAAATATTCTTACCGCAATTTCCAGGTTACCTTTAATTGCCGGTAAGTTTGATTCCCAAAGTTTGAAAAAATATAGATATATAACAATTGCTGACGGTTTGTGTCCTGATTTGGAAAATTGGTACTTTGCGCCGGTAAAGAAACCTCTCATAAAAGACATTAATGTTAAAGGAAAAAAGGGGGATTATCAATTAAATGTTTTAAAACAAACATTAGAAAACCTCACGAATGGGGGTGAGGACAATGACCCCAAATTGTTTGATGAGCACTCTACAGATACGGTTAACAATGATGGGGGTGATAATATTTGTTTGACCATCAAGACAGATTACCTTATTTCTTGTATTGAGATGGCGTTGGCACAAGAGTATAAAGTCATTAATTTTGATTTTTATAATGATTGGGTTAACGGTGTCATCTATATGCCAAGGTGGATGAGGTTTATAAGGAAAAAAAGAAATTTGCTTTTCGGACTTATTAACATTAAACAAAAAATTAAGGCTTGTTCTGATGACACAAGCGTGTTTAAAAAATCAAGGTTTTATGTCCAACAATGTGCCTTGTCTTACGCTTACAAGGGTAATATGATAAACAAGGTTACGACCTCAAATGGTTGTACCAAAGCTAATGGTAAAAAACAAAAATGTCATAAGGCAAGCGGTAAGTTAAGATATACGATTTTTGGTGGTAAAAATAGTGGGTATTCAGGTAATGGTGGAATTGTTCATGAGACACAGACAATGAAACAGCAATATGTCTATTATCTTAAACCATGTGAGTGGAGAAATAGTAATGGTAAAAAAACAATATTGTTTGCCAATGATATAGTATTACTGGGTTCGTTATTGGACTGTAACATGTATGGTGTACCACAAGCATTTAAGTATTTAACCAGTTCATCCTATATAATGCCGACAAATTTGGCGTTGACCAATATGGATGATGATGGACAATTGTACGCTGACGAAAAAGGCACGATATGTAACGGTACCCGTCCAGAACCGACAGAATTGGAACAAATGACAGAGGCTGATATCAACAAATATAAATTAGAGAAAGTCAATGTCAGTTTCAGTGGTACACAGACATATTATTCAACAACATCTGAGGAAAATAACATGATTATGTATGGAACCAATGAGGATGATAATGGTAGCGTTGTTTTTGACGACACAATTCCGTTAACTGAGGCGGCAGGTATCGCATGGAATTATACGGGGCCTGGTCAGGGGGAAAAGAGTGATAATGTTAAAAAAAGTCTTTATTTCCCTGGTGGCCATTTCCTTGGTATATCATGTACAAACTCTGAGACGAATATCAAGTCATGTGTAAATCTTCAAAGGATATGTGAGGTTGGTTCCAATGAGTCACAAAGAAGGGAAGAGATTAGAAGTGTGGAGGAAAGTAACGGTGGTTATGTTTTCAACGCAAGATATTTTGTTCCGACAGGTTTTATTGCGAACGATGAAATTAATGGTTCTGAGTTCAGGACGATGTTTGCCACTATGAACCATAGGAGATTATTATGTAAGGACAAGGTTGATGACAGGACAGGCTATCCTGTTTATGATTTTGTTTATTTGAGAAACGCTGGTTTTGATGGGGTGTTGGCTGATAAGATTAATAGGGATGATAACTACAACACAAGGCTTGAAATAACAGATGAGTATAACACATTGGGTGGAAACATCGCAAGGGACAGTGATGAGGATATAAATGAGACAGGTGAGACATATACAAGAACAATAGAAAACGGAAGTGTTGATTATTATAAGTTCAGAATGGGGTTGGAAGACCTTAGTCTTAATGAGCAAGCAAAAAGGTTTTTAATAGTAAACAACGGTTATTCTTTACCGCAATATGAGAACTCATTTTATTTTTATTTTGGTTTAAGAAACGGTTCAACTGCGTTTGATGAGTTCAACAAACAATTTTTCTCTGTGTGTGAGAACAGAAGTATATTGAAAAAAAGTCTTAAATTAAATGTGTCTGACACACCTGATACCTGTGCGTTGACATCTGTTGTTAAACTATATGGTAGTGACGCTGTTGACGGTCTTAAAATTAGTTATGAGTATTATGACAGTAATAATGTGAAACAGACTGTTACCATTGCCCCTAACCAAATAACACAAAACGGTGGATTATATGAGGTTCAGGATTTGACCTTACCGTTTGGTTCATATACATTTATTGCGATTGATGACAATCTGGTGGAATCTAAACAGACAATCGTTTTAGGTAGTGGCTCAATAAACGCTATTGTGACAACCAAGGATTTTGAGTTCAAAACAACAGGTATGGATTATAATGCGGTGTCAAACAAAGCCAAAGAACTTAGTAACGGTTATATTGACATTGATGATGTTACGTTTGATGATGTTGCACCGGATAATATCAGGGTAACATTAGTTCAGAAAAACAAGTGGGGTGTTGTGGAGTCTTATTGTGGTAACAGTGTTCCTGGTGTGACAATGGGGTCTGTTGTCACACCACAGACAGCTATGACTGAAAACGGTGGTTTAAGGGTATATTTGTGGAAGACAGGTGTGAAATATGATTTATATTTATGGAACAAATGCAATAAACCATATCTTAACGGCAGTTATTTGATTGAGGGCATTGACAGTGTTGACCTTTTCCTTGGGTCTTACTATTTCCCATATAGCACAAAGTTGTCAACATGGGATGATGGTTGGTGGAACGACATTGGTTCTGACAGAGGTGGTGTTGACAATTGGTTAAAAAGATACGCTGTTTTCAGAAGAACTGAGATTGATACAGAATATTACAAAAACAATGTGTTTGGTGCAAACACATTATATGACACTCAAATGGACACGGTATTGTTCGGACAACCTGAGATTGAGACAAATAATGGTGCTGAACTGGTCAATGGTTACTACTATGAGGATGACACATATGAAGGTGCCATAGATGACAGCAGTATTATACCAACATGGAAAGATAACACCAACGTGAGGGCGAACTTTAATGAGATGGTTGTTAATGACGGTGTTGTGGCATCTCCAAAGGAAGGTGATGTGACTGTTAGTGATGTTGTTGACAGGGGTGATTACTATGTTGTGACAACCAATGGTGGTGGATTTAGCACAAATACCGGATATATATTCAAAACTGTTTATGGTAGTATTATTTGTGGTGTTGGCTTAGGTGGAAACACATTCAGATATGAGGGTGAGATGTTAAGTGTGGGTGATACTTTATCATGGCATAAGACGTTCAGTTATCCGGTGATGTACAAACCTTTCTATGTGGAATCATATGTTATGGATTGGGTTAGTCCATATGTTAGTGAGAGTAATGATTTGGGTTATGGTAATGAAAGGTATTTGTTTAGAATGGACATTTATAATGGTTTGACATATAGGGGTAAATTTGGTGAGACAACATTTAACGGTGTTCCAATTGATATTGATGAGAGAACAAGTGATTTGGAATATCCTATCACGAAGTCAACATATTATGTTGACAACATTGACAATGATGTTGAACTTGTTGAGGGATTTGATTATTCTATAACAGAAGGTGTGCCTACAGGTCTTACTGAGGAACAAATACAACCTTTTGGTATTACACCTATAACAGTGTCACAAGGTGAGACAATAAACTGTGCCAATCGTATTATCAAGAAAACCGATGGCGGTAGGACAATATTTACCAATGATACTAATGACACGGAAGAAGATAAGTATTATTTGGTGAAGAACATTGCGATGCCGTTGGTTGAGAACGGTTATGTTTACAAGCAAATAAGTGACAATGGTGCTTATATTGTTTGTAAAATAGGAAACGGATTTGACACGACAGGCTACAATGAGGTTGGTTCATTGGTGACAGTTACGGCTGCTACTGTGGGTCTTGATACTGTTTTCACTTACAATTACATTGATGAAAGTGGTATGACAACAACAGGTATTATTTATATAGCGAATAAAGTCTTATCTGTCCTGCTTAACCAATTGGAGACACCTGATGGGGGATTAGTGAAAGAAAAATTGAATGAGCAAAAATTGGTTTTGATTAAAAAATACACGACAAACAATAGAGGTGGTGGTTTCAAGGATTACATAGATGATATTGAAGAAGGAATTGACTTGGGAACTGTGTTGCCTATTACTTATGGTGAGCCTTTCACTTTGGGAACTGTTGGTGCGAACGACTATGTTGTCGCATATAAGAAAGAGATGTTGAGTGAGGATGGAAAAACTAATATGAAATTGATTAGGATATATCCGGAAATTAATTAATAAAAAAACATGGGATGAGAAACATTTTTTTAGAAAAAAACAGAAGTAAGAAATCGGTTAATGAGGATATCCATTTAGGTGTGGATTTATCCTCTAAAGCCAGATTATTACCTTATAACAGCACAAATGATGTTTTAAGTTTAAATGATTTGTATACAAAAGAAAGGAATGAGTGTACAAAATATAGGGTTATACTGGCGGTCAATCCCATTTGTAGTAATGTTTTGTTTAACACTAGGACTGAGGTTGTTAGATATGAGGGGTCAGACAACTGTGAGTTATTGGTTGGTAATAAAGTGGGAAACGCAGGTCAGGCGGTTAACACAACAACATTTGATTGGAAACAGGCATTAAGAGACACTGAGTACACACATCCTGATTTATATGCGAAAGACAATGGTGAACCTTATGTTTATCATTGTGGTTTTGATATTTTCAATAACCATATGTTAAGGAAAAACGATTTTGTTTATATTAACAAAACAAAAAGGAAAAACGGTATTTTTAACACGTTGAGTGATGTGGTGAGAGACAATGACGGTAATGAGGTTAAGGAAGTTGTTTCCTTAACGGATGTTGATGGTGAGAAATCAAATGTCCACATTTACCAATATGATACTGTAATGAGTTTTTATGATGCTTTTATTGAAAATCTTAAGGAAAAGGATGGTTGGTATGGTTTTTATAACACAACAAATATCGCTATACCAAATGCCATAGTTAAAAACAAGGATAATGAGGATACGGAAATATCAATAAACAAGGTGATGAACAACAATAAACCTTGTGAGTTGATTGATTTGTATCCAGACAGAAGTCTGTATTCGTTTATACCGAAAGTAAACAAATATAGACATAGGATTGAGAAAAATTGGGATTATTGCTTATCTTACCCATATGAGAAAGATGTCAGGATGTTAAATGTTATTATGGGATTGGATGAGGATTTGACTACGAACAACGGTGGGGGTTCAATAAAGGTGCAGTCAGCGAAACTAACCTATTCAAGTACAGGAAACAAGTTGGTTAGACTGGAATCGGTATTAAAAACAACAATAAAAGCGGGTGATTATATTACACTATATTATTTGGTTGATGGTGTTCTTAATAAATTACCCAATAAAATCAATGTGTTGACAACCGGTGATTATGAGGGAAATGAGACCGATAGGTATTTTTCATTCAGATTCAGTGAAATCACAAGTAAATTTGATTTGGACGATGACAACAACATAGTAACCAAAGACGGTAAAACACCGATTTTTTATTATAAGAAAAATGTGGTGGGGTATGACTGTGAATATTATTTAAGAAAATTCAAAAAAATTAAAAATATTAACGGTGATGACCTTATCAGTGTTGTCAATAAAATGGCTTACGGTGAAAATATTTACGGTGATAGGATTGCGCAGGTTGTTTTCACTGATACCGTTGATGTTGAGGGTTTGCTTGATGAGAAAGGCAGAACAATATCTGATATGTATTTTACGGTCATCAAAAGAAACAAGGGACATGAGAAATGGTACGATGAGGGTATAACAAATACTGAAGACATTGAGTTTTCCCATTGTTTCGGTGATGTCACAAGCGGTATTGACATGTTGCCTGATGTTGATGATTATAATGTCAGGAAATTACACAACATAGATGTCAAAACATTTACATCAGACAGCGGTAACAAAATTGTCTTTGAAAACCTGAAAGAGATTAAACCAATACAATCAGCGATAACGATTGATGATGAGTTTTGGTATGGTGACATAATTGAGTTTGATGTTTACAATTATAAGGAAAATGTCATTTGTTTTGTTGAGCAAAGATTTAACACCGCACAAAGGGAACATTATAAAGATGATAAATTTGGACAGGTTATATACGACAGGTTGCTTTATGATGATTATGATGTGGGTGTGACAAAGGATGAGAACGACAATGTTGTGAGTGAGTTCACAGTCTCATCATCCAATATCGCCACAGTTAGAAATAAGACATTTTACGGCAATTTAAATCCTGAAGGATACTTTTATAATCCTTTCACAAAAATTAAATTACAGGAGGAATTAGACAACAAAAACAAGGTGAACGGAACCAATATCAAATATGATTCTGGTACGATAAGTATGGGTGTTGAGCAAATTAAAAATGAGGAAAATGAGACTGTCAGTCTTGCTGTGGTTAGTTTAAGGACATCCATTGATTATGGTTTCGTGAAGAACGATACTGTCGCTTTCTATCATATTGACACAGGTGACATTTATTGGTTAAATGTGTTTGGTGTTGATGGTTGTGAGGTGAGTTTTGCGTCTGACAACATTAACATGAGTAAGGTCGCAGGTTGGTTATTAAGAAAAGAGGTGTATATAGTGAAAACAAATGAGGGTGTTCCGACATACGCTAAATATCTACCGAACTCACATAGTTTTGTGTGGAGGTCATTTGTTCCGTCATCTGAATTGCCGACAGACAGTGACATTGCGGACAGACCATTTGCCAACGGATGTTTTTACATTGAGAAAAATGTGAATTTGTTTTTAAAGAGACAAGACCCAATTAATGAGTATGGTTTGCTTAGTCCACCAACGTCAAGAGTCAGTAATGTGTTAAACCAATATAAAGTTTGGGGTTGGGACCCTGTTAATTTTGAAAAAACCACTTATAATAAATTGTTTAACGGAATTTGCCAATAATGGAGACGATTAAGATTAACATAAATACGCCAATACCGGTTGATGATGTGATTACACCATATGAAATGTATGAGTGTGGTGACTATCTTTATATTGTTGTGGACGGTTATTATAGTGTGAGGGAAGGTGATGTTATAAAATTTGTCAGGAATGTATATAGAGAAGATGTTAAGGCGTTGAAAGCGGTTGATTATGTCAGAAGGGTTGTGCAAGAGGTCATATATGACAGACCGACAACAAAGGTTTTCAAAACGATTATAAAACTAAACAAAATACCCAAAACCAAACTCAACATCGAACACGTTTTAAAGGATGTTGACAACAATAGAATTGACTTGCGTACACCCCCTAATATTTTTGTTCAGGATATTGTGTACGCCAAACAACAAGGTGTTGACACAACATTGCAATATTATGAGTATGGGACAGGAAAATACATTGATTTTGTGACCAATCTTAGGTTTACTGAGACAGACAACATAGTAAATCCAGGTAATAGGGTTTATATAACAAGCGGTTGCCAAACACCTGAACAGTTTATCATCAATAAATGGAATGTTATTGACTATAAGGATTGTGGAACGGAAAAAACAAAAAATCCACAGACTGAGCCGATGTACTATTATATACCATTTAAGGGTAATGAATTGAATATTTGGGGTAGTTATGAGGGAAATTTATTGGATAAACTGATTTACTACAAACACAATAGTTTTTATTTTTGCGATGACAATGAGACCACACCATATTATTATAGTGGCATAACAGGACATAAATGTCATGTTTGGAGGGATGTCAGTGCTGTGACAATAAACGGTGAGAGATTTGAAAGGGATGTTGAGACCAACGGTGTTGATAAATACAACAATGTTGTTATAGCGAAAGAAACGGGTTATTGGAATGTTCCTGTCGGTTTGGCGCAGACAAACGATTATGTTCATCTTAATCAGGAACAGGTGATTAATGAGGTTTTCACTGAGAAAATTAAAGACGCTGTGATAGAGAACGCACCTGTCATTGACATGGAAAAAGTTAAATATGCCCCATATTATAAGGATGGTGACGAATATAAGGCGTTAACCAGTATAACATACAATCTCCATTTTAGGGTAAGGGATTTAGTGAATGAAGGCTGGCAATATATGGATAGTTCGGCAATATGGAACAATGGTGTCACACCAAGTAATTTGGGTGAAAATAACGTGTCTGATATGTTGTATTACTTGGGCTACAGTGACAATGATGTGCAAAACCAAAAAATGAATTTGAAAAAGACTTTTTTGAGATTGTCATTTTATGATAGTAAAGACCCTTTGACACAAAAACTACTCTATTACTCAACAATATTTTTTGACAGTGGGTCGTTGTTCGGTAAGTATATTAAAGCCAAAAGCCAATTGAATAAGAAGGGTTTATCAACAACAAATATTGTCCTTAATTCCCAAGATACTGATTATAGATTGGATTGTAGTTTCGTTGTCAGGGATGAGTATTTTACGGAAAAATCAAGTGAGGGATTTAATTTTTATTACTTCCCTGACGCTATAGAAAATGGGGAAAGAACTATTTATATGAAGATAGAGTTTAATCACGCGAAATATGGTAGAACCGTTCCAATGATATTATGGCCGCATGGTAATAATGGTTTGTCATTGGCTGAGGCTAAAGACAGGTTATTCACACCAATCACCATTAAATTATTGGATAAGAACGAGAATGCCAGTAAAGAGAAAATGTTTGTATACACATTTAATGAGAACGAGTATATAACATTGAACGATAACACAATAAGTTTGAATTTAGTTGAGCCGAAATTAGACAATGGAAATAATTAAAAAGAAAATATCATTATATCCTTTCAGGTCACACATAAATGGGGTACTTCCATTTGTGGGTGGTGATGGGGGTTCTAATTTTGGTGAGTTTGTTTATGACAATGCTAGAATGAGAACATGTGAGATGATGAGAAGATACAATGTTTTGTTGGAGATAATGAGGCATAGTGTTCATCTCAAAAGACTGTCAAATGTCAATGACTGTGGAAAAGACAGTGACAGGGTATATAACAAATATTATTTGGGTTTCCGTTATTCGGACACAACCGAACATTTTATAATGAACGAGGATATTGGTGTGTTTATTGTGTCCGCGTTCACGCTGTCAGATGATGGAAAATATTATACAAGTAATGATAGTGATGTCTCACATGAGTATGTTATCTTGGTATCGGAAAATGATTGGGACAGATATGAGGGTTATGGTGGCTTAGATTGGTTAAGAGAGATAAATGAGACAATATATACCAATGCGTCAGGAAAAAGGTTTGATAAAACACCGTATATACCGGTTCCTGTTTTGCTGACAAGGGAATATGCCGATGTCGGTTTGATGACTGATTATTTTGGGTGGCTTGATGACAAGGTGTTTTCAAATAACAACTCTAAAGATTGGTTTGATGTTAATATATCAGGTTTAACAACATCAGGAACTGGTTTTGGTGTTGAATCAAGTGGTTTAACTGAGGACAAAATTATTGATGTGTCTAATGAGGGTATTGTTCTTGAATCAAAGTTAAACACATTGAAGGACACACAATATTTCTCAGATGATGACGGTAATATCCTGCCTGGTATATTTATGGATTTTGACGGTGACGGACAATTTTATAAATGTGTTTATTCTAATGGCGGTTGGGATATATCAGAGTACAACACAAGGGATTTGGAGTGTGCTGACGATGAGGAAAACACTGTCAATAAGAAAAAATATAAGGTTTTGACGACAATTGAGGTTGTTAAGTCATATTTGGATACAGTTGCGCCTAATGGTGGTGACACTTATTATTTTTTGGTAAGGTACAACAACAGTGAGGACACACCGATGAGAATACCATATACCGAAAAAACGGTGTTTAACAGGGATGGTTATAACGGTGTTTACTCAGGTGATTTTATTAAGGAAATACAGGAAAATGGCAATAAAGTGACATTTACTTATGTCATTGGTGCCATTTTTAATAGTGACGCGTATGATACGGAAACAGCAAGAGGCGGCACTATTTATAAGGAAACATACAATTATTATCCAAATAGGGTTGCGACAGCGAAAATTGACGGTTTTGAAGTGAATTATTGGTACAATGAGATTGATTTTGAGACACAAAAAACCTATGTTTATAGTGGTGATTTTAACTTGAGTAGACAAACACTTGTAAGTGATGTACAACAGATTAAAACTGGTGATGTGTGGGAATATGATGGAAGTTGTTTAAATACTCCTGTATTTAAGGAAGATTATCTCATGGGTATATCAATGGACTCAAATTTGGATATTGATATTGAGGTTGACAGAGGTAATGCGGCGGCGTTTGAGAGGCATTTTAAATTAACTGAATGTAACACAATGCAGGATTTGGAGGAGATTGCGAACGGTAGTTTTTTTGAATAAGAAGAAAATTAATATAATGACATGGCAAGTTTATACGGAACAGTAAGGACAAGTAATTTGGACATTGATAATGATGTTGAGATACTTTATTTCTACAGACCAACAAGAAGCACTGACCCTGATGACATGACAGGGTTTAGATTTTTGGATAGTAGTTGTTTGGTTAAGGCTCAATATGATAATGACCTGAATGAGCCGATATCTGACATTCTTGGCTTATATGAGTTGAGATTACCTCTTGATGTTTTTAATCAAAAGGGGTTTTATACGGTATATATAAGACCAAAAGAGGAAAGGATTAAACTTACTGATGTCAGTGTGCTTGCCACATATCCTGATGTTAAGGGTGTTATCATTAATTTAAGTGATTTGAATGGCGTGATGGATTTAACGGGTTACAGGATTGACTACCTTGATACCAGCGGTAATAGGACTGATATAAGCAGACTAATTACATCATGTAACAGATGTGAGCCTGTGTTGGTCACGGTTGCGGATTCATATCCGAAAACAACAAGATACAGGTTTACGGACACTTCTTCCAATTTGGTTTTCTGTACGGTTACGCCTTCATCCGCAAGTAGTTTCAGGCCAAATGTCACACCGTATATCGGTGTTCCTGGTGGTGAGGTTTATTTGGTGAACACAAAATTTGACCCTAAGTTATTGGAGATTGAGATGGTTGACCATGATGCGGACACATTAACATATATGATAGAAGGTGACCAAGTTAGGAACAGGGATAAGGCAATTATCACAACATATAATGATGAGCGTGAAATCTATAAGCAACAAGATTATTATACAGTAAAAAGTTCTTTGGGTGAGCCATTATATGATGTCAAGAAAAATAGGGATAGTATTGATAATGGTGAGTCTTATGATAAGGTGATTGATAACGTTTAATTAAAATGGTAAACAACAACAAATATAAAGTAAAATCTGATTACACTTTTTTAAGAAAAAAACATCAGACAACTGACAAGGGCGATATTTTTGAGAACGACATCATGACAATAACGCCTTTGGACTCATTGTTTGGTGATGGCCAGGAAATTCTTTATTCCGACTCAAATTTCAAATTCAGTACAAGAACTGATATTGATTTGAAAAGAAAATATAATAGAAACACATGGTTAAAAACACCTGATGGTAGTGAGGTTTGGACACTTGAAGACCTTAACGAAGCACCAATTTCAGATGAGAGTAAAATCAGAATTAAGCCGAACTATAATTCCATTAGGGATTTCGCATACTATGGTTCGGCGATAGAGATGGTACATGCCACGGTTAACCATGTCATAAAATGGTTTCCTGCTGAGATTTATTTTGGTAATGAGCCTTTCGAACCATTGGACAGAAACGGAAATTATGTTGAATATGTGATGCTTGACGGTGAGAAAAGACCTGTCAGTGATTTTAGGATAGCACATAACGAGTTTGGGATTAATTTTGAGTCTGACTTCATTAATGAGGAAAACATAGAGAATCCGTACAGATATCTTACCTTATCAATCCAAGATTATGTTAAAATGAAAGATGGTGAGGTTATTGAGGAAAACCTTACAAAGTCTAATTTTCATCGGAATCCAGATTATGACGGTTGTAATGACGGTATTCTTGGCTGTGCTGAGATAGGTGGCATTAAAGTGTGTATATATATTCAGAACGGCGAAAAAATATATATTTATGAGGTTATACAAAGCATTGATATTGATGCGACAGGACATTTGGTGCAAGACCCTGCCAAGATTGATATTGGTGCGATTGGCCATTTGGTGCAAGATAATGTTCAGGATGTCGGTATTCCTGCGAAGGGGCATCTTAAACAAGAATATGATGTTATTGATATCAATATAGCAGGAAAGGGACATTTGTTGCAACAGGAACCTGTTGAGAGTAGAATGACAATGTTGAAGTCAAACAATGTGGTTAGGGTTAACGCTAACGCAGGTGAGATTGAGGTGGAGAACAAAATCGCTGGCACAAGTATCAGACCTAACGAAGCGATTGTCATTGAGTATTTTGAAACGATTGATGAATTTGAGTCAATATTGTTGAACAGACAAAGCAAACCGATATACAAAGCGGTTTTTGAGACACCCTATGAGACCGATAACGGTTATGAGTACACAATGGAGCCTTACACATGGCCATCACGAAACAATTGGAATCCACAGATTACGACAACGGCGTTTAACTCATACTTGTTCAGGCTAATCTCTTTAGCTCAATATCATGATGAGTTTGATTCCAACAATATTTGGAGGATGATGACCCATGAGGCGATAAAGAACCTTGATTGGACTTTTTTTAGACATAGTGGTGATGATATAGAGGACTTGTCAAATATTGATTCTTCCAGAATTGAGGCTGTGTTACAGTTATACGCAAGACAATATGATGGACTTAAAAGGTATATTGATAATATCAAATTCAGTAACAATGTGTCATATGACCAAAAGAACAATTTACCTGACTATCACTTGACCGATGTGGTTGAGTTAAGTGGTTTTGACGCTATTTTGCCTAATCCTACGGCCAAGACAAGTGTTGTTACTGAGGCGTTGTACAGTGGTTTTTCGACAGGTTACAATGAGGTTGACGGTAACACCCAGTTCATGAGGAACCTTAAAATCAACTCACATTATATCAATTCCCTTAAAGGAACAAGGGAGGGGCTTGAGACCATGTTTGGTTTACTTGGTTTGAAACCGACAGAATATAGGATTAAGGAACACATTGGTGTGGCGCAGGGCGGTGATGTCTGTAAAATGGATATTGCGGAACTAAGGGGTTTGGAAGCGACTGATAGATTTAACTGTAAATATCCTGACGCTATTGATGTTGAGGTTATTAACGGTAGGAAAGACAATTATCCAATAAATGAGAGTGTTGATGATTACTATGGTATAGCATGTAAACCGGTTGTTGTTCGAAACTATGAAGATGACACAATTAAAAGATATGTAATACCATGGTATGACCCCAAAAAGGAATATGACAATGGCCTTTATTTCCAAATGAAAGGTGGTTGGGGTAAAAAACCAATTATAGATGTTTCTGAGTTACAGATACAAGGATATGATGTAAAAAAATATATCCCAAGTGGTCTTATTGCAGGTGATAATTTCTATGATGAGACGAAAAACAGGTTAAAATTCGCTTCTGACATCTATGAGATGATAGGTTTTTTACCTAATGAGGTCTCTGTCGGTGATATTTGCTATGTCAATGACATATCAGCCTTGCGTGAGGTTATGGATGGGTTTTACATCATTAACAGTGGCAATAACCCCGAAACAGCGGAGATGACTGAGGATGGGAATACAGTATATTCACATTATTTTGTCCTTGACAACATTTTCAAAACAAATGCTGTGGGTTTGTTTGGTGGCTGTGGTTGGAGATACATTTATTTGAAAGACATTTTAAATGCTTCTTCGGTAGACGGTACAAATGTATTATATCAGGAAGCAATTAAGGAGAAAACAAATGGTAATAACCCACATATAGCGAAAACAGCATATGATGACGGTGCTGAGTATGTTAGGGTATTAAGCAACATATTTGAATACAATATTAAAAACAATAACTTCAGCAGGTTTTCAACACTTGATGTTGAAAGTGCGATAACAACATATGATTTTAATATTAAAAGCGGTTATACCGACAATAGGAAAGTTGATTATTTCAGACCAAGGTATAAGTCTGATTTGACTGTAATAGAACAAACTGACGGTAACACTTATGATTGTAAAAACACTTTACCTGAGGTTGAGAATATGATTGACAAAAGTGTGACTGAGGGTATATGTGGTAGTGCGACAAGTGTTGATATGAATATTTTATATAATCCTGAGGGTGGTAACAATTATATGGAACCTGCGTCATATTCACTTGTGAATTTGAAAAATATGAGGATTGAGTTTGTTGATTCGCCTGTTGATGAGCCTGATTTCAAAAGAGAATGGCAGGATTATATAAGAAAAGTTGTCGTTGAATACATGAAACAACTGTTACCGTCAACGACAATTTTTGAATGGGGATTCTGTAATGACTTCAGTGAACCGATAGGTATTCCAGCGTCAGGTACTGTTGTGCAGGATATAACAGAGATGTCAATCCCTGGTTACGCTGATTTGGAACAGATTTCAAGTGAGGTTGTTATTCCTGGTTACGCAGGTTTGGTACAATCCAACATTGCAACTGTTACGGAGGTTAAAGCGGCTGTTAGAGGTAATATCAGGCAAAACAGTCCTATATTGGATTATGTGAGTGTCAACTTGGCAGGTAGATTAAAACAAAATAATGAGTAATTTTTAAGAAATATGGCAAGCGCAAAACAAAATAACGATGGTAGTTGGACAATATATTTTAAAATTGATACAGGTAGTTCTGTACCATCTAATTTGCAAATACCAACTACTTTCACATATGAGGGAAAATCACATACGGTAACCGCCACAACAGAGGAAAAAAGTATTGATGCGCCTGATTGGATAACACCTCTTGGGACATTGATTGACACAAAATATATTTCTTTGTCTTCTGAAAGCGTAAAATATGGTAATGCGATATATTCAGTTGATGATGTAAAGTGGACATCAGTTGTGCCTTATGGTGAGACTGATATAGTCAAAAAAATTGTTGTTACCGCAAACAACAATGAGATAACATGCACCGGTACAACTAACTGTACAGCTAAATATTATGAGTATGACGGTGACAAGGTTGTTAAGGAAGAAGACCTGAATGTGAATAACATTGTGTGGAACAGTGCTAACAGTGCGATTGCCACAGTCAGTAAAGGTAAAGTGACAGGTGTAAACAAAACCAAGTACAATAAAACGGTTGCGATTAGTGCAATATATAACAATGTGTCTGGTTTTGTGGAGATAACTGTGAAAGGTGACCCCAATGGTACAAGTGAGGACAGTAGTGGTGATGGCAGTGGTGATGTGGTAATTGAGCCGACAGGCATCACATTGGATAAACATACAGTGGATTTGAATACTTACCGTAATACGGCTGAATTTGTGTATGCCACAATTACACCATCAAACGCAACAAACAAAAACGTCATATGGAAATCATCTAATAGTAGAATTGCAAAAGTTAAATCCTATAAAGCCCCCAACAGGGGTTGGATTGAGGTTCCTGCCAATAATGACTTGGGTACGGTGACCATTTCGGCATGTACATATGATGAAAAATACTTTGACACTTGTAAGGTAACGGTATCACCAGACGGTACAATTGTTACCGCTGTAACACCAACAACAGTGACAATACCTGCGGAATCGTCAACAAGAACTTTTCATGTTGAGTATATTGACCTTAACGGTCATCATACAGGCTACGGTGTGACGGGAATAGAAGATGCGAAGAAAACACAAGATGGTAATATATTGACCGTGACTTTCGCAACTAATTATGGAAACAAACTTGAAAAAACTGTTTGGGTACGAGGATATTTTAGTAATGATAAGGGTGTTGCTGTAAAAATAGTGCAAGAAGCGGCGGATTATATCAAAAGTTTCCATAATTACACTAAAAGTGTTTGTGATGCCAACGGTACATTTTATTTTACTAATAATTATAGTACCGGTTTAGGTGGTATTGAATTTATATGTGGCGCAGGTTGTGGTAGAACGGTGCTCAGTCAAGTGCAAGTGGACTCATCATGGTTAACTGTAGAAACATCCAAGTTTCAAGTGATAAGCACGAACACATGGACAAGTGACCAACTGATGGAATATGAGATGACAGGAAAAATTGATGGTGTTGTGCCAATGCGTCCTAGTGGTGAACCATGGTTTAACGGTTACACGTTGAGGTATTATGTACCAATTAAAGCGCAAAAAAACACAACAGGAAAAGCAAGAGATGCAAAAATAACTTTTCCTGACAATATGGTCTATAAAGTACATCAAGACGCATAAAGACAAAAAATAAAACTATTTATTTTAAAAAAGATAATGGCAGCATTGCAACAGAATGCCAATGGCACTTGGACAATAACGAAGTTAACACATGACCTTGACGATAATGTATCATTACCGTTAAAATTATGGTACAACGGTGGTAGTGTTGTTTCCGCTATTGCCACGATAAAAAACAATACCAGTATACAAACCAAATGGGTAACTGAGATTGGTGTTGAGATTGACACAACCAAAATCACTTGGTCATCAACGCCTGTTTTTTCAGATGATGGAACAAGAAAATATCTTGTCACTGCGGTTACTTGGGATGATGTTAGCGTATATGATGATGAGAATGACCCAAGCGGTGAAAGCACTGTAACTGAGGTTGTTAAGACTGATGTGGTGTCTGATGTGGAACAAGAGGTTATTGAAGAAGAAGGCACTGTGACCAAAAAAGTTGACATTGTTGGTGATATTGAGAACAAAGATACGGCAACTAACATTGGTGTCCCTGTGATTGGCATCGCGACACAAAACGAATAATGTAAAAACAAATTGATTATATGGCGGATATTGTTAATAAAAACGGTAAATGGGTTATGTCAAATCTCTTTGTCACAGGTTTGACTGATGATGTGAAGTTCGATATTACATTTACTTACAAAGACAGTAGTTTTACTGTCACCGGTGTTTCGAAAGATTCTTATAGCAGGATAATTGAGACACCTTGGGTAACAGAACTAAATGAGAACATAAATCTTGAAGATATAAAATATTCGGCAGAACCAGCATATTCGAGTGATGGTAAAACAAAATATGTGATTAATAAAATTAGTTTCAATATGAAAGGTTATAATCCGTCAGTTACAGGAACCACAGAGCCTGAAACCGAACAAGATGTTAAGTATGTGGACGGTCTTGCCGCAGGTGTCGCTGAATGCACAATAGAAATAGAGGACATACCCAATTTGTTTGGACAGGGAAAATATTCACCTGTTGCCAAGTATATTGTCAAGGTAAATGGGGAAGTGACGAATACCAATGAGATAAAAGAAGGGATATGGACATCAAGTGATGAGACTGTCGCTTATTTCGATGACAATGTTTTGTTGTACAGTAATACCGGTGACACGGCAAGAGTTATCACAATTTCTTGTACTTATAACAATATAACCGAAACAAAAAGTATCACAATACAGAAAGGAAAGGAAAAACAGGAGGAAATTAAAACACACAAATTGGTGTTGACACCTAAGGTTAAAGAAGGTTATACTGAACCATATTTGTATAACAACGATATTGGGATAATTACAATAAAGGCTGTGTTTTATAAAGGTTATGGGGCACTTTCATATTGGGAAAAAGACCCTGATTACGGTCCTGCCGATGACCCAGGTAATGTGTCTGATATAGTTGAATGGTCATGTGATAATCCAATAGTTAAGATATATCCATTTGCGACAGAAGCGTCTGTCACTTGGTTAAACACTAAAGGTACTGAACAAACAGTGACAATAAGGGCAAGTTTTAAAGGCATACATGCGGAAGAGTCATATACATTCAGGGTGGCCGCAAGTGAGAACGCAGGTGGGACATTTGTAATAACACCAACAACAGAGGATAAAATCAATATGGTTTTACCGACAACAGGTGAGCAGGATTTTAAGGCTTATTTTTCTTTGGGTGATATACATGAAAACGATGTGACTAATGATGTGCAATGGAGTGTTGATAACTCAAACATCGCCAAGATAAGCGAAAACGGTAAACTTGAGTATAGCAACAGTAGTGATTCTGTACAATCATTTTCGGTCATCGCAAAATATAAATATGGTGATTATTTGTATGAGAAAACAACAAGACTATGTGTTTGTCCTAAAAATACATCGGTTGCGAATTTGATATTTTATGTGACACCTACTGAAAGGGTTGACAGTGAGGAATACCCATATGGTGTTGTAAGAGTGCCGTTAGCCACCACCGCAGGTTTCACGATGCAAAAGTTTGACAACAACGGTGTAGCGAAAATAGAGGGAAAATACCAAGTGGGCAGTACCATAAGTTATACTGTTATTAAAAAAGGTTATGTCACGATAACAAATACATATAAGATAAGCAGCGCAGGTGAGAACGGCATACAAGTCACTTTGGTTCCAGATAATGAAGCGGTTGAGACCAAAAGGGAATTGCAAATAATTTTGTCTGATAAAAACAGTGAAATTGATGATGGTTCCATAAACGCGGCTATTTTTGAAAAGACATATGTTAATGGTGTGTTGATTAATCAGAAAAATGTGTCAAGAGATGCTGTCGTGACTTCAGATAGTCCCATGTTTAAAGGAAAGACATATGATTGGTTAAGAGCAAGACTTAACTTTACTAATACAAACGCCAAAGCCGCTGAAACAATTACAATTACCGCCACATACAATGGTTTGTCGGCCACAGAGTCTTTTACTATAGCGAAAAAAGTGGGTAAATATGTGTATGGAAGTGCTTTTATGGTTGTGACTGACCAAAAGACCGCATTAAAACCAAATGGGGCGACACCTCGTTGTTACGCGTGGTTAACTCATGGGTACGGTGATGGACAATGGAGTGCGATGAAAGTAACAAGTTGTGATTGGTCATATAATGATTTTGGAACCGGAATTATTAAAGAAGGTAAGGTCAACCAATATGGTGAATATGTTGTCTACTACAACAACACAACCATATTTGATGTACCAATATTGATTGAGGGGAAATCTGGTTCCGATAAGGATGGTGTTATATTGATTGTTCCTGGTGTTGACACAAGTACAGATAGTCAAGTTTTTGAATATGGTAAATTCATTTACACACACAGTGATACCTTGCTGTCCAAAAACGGCGGTAAAATAAACCTCAGTGTTGATTCAAATACCGCGTGGAAATTCAGGACACTTGCTTATAACTATAATAGGGAAATTGTTGACCTTGACTGGGTATCATGCGATGTCGATGAACATTCTGAGTCAATCGAAAACATGACAGTTACTATTGCCCCAAACAGAAGTGGAAGTGATAGGAACATATTCATAGCGATACAATCAACAGTGACAAACGATTTTTTGGATATATTATATGTAAATGAGGAAGGTTAAAAATTATGGCAGATGTAACAAATAAAACTTGGAAAATTAAATTGTACCACAATTCACCTGATGATGTGGTAATACCTGCCACATTCAAATATGACGGAAAAAATCCTGTTAGTGTGAATTTGACAAAGACACCGCAAGAGGTGGAAACATTATGGGCGACAAAACCAGGTGTCTCTTTGGATGAAAAATTGATAACGGTTGAGTATGAACCGGTTGTTATGGAAGAGCAAAATAAAAAATACACAATCAGTTCTGTTAATTGGGAGTTACACCCTAAAAAGAATGACATTGTGTATAAAGTTGTCGTTGAGCCATCAGTTGTTGATGATAACAAGACATCTGGTTCAACAGAATATGGTGCTTTTTATGTGACAGAAAATAATGGTATTGAGGTTGAAAGATTAAATGTGACAGATTTAGCGGAGTGGTCATTAAGTGATGACAGATATGCTACTTTGTATGGTAATGGTGGTGTTGACTACAAAAATGAAACTGCTGACAATTTGAATATAACAGTCAGTGCCACATATAACAAAGTGGTTGGTAATGCGGCGTTAAAAGTGAAAGGTTTACCTGAATATGGTCTTTTATATGTTAATGGCAAACCTTCAGGCTCAACATTTAAAATTGAAGGTGACAGTACCACGTACACGACAACCGGAAGTAAGCAATATATTGGGAAATATTTAAAAAGCACAGTTATTAAATGGTCAGCATCGAATGGTGAGGGGTATAACACTAAGTCAGGTACCAAAACCATAAACGGTAATGTGACACAAGACAAAGAAAATATTATAACATTTACATTAGCAGAAAAAACATATGCAATTAGTGTTGAGCCGACAGGTACGACCACAGACCCTTATAACGCAGGTCATAGTGCAGGTACAATGGAATATCACGCCTATCTTTTAACCGATGGTGTTAAAGGTGATGACATAACAACACAATGCGATTGGTCTGTGGACAAGACAAATGTGGCGACAGCAAGTACCACGACAAAGGGGTCTGTAAATTATAAAAACGACTCAACAAGTAACACGACAGTTAAAGTTACTGCGACACATAACAAGTATGGCAGTGACAGCCAATATTTTAACATATATGGGAAACCGCAACCATCGGAAAAAACAATACCTGGTTATGCTGACCTCACACAAAATAGTGAGTAGAAAACCAAATAAAATGATATTTATTAATAAATTAGTGTAAAAAATAACATATATATGGCAGGTGTAAATCAAACATCAGAAGGAACATGGAGAATTGTTGACTTATGTACACATGAGACTGAAAATGTGTACAATCTCAGCATACCGATTAAATTGACTTATGGTGGTAAATCAGTGGAAACCAATATAAGTAACACAAAAAAATCGCTTGCGACTGAATGGAAAACCGCTCTTGGTACGGCGATTAACACAAACCAAATCAGTTTGTCATCAGGTACGGCGACATATGGCTCAACAATTTATAAAATCAACAAAATAAATTGGGGTACGGTCAAACCGTATGAGAAACCAGACTCATTTACTTATAGTCTTGTTGTCTCAGGCGCAAGTTATGCGGCTGCGTCATATAATGACAGTTTGACTTTCGGCGCATGGTACAAGACATTTAACAACGGCACATTGGTAAACACTGAGAATGTCACTTCCAATGTGAACTGTACTTGGTCTGTGAATAAAACAGCCCTTATATCATCAATCAATAATGGTAATGTGACATTTAATAACACCGGTTCAACTGATACCACAATCAAGATTACAGCAACATATAACGGTTATACTGATAATGTGGATGTGACTGTTCCTAAAAAGAGTGATGAGCCTGTTCAGACATATACCTTGTCATTTAGTGGTAATGTCACTGGCGCAAGTATTGAGGTAAGTGGTGACAAGACTTATACTTACACAGGTGGAACATTGGTGACTGAAGGTCAGTATGTTAAAAATCAGACTGTATCATACACAATAACCAAGGACGGATATGACACAATTAATGATAGTGTCAAGATAACAGGAAACACCCTTGAGAAATTTGAGATGAGTGAAAGTGGTGGGGATGAAGAGACTTATGAATTTGTTGTTTCTGGAGAGACAACAGGTACTACGGAGACAAGTACGGGTTATGTTAATGTTGGTGCTTGGTACATAACAAAAGTAAATGGTGTTGTGACAAAACAAGAAAATGTGACAAACGAAACAACATGGACAATCACCAACGGTTCCAATGTTGCAACAGCATCAACAACAACTAAAGGTAGAATTGATTATGATAATAAAAATGTTTCAGAAGATGTTGGTGTAACCGTAAAAGGTTCATATGATGGTAACACTGGTACCACATCGTTTATTGTATGTAAAAATACTAAGAAGGGACAAATCATCATTGTTGGTAGTATAATGGTTGCAAGTATGAAAACCGAAGCAAGCCAAAACTTCGAATGTATAGATATGGTTCAGACATCATTGACTGCTACTAATACAAGTCATGATGATTGGATTACAGGTTTATCTATTGTGACAGGTGCTTCCCCTGTTTTGTACATAACAGCCACAACAAATGCTCAAGGTACTACTTTTAGAACAGGTGATATTCGAATTAGTGGACAGGATATATATGGTAATACCATTAACAGAGACACAACATTTACACAAAAAGAACCTTCGTCAGATGATATACCTTGTGAATCAATGGAAATTCAACCAACAGGTCCGTTGACAATTCAAAATCAGAACAACACACAACAGTTTGATTTGTCGTATACGCCAACATTTACCACACAACATGGTGCTGTTTGGTCACTTACAACTGCGAACGGAGGTGCGGTAAGTAGTGATATCGCTCACCTTGAAGAAGATGAAGACCCTACTTTGGTCGATGTCAGACATTTGAAAGTTGGAACTGACGCAACAGGACAAACACTTTATTTAAAAGCAACAAACAGTTATAAAGACAGTGTTGTATCTAACACGGTTGCGGTTACCGTAAAATATGTCGGTGCAGGTAAAATCACGGTTAACCCCACATCACTTGATTCTGGATTTGGTGATGACAGAATTGATACCACTAATGGTGCGCCTTCTGTGACTGCGACTGATTTAAGGGGTAACTTGGCTTGGAAAGTATTAGAGGAAAATAGTTTTATAAGAACTGTGGAAATAACTAATGGTAGGGTATTGATATATTATACCGGTGTTAATACCGGCGCAGAAAGATATGCGACAATAAGGTTATATGATGATGCAGATGCTTCAACATATGCCGTTATCAATATAACACAAAGAGCATATGAAGCACCCTCAACGCCTAACACAGCAAAAATTCTTGGAATTGGTGGCGAAAGGAAGGATGATACGGACACATGGGTCTTAAGTCCTGAAGCACCACAACGAATAAGATTTGGTGTTGGTTTTACAAATAAGGATATTGTTAGTCAAACATTTAGTGATATAGTTGTTAATGTTACTGGAACTACAGAGGGTGGGTATCAGACATTTGTTAAAAATAATGTTTCTTTTGACCCAATATTAGTTCCACAAAGAGGATATAAATATAGAGTCTTTACTATAGATAATGTAGAGCCAACAGGTCCAACAAGTTATTACAAAATGACTATAAGTTGTCGTAGTATGAATGTATTGATTAATGATGAAGTAACAAATTGGAACGGTGATGATGACATGGATATAGAACCTGACCCTGATGTGCATTAATAATTAATAAAGAACAATACAATTAAAATGGAAATATTAATATCTGGTCTACTATTGGTTTTGGTTTATTTTCTTATAAAGGAAATGAAAAACAGTAATGTAATTAATTTGACTGCCACCGGAAATATTGAACAGAAAAATGAAAATAAAAAGGAAAAAACAGAATAATTATGCCGACATTGACACAAGATGGGGAAAATGGAAAATGGAAAATAACCACATTGTATCACGAATATAGTGAGAATGTGGCGATACCTGTGACATTGTATTATCCCACACATGGTGAGAATAGTGTCAGTTACACAATCTCACACACGAAAAACACTGAGAAACAAACCGATTGGGCAACACCTGTCGGTGAGGAAATTGATACCGATAAAATATCATTTGACTCAAATACCGTGCTGTCTGCTGATGGTACAAAGAAATATAAGATTACGGGTATAACATGGACACAAGAGGCGTACAGACCACCCACACCTGAACCGACATATACCTATGATGTTGTCTTAGGTAACACAGGTACTACTGCATTCGCTTGTAATGACGGTGTTTACTCACCGACAGACATTAGTCTTACCGCCACATATAACACATATGCTGACGGTGCGTTGGTACAATCAGCCTCAACAAATGTCACCAATTCAGCGACTTGGAGTAGCAACAACACAAGTGTTGCCACTGTCAGTAGAGGTAAAATAACACCGAAGGGTCAGGGTACGGCGAAGATAACGGCGAAATATAACGGTGTGACAAGTACACAATTTACAGTGTCTGTTCCCCAATGTGACGCACCTACACCTGAGCCAACAATTACACATGATGTGATTAACAGTATAACTAACATGTCTGCTGACACATGCGAAGACAGTGTGCAAATTACAGCCACATATAACACATATGAAAACGGTGCGTTGGTACAATCAGCCTCAACAGATGTCACTAATTCGGCGACTTGGAGTAGCAATAACACAAATGTGGCTACAGTGAATAAGGGTAATGTCAAGTACTATAATAAAACTACGGCAGGTAAAACAGTAACAATTACCGCTGGTTATAATGGTTATAGTGGAACAACTAAAATTTATGTTCCGGTGTGTGACTACGGAGAAATATGTGTTTGTGATAGTACACCAACAGATGTGAGGGTTAGTTTATCTGTACCTACAGACTCTCTATCGCGTTGGGTAAACTACACCGGTGGTACGCAACAATGTTTTGAAAGTCTTGATAATTATTTTCGTGTGGGTAAAAAACTTGACTGGCATGCGACTAAAATGGGTTATATTGAACAAAGTGGAAGTACTGTTATTGTAGATGGTAAAAACTGCATTACATTTAATTTGGAACCAGATGGTGATACATATGAGTTTGTTTCCGCTGTGTTAAAATATATTGATTATGATTTCTTGGCAAACGGTAGGGCATCCGCACGGGAAGAAAAATCTTGTGGTTATGGTTTAAAAATCATATATAAAAAAAATGGTGTTGAGGACGACACAATTGATAATTTCTCTGACTTAAAGATGACCGCAACCACCACAAATGGTGGCACATTCAGTAACACCGATTTTTGTGTTGGTGCGACAAATAGGGGAACCATACTTGGTAACGAACAGACTGTCTGTGAAATAACTAGATATTCATTTACCTTTATGGGTAGTGCGTTTACATCTGATATGAGTAGTGTTGGTTTTGACGGGGGCAAGACAAAACTCACGTTCACTCAAGAAGCTAACCAAGAAACGACTGAGACTGAAGATAGGAATTGTGAGACAAAAACTGAGAATAGTCAATGTGTGTGGACTATATCACCTTCAACAACAGGTACGACATTTACCACCGGTAACACGGCGTTTACTGTTGACATCAAATCACAAAAGAAATATGATGAGGTGGTGTATTGTGACAAATATGTTAAGTTAACATCCGGTGAATGGGTTCTTAAACAAGAAGGTGTTGAGAAAAGCAGGGAAACCAAAACAACAAATGTTGACCCTACATTTGTAAACAGTAGTAGTGCGAACATTGGTGTTGTGACAGGTACACCAACAACAAATTACACCCATAGGTATGTCATTACAAGCAAGAAACAGGGGCAAAATATTGACTTGGGTACGGTGACATTCTCACATCCTGAATGTACAGATGACACAAAGACATATACATTCAAGGATAATTCAATAATAACTGAGATTGTGTATCCAAAAATTGACACTGGCACAACCGGTGTCGGTGTCCATGTAGAAGATGAAAAAAGTTTTGGTATTAGGATTCCATATGTGTTTGATGGTACAGGTGCAACACCTGGTGTTATTTGGATGTATGAAATAATTAATGCAAAATTTCGTGTGAAATATAAAAATAATCTTGGCGAAGAAAATGAAGTACTTGATAACTGGCCAAATCCTATTTATGTTACCGGTAAAACCGATGAATTTGGTTTGGGTGTAACCAATGTGGGGTTATCAGATGGTGTTGGTAAATCTTGTGATAATTGTTATCAAGATGGTAATTGGGCAGGTCAAATAATAAATGTCTCAACTGAAAGTGGGGGTGAAACTACATATCTAACAGTTAGATTGCCTGATGCTTTTACTTTAGTTACGGGTGGAAGTGAGAATTTTCCTCAGTTAACATCTAAGAAAATAGTACAACCACACAAAATACCTGATTAATCTTTACTTTATAAATAAAACACATTATATTGAGAACAGATATAATCAATATAATGTGTTTTATTTTTATGGATGGTTCTGACAATGTATTATTAAAAAACTATTTTTGTGTTTACGGTGATGGAACACCTATCAACAGCATTAACAAGGTTTTTGTTGATGAAAAAAACAAAATTATACAACTAACGCTTGATTCTGATGTATCATGTTTTGATAATATACGGAAAAAATATAAGGAAATAAAAATTAAGTTGTTATCCCGTTTTGGTGAGGCTATATTTGACATTCACATTAAAAAACCCAAATATGTGGGAAAATTGCCTTTCAATTTGGGTTATGGAATGTTTGAGTTGGAATATGGTAACGGAAACTCATTGATGTTCACAATAGAATACAAATTCAAAAAAATAAAAATGGAAAGAGTAAAGTTTTAAAAAGAGATGTCAGTTTACATTATTACAGTTTTAGCCTTATGTGTATTGGTTGGGCTAATTGTTGGTTGGTCTTATTTGGCCAAAGAAAAAACAGAAACAAAATTTGTCGTGTTGCCACATGGTGTATATGTCAGTGAGACAACACCCACGGCGGTTGTGAGGGTAACATCACAAATGTTGACAAAAAAATACGGAAAAGTAATTAACACAAAAGCAATCAGGCCAGTTACAAGATTACTTTTTGATGATAATACAGTTTCCGTTACCTTACAAAAAGAGACCACTGACGGTATATTCACTTATTTGGTAGAATATAAGTCAGGTGATGGCTTTGATTTGAACGCCATTGAGTTCGTACAGCCGAACGGTAACGGTTTCAACCAAACATCTGTAAATGTTCATTATAGAAAAACGGAAACTGTGCCACAGGTGACATTCTCAATTGAGGAAATCACTCATGGGGAAAGTGACAGACAATGGGGAATAAAAATGGTTGTTCCTGAAGATATGCCAGACAAAGATTGGCAAGTTAATGGCCAATATAGTGTTCTGGAAAGGTTTGAGACAGGTGAGACTGAAAAAATATATGGAAAATTCATTGTCAACGGTTTTGGTAGGGATATGACAAAAGTAAATGTCGGTGGTATATGTGACCTGACATTTGATGGTGTTGATATGTTCTGGTCAAAGTCAAAGGAACTAATCGGAAAACTTGACAGGAGGGGAACCAAAATCACTTTTGGTGATACTGTTGTCATTTAATGGTTTTTTGTTCATGTATTAAAAAGAAAAGAGAGGTAATCACTTACCTCTCTTTTTATGTTTTTGTTGTTTAACCATGATAAAATCAATAAAAGATTTTACTGCTTTTGTTTTTTTGTTTTAAGGGCTTTTTTCTCCTCTTTTTCCTGTTTCTTTTTATCTTCCCATTGGGCTATTGATATTTGACCAAGGAGTGCGGTGTCAACCGCCGCTTTTTCGTACTTTTGATAGAAACCGACAGGAACATTAATCATAGGGCAACCAATATTGATTTTATCATGTTCACTATCATATGAAATTTGGTCCATTGCCATTCTAACAAACATGTACTTTGTTTTTTCATCAAATTGGTCAAAAATTTCTTGGAAAAATATCACGATTATCAAATCGCTACGGTTGCTAAGAAATTCAGCCATCTTGCTTGCTCTTGTCACTGATACAATTTCTTTTGCCTTAGGTACACAAATTGCCTCAAAATCCATGAAGTTTTCAAGATTTAGTTCTGCTGCCACTTCATGTACTAAATTCTGCATTTCATCATCTGCTTCGTAAAACTTTGCCATAATTATAAAATGTTTTTTATGTTTATTTTGTTAGTTTGTTCGTGTAAGTCAAGGATATGTCCGATTTTTAATTTAAGCCTTTTGTATTGGTTTTTGAATTTTCTCAGACATCTTGAGTAGTCCAATCCGTATTTTCTGTACGGTGTTAATGCTAAAATATAATTTTCTTTATTTTTTTCAAAGTCCTTAATTAGTTTTTCGAAAACCATGAGATAATCATTGGTTTGTGTGGCGTTAAGCACTTCATCACTACTAAGCGGTGAGTTTTCCAAACATGATTCCAAACCTTGTGCGATTGAATCCTGTTCATGGGAATCTGACAAATAAAACAAACAGGACAATCTTGTTTCAAATTTGTTTTTTGAGTTTCTGTATTTTAATGATGTTTTATATACATCAGTGGCATAACCATCATCCGATAATGCCTTTTGATATATGTGGGAAAACTCATGTGCCACGGAATCAAAGGTGTCATAGATTGGCTGGCCATTAACAAAAAAAAGATATAGATTTAAAACATGTGTTGTTTCATTGTATTCGTTTGTTTTGTTTTGGCTGTTTTTGGTTGAGACACAATCATTATTGTTTTTAAAATTATATAATGTTATAATCGGTTTAACCTGAACACCAAAAACAGTTAAGGGTATTGAAATTACCTGTTTACCGTATTTGTTGTTTATTAGTGCGGAAATACTGTTAATGAACTTTTTGGTTTCTTCCTGTACAACAGTGTTTCTGCTGTGTTCTTCCTGCATTAATTGTTTGGAAGATATTGACTCGTTGATTTGGTAGTCAAAGTATTTAAATCCCCTGAATCCGTTACATGGTATTGGTGTTTGAAGATAATGAAAAGGTCCGCTCCTTTGAATAAAAGTACCTTCCCATTCATTTCCAGTTGTCGTACAATCGAAACTACCTTGATAGTATCCGACAAATGTCTGCCAACCAATAATTTGACCGTTATAACATAAATACACCCTGTCACCGATGTTCAAATCTTTCGGTTTATTATGAATCTTAAAATTCATCACGTGTGACCAATCGGCAACCGCGTCAAGTTCTTTTTGATACTCTTCCCATTTTATTGTTTTGGGTATTGTTATGACGATGCCTCTTTTGTTTATTGACATTTGGTTTAATATTTAATATATTATTAATGTGGTACAAATATATATAAAAAAATGGCAAAAACAAAATATATTTTAGATAAGGATTTTCTTGAAAAGGAGGAATTGGAGGCAAAGGAAAGGGGTCTCACGATTTTTCAGTTAAGGCAGGTCAAGAAAACCATGGAAATGAGGAACAAGAGGCTTGAGGAGTACAGGAAAAAAAGAAAAAGGCAAACCGAACTAAAAAAAGAAAGGGAGAAAAAGAAAAAGGAGAAAGAAAAATTGAGAAAAAAGCAAAAACAGGAAGAACGTAGGGAAAAAGATAGGGAAAGAAAAGAAAGACTGAGACAAATAGAGAAAGAGAAAAAAGAAAAGTATTTGGCTGAGCATCCGATTGAGAAGCCCAAAAAGAAAAGACCTGTCGGAAGACCGAAAAAAAGAGGACCAAAGAAAAAATATAAGAGGAAACCCAAAAATTGGACACCACCTGAGAAAAAGAAAGTGTCTTGGAACTATAAGATTGTCATATGCAGGAATAATAGGCAAGTTGGTTATGTTGGGAAGTATATTGATGTGGAATCGGCATATAATAAGATGGATGAGTTGCTTGAAAACAGTAAAAAGGTCATTTATCCGATGAAAACGACACATAGCGACACTGTTGGGGACAACAAGTATGAATACCTTATATTGGAAAGAAAAAATGATGATAACGATGTGGTTTATTTAAGAAATGATATCGGAAAAATGGTTGAGCAAAAAACCGACAGTGAAAAATGGGTGATATACGACAAATTCAGTTTTGATGTTGAGGAGACATTTTGGGTTTGGGGTTACAACAATAAAAATGACAGGAAAACATTTATGTGGATATATGACAATATTCTCATGAAAAACATATCCATACAATATAGTATTGTGAGAATCCTGATTTATAAGAACAAGATTATATTCAAATATGATGATGACACAATGGACATCGTGTTTTGTAAGACAATATCAGACGCAATCAGGTTCTATAACCTCCTTCAAGATATGGTTAAAAAAAACAAGATAAGACAGGTTTTTTTCCTGGGACAATACAATGATATTACCGATAAAAGACGGAAACTTGAGAACGACATAATGGAATTGACAGGATGGCCAAAAAAGAAAATCCAAATGTCATCAACATCGGAACACATTAAAAACAAAAAAACTTGACTTTTCAAATAATAGACACTATTTTAAAATAAAGAGCGCAATGAGAAAAACAATTACAAAACTTAAATATTTGATTACTGTAATTTGTGGTAATTATATATACTACGATATATACTTACCTTATTTGCCATTGTTATTAGATGTTTTTTTCTGCTAAAAGATGATTTTTAACAAATCATCTTTTTTTTATTGTTCTTAAAAATTATTGGCGTTTTCATACTATTTATAAATGATTTTATGAATAATATCATTTAAGAAAAAAATATATATAACATGGCAGAAAAAAATAGGAAACAGGTCATAAACCTACACAGTGCTGATGATAAAATGCCAGTAAGTCAATTGTCTCTTGGTGAGATTGGTGTTGTTCACACCAACACAACTGATGCTAAATTATATGTTGAGACAAATGAGAACGCTCCGACATCAGGAACCTTGGCCACATTTATCACCGAAAACGCCATCAATAACAAAATATCAAGTGTATATAGCGTTATCGGTGATGTTGTTGACAATTTGATTAGTGTTGTGGAAGGTGATGAGGCAGTGACGGTGACTTTGACAGGTAAGGATGACCAAAATAGCGGCACAACTTTAAGTGTTAAGCATAAAACAGTAAGCGGACTTTCAGATGGTTTTGATAAAGTGAGTGTTGATGGTTTCGGCCATGTCACAGGAACAACTGCCGTGACAATAAATGACATAACAGGTCTTAGTGGGTTTAATGACGCTGTTACCACAGCCATGCAGACAAAGGTTGATGAGTTAAGCGGTGCCACAATAGCCGTTGAGAATAACATTAACCAAAATCTGTTTGGTGACGCTGAGTATGTTGAAAGTGCCAAGACAATTTGTTTCTACAACAAGTTAGGTGAGGTTATTGACACTATTGATGCCACTGATTTCATTAAGGACGGAATGGTTGATGGGGTTGCCATTGTGGACAATGGGGGCGTAAAATCTTTGGTTATTGATTTCAATACAGACTCAGGAAAACAAGATGTCAGTATTCCACTAACAGACTTTTTCGACCCAAGTTTATATTACACCAAAACTGAGATTAATACCCTTAGTGGTGAAATTGAGACTAAAATAGAATCTTTAAGCAGTGCCACGGAGACAATTGAGTCCAATCTTAACACATTGAGTGGTAGTGTTGAGGATTTAAGCGCAAGTACTGTGGCGATTGAAAACGACCTTAAAGCCTTAAGCGGTGCTGTTGAGACAAATTATTACACCAAAACCGAAATTGATGGAAAAGAACTTGTCATCAATGGCAAAATCACTGATTTGAGCGCAAGCACAAAATCAATCAATGACACACTTGCGGCACATACAAGTGACATTGATATTCATGTCACCGCAACAGAAAAGAGCACATGGAACGGAAAACAAGACGCTATATCTGACCTTGAGACAATAAGGAATAACGCCTCATCAGGCGCAAGCGCATATACGGATATGTTAACAGGTGTGACCATGAACGGCTCACCTGTCGCCAAAACCAATAAGGTCGCCAATATCGGAACAGTTGTCACTGGTATCACATTGAATGGGACAGCCCAAACAGTTACTGATGGTGCTGTGGAACTTACGGTCACAACTGACCATGCGAAACATAAGATTGATGTCACTAATGGCACACCGACACAAAACGACACAAATAGCATAACCTATGTTGAGACTTTGGCAGGTGCCGCCACAGCGACAGATGGTGAGAATCTTCCGCTTACGGCCACAAGAAAAACAATTGACAATGTTGTCACTGACGCGAATTATGTCCATACCGACAATAACTACACGACAGATGAGAAAACCAAATTGGGTACCATTGAGGCAAGCGCACAGACCAATGTCATTGAGACAGTTAAGGTTAATGGCACAACCCTTACGGTTACCGATAAGGCTGTTGATGTGACCGTTCCAACCAAGACAAGTGATTTGACAAATGACTCAGACTTTGTTTCTGACGCAAGTTATGTACATACTGATGCCAACTATACTGTGGCAGAAAAAGAAAAATTGGCAGGTATTGCTGAAGGTGCTGAGGTTAATGTGAACGCTGATTGGAACGCCACATCAGGTGACGCTCAAATTCTTAATAAACCGACAAATGTCAGTGTCTTTACTAATGACGCTGGTTATATTACTGACAACAACAACTATTTCGATGGTGCTGTCTATGACAGTACAAGTAAGAGAATTAACTTTAAACATGGTGATAATACAATAGCATATGTTGACGCGACTAATTTCATTAAGGATGGAATGGTTGACAGTGTGACAGTTGACACCGCCTCAGGTGGAACACATTCAGGTGAGACTTGTTTGATTATCACTTTTAATGAGGACGCAGGAGCAAAAGAGGATATTTATATTCCTTTAAGCGATATTTTTGACCCTAGTAACTATTATACCAAGACAGAGGTTGATGCCATAAGCGGACAACTCAACACCAAGATAGAGACTCTTAGTGGTAGTGTTGTTGAGTTAAGCGCAAGCACAGTTACTATTGAGTCTAACCTTAACACATTAAGCGGTAGTGTCGTTGAGTTAAGTGGTGTCACTCAGACAATAGAGACCAATCTTAACACATTAAGTGGTAGTGTTGAGTCTTTGAGTAGTGCCACTCAGACAATAGAGACCAATCTTAACACATTAAGTGGTAGTGTTGAGGATTTAAGCGCAAGCACTGTGGCAATTGAGTCTAATCTTGAAGCGTTAAGTGGTAGTGTTGTTGAGTTAAGTGCAAGCACAGTCACTATTGAGTCTAACCTTAACACATTGAGCGGTAGTGTTATTGAGCTAAGTGCAAGCACAGTTGCTATTGAGAGTGGTTTGACTGAGTTAAGCGGTAGTGTTATTGAAAACTACTACACCAAGGAGAAAATCAGTGAGAAAGAGCTTGTTGTGGCGGAATCACTTAATGATTTGAACAACAGGATTAAGGAAATTAGTGCTAAAACAAGTAATGACTATTATACTAAGTCAGAAATTGATACCATGGCTAACGACTACTTGTCCAAGGAAGAGATGAGTAGTAAGGAGGAAATTATCTCCGAATCGTTAAACGACCTTAATGACAGGATTATTGAACTTAGTGGACAAACGGTTGAGGTTGATTTGAGTAATTACTATACCAAGTCAGAAGTTGATAACAAAGATGATGAATTATATGAGGAAATTCGAAACATTGATTTATCTGATTACTATACCAAGTCAGAGTCTGATGCCACTTTCTTGTCAATATCCTCATATACTGAGGATGAGATGGCAATCTCAGCGGCATTCAATTACCTTAACGACAGGACAAACACGTTAAGTGCGGCCACTGATGACATATATGACAAGATTGACATTCTTAGTGGTAAGACAGTTGATTTGAGTGAGTATTATACCAAGTCAGAGGTGAACGCCATAAGCGGTACACTTGAGACTGAGATTACAGCGCACACATCTGACGCAACCGTGCATGTCACAACAGCGGAGAAAGAGGCTTGGAATGGTAAACAAAACAATATCTCTGACCTTGAGACAATAAGGAACAACGCATCATCAGGTGCAAGCGCATATGAAAGCATGTTGACAGGTATAACCGTGAACGGAACACCTGCGACTGTGACAAACAAAGTGGCCGCTATTTCCGCTGACACCAATGTCATTGAGACGGTTAAGGTTAACGGCACAGCCCTTACGGTTACCGACAAGGCTGTTGACATCACAGTGCCAAGTGTTGAACCTTACTTTGACGGTGCTGAATATAACAGTACTGATAAGAAGATTTATTTTAAACACGGTGCGACAATAATCACCTCAGCAACAATTGATGCCACTAATTTCATTAAAGATGGAATGGTCAGTAATGTTGAGATTAGTGGTGGTAATCTTGTTATCACATTCAACACTGACTCACAGAAAGAGAGTATTTCAATTCCTTTAACGAGTATATTTGACCCAAGCAACTATTACACAACTGGTCAGACATACAGTAAGACTGAGGTTGATGCCATAAGTGGACAACTCAACACCAAGATAGAGACCCTTAGTGGTAGTGTTGTTGATTTAAGCGCAAGCACTGTGGTGGTGAAGAATGACTTGGCTGCATTGAGTGGTGTTGTGGAGACAGATTACTATGACAAAGATGATATTGACGGATTGTTAGGTGATTTTGTTCCTGTCAGCGCATATGTGAAGGATGAGAAAGTTATTGCAGCCGCATTCAATGAGATTAACACAAGGGTTAATGAGTTAAGTGGTAACAGCAGCACATCAACAGATGCTATTACCGCATTACAGTCAAGTGTGAATAACAATACGGCAGATATCGTTGACTTGACTGATGACCTTAGTAATTTGAGTGCGTCCACTATGGCGATGGAGACCGCTGTCGGTAATGCCATAACCGCCATCACAATGAACGGCACGGCACAGACAAAAACTAATAATGCCGTTGATTTGGGTACTGTTCTCACACCAAGTGACATAATCACAAGTGAGGCCGCATTATCAGGTGTGTCCACAACAGGTAGTGTTGTTGATGCCACTGTTGTCAACAACATATTGGCAAATTTGATAGAGAGAACAGAATATGAGGATGACCTTTATGTGGTTGCCAAGGCGTTCAATGACCTTAATGACAGGCTTAACGCCATTGAGAGCAGATTGTCATCACTTGAAAATGATGTGAACGTTTTCCAAGGAGGTAATTACTAAAAAATATAAAAAAAATGTTTGTTTTTGAAACGAAAACACTATTTATGATAGGAAAAAAATTAATAATAAAAAGATAAAAACAACTAAAAATTATGGCAAAAAATGCTAGTGAATTAAAAAGAAAAGTCTTGCAAAATATAAGGACAACAAAAAGCGATGCTGAAATAAGTTCTATATTATCAGGAACCGTTGCGATGGGTGAAATCGCAGTACAACTTGGAAGTGGGGCTAATGAGGAGGAAAAAAGACGTAATACAGGTTTATGGACACTTGCACAAGATGGTAATACTGCGGTTAGATTCCCAAGCGTTGAAGAAGTGAACAATATGATTACTTCAGGTGCAAGTATTTCGGTTGACAATGTAATTGAAGCTGTTGGTTTACAAACAGAAGGAGATGACAAAGGTAAACTTCCTGTTAATTGGGTTAGTGGCACAAGTTACGTTTCTGCATCAACAAATGTGATTGATGCTATCAAAGACCTTGATGAAGCAATCAAAACAATTGATGATAGTATTGTTGATGAACTTGAAGTTACAGGCGTAACTGATAGTACTGACAAAGTTCTTGTTGACCTTAAACAACATGAGGGTTTAATTGGTACTGCAACCACAAAACATGTTGGTGAATTTACGCTTGCAGGTTATACAGGTGGTACTGATACTAAGATTGCTGCTGAGCAAACTCTTAATGCTGCTCTTGGTAACTTACAGGCTCAGATTGATGCTATGGATAAGACCGGTACAACTGAGGATGGTAAGGTTGTTACTTATGTTACTGAAGCTGATGGTAAAGTTTCTGAGAACAAAGAACTCTTAACCACTATCAAACTTAACGGTTATACAGGTACAACAGGTACAGTTACAGCAAATGATACTGTTGGTCAGGCTATTGATAAGATTGAGAAAGAAATTTTATCAGCAAAGACCGCAACAAGTGTTGCAAGTGCTGATGGTTCAATCACTGTAACAACTGCTGATACAGGTACTGATATTGCTGTTAATATCAAGTCAGGTGAAAAAGTCCTTGCAAAAGATGGTAATGCTGGTTTATATACTGACATTAAACTTGATAAGATAACCACAGGTGTTCCTGAATATGTTAAGGAAAGATACCAACTTACTGCAACTGATGGTACTAAACTTGGTGAATACATTGATGTTCCTAAGGACAGTCATATTGTAAGTATTGATTTTGTACAAAGTTCACAAACACTTGAATATAAGTACATTGATGCTTCAGGTGCTACACAGACAACTGACATTGACATGTCTGAACTTATCCTTGAAACTGAATTTGGAAGTGGTGTAACAGTTGAAAACCATGTTGCTCGTGGTGTTGTTGACCCAACTTCTGAAAAGTTCTTAACTGTTGATGGTGGTGGTTTCAAATTAAGTGGTGTTCAGGCTGCTATTGATGCTGCTAAGGCTTCTGGTAAGACTGAAATCAACACAACTGTTGGTGGTGATGCAACCAAGACACATATGGGTATCAGTGCAAGTACTGCTGCTGATGGTCACACTGTCTATGAGTTTGGCTTATATGATGTTGCAAGTGCTAAGGAACTTGCTAACTTAAGTGGTACTGTTCTTAACCTTGATGCAACCGTTACCGGTAAAACAGCTGATGACCACGTTGCTATCGAAATCGTTGAGACTGATGGTAAACTTACTTCAGTTACTCTTACAGGTACTGACATTGCAAGTGCAAGTGCTTTAACTGCTGAAATCGAAAGAGCAAAGGCTGCTGAGACTGAAATTGCGAATTTAGTCGGTATTACCGGTAATGAGGGTAGTAGGTCTTATGATGCAACAGGTAATTATCTTGGAACTGGTGATAATAAATCTGTTAAAGAAGATATTCAGACACTTGATAGTATTATAGGTTCTTATGATGATGGTACTACTGCAACTACTTATGATGTTACATTTAGCACCGGTAATACCGTAGCTAAGTCTATAAGTGATATCAAGAAAGCAATTGATGAGGCTAAGAGCGCATTAACATTAAGTGCAACTGATGATAAGTATATTAACACAGAAGTTATTTCCGCTGATACCGGTACCACTATTGGTATTAGTGCTGTAACAGGCAGTGTTGTTACTGCAACTTCTTCAAATAGTGCGTTGGTTGACTCTTGGGATGCCAAACAAAATTTAGTACATGAGTTGGTTGATAACACAAGAGAGGGTGTAAATGACTGGCATGTTACTAAAACTGCTGCTGCTGACGATAATAGTGGTGTTACTTATGATTTCACCAACCTTGTTGTTGACTGCGGTACATTCTAATAGAAATCCCTAAAACTTAAAATAAAAAAATCCTTGGGGTAACTCCTGAGGATTTTTTTTGTTTATTTTTGTTTTTTATTGTATTTTTGTAAAAAGATTTTTGTACTTAAGTGATTTTTGGCACGAAAATTGTAAGGTTAAACAAGCAAAAAAACTTTTAAACAAAATGGAAGATAAAATTAAAAAATATCTCAAAGAAAATTTGAAATTGTCTTGGGATTATCGTGATGGTAAGTATTATCTTGTGCTTACTGTTGGGGAAGAGAAGATAACTGAGGTTTGTTTTGGGGAGGGATATTGATTATGACAAAAGAAGAAATGATGAATGCTTATTACACAAATGGTGATAATGAGCGAAATTATGAAGAGGCACAGAAACGGATAAAGGAAGCAATGGTTGCGGGAGATAAATATGTTTTTCTTCCTGGTAAAAATAATGCTGATAATTTTGATTGGGTTGCAACACCTAAAACAATATCAAGGCTAAAGGAAGATGGTTTTGACATTGATAAAATTTGGGACCCATATGAATATTGGTCTGTTGAATGGGGATTTTAATTTTTAAATCAAGATAATTATGACAAGAGAAGAAGCGATACAAACAATTTGTAACATTTATCAAACAGATAAAGAAAGATTAGCATTGGAGTTTCTTATTCCTGAACTTAAAACGTATAAGGAAGATATTATAAAAAGAGACATTGCATATGCTATTAAGTGTTGTTACGATGATGAAAAGGCACAACCCATGTTTGATTGGCTCAAAAAGCAGAAAGAGCAGAAACCGACTATCTCTGACGATGCAATTAGGGAGGGCGTTGCTCATTTCGGCATCACACAATATCAGATAGATAATTGGCTAAAAAAACACATCAATGTCATGGAGCAGAAACCTACAGAATGGGGTGAGGAGGATAAAGATTTATTGCTGAGCACTAAATGCATAATTGATGAAGTATGGCACTCTGAAAATACTTTTGGTTATTCAAAAGAAGAGTTAGAAGAAATTTGGAATTGGCTTAATGTGGCTTGGACTAGATTAGAATATCCGAAAGAAAATGATGAGTGGAGTGAGGATGACCTAAACAGGATTAGAAATCTTATTTTCCTTGTTGAAAACAGTAACGAAGGTAGTGAAACAAAGAAAAATTTTGTAAAATTTCTTCAACGTTTATATATAAAGTCACAAATAAAAAAAATATAACTATGGCAAAAGAGAAAAAATTTTATGGTGTTAAGGAACTTGATGGTATGATTTGGAAAACCGAATTGGATGCCAAAGCAGTAAAAGCGATATTTCACGAAGGTGCTGGTTGTGAAATGGGTACGGATGAAATCGTGATAGAATTCAACAATTATACAACGATTACCGTGGACAGAATAATTTGTGAATAACATAACTGTATGGATGATATAGAACAACAAATACTCGACTTGCTAAACCGCAATTACAGCAATATTACATTTGATACTCGCCTATACGAATTATTTTGTAAGCAGGATGAGGCTGTCAAGCAATACATCAAGGTAGGAAGAAAGTTTTGGCATTATGACGGTGAAAAAATGGCATGGAGAAAATTAACTGTCACATATGTTAGGTCTAATGTCATGTTTTTTACTTTTGATGATGAGCCTGATGTGGAACATGCTTGGTTTATGGGTAGTATGAATTGTTTGATGATGCATGTTGCGGAAATATACCCGTATGAGATTGGGAATATCCTTTCTGAGTGGTATCCTGAGACAGCAAACGATTTTCCTGACATTTGCAAGCAATGCAAGTGGGATGACTGTGATGGGGAAATAACAGTGGAAGTAATTTGGGAAAAATAAAATTAGGGGCAACTGTTCATTTTGGCACGTTTTTTGTAGATAGTGAACTACCAATAAATTAAAAACTAAGAAAATTATGGAGAAAAAGTTTTATCCGGTATTTAGTGTGGACATTTGTTTCACCGGTTATGCGATGCACTATGTTCTTATTGGTGCGGAGAGTGTGGAAGATTTGATTGCCCATATTCATGACATTCTAACAGATAATGACCTTGATTATGGTACTGTAAGTGTTGATGAACTTGCTTATGAGACTTCTAGGTTTGAAGAAGTAAAGAATATGTACACTGATAAACCTTATGTTGTTCTTGACAGATATTCTTATTATGAATAATAAAAATTTAAAAGATAAGGATTTATGAATAATAAAAATTTAAAAGATAAGGATGTTAAAGTTGGATTGAGAATTAAATTCGCAATGCCAACAAAGTGGTGTCAGGTCGTTGACAGTTCCCCATTTATTTGGTTTAAAGGGAGAATTATTGAGCATCACAATGAAATGATTATAGTATGTGGTAAAAATAGGAAACACAAGATGTATCTTGATAGAATAATGTGCTTTTCCAAAAACGGAGAATATCATAGAATAAAAAAACAAAAATGATGGAAGAAGATTATGTAAGTTTTGAGATAGCCAAACTCTTGAAAGAGAAAGGATTTAAACGTTGGTGGTGTTATAAGAGTTATGGTACCGCGGTATATTATAAAGGTGTACCTTTAAGTGTTGATGAAGAATATGACCTAATATCAAAAGGTCATAAGAATGAAATTGAATACGTTGAAGGTGGGTATCTTTATGATTTCGGTAGTAACAATAATGATGATGACACGAAGGCATGGGCTGCTCCTACTCTTCAAAGGGCGATGAAATGGCTGAGGGAAATACATCATTACTATATTCAAGTAATGCTTGATTCTTGGGCTTGTGGAGGACATACAGGTTACTATGTTGTAATTCAAAGAACTGACAATGATTTTGAAATGATGCTACAAGATGCTGTTGATGAGGTTTTTTATCAAACTTATGAGGAAGCCTGTGAAGCGGCAATTAGATATTGTTTAGAAAATTTGATTTGACTATGATTGAAGAAGATTACGTTTCTTTCGAAACAGCCAAACTCCTTAAAGAAAAGGGGTTTGACATAATGGGTTATGCCTCAATAAAAGTATTTGGTGGAAACACATATGAAGTAAACGAGGAATGGATAACTCCTACAGAAGACACTATAATTCCAACTCTCCAGATGGCAATGAAGTGGTTGAGGGAAATGCATCATATTGTCATTACGACAAATTATGCAAATATTTGTGGACTTGGATTTACATATGTCGCATCTGTTATTAAGATAAATGACAATCATGAAATAGAAGAAGGCCCTGGTTTGAATGCTTGCATGTACGGTGCTTCTTATGAGGAAGCTTGTGAAGCAGCGATTAGATATTGTTTAGAAAATTTGATTTAAAATATGTGTGATATTGAATTTCCGCATTTTGGCGCATCATATCCTGATGCCCATTGCATAGATGGTTATCTGTATGACATGGATTCTTATGAAAATGGTTTCTACACCATTGGTGGTGATGACCCATGTCCTTTTTGTAATACAGAGGAATGGTTAAAAGATGTTCTTGATGACGAAATCTTTGAGACAAAGGAAGAAGCACTTGAATGGGTAGAGAAAATGAGAAAAAAATATGAGTAATTGTCACAAAAATGATTAGTTTGGCATGAACTTTGTATGTATAGAAAAGTGTTATTTAAAAATAATGTGGAAACATGGTTACGGAAAAGCGATTAATATCTGTGTATAATAAGGTTCTTGAATATGAAAACAAATTATCAGGCGCATTGGGTGAACTTGGAAAACTTGTAAGTTCAATTTATGACGAGGAGATAACAGCAGACCTTTGTAACGATGGTGAGATAGAATTTCGCAAACTTTTTAGTCGTGATGAAGATAAAATTGCTATTCGAATTGAAGATGTTATTGCAAAATTGAAGAAAATTGATTAGTTTAGCACGGATTTTGTAAGTATGGAAAGTGTTTACAAAAAAAATATAAATTATGACAATTAAAGACATTTTGGAACTTGGTTTTGGTATTGATTTTAATACCCTATCTTTCAATCTCATCAAAGATGATTTTGATAGTAAAACAACTGTAAACGATGTTAAGAACATGTTGGAAAACTACCCAATCACTATTTCTAAAGAGTACTTCAGTAAAGAGGACGAGGCTTTTGTTGATGAGGTGTTTGACCCTAATGATTTTATGATTGAAGATATGCTTGTACAACTATTTATTAGTGATGAAGATGAACTAAGTGATGAAGATGAACTAATCGACTGTTAAAATTTGGAATATTAATAATTATTTTGTATATTTGTAAAAAAGATACTATTTATATATAAACATAGTATTTTTATAGAGGTGAAGGACTATAAAAATAAGAATTATGGAAATCTAACGGATTGCAGTTATAGTATCCCTCCTTCACATTATGGTACTGACTGTTTTCCGTTTTTTTTTTATTGAAATTATTATACTAAAAATGTTAAACAAAAATGAAAACATTTAATAACCCAAACATCAAAGTTCCGCAGGGATTTGAACTCTTCTTCAACACTCTTACGGGTAATTGGGCACTCCGCCCCGTGAAGGGTTATTCTACCATCTACTATAAGAAGGATACATTTGTTCCGAAGAAGAAAGAAGAAGGGGCGAAAATCTTTTCCGAAGAAGAAGTAGAGGAGAAGAGCACAAGGAACTCCAATCTTACAAAGGCAAAGAAAGCAAAGAATGACGAATTTTACACTCGTCTTGCCGACATCGTGGATGAACTCAAACATTATGAAGAACACTTTAAGGGTAAAGTAATCTATTGCCCTTGCGACAAGTTGTTCAATGAGGGACAGAGCAATTTCGGCAGGTATTTTATCTGCAAGTTTCATAAACTTGGGGTTAAGAAACTTATCTGTACCCAATGGAATCCCAATGGTGTCGGTGTGGTAAAGGAGTACGATTTTGAGAAGTGCGGAATCAAGTGGGAATACAACGGAGAGAAAGAGGATAGTGAATATGTTGATGAAAGCGACATTGATACCTATTTCCTCAAGGGCAACGGCTCGTTTGATAGCGACGAGTGCAAGGAGATTATGAGGAACTGCGACATCGTAGTAACGAATCCTCCGTTCAGTCTGTTCCGTCAGTTTGTGGAACAGATTATGACGATGGGTAAGAAATTCATCATTGTCGGCAACCACTCCGCAATCACCTATAAGGAGATTTTCCCTTACCTTAAAGACAATAAGATGTGGCTCGGCTACAAACCTCTCGGTGGAGAAATGTATTTCCACATTACTGACGAGTACAAGGAAGAAATCGTCAAGACGAAGAAAGAAGGAACTGGTTGGGTAGAGATTGGCGGAGAAGTTATGGCGAGGGTTACACAAGCTTGTTGGTTTACCAACCTTGAGCATAGCAAAAGAAGGGCGTTCATCGGCCTGACAAAGAAGTACAACCCTACTGACTATCCTAAATACGATAACTATGATGCTATTGAGGTTGGCAGGGTTGAGGATATTCCGAAGGACTATGATGGGGTGATAGGTGTTCCTATTACTTATTTTGGCAAACACAATCCCAATCAATTTGAAGTCATTGGAATTACCGAAAAGTCTGAAGATATGAAGTCTCTATATATAGAAGGTAACGAAAAATATGATAGGCCATATCTAAATGGCAAAAGAATGACTGCAAGGCTTCTCATTCGTAAGGTCAAAGAACTCCCTACAGAGGAAAAAGTAAAACCTCTGATGGAATCATAAAATTTGGTACGATAATTGCAATATACTTTATCAATATTAACAATTAAAATTTATTATTATGACAAAGAGAAGAAAAAACATTGGTTTTTATGTTTATGAAGATTTTAACACTGATTCCGTTGCTATTGAAGATAGGAATGACATTACCCTTGAGGAACTTGCAGAAGGGTACATTGACAATTCCGAAAACATTGAAGGAGGCGTTTTTGCGTGGAATGGCAAACTCAATATTCGTCCGAAATTTCAAAGAGCTTATGTTGTTGAAAATAATGAGGTGTGGAAGGCAGCTCTTGCGAGGAGTGTTGTTAACGGTCAACCAATAGGTACAATCTATTTTGGTGAAACTGAAGAGGGTAAAAAGTATATCAATATTGATGGCCAACAGAGGCTTATGACCCTTCTATCATTCATTAACGGTCAAGATACCATTAAAATGTTTGATGGAACAAAAGATAAAGATGTGATGTTTGAAGAACTTTCTGATAAAATGCAGAGAAGGTTTAAACTGTATCGACCGTCTATCAAGATTTGTAGAGGTACAGAAAAAGCACTCCTAGAGTGGTTCAAGACTATCAATCAACCCACAACTGTTCTTACCCCACAAGAACTGCGTAATGCTGCTTTCAATGGAATGTGGTGTGAACATATCAAGATGTATTTCTCAAAAGTCAAGGCATCTGCAACTGCAACTGAATATAATGCAGATTTTCTCTATAAGGGTGGCGAATATTTTTATGGTGATTTTTCCCTCCCTCTTGACCCTACAAGACAGGATGTTCTTGAAATGGCACTCGATTGGGCATCTATGCAAGTATTCGGTGTTAATGCTGACCTTACAAAAGATGAACGAATTGAGTCTTATATGGCTATGTATGCGAACCCTGAAATATCTGTAAATGTTGAAGATAATGGAACTGACCTCGTTAATCGTTATAAGGCGGTTATAGATTGGGCAAGAAAGATGTTTTGTTCTGAGTATCTTGACCAAAAATGTGCAAAGAACGTTGAATGGGGTCGTCTTTATGCAACATATGGTGAAAATGAATATGACATCGTGAAACTCAATGCTGATGTTGACAAATATATTATGGATGAGGAAGTTACTGCTAACTCAGCTGTTTTTGAGTATGCATTGATGGGCTGCCCTATAGAGAAGCGCAGTATGCTTGTTCTCCGTTCTTTCAAAGTACCCGAAAAGATGAAGATGTATAAGATGCAGGGCGGAATTGACCCCATTGATGGTTGTAAATATAAATTTGAAGATATGGATGCACATCACATTGTTGCGTGGGAAAATGGGGGTAAAACTGAAATTTCAAACGGCGTAATGATTTCCAAAACCAACCACAAGAAGGTTCTTCATGCAGAACTGACATATAATGCTGAACAGATTCGTCAGAAACGAGATGAACTTATTGAAAGGATAAAATCCACCAAAAATTAAAAACAATAAAGCATATGAAAGAAGAACAAAGAAGAAGAATTGCAAGAGAATATCTTGAAAAAAATTTTGGTAAGTATGGTGTAAGATTTTACTCTTTTAATGATGTCACACTGCCTATTAGTAAACCACCATTTGAACTTTGGAAATGTTATGAATCAATGGAACCAGGTTCTTGGGAATCAAGGGCATTTCGTGTTATTGACGCTCCTTATATATCAAATTCAAGTAATCCTGTTATAATTGTTTCTGACAACAAAGAAGAGTTGTTTGAAATCGCTAAAATCGTTATTTCCGAAGAAAGATGGGAAACGGGTTCACCTGAATTTGATAGATTTAAAAACTACTATGTTATGTTTGATTAAAAATATTACTATTTAATAATAAAAGCCGTAGATGTTTATTCTACGGCTTTATTTTTAAAAGGGACTCTACAAATGCTATATATTATTTTGGGGAAAACAGTATACTCGTTTACACCTAGTTATCCTGTTTAGCAATAAAAGCGAACCTATAACAATTGGCACCTTTGTGATTGATGTCGTTTTTCTCATAGAAAGAAGGTGATGTGCCTTCCATTGGAACGCAGAAGTCACCTGCTGTAAGTCCATTATACAACTCACAAGTTCCGCCTTTAACAAAGTTTCTCTCAAATGCTTTCACATCAGCGATGTCCTCATCGTCAAGACCGCTGTAATCACCGTTGACAAGTGCGTTTAATGCCCACTCAGGGACAATGACATCATAATAGTTTTCACCGAATTTTGAAAGTTCCTCATCTGAGATGTTATCAAATTGGTTTCCACTAAGGAAATCCTCATTAATCACCTCAGTGAGACATTCCTTGATAAGCGAGTTAAGTTTAGACTCAGACACCCTGATTTTAGACTCATTAAAGTAACCGTCAGAGGGTTGGAAATTTCCGTATTGTTCTTGGTATTCCCTGTTCAATTTGTCGGCATATTTCCAAGCGATTTCCTCGTTGTTTGTTGTTTTGATGATATCAAAATCGTCTATGGTATAGGATTTGTTCTCAATATATCTGCCGTTAGCGTCAAACATATCAGATGACAAGACATTATAAGTGCCACCGTCATCCACCACATAATATCTCACTAAAGATTCTTTTAGGATTTTTTTGACGGATTCCATTACCATATATTGTATATCGTTTTCAGTGAACTTTGCCATACTAGTTACCCATTAAATAAACATTTATTTGTGACGCGTAGATTTGCATTTGTTTGATAACATCCCTTGATGTTGGTGTTATCCCATCTTCATTGGTTTTGAAAATCACACCCAAACAAGCGGTTGGCAAACCGTTTTTACCATGCATGACAAACATACCCATGTAGGCGACATCCTCATTTTTAAGCCTGTAATACAGTTCAGGGTCACTTTCCATACAGTCCTCAATAGGACCGAACCAATAACCGTGTTCTATGACATATGATGCCCATGGGTATCTTGATAGTCTGAAATTCTTATATTCGGACTCAATATAGTCATATCTGTTTCTTGGGTCCATATAAGTAAGGTCTGCATATAAAAACGGAAGATTGTTAAGGTTTGTGCCACCATTGTGTGCCTCAAGAATATATGCCCTGTCAGCGTTGACTGATGTCCTGAAATCAGCAAGAAGAACACGTATATGTGGGTCTGCCTCCAATCTTTGTTTTATTCCTTCCTCGTGTTTTTCGATATTGTACTCTTGGAATTTCTCAAAAACAACGCCAGGATTAAGAACGAAAAAACCTATACAAGCGGCCACAAACATTATGAGTAATGTTGAGAATGTGCCTTTCAAACCATGTTTGTCAATAAAACCCCTGAAGCTTCTCATGTTACCAATTTGCTCGTCCATTTGCTCATTGGTGGTTTTCATTTTGTTATAAATCTCTTCCATATTTCTTAACTATTAATGCTTGTATACCAATTATTGTTAAAATAAGGGCTACCAACACTATTATGCCCAAAACAGGTTTAGCACTTATAAGCATACCCACCAAGAAAAACAACGTGAAAATAATGCCAAGTGTCGCCACACAGATTAAAAGGTTTCTCAAAAACTTTTTCCAACCGATACCTTTAAAAAAACCAACCAAAAATTTAAAAAATCTCTTCATATTACATCAGTTTTCTAATTTTATTTAAAGTTTCTTGGAATTTCTCATCATTTTCGTTTAATCTTCCAGAAACACTTGTTTTTGTGTCTTTCACCTGATAAGACATAAGTTCTTTCATTCTGTTGAACTCATTGTTTGTCTGTGTCTTGTTTTCATGCAGAAGGACATTCGCTTTGTTGTTTTTCCACTCAACAAGATATATGTTACCGTCCATATCCTTCATTTTGAACTTAAGGCCATTAACTTTAAAGTCATCAGGAATTTTGTCAATCATATGGTTTTCGGTGATAAATTTTGTCCTTTTATAGAAGACGGTTTTGATGTTCTCATTTATTGGCTTGTTAGCCTCCACCTCAATTGATTTAAGGTGGTTCATCATCTGTCTCATGTTAAAACCCTCTTTACTTTCGTACATGTTGTCCCTATCAAATGTCTCATCAGGAAGTTCTCTTGCCTGTAAACCTGATTTTCTGAAGTCTTTCATGTTTTTCTGCATTTCCTCACCTGATTTTTTAAGACCCTGATAAATGTTCTCACCGTCAGAGTAGTCATTGGATTTTTCAAGACCGTTGTTCATTTCCTGTTCAGATGTATAACCTTTAACTTGCGCGTGTACTCTTTTTTTGTACTCAGGCGTGACATTTTCAGGTTCATAGTCCAAAGTGGTCTTGTTCTCATCCTGTTTTTCGTATTTCGGTTTCTTTTCCAAAACCTCATCAGCCAAACCACCGTCAAAGTCCTTGGCTCTCTTTTCTGACTCTTTGTAAGCCTTACCGTTGATTTCCTTATCTTTTTCTTCAACACCTTGTCCAAGTTTTGCCTTGAACTCGTTTGAACTTTCCCTGATAAGTTTATTCATCTCACTTTTAGTATAAGTCATTTCCATTTTATTACATTTTTATTAGTTATTTTCGCTATTAAGGTAATTTACCGCTTCCTGGTGATTATATGTTAACACCAATGTGTCATCATCATATTTACCATCTATTGTTCCGAACACACTGTATGTGCCGTATTTGTCTTTGGCTGCGGCTTCTATTGCCAAGTCTTCAGCATCGCTTGATGTTTGTCTTTGTTTGTCCAAATCCGTTACTGTATCAACACTGAAAGACCCAATCAAAGAGCCATCAGAGTCATTGATGACGACATATGAATCAAATTCTTCGTTCTCAATCCTTCTCTGTCTCTCATCAACAGGGTTTTCTTCTTCCTCCTCATCGTCCCATTCGTCACCGTCATAGTCATAATCACCGTTGGGTAATCTTCTGTAAATGGGTTTTCTTAGTTCCTTAAGAATCTTCTTAACAGATTCGTTAACCATATATTGTATGTCTTCAACTGTCAGTTTCATTTTTACCAAGGTATATTTCTTCTCCAATTATTATATGTTCCGCTATTTAGTTCCATTCCCCTGTAAAGTTGTTGCATTTCCAATTCCAACAATTTTTTCTTATCTGGTTTGTCTGAGTTTCTTTCCTCTTCCATTTTTTCATGGATTTTCGACAAATCTTTTAAAACATCAGGGTTAAAATCACCATAGTTATTCATTTTCAATACTTTTTTTAATCATGTTCTTATGGTCATACGCAGGGTCTTTTTTCCTTTTGAGAGGCGGTGCGTCATATCCAAAATCACCGAAGGCCGTATCCATCTCAACCGCTTCTTTCAGTTTGTCAACTTGCTCTTGCGTTAAATAAACCGTTTTTCTTTTTATGGGTTTACCAAAGAGAGGTTGTACAAAAGCACCTGAGGCATCAGCGGATGTGGCACCACCACCATCCTCTTCTGTCATCATGTCCTCTTGTTGTACGGGCATAATGTCTTTTTTATATTTAATATCAGACAAATCATTGAACGCTTTTTTCAAAGTTGACTTCATTTCTTTTTTGTTATCCCATTGATTCAACCAGTCATTGTTGTGGTACAATCCTTTTAACTGTTCTTTCGCAAAATCAATTGCCTGACTACACTCATCACTAAAAATCAGTTCATCTTCCTTATATTTCGTAATAAAATCAATTAATACACCCAGTTTAGCCCAAATATTATTAGCGTCCTGTTCTTGTTGTATGTCAGCCATCATTTTTTTGAGACTTTCAATGCCAAAAGCACTTTGGTAATCAAGTGCGGAGTCATTTTGTAATATTCCTGTTCCCCACGCTCCTTCCGTTATAGGTTCTGTTGACACCGTTAAATCATAGACATCATCAAGTGTGTCAATATTAGTCTTGTCAATATAAACATTATTGTTTTTGGATAGTTTCTTTATGTCTTTTCCGATTTTGATAAGTTCATCTGACAACCCCCAACCGTTTTTTCCAAACTCATAGGTAATTTTATTGTTGTTTGTTTTTTTTATGATTTTTGAGTCAAGAGTGTTGGCGTTCATCTCATTTAAAGTGTTACCGTCAATAATATGTGATTCGAAAGCGTTAATGTAAAGGTTTCTCATCTTTTTCATATAATCTTTCCTTGGTAACTTGTATTTGATGACAAATCTGTCTTTGGGTTTAACGCCGTTGTTAATATCTTCCTCTGACAGTTTCTGAGGTCTGATTTTCTCAGTTCTGATAAGAACCGCGCTTGTCTCATCGGATGGGTCTGTTCTTTTAAGTAACAAAGACAACGCCTTGGGGGAATCAATGTTGTGTTTTGTGAGATATGAGTCAACCTTGGCTGTTTTGGGGTCAGTCAAGAGTTGTTTGATATACGATTCCATATGTGATATGAAACCGTATCTTGTCATCTCGTCCTCAGGATAATATGTCTCTATTAACAACTTTTCCATAATTAAATATTATTGTTCCAAGTTTGACTTCTTTGCCACAATGTCTTGAATAGGTTCTCAACTGATTTGGCGACAATTTTCTTAATCTCTTTTTCAATGTCCTTATCTTTTTTGACAGCATCAAGAGTGATGTCTTTGACTTCTTTTTTAAATTCCCTGTTTTTAAGGATGTCATCAACACCAGATTCATTTATGATACCCTCAGATACCAATCTTTTTGCCATTGATTCAGATATTATTATTTTTTTTGCCATAAAACAATATATTTTTACTATGATAAATAGTCCAATGGTTTGAAAAAGAACATAAAATAGTTGTTTTTTTGAGTTTTATTTTGTATTTTTGCTAAAAATAAAATGCCTTTGGCATGTTTTTTGTAAATAAAAACAGCAAAAAATATAAAACATGAAAAATTTGTTTAAAATATCGGAAGGTAGTAATCCTAACTATCTGGCAACCATTTGCCGTATTGGTGAAACGTTCCCTATTGAGGGTGCTGACAGACTTCTCAGAACCACTGTTAACGGTGCTGACATTGTTATTGGTAACACAATGAAAACCAATGATATTGTGGTTTATGTACCTGTGGAAAGCGCGCTTTCTGAAAAGTTTTTGTCGGCCAACAATCTTTATGAGATTGGTGAATGGGAGAAAAATGCTAACGCTCCTGAAATTGGTATTATGATGGCGAAATACAATGACCTCAAAAACACCGGAAAAACCGATGAGGCTGACGAACTTTACAAGGAAATTAAGTCACAAGTCGGTTACTTTAACAAAAGGAACAGGGTAAGGATTATCACTCTTAGGGGTTGTGTTTCCAACGGTTTTATCGCAGGTGTTAACTCACTTGTCAACTATAATCCTGACCTTGCTGATGTTAATTGGGAGGAAATGGTTGGAACCTCATTTAATTATATTGGTGATGATGAATTTTGTAAAAAGTATATTCCACCAATTAAGACTTCTGAACAGAATACAGGACAGAAAGGTTTTAATAAGAGGATGAAGAAAATTAAGAGGTTTGATAAACTGGTCGAAGGTCAATTCACCTATCATTATGACACACAGCGTATTGATTCAACCAATATTAAGGGATTGCTTTCACCGGAGGATATTGTTACCATAACAGTCAAGGTCCATGGAACATCAGTAATTTTGTCCAATATTCTTGTTAATAAAAAACTTACTTTTTTTGAAAGAGTTAAGAAGTTTTTCGGTATGAATGTAAAAACAACTGAATATGGTAACATTTATTCAAGTAGGTCTGTAATTAAGAACAGATATATAACAGGTAAGGACAGTAATGATTTCTACGGTGTTGATATTTGGGGTTGTGTGAACAGGGATTTTTCACCTTATCTTTCAGAGGGTATGACTGTGTATGGTGAGATTGCAGGTTATCTTGAAGGGTCGGACAAGATGATACAGAAACGTCATGACTATGGTTGTGAGGTTGGACATTGGAAGTTTATGCCTTATCGTATAACTGAGACGGATGCCAATGGTAATGTTAAGGAATGGAATGTGCTTGATGTTGACAAGTGGACAAGAAACCTTGTTGCCGAACACCCTGAACTTAGTGACAAGGTTCTTAATCTTGAAGTGCTTTACCACGGTAAACTTTGTGATTTGTATCCTGACATTGTGGTTGACGACATGTGGTACGACAATTTCCTTACAAGACTGCACAACGATGACAATTTCTATATGGAGCAAAAAGAGCCTATGTGTCATTTGTATGAAAAGGAAGCACTTGCGGCTAAGGCTGTTCTTGACAATGCCAAAAAGAAAGGCGAAAGTAAGAAAGTGATTTCAAAATTGACCAAGGACTATGAGAAATATGAGTCAATGAGGGCACCAAGAGAGGGTGTTGTCATTAGGATTGATGATGACCCTAAGTCTGAGGCTTTTAAAGTTAAAACTAATCTCCACTACGGATTAGTTGAATGTGCACAACATGATGCAGGTGAAGTTGATATTGAGGAGACAGCGTAATGAAGAGAATAGTTAAATATACCGCAGTTGACCCTTATTATAGTGACCAAACATTGACTTATATTGGTTCGAACGCCGAAGAAATTGATAATATTCAATTTGAAACCGAAAAACACATGGCAAGGGAACATTGTAGTTTGTCAATGATATATAAATTAGAAATAATTTTTGACAATTCTGAAATTTTCTGTCATGATTTTTGAATGTACTAAAAATAACAATAAAAACTAATAAAACTAAAACAATAAAAACTAATAAAAGCAATGCGACAAAAACTAATACTTACAGATGAGCATATCAAATTAATCAAGGCGATTAAATTTGATGAGTTTGACATGGGTGAGAATTTTAACACTGAGTTCATCACCAATTCAATAGAAGAGATTGAGTCCACACCTGAAAACATGAAAAAGTATGGTCAGTTAAGAGACCAACTGATTAGGGCAAGGGACAAGATGAAAACCATATCTGATTTGAAGGAGTGTCATGCGTGGGGTGTTGACCAATGGAACCTTTTTGGTGGTACATATGTCATGGAAGATGTGGCTATGATTCTTGGACATTATGAGGATTTTATTGAAGGCACAGAGGAAAGTCCCATGGGCAAGCAATATCCCAAGGAATTGGAAGACCACTGGTGGGAGTTATATCTTTATATTGTTGCCAACATGAAAAACATATTGTCTTTAATATTGGAATATGTTAATAAGGGTGGTTTGACACCAGGTGAGTATGTGTTTGACAATAAAAGTTATTCTTGGAAAAAAGTGGTGAACTAACATGATATTACTGATAATTTTAATTGTTTTTGCTTTGTTTTGCCTTTGGGGGCTAATCAAAGTGTGTAAAGATAATGACGGTGCTATACCTTTTTTAATGTATTTTTGTATTATCTCTTTTTTCGTTTTTGGTTTTACAATTAATGGTTTGACCAATAATAATTCGGAACTAACATCTTTTAGGTTAGAATATAAAAAAGTGGAATATCTGATTCAAACATATGACAAGGAAAAAGACGAAAAGGGAGACATTTTGTTTGATATTAAAAAACATGTTGATAATATCAACAGAAGGATAACACAAGAACAAAAAGGACTAAATAGAGTATTGGTAAAAGAGATGTATGTTAAAGAAATCGCTGAGACAGAACCAATAAAGTTTGATTTTAATAATTTAATAAAAGAAGATAAACATGAGTGAAATTTGTGGAAGTGAAAAAATTGAGGGAAAATGCCCTAATGCTGAATCCCATTTGAAGAAAATGTGTATTAACTGTATTTCATGTGATTGCACAAGTGAAGGTGAACATTTCTGTGCTAACGAACAGAATTTAAGTGATGCTGTTGAAAAACTTAAAGCGAATGTTCCACCTGGTTATGCAATAGAAAATGTTGAACTTAAACCACTTGCGCTGAAAGACATCACAAAAAAATGTAAGAGGTGGTCAATAGACAAGCAAAAAGTTTTGGATGAGTTTGATGCGCTGGTATAGTTTTTGCGGTAGTTTAATTGTTATATCTCTATTTTTCCCTAATAATTATCATTGGATAAGGGAAAGTCAAAATCCTTATGGTAAAATTGTTTATACGATTGACCGTAATTTTATTAGAAAAGGTGAAACAATTTGGGGAAAAATAGAGTATAATATAGACGGAAAATATATTAGAGAGGGACAGACTTCTTACGGTAAAATTTTATATAATATAGATGGAAAATATATTAGAAAGGGTCAAAACCCTTATGGTAAAATTTTATATAATATAGATGGAAATTACATCAGAGAAGGCCAAACCTCTTATGGCAAAATTTTGTTTAATTTAAGTAAATAATTTTTTAAATTTTTATATATGGACATTAAGACTATTAAAGGGAATCTTATTGAGAGGAGTGACACACTTGCAAGGTATTTTAGGGAAATCAATAAATATCCCGTACTTTCAGCGGAGGAGGAGTATGACCTTATACTTAAAATAAAAAATGGGGACAATGAGGCGAAAGAAAAACTCATAAACAGTAATCAGAGATTTGTTGTGGCTATTGCGAAAAGGTATGCCAACAACGATAACATCATGGATTTAATTGACGAGGGTAACCTCGGTCTTATGTCAGTCATAAATGATATTGACAAATATGATACTACTAAGGGAACAAGGTTTTTGTCATATGCTGTTTGGTACATCAGGAGAAGTATTCAGTATTACATAATGAACACCAATATGTTTGTCAGAAGAACAAACAACATTAAATTGGGTAACAAAATGACCAAGGTTAAAAACAAGTATTTTGGTCTTAATGGCAGGTATCCAACCGAAGATGAGATAATTGATATGTTGAAAAAAGATTTTGACATCACAATACTCAAACAGAGTGATGTGTTTGACATCACAACTGAGTCAGTTAATGAGTACATTGACGAAGACCAGAACACTTTGGAAGACACTAAAGCATTTACTGACAAAACCGCAAGTTATAATGAGTATGAGGAGACAATTGACAAGGAATATACCAAAACACTTGTCAGCAAATTGTTGTCCATGCTTAATGAAAGAGATAGAACAATAGTCAAAATGTACTTTGGCATTGGTTATGACAAAGAGTATAATAACTATGAAATCGGTGAGGAACTTGGACTGACATCGGAAAGGATTAGGCAAGTTATTAATGATGTGACTAAAAAGTTGCATAGGGCACTTAGTTTTGTTAAAGTCTAAACTATTTATTAAAAAATAAGCGACAAAAAAACCGAAACAATGCAACGCATTATACTAACAGAAAAACAATTAAACAAAATAATTACAGATTCTTTAGCGAAAATTTTAAAAGAAAATAGCGGTTGTTTTGTGAAATTAACTTTTGATAAAATTTCCACCATTACTTACCAAAACAATAAATCCACACAAATAAACGAAGAAAGTAACTGGATATTAAAATCTAAAAATTGGGAAAAGAACAATTATGAGAGATTTCTTTCAATTGTTAATATGACACCTAAAAAATATAAAGGTTATCTCACATATCATGGTTTAGATGAGATTAAAGGTAATGATTGGATAACATACACATTGAAAGGACATAATGTCGCTTTTGCTTTACATTACATAGAACCAGGAAAAATTGATTTGTGTAATTTTGTTAACAACTCCGATTTAAAAGGAATTGGTGATTTGGTTCTGCAATTTGCCAAAAACCAAGGTGCGACACAAATGGACAACTATAGGGGCTTTCCATCTGAAAAAGACCCTGAAGGACATGGCAAACTTGGAAATCTATATAGGAGAAACGGTTTCAATAAACAAACATGGCATGATGAGTTTAATCCTGAATTTCAACCTGCTGACGAAGAATGGCAGTTAGACAAATCAAATTTCCAAAATGGAAAAGGTCCTGATGTGGAAGGTTTGGAATTGTCAAGACATAGAGCGAAATATAATAACCCGCAAAGAGCATATAGAAAAAAATTTGATGATAGAATTGGTAGTAAATTTAAATAATATAACATGAGAAATATTGTTTTGAACATACCACATAGTTCAATTAACGGTGTGTATGACAAGAACTTTGGTAAATGGCAATGTAACCCATATTTTATGGATGATTGTCTTAAGAAATGGACAGATTGGTATACTGATATGCTGTTTAACCCTCTGTCAAGAAAAGAAAACGTGGAAACCATTGTTTTTCCTTACTCACGCTTTGTTTGTGATGTCGAAAAACTTAAGAATGACCCTTTGGAAAATATTGGTCAGGGCATTATATATACCGAATTTGACGGTTATAAACGTAACTTGACTGAAGAACAAAAGAAAAACATAATGGAACTTTGGGAAGAACACCAGGCAAATCTTCAGACAGCGATTAAGGACGAAAATACAGTTCTTATTGATTGTCACTCTTTTCCAAGTTACTTGGCTAACAATGACATTTGCATTGGGTATAATGAAGACTGGTCATATAACAAGAAACTTGTTGATGGTATTGTAAAAAAATTTAAAAAGCAAGGTTATTCAGTTGAGGAAAATATACCTTATTCTAATTCCATTACACCTGAAAAAAATTTCTCATATTGTTCTGTAATGATTGAGGTTAATAAGCGTATATATATGAACGAAAACCTGATGGTTTTGGAAAAAAACGCAAGACAATGGATGAGGTGGAGCGGAACTTTGGAAAAAATTTATGATTTTATTCAAAATTTTTAATTTTTGGCACGGTTGTTGTAAGATAAAAAGATGTAATTTTAAATTTTTGTTTTTATAAATTTTATTTTATTATGACGGACACAATAATTTCTTTCAGGTCAAATGACATCAGTACACATTTTCTTTCCAATGATGAGCTTAGGGCTAAATGTCCTTATGCGTTCATGACCGAACCGACCAACCCAAATGTTTCTAACAGGTACACTATGGCCACAACAATTGATGTTGTCAATGACATGGAGAAACTTGGTTGGTATCCTGTTGAGGCTAAGCAGTGCAAGACAAAAAAGAATTCAAGCGGAATTAAATCTTTCCATATGATTGCGTTTCAGAATCCGAACATCAAGATTTTGAACGACAAGACAAATAATGTAGAGGCGTTTCCAAGAATCATTCTTCAAAACAGTCATGACGGTTTCAATAGTTTTAAGTTTATGTGCGGCATCTATCGCGTTATTTGTGGCAATGGACTCATCATTGCTGACGCTGAGTTTGCCAAACTGTCAATTAGACATATTAACTATGAGTTTGAGGAACTAAGGACTGTTGTCATTAAGATGATTGATGAACTTCCCAATAAGATTAATGTTATTAACGCCATGAGAATGACAAATTTGTCTGAAGAGCAGAAGATTGATTTTGCTACAAAGATAGTTAAACTCAGAAAGAATGTTCCTTTTGAGAAGACGCTTGAAATAAGCAGTAACACTATTCGTGATATTCTCACACCTGTCCGTAAAGAAGATGAGGGGAACTCATTGTGGAATGTGTTTAATATCCTGCAAGAGAAGGTGATGAAAGGTGGGTTCTCATATGCCAAGGACGACAATTCTAAGGCAAGAAAAATGAGGGTGATTACCAGTCCTATTAAGGACATAAATCTTAATACCGATATGTTTGCTTTGGCTAATACTTATTTGAAAACAGCATAAAAACATGGAAAATAATTTTAAGGAAATAATTAGGAAAAGGATTGATAGATTTAACAATCTTTGGAACACCGCTGTTGGTTATTCATTTGAGGACAGTGATGATATTCTCAAAAAGAAATTCAATGAAGAAAATGAGGGGTGGTTGGTAAAGGCTAATGAAGCCGCCAAAAACCATGGTTTTGGTTCATTTGAGGATTACCTTGACTGTAAGTATGACGATGACCCATGCGAATCAATTGATGAGTTAGACGCGCTTGAAAACATCAGGCCAAGATATAGTGGCGGTTTGTATCATTATGAAATGGCCGTAATTAACCAAGCGGAAAGTATCGCCAATTTTATTCTCAAAAAGTTTAATGAACTTAGTGAGGATTTACCAGATGAACTTGGTGTGGATTTGGATTATGCTTGGGACAGGTATGCCAAGGGCAGTAACGGTGATTATGTTGACGCGTTTACGTTTGTTAAAAAGATGAAAAACGATGGGTACAATGAGTGGGACGAGGGACACAGTGGTAACAGTGGTGGTATGGCTGTGATGTTTGCAAATTGCCTTTTGTTTAAACCTGAAATCTTTCCATATCTGCATGGTGCGTTGTCTCCTTTGGTTGGTGATGAAGGCTACTATGATGACAGGAAAGATGTACCCCAATTTTAAATGAAAAAACATATGAAAAACAAAGAGGATGTTTTTAAGAAAGCGGTGATTTGGTACTCTAAAGGTGGTGACTATAGAAAAGCGGCACTTGAACTGTATGATGAGGACAAACTTAAAAAAGAACTGCAAAATGTGGAAAAAGAACAACACAATATTGTTGTAAAAAACAGGGAAAAGGAACTTAAGGAAAAATTAGATAGATGTACGAAACTTTTTCCAATTGGCACACTTATTGATAGTGATGATGGGAGTGACAAGTGTCTTAATATTGTGGTTGGAAAACCGTATATTGGAGAGGAGGATTACCACTGGCCAAACTATTGTAATGTTCCAACATGGGAACTTGGAAATCATAAAACTGTTCTGATTAAAACAGTTCGTGTTTCGTTCAATGAAGTTATTGGTAAATCAATTGTATGCCTTGAAAATCTTCTTCAGTTTATGGATAATCCCTCAAAAGATTTTTTACCAAAAAGAGGTATAGTCAATTTGAAGGATTATGTGAATCAGAAAAACGAAATGAGAAGGAAAGAAATTGACAGGATTAATAAGGAGATTGATAAAGTCGAAATGGAAGTTAGTCTTCTTAAGTCTGAATTTTCTTTATACGATTCTTATAAACCGGAAGAATTTACCCAAGAAAAGATTGATGAAATTGTAAAAAAATACAAAAATTTTTAATATGGATAATTATAGAAAAAAAACTTTTTTTGTTGACAATCGCGGTGTGCATTATGGTGTAAGGTCTCTTAATCCCAAATGGTACAAACAGTTTAGAGAAGAAGCCATTAAAAACATACAAATTTGGAAAAAGCCAAATGGATACTATGTGGCAAGAAATGTGATTGATGACAGTGGAAGACAGTATGCGGAAGAGACAATATTTTTCGGTAACAACCTTAACAAAGCCAAAGATTATTGTAATGAGTTGAGAAGAGAATATATTTTGTCTGAGGTAAGGTATAAAAAAAGAAATAAGGTGGTTTATTAAAACAACGCTAAAATGTATAAGAAACTGACAGAAGAAGAGAAGAAACTCCTTGAGAAATATCCCAAGTATGACGATACTAAACCTGAGATTTGGGTTGGAAGTAGGGATTATTATGAGGCTGTTTTTGAAACAGAAACTAATCGTGACCCTGAACTTCATGACGCGTTTTCTGATTTGCATGAGCAAATAGTTAACCTTGTAATCAATTTTTGTAAGGAACATAATCTTACTGATGTAGATGAATTCACTGTTGGTGCTGATGGAATTAAAGGTAGTATTCCTTATGGTGTATGGTGCCCTTGTACCGATTCTAATATGAGTATTATCAAATTGGTTGAAAATACCGAAGAAGCATCTAAAGAACATTGGCCTGAATTACCAGACAGAGAACACCCTTTTCTTTATGAGATTTAAAAATAAAATATATGGAAACAATACCTGAAATCGGAAAATATTATTATTTTTGGGACGATGGTAAGTCATCACCCTCAAGACATTACATTTGTAAATGTGAAAGGGTCATCACACCTGATGAGGCGAAAAACATTATGGTTAATGTTCCTTATGATGATGACCTGACAATAGAGACAACATTGTATGACCATTGGCTTGAGTCAGAAATGCCTGAACATGATTGGCTATATGCCAAAGAGACAGATTATTTCGTTGAGTGTTCATGTCCAAAATATGATGAGAATAACCTTTGGTTCGTGAGGACAAGGGATGGGGGATGGTTCAGCATGAATATACAAAACTGGTGGCAAGGTGGTACACTTGATGTGGATGAAAAAATACTTGACGGAATAATTGAAAATATCAAAAAATATCCTGAGTGGTATCCTAACCAAGAGGAATGGATAAAAAAATATACTTGTTTATACTAAATAAGAAATATTACCCATTGGTGTGTGGGTTAATGCTCGGAAAATCAATTTGATAGAACGAGAAAGTTGTAATTCCATTTAATTTATGGTTGACTAACACCTAGTCTAACAAACCTAAAAAGCCTGACAGGTTGTAATTCCATTTAATTTATGGTTGACTAACATCTGCCATGAGGCATCTTGACAAGAACAGAAGTTGTAATTTTATTTACTTTTTTACATTAATAAACTATTTATAAATAGAAAAAATAAAAATCTATTCATCTTATGACAAGAGCATATAAATATAAACTTAAACCAACTGTGAAACAACAAAAATTGTTTTCACAAGCCTTTGGTAATGCTCGCTTTATCTATAATTGGGGACTTAATCGTAAAAAAGAAACCTGGGAAAAGGAACATAAAAATGTTACATATATACAACTGGCCAAAGAACTTACTTTACTTAAAAAAGACGGTGAACATGATTGGCTGAAACAATGTGCTAACGTTTGTCTACAACAATCACTTAGAAACCTTGATAATGCCTATACCAGATTCTTTAAAGCAAAAAAAGGCTTTCCTAAATTTAAATCAAAGAAAAATAGTGTTGATTCTGTTAAATACATTGCTGCTGTTCACTTTGATTTTGAAACCATGAGAGTATCAGTGCCATGTATAGGTAAAGTTAAATTTCTTAAAAATTGCGAATTTGATGTAAACACAGTAAAATTGGGTACTTTAACTGTTACAAAAGATAAATGTGGTGATTATTGGTGTACCATAGTAGTTGATGACAATAAACCAAACGTATCGAAAACCAAGATATGTGAGGAAAAAACTGTTGGCATTGACTTAGGTGTTAAAGATTATGCAATTCTATCTGACGGTACAAAGTACGGAAATCCTAAGTATCTTGAAGCAAAACAACAACAGTTAGCAAAAGCACAACAATGGCTTTCCAGAACACAAAAAAATAGTAAACGTCATGAAAAAGCAAAATTATATGTAGCAAAGTTACATAGAAAAATTGCTAACAGAAGAAATGATTTTCTTCATAAGTTAACAACCATGTTGATTAATGGTGAATATGACACATTTTGTATGGAGAATCTTAACATTACTGGTATGACACAGAATCATAATCTTGCAAAGAGTATAAATAGTGTTGCATGGAATGAATTTGTTAGACAATTGACATACAAGTGTGAATGGTGTGGAAAGAACATTGTATTCATTGGTAGATATGAACCAAGTAGTAAGACATGTAACAAATGTGGATACATTGACAAGGAACTGAAGTTATCTGATAGAGAATGGATATGTCCAATATGTGGTGAACATCATGATAGAGATGTAAATGCAGCAATTAATATTAAGAACATGGGGTTACATCCACAGGCATTAATTGGCATTGAACAAAAAATAGAAGAAATTAATAATAAATAAATGGAATCCCCATCGGGAAGTGGGGCTATGAACGGAATCGAAAGTAAACGTTAAGATAGTAAATCTTGTGCAAACAAGTATATCATTCCCTAAAAAAGTATAAAGAAAAAAAAATATTAGTATATGGGAAAATTAAAGGTAATCGTTACCAGTGATTTACACGGAAATTTACCGGTGATTATATCACCATTTGATTTGTTTCTTATATGTGGTGATAATTGTCCAGCACATAGTCATTACTACTCATTTCAATCAGAGTGGTTTAAAACTGATTTCGCTGATTGGATAAACACACTTCCATTTAAAAACGAATGGAGTAAAGTTGTGATGATTTGGGGTAACCATGATTACGTTGGCAAAAGACTTCATGAGGAGGATTTGCATATATTCAACGAAAAAACAAAAAACAGGGTTGTTATATTGAACAATAACACATACGATTATGAGTATCTGACCGATAACGGTATTGAGACACTAAAAATATTTGGGACACCGTATTGTAAAATATTCGGTAATTGGGCTTTCATGGTTAATGATGAGCAACTTGGATATTATTATAACGAAATGCCTTACGATTGTGATATTGTGATTTCACATGACTCCCCATCAATAAATGGATTGGGAACCATTAACCAAGGTTGGAACAATGGTTATGACGCTGGAAATGAGGTGCTTGATGAGTACATAAAACAACGAAAACCGAAATATTTTTTCAGCGGCCATATCCATAGTGGAAACCATAACTTTGAGGATGTCAATGGCACTATGATGGCAAATGTCTCATATATTGATGAACATTATAAGCCAAAATATCTGCCACTTGAATTTGAAATCTAAAAGAAAAGAAAAAGAGAGATAGATACCTATCTCTCTTTTTTTGTCTTTTATTGTTTGTTAACCTAAACATTATCCTGTACTGTCCAACCTGTCGGAATACCACTTGTACCTGTTGTCCAAGATGCCATTGATGAGTGTTTAACAAATGTACCTGTACTTGCTACACTATTTACCCAATTATATGTACAATTACTTGCTGATATATCAGTTGCAAGACATTTAATATAGTTAAGATTTGTACAACCTTCGAACATCTGATAATAACAATAATCTGTTAATGTTGTTGCAGGTAATTCAGGTGCTGTGGTTAGATTTGTACAACCAATGAACATTTCATAATAACAGCCTTCTGTTAATGTAGTTGCAGGTAACGAAGGTGCTGTAGTTAAACTTTCACAACCTTGGAACATACTACCATAACAACTCTGTGTCAATGTTGTTGCAGGTAACAGTAGTTCACTTGCATCGGTTAAACCTGTACAATGAGTAAATAATCCATAAAATGTATAAGCATTTTCCAATGTGGTTAATGTACCAAAATTAATACTATTAATCAACGACATTATATTACCTTTTACTTTGAATCCTGCCGTACTACTCATGAATCCGTTAAATGATATTTTTTTTCCCCCTGAAGGATATGTTGCATAATTTGCGTTATTTCCACGGAATTGTAAGGTGTCACCTGAAACAACTTGTATAAGTGTTTCACCTCTTGTGGAAGTTATGGATGTCCATGTTGAGCCATTATCTTTACTATACTCAATAGTTCTGGTAAAACCGGTGCCCAGTGTCCCCCAATAGATTATACCGTCATTAGTTATCTAAAATGTTAAAGGTTGGGATTTTTCATTTATTCTATTCCAATTAACAGGTATACCGTTAACACCTATTGTCCAATCAACACCGTCATTTGCCGCAACAAATGTACCTGATGATGCCACACTTTCTACCCAATCCAATGTACAATCAGTTGCTGATATATCAGTAGCAAGACATTTAATATAATTAAGTTCAGTACACCATCCGAACATACCTCTATAACATTCATTTACTAATGTTGTTGCAGGTAACTCAGGTGCGGTTGTAAGACTTGTGCAACCATAGAACATCCTATAATAACAACCATCAGCTAATGTAGTCGCAGGTAACTCAGGTGCAGTGGTTAAGCCTGTACATTCCCTGAACATATAATAATAACATCTATTAGCTAATGTGGTCGCAGGTAATTCAGGTGTTGTTGTTAGACTTGTACAACCCCTGAACATCTGACTATAACAATTATTTGCTAATGTTGTTGCAGGTAATACTAACCCACTTGCGTCAGTTAAACCAGTGTCAGACGCAAACATAAAATCATAACAGTTACTTGCTAATGTTGTCGCAGGTAGTTCAGGTACTGTGGTAAGATTTGTACAATCATGGAACATACCGTTGTAACAACCTTCACCGAGGTTCATTGCAGGTAGTTTAGGCACACCAACAAGGTTTGAACAATTTGCGAACATTTCCCTATAACATTCAACGGTCAAGTTATCTGCCGGTAAAATAAGTTTACTTGCATCAGTCAAACCCGTACAATACCTGAACAAACAAGTAAAAACCAAGGAAGCTGTCAACGAGGACATCGTGCTGAAATTATTTGCGTCAAGCAGTGACATAACATTACCTTTAACGTTGAAAGTGCAAGTACAACCGCTAAAAAAATTAGCTTTTTCATATGTGTCACTTAATGTTGTATATGTAACACCTTGCGGTGCTCTAAAAAGCACTGTATCGCCTGACGACACCGTGATAGAGGTACCACCAGTGCTTGAGGTGATTGTTACCCAATCCTCATCGTTTTTTTTGTATTCTATTGTTCGTAAACTGTTATCTGATTTTGCTTTCCAATAAATATCACCATCACCTGTTATTTCAAATGTAAGCGGTGTTGAGAATTTTCTTTCTTCCTCAGTCATATTATAATTAACCTTGGTGTTATCCTCAGTATAACTTACCCAAGGCTCAAGATAATCAAAATTTCTTTTTGTATTATATTCGTTTTCAGTTTCAAATAAATGGATGTATTCTTTTACTTCTCCCATATAATTTAACAATTTTTCCTTATTATTATAATATTAAATATTACAATAATAAGGAAAAATCACTACTCTCACGAAAAATATTCTTTGGTTTTTTTAAAACTTTTAGTCCTTCAAAAAAGTCCTCTCTATTCTTTTAGAAAGCCAGTCCACAGCTTCTTCTCTTGTCTTGTAGTTGTCGAATAATTCGTCAAGACAGTCACCAACACCATGTCTTTTTTTCGAAACCAAATCCACAATGTCATCAGCATCAAGTTCATCGAAAACATCAGACGCAAGGCCATTACTCAACACATATTCGACTACATCGTAGTCAGAATTAACCAAATCAAGCAATTCACCATCGGTATAGTTTTCTTTGATGTAATCTTCGATTTCGTCAGTATCATTCACGTTAAGATAACCGCGTTCTTTTAATGTGGTTTGTTCGTCAAACTCATAATCATCAATGATGTTGTCAGTTAACACATCTAAAAAGTCGGCTTTGTCCCATGGAGTCAAATTTTCTATTTTCTCCATTATTTCCTTAATTTCTTTTTTCTCTAAAATATCCATATGCTTTTATTTTTTGTATGCTATTTTTCTTGCTTCCAGCAAAAGATTATTAACGAAGTCAACATTAATTTCACTTGGAAGTTTTGTTGTTTTCACGGCTTCATCAAACTTGTTTTTTAACAATGTCGCCTCAGCCATCACCTCATCGTAAGAGAACTCATGATTTCTTATGGCAAGAAGGTGTTTGACATCATCACCTGTTCTTCTGACATTAAATCCCTTACCCTCAGCAAGTTCAACACCCATTTCCATTAGTCTAATCATGTGAAGGAAGTTTTTGCTGTCATAGTTATAACCTCTATTGTTTTCATATCTCACAGGATTTCTATGTTTTTTCCACTCTGTCCAATCCTTGTAATCTTTACAGTGTTTGGTATATGCGTCCTTATTATATACCATATAACAAATGGGCAGTTCACCCTTAGGTATTGATGACAATCTAACCTCATTTGATTTGGTAATCTCATCCGGATAAACAATACCTGAGTAATGGAAAAACTCTTTATTGTTGATTCTGTCTATGATGGACTGTTTGTCCATACCTTCACCAATTATTCTACAAAAAGGATACTTAACACCTTCAATCTGAAAATCAGCGCAGTACCAATCAATACCCTCAAATTTAAAATAAGCAGCAAAATCATAGTACACACCATAGGTGTCTTTCATGTTGGGTATGTTAACAAGGCCACAATATCTTTGGTCAAGATGGTATTCATCAAGAAATTCCTTTATTGGTTGGCTACCTTGATTTTTAAAGGTATAACAAAAATCAAGAATATCTTTTCTTTGGAAATCCTCAGGTATGTTACATTTCTTGTTATATCCACTTGCTTTTTGCAGTTGTTGAAACGCGTATCCCAAAATAGGATTGAGGCATTGTTTAGTTAAAAAGGCTTCCTTATGATTAAGAATATGTTGCACGGCAGGATGTATATCACCTATAATGCAATCATCAGGAATAAACAATGACTCCATGGATGTGGGGTTTGATTTAAGAAGTAACTCAACCCACCTTCCCAACTCATAAAAAACGACATCAGATTTTTCATCATTGACTTGTTCAACATATTTGTCTCTTAAACCGTACAAATCGGTCTCAGGGCAAATAAAAACGCCACCAATGTCCTTGTCACTGGTTTCAGTAAATGTACCATATGCATGTGAACCTCTAATATATTCGTATGCGATTAGGTTATTTTCTCTAAGATAGTCAATTGTCATGTTTCAAAATTTTAATTGTACTCATTTTTTTTTTACAAATAAACAAAAATATTTTCATTAATAAAAATCTTCGGAATAAATCATTCTGTATTTAAACTGTCCATAGTTAATTTCTAAAAATGTATAAATTATTACCACACTCAAAAAAATCTGGCCAGTCAAAGTTCTCAATCATTTTTTCAAATGTCTCTTTACTGAAACCGTCATTTTTTCTTCTTTCAATGTTTTTTTCGATACCCTTAGCCTCAACATATAAGTAATCGGTTATAACGTTATACTCTTTTGAGAGTGTGTTAACTATTTCTTCCCTGTATTTCTTTTTAAGGTTTATGTTATTGATAACAATATCATGGCCACATGATGCCGCATGTAACATTCTTTGGTTGAAAATTTCGGTTACCTTATCTTCCTGTTCCTTTGTGCCGACAATTTTTTGACCATCAGCGCAAAATCCCAATTCTGCTCTAATATCATCCCTTGACAGGATTTCAGTCTTCCCTTCTTGGAACCTATATAGAAACTCATCACCGTCATACAACGTTATTGTTTTATTATCATCAAACAAATCATCAATAAGGGTGTTTTTTCCTGAACCAGGCAAACCAATCATCATGAACAAATTAACACTTGGTTTTTTGATGTTAAGTTCATAATCATTAAGATTAAAAAGATACTTGTTACAAAAATATGGCTTAGTCTCTGAAAGTTTTAAAAAATCAACCAACCTAGTGAAATGGTTTAAAATTCTCATTTCATCGCACTTGATTTCAGAACTATGTTCAGACCCCATACAGTCAGCATATTTAAGTCTATATAGTTGCAACAGATTGACTTGACAAGACAACCTTATAATCTCCTCTATATAGTTCTTATGTTTGATTATATTAAGTGGAAGCATGTGGTATTTAACTAACGCGCATACTTTTTCCCTAAAAGACAAATCCTCATCCCATAACAATCTTCTTGTTATTTTCTCACCCTCAAATTCGTGACCATAACTGTGCCAATTACCATCCTTACCTATTTTTGTGGTTACGCCTTTACCGATGTCATGAAAAAGGGCGGCAGTCAAAAGAACATCAGCGTCCTCAATCTCAGCGGCTAAACATCTTCCCCTCCAATTTAGTATCATGTCAATGACAACATCACAAACCTTCATAGTATGTGTCATGACATCGCCTTCACTATGCCATTTAGGATTTTGCTCACAGTTTTTCAAAACGGCAAATTCAGGAACCTGCTCTACCGCTTCCCAATTTATAGAACAATTGGTAAAATCAATTAAATCTGATGCTTTCATTTTTTTTTCTTTAAATAACCTGACAAAAAATACCGTAGTCATAATACAAAGTATCCTCAAGGTCTTCTATGTTTTTGCATGAGTACTTCTCAAGGTACTTGTTGACATTTTCTGAATAAATTCTCATAACGCCATTGTCCAAATCAATGAAATCCTGATGAGAGATAATGTCATTTTTAAACTCACTGTTATTAATAAGTGTTTCTTTAAACGCGTCAAGTGTAAATGTTTTCATGTTTTTTTACTTTTGTTACAATTACAAATATACAAAAATCGTGCCGAAAAACAAAAATGTCTCAGATTATTCTGAGACATTTTCAACATAGTCACCGTTAAAGTCCTTGTCCATTTCCTCAACAACATGTTCAGCAAGTTCAAGTCCCTGTCTGAATCTGCTACTTGGTCCCAAGTCAACCAAACGATGTTCGAACTCCGCTCTCACCTTATGTAACTCATGGTGCTCAGCATAGTGCCATGTGGTAAAACACCCCACAATCAAAATAACAATAAAAAGAACAATCCAAAACATAATCAATATATTTTACTTTTGCTTAATGTCCCACATTTGTGTGGAATTGCCAAGAAGAACATCCACATTCACATTTTCCTTGTTCTTAATCATCTCAACTTTCTCCAACTCAATCTCAGCATATCTTAGTTTGATAAAAGCGTCAGAGGACAATCCCATTGAGTTCATATATGACTTATCAGCATAAGCCCTTTTTTGTTCGGTAATGGCACGTTGCTCCTCCATTTCCTGTTGTCTTTCCTGAGTGATTTTCTGCTGAGCCATGGCAGCGGTCTTGTTAAGTTCCTCAAGAACCATATCGTTCGGCTTAGCCTTGTCCACAACAACGTTCACAATCTCAATTGGAAATTCAGCGATACCGTTAAGTTTGTCAAAATATGCTTGCATCTTCTGAGTAATATCAAGTTTTACTTGGTCATATACTTCCCTATCAGAAACAAGTGTATACATATTGTATGTACTGATAAAGTTTCTAACAATTTCTCTGAAATTTTCTTTAACATTATTGTTATACCAATCAGTACCGTAATTCTTGTGTAGAATCGGTGACTTACCGTCCTTAATTTTAAGTGTGATATGCGCGCTCAAATCAAGTGGTGTGTTGTCATCACAGAAAACATCATCAAACTGTTCGGTATATTTGACAGGGATTTTCTTGTACCTGACAAAACTTGTTGTCCATACTCTCCACTCCGAACCTTGCGTAAGTGCCCTTTCCTGAACACCACCATGTCCGAAAAACATGGGCTTCATGATAAACACACCTTCCTCATCACCATCAACAGTTGACAAAGAACAACTGTTTACTGTAAACATCGCCATAACCATGGCCAAAAAGCAAAAAATTCTCTTCATAATAAATGTTTTTTAAAAATTTAAATTCTTTTGTACTTTTCCTTTTCAATGGCATACGCAAGCTCGTTTGCCTGTCTCACAACTGTAGCCAATACGCATTCAAAATATTTACCACCTTTTTCTTCATTTTCCTTGTCAAGACATCTGATAGCTTCAAATTCTTCCGCTGACAAGGTTATGCCCCTGTTCATGGCGTTAAGGATACTTCTCTCACCGAACTTCAACTTACCCTCAGTTTCGGCGAATTTGTAATTCAAACCTCTCTTGTCAATTTCCCATTGGTTGTCATTAGGCTCAAACATCTCTATTTTTGACAAATGCATAAGCAAACATACCCTTAACAATGAGATGGTGTTTATATTAAATGTCCCACTAATCATTTTCGCAATTCTTGTTGCCAACGCAGTTATCAGATTAATGTGAACAATTAACGCACCAGGATATGCGCATCCTGTGTCATCACTTAAGGCACATGACGCAATTTTCAATTGTGCTTTCAGTGTCTCAATGTCATAGAACCTGTCAAGACCTACCTCTCTTATATTATTATAAAAGGTAGTCCATTCTTTTTCAAAATCACTTGTAAGTACTGTTTTCATCTTTTTTTTTACAAATATATAAAACTATTTTTTTAAAGCAAAATAATCAAGAACAATTTCGTTGTTGTCATAGTATTTCACATTACCTTCGTCATCACAATAAAAAGCTGTTCTCAAATCAACACAGTATCTTTGGTTTTTAAGGTTAATGGCAAAATTTTTCAAATATGTGTGACCAAAAACTTGCACATAATTCAATTTGCTTTCAAAATCAGGATTGGACAACTCAAAATAGTGCTCATTTACATCAGCCCATATTAGACTACCATAACGGTCATAACCACCCCTGCTATATGACATTTCTTTCATTAAAGCCCAAAATTGTAGGTATTCCTCATCATCTTTAAATGATAAAAAGTATTTGTTGTTAATAAAGTCACATATATTATCAGCCTTTAAATCATGGGACTTTAGCCAACCGTCAGTTATACCTGCGTGTGAGAACAAAAAATCCTTACCACCTATTTTTTTCTGAAAACAAATTTGAAACTGTTCCTGATTTTTACAGTAAAGACTGATATTTCTTCCTTGGTTCTCATAGTCATAACGGCATTCACAAACACTAAGGGGTCCAATACAACAACCATCATGATTACCAACTAACAAATGGATTCTTTCTGGATTTTGTTTCTTTAAATCAATTATTTCCTTAAGATATTCAAAACCATTGTCCAAACACTCTTTTCTTAATTTGTTGTCCCATGTACCGGTAAATGTGTCGTAACCATCCCATTCAAATGGGTATGGTGACAGATAATCACCCAAAAACACTATATCGGACTCAGGGTGATTAGACAGTGTGTCATATACAGGTTTTCTCCAAAAATCCCTGCAATGGACATCAGGTATTATCAATGTGTTTATTTTTCTCATTTGTTTCTAACAAAATATGTATTGTGTATACTCGGTAACCTTAAAACTTTCAGGATATCTTTTCTCAAAATATTCAATTTGTTCCATTTCTGACAGCCAATTGAAAATATAACCTTCAAGTATGTCATTATTAGTTATTTCTGTGTTATGTGAACTACCCCCACTTAAAGTTGGGGGCTTCTGTTTTCAATGGCATCAAAAAAATTTCGGACATTGTAACCTTTTTTAATATTGTTAATATATTTTGTGAAATCAATTCCATCAAGAATTTTAATGTTGTCTTCTGTTTTGTCCATAATTTATTTTTCTTTTTTAATTATGTTTTTAGTCACTACAAAGTACACCACACACAGACTGCCCACAATAACGGTAACCGATGTCGTTAAATGTTTTCATAATAATATTTTTACTTTTTTACAAATATATAAAAATCATGCAGAAAAACAAAAACAATGGTAAAAATAATAAGGAATATTTTTCGTGAGGATGATGATTTTCCTTATTGTTAAAATATTTATTATTATAATAACAAGTAAAATTACTAAATTAATTATGAGTAGATACATCCACAAATTTGACACAGTTACCGAATATACAACGGCAAGAAATAATAATTATCTTGAGCCTTGGGTATCTTATACTGAGGAAAATACCAAAGTTGATTATAATAAAGAAAAGTGGCCTTTTGGTTTACTTGAGACACCACTTACATTTGAGATAACGGGTGGCGGTAATATTGTTTGGAATGCACGTAACACCGCATTAACTAAAACCATTGAATATAGTAAAGATAATGGTGCGACATGGACATCCATTACAAGTAATACCGGCTCATCAGTACCAAGTATATCAGTTGTGTCAGGTGACACCTTACAGTTCCGTGGAAATAACACCACATATGGCACATCATCTTATTATAACACATTCAGCGGTAGTACTGCACAATTCAAGGTTAAGGGTAATATAATGTCTTTGATTAACTCAACTAATTTCAGTGGACTGACCACATTCGAAAGTGATTATACATTTTATATCTTATTTGCTGCTTGTACCGGTTTAACTGATGCAAGTAAACTACTGTTACCTGCAACTACATTAACAGAAAGTTGTTATAATGGTATGTTCCAAGATTGTACAAGTCTAACAACAGCACCACAGTTACCTGCAACAACATTAGCAAAGATTTGTTATAGTAGTATGTTCTATGGTTGTACAAGCCTTACCACCGCGCCTGAACTTCCTGCTACTACATTGGCAAATTATTGTTATAGTAGTATGTTCCAAGGTTGTACTAATCTTAATTATATTAAATGTCTTGCCACAGATATATCAGCAAGTGATTATACAATGTATTGGGTACAAGGTGTCCAAACATCAACAGGTACATTTGTCACCCCATCAACTACCGATTGGTCATCAAAAACAGGTACAAGTGGTATTCCAAATGGTTGGACAAGGGTTGATGCTTAGTATATAGTAAAAAGAGAGGTAAGTAATTACCTCTCTTTTCTTTTGATTAGTTAAATAATCTTTTTTCTTTCCTTAATATATGAGTCATCCTCATAGTTATAAATGTCGGCAAGGGTAAGACCCTTATTTGAGTGTGGTGCGACAAAATCCTTAGGAAGTTCAGGTATTCCGTTCTCATCCTCATTATCCTCCTCCTTCGCTTTTTCACTATAAATAAATTCAAGAAGATTGTTTGTTTTCTCAACAGTAAGTGGTTTGAACTCATACTTGCTCACAAGTCTGCCTTTCCTCATAAGGGCACTGTCAATATCATTGACATCAGCGTTAAACGTGCAAATGAATTTAATGCCAAGGTCATCAGCAAGGAGACCGTCAGACATATTAAGTATGGTTGACACACCTGAGGTCATGCCTGTGTTTTTCCTGTCCCTGATAACTTCCTCACAGTCCTCAAGAATCACGATATGGTCATTAAGTGTGTTAATGAAGGTCGTAAAGGCAGGTTGTCCAAGAAGGGGAACCAAGTCAGGTGTGACATACACAAATTTTCTATCTGGGTTCGTGTTAATAAGGTTCCTGATATAAGTTGTTTTTCCTGTGCCTTTTTCTCCATGAAGGATAATCAGACCACTTTTATCCTTATCAGCGACAAACCTTCTGATTTTCTCATCCTCATGGGCGAAATCATCATTATATTGTCTTTCTATGGAAAAGTTCTTAACTTCCTTGATTTTGCTTTTTTGAAGGTAAAAACCAGCGGAAGACTGCGCGATTTTCCAAATGTTACCTTTTTCCTCCTCAGGTGAGACATAAAAGTCATACAGCAAGTTCGTGAAGTTTTTAAGTGACTCAACATTGTCATGGCCATAAAGAATATAAGACTCATTTATCTGTTTCTCAAACCTTGCGTAGATGTTTTCTTTGAGCAGTTGGATACAGAAACCGAAATTATCTTCCTTAGTGTCAATGTTATGTGTCACATATTGAATGTAAGACATCTCTTCTTCATTATATTTCTCTTTCAGAAAATCGAAGAACTTTGCCACATCAAAATACTTGTCATTGTTCTTATAGTCTTTGGTGAACATATAACAATTGGGGAAGTAGCCGTTGTTGGTGTAGAAAAGGTTCTGCAATGACAGACCGTCAACCTCATTGTAAACGCTTGACATTGTTTGGTCAAGCCTCAAATTTTTAAAATTACTATCCTTCATATTTTAACAAATTATTGATTTTTCTGTTGCAAATATATGACAAAAAAATTAAAAAACAAAACTAAATTTTATCAAAATCAGATTTAATACAGTCAACAGATGCCGTGTACCATGGGTCTTCTTCTGGAACATATGTTCTGTCAGTGAACTCACTGGTATAGACAACACTTTCCCAATTATTAATATCGTCCCTGTAATCGTCCTCATAATGATGATAATATTGAAGGTTCCATATGTCACAGGAATAACCTTCAGTGACAAAATCACCATTTTCTTCGTTATATCTCACATTTCTGTAAAGAGTATCAGGTCTCATAAATCTGTTCTTTGACATTTTCTCTTATAGCGTTTAATTCCTTATAAAGCACATCAGTACCTGAATAACTTTTATCCGGTGGAAATTCTTTCTCACTAATAAAATTCAATGTTTTTTTCGCCCTTGTCCAAGCCACATACACCAAGTTCTTTTCAGATATTATTTCCCAATCTTTTTTGGCCAGTTTGTTTGGCATCAAAGATGGACATAATATGAACACATTGTCATTCTCCAAACCTTTCGCCCTATGGACTGTGGACAAATGCACGAAGTTTTTATCTTCAGAACTGATATTTTTTGGTTTGTCAATAAATAGTGTCTTGATTTTGTTTATCAGTTCATTTTTGTCATTAACACCTTCCGACAACAAATCCAATGTAAGAATCTCATCATATATTGTCACTACATCTGACTCACCCACAACACTTTTCAAGTCGGTTTGGTATAGTTCAGCGACATCTTCCCATGTTTTCACCAGGTTTTCTTTAAGTGACAATTTAACTTTATCCAAGTCATCGGTTTGGAAAGAGTTGATGCTGTTAATGAATTCTTTTCCGATTTCCACACCTTTTATATATACAGGGACATTCTTGTCAATCAGGTTAAGATAGAGTTTAACCAATGGTGCCGTAAGTCTACATAAAACCATGTCACCTGGTTTGATTTCAGACAGGCTCACATTATAATTAATGCTTCCTTCTATGGCATTGGAATATGCCTCAAAATCAGGCACGATTTCCCTTGCTTTCTCAGCGATTGTCTTAGGACATCTATAAGATATGTTCAACACGAATTTCTTGACATTGGCTCTTTTGTTAAAGGTTTTGAAAGCATCCTCATCACTTCCTGCCCAAGCGTTAATCATTTGGAAACTGTCACCGAACAGGAAAAACCTTGAGTTTCTTTTCATACAGAAATCAATAAGGTGTTGTTGAGCCAAAGATGAGTCTTGTGCCTCATCAATAAAAAGATAATCAAATTTGAAATAATTGGCGGTGACTATGCCTTTTTCGTATGGAAGCCAAATCATATCCGTATAGTCAACACAATCCGTATTCTCACATCCCCATTTCATTAGTTTTCTCACAACTTCACATTCGTTTGAAAAGGTTTTCACACCGTATTTTACAGCCATTTTAGCGATTTCTTTTTCTGATTGCATCAGGTTGTACCTTGAGTAGTCCAATAGCTTTTCCAAATTTTTAATATATCTACCTTTTTCCGCATTTGAAAAATCGTCAAAATTTCCAAGGAGTTCACTAATATGTGTGTTGATATATCTTATGTATTTGTTTTCATCCACTTTAATTTCCTTGTTTAATGTTGATGTCAACAATCTGTAGCCCAAACTGTGATATGTGTAAACCACCACATTACTCAGTGGTTTTAGTTTTTGTTTCAGATTGTTCGCTATATGGACATTATATGCCAATATCAAGACTTTTTTACTTGACGGTATGAAATAAGTTGACAGTTCTATGGTTTTGGATTTGCCACTTCCTGCCCTTGACTCAATGGAACCGTTACCTATTCCGTATTTCACGAAATTGAATATTTCCAACTGTGAGGGTGACGGTTCAAAACCGTCACCGCAAACGCGTTTGAATATCTCATTATTTTTGTCAATCATTCATAAAAACTTTTTCCAAAAATACGAAAATAACTTGTACTTTCCAAACCTTGATACTAATTATAGGAAAACAATTTGATTTGAGGATATATTTTTCGGTTACTGAGTCCCATTTCTAACAGTTTTTTATGGTGGAAACGCAAAATCCACCATTTTTTTCTATTCTATAACTATTTATATTAAAATATTGTATAAAATTAATATTGGATTATGAGCAAGGTAATTTACAACAAAAATACAAGAACCTCAAGTGAGATTAGTGGTATGTTTGAACCTGGATATCAGTTAGGTGAAATAGTACTTGATAACAATTCAAACGCGCCTGGTTTGTGGATGACAAAACTTCTTGGCGGTACTCCCACACCGTTCAAACTTAATGATATTAAAAACATGGTAGTGGACAGCGCGTTAGACAATACAGCCACCGGTGATGTGGCGGCAGGTGACACTGTTTTCAATGCTTTGTCAAAAGTAGCCAATGGTGCGGAAAATAGAAAATTCACTAAGGTCAACACCCTTTCCAACTTAACTTTCAACACATTTTTAACAATAGCCACAATAAACACAGACACAACTTTGACCATATCAACAGACAGTTTGGTTTCAGTGCCTAACGGCTGTGTCAGGGAAGGACACTTGCTTATAAACAATACCGGTGCGTCAAACATTGCCATAACAATTGGGTCTGACAGTAGGGTCAGGACAACCAACGGCACGACATTTTCTGTTGAGGCAGGTGGTATAGGTGAGTTAAACGCCCTTGTCATTAATGACAACGGAACTTACACCATCTACATTATCACATCATAATTTAAGGATGTGATTTTTGTTTTTTTAAAAGAATTATGCAAAAGAAATTTAAAATATTATGGCAAGAAGAAGGTTATTGTTCTCATATTTTTATTTAACATATAACAATCAGAAATATGGTGCTGAGTTCACGATATTACCGTTTAGTGAGGACGGTGATAACGCGGTTTTTTCAGTGACATCAAGTAAACCTTGGGTATTGGTAAGTAAACCTGAGTGGGTCACATTATCAGCCAATGAGGGTGGAAAAGGTGAGACAACTGTTAATGTCTCTGTGGGTGTTAATCCTGAAACAGATATCAAAGAGGGTGACATCATCATAAGAACTATTGACGGTAGGTACAACGCAATCGCCCATGTGTCACAAAACGCCAATGTACCTTATATCCTTATTGATGGTGTTGACGGTGACAAACAGGTTGAGACCGATTTCAGAAGTGTCAGCAGCGCGTTTAACATTGTTGCTAAAGGCGGTTGGGACATTGTATGCACAAACTGTGAATGCGATGTTGACGAGGTGACGGAAACCGCCGTGACAACAACACCTATTATTATAACATATAACCAAAACACTGACACCGCATCAACTAAGACGCTTACAGCGGTTCTTACAAATAAAACCGACAACAGTATAGTAAGGACAATCACTATAACACAAGCACCTCAATCCTATATTGACTTAAACAGAACCGCCACCGCCAAAATACCTTACAACGGTGGAACAACAACATTTACGGTTGACACAAATATTGAAAGCACATTGACTGTTCCAAGCAATATCAGTTTGGATAAAACAAGTGTGTCATCAAGTGACACAATCACAATGACTGTTCCTGCGTTGACAACAGCACAGACAAGTGATATCACATACACCGTTACCGGTAATACAAGTGATTACAGTATTGTTGACGGTATAGCACAAGACACACTGCAAATCACACAAGAGGCTTATCCTTATTTGGATATAACAAATCTTACGGTTAACAGCGCAACAACATCAGGTAATATACCTTTTAGCAGTAACTATGGTCTTGTTATTACACTGTCTGACCCAAATCTAAGTAATGTGACAGTAAACAACAACAATGTTTCTTTTACAATAAGTGAGGCACCTGCATGGACTGCGCAAACATATACATTAAGAGTTGCCACCACAGGTACTGTCGGTCCTGCGATAAGAAAGGACATTTCAATAACAAGAGACGCTAAAACCGCATATTTAACAGCGACAGCCAGCACAACAAATAAAAATTACGGGTCTACCTACATTCCAATCTCAACTAATGATGATGTCACTGTTGAGATTTTGAGTGGTGGTGACTGGCTTACATTTAAAAATGTGTCTAATGGTAAAGCAAATTTCACTGTACAAGAAAATACGGGTACTGATGAAAGAGTAGCAAGGATAAGGATAACCACACAACATAACGGCTCAAATGGTGAGCCTGTTGTTGTTGAGACAACGTTAACGCAAACGGGTAAAGAGATATTATATAAAACCATTAATCTTCTTTTCGAACAAGACAGTAATGGTGATTGGTATGTGACATCAAGTTCAGATATAAGTGACACAATATCTGTTACTATAAGATATAACTCATATACCACTGTAATTACTGAAAACACAACATCATCAACGAAAGTTATGGGGGTCAATACAGCAACAGGTACTTCCATAGAAGGACTGTTGACATTTTCACCAGACAGGTATAGTGCCGCTGACTATGTTTATATCTTAACATATAATGACGCATATGTAACTTACACCGCAGTCAGGGAAGATATCACAGTCACTTATAACTTAAAACAAGACAGTGACGGTATTTGGTATGTGCAGACATCTTCATCACCTAATGTCAGTATTCCTGTCAATTTCAAATCAGGCTCTACCACAAGTAGTAACATAAGTAGTGTGTCAAACACATATGTGAGTACCGGTTTTAAAAACAGTGTGGGTAACAACAACCCCAACATTGTCGGTGGTGTGTCATCATATCTTGACACGGCGGCAAGTAAATTGTATGTTATAACATATAACAAGGGTACAGTCACACCTTATAGTGAGACCCTTACCAATGTAGTGGCTGATAGCATAACATTACGATATAGTGACACTGATTTCCTTGCCAATGGTTCAGCGTCAACATCATCTATGTACTGTACACCAGAATTGTTTAGTGTAAATTATACGGCGACATACAGCAATAGTTTTGACAGCACCACAAGAACAGAAGCAGGTAGTACATATGGTAACAATTTAATAAATGAAATTAAATATACACTTGCGGCCACTGGAAGAGGCGGTATTCGTGATACTTATAAGGTTTATGCCGCCAATAGAGGTACAACAACAGGTGACCCAAGAAACATTTTAACTATTACAGGTGTGTCCTTCACTGTTTTAGGACGGACACTTAGCGGTACTGTGACACCAATCACTTTCACACAGGAAGCAAACAGAGTACAAAGAACTTATGTGGAAAGCGCAAGTACCGTTACAAGTGCGGCCACAGGCTCACCAACAACAACCTATTCCGATATTGGTTTTACTGTGTCAACAGATTCACCAGGTAATACTTTTGACGCGGCAGGAAAGGTTGTGGGTAAAACTTGGAGTTCAATTGACTTAACCGTCACTGAGACCGGTAAAACAAATGTTACACAAACTTATCAATACAATAGTACAAGTGCATTTACCCTAAGTTATACTTCAGGTGCTAAAGGTAATGACACCACAACAGATGCTTGGACTGATAGCATTACAACAGAAGGTCCGAATTATTCCAATAGGGCGACATTTGACACCACATCAAAACCAAGTTGGCTTACTGTTTCAACCAAAGGTACTGATAAGTATAATATAACGGCTCTAAATAGAGGTACAACAACAGGTGATGAAAGGAGCAAGGAATTAAAATTCAAAAGCACCAAAGATTCTTCTAAAACAACCGGTGTCACAATCACACAGTTACAAAACTACTATGAGACTTCAACATCCACTTCAACAAGAGTTGTCTCTGGAACTACAGTTGATTCAACAACATATAGTGGTGTGACAATTGACCTTGTTTTGACTGAGCATAATATTAACGCTGATGGTAACACGCCCAACGGTAAGTCTTCCATTTCAGGTACAGCGACTGAAACAGGCGCGGAAATTAAACATTATGTACAAACAAGATACACAGACACAGGTTATACATATACATTTGATTCAGGTGAGATAAGTGCAGGAACAAAAACTGACATAACAGGCGTACGTATTGAAGATAAACTTGTCACCTCACCTTATACACTTGATAGAACAAGTTCGATTACTGAAAGTAGTAACCCCACAAGCAGTTTTACTATTTCTTCAACTAGTCCAAGAAGGATTACGGCACCGAATAGAGGTACAACGGTAGGTTCGGCAAGAAGTGCAACGTACAAAGTTACAGCACTTCATGATAGTAGTGTGTCCGACAGTGAAACAATTACACAACAGAAAAACGAAGTTATAAATAGTGGTGTTACCCCAACCACCGCAACAACACCATATAACACAACATATAGTAATGTGAACATTGTTCTTACATTATCAGAAAACACATTTAAGGCTGATGGTAATACTTTAAATGGAAACACTGCTGTGACTGCGACCGCAACAGAAACAGGTAACGCTGTTAACCACTATAAGGTGACACGAACAACCGCATATACTTACACTTCAAACGCCACAAGCAGTAGCACAGAATCGTTATCTGATAAAACAGTCACATCTACTTATACGCTTGATAGGACAAGTGATATTTCCAAAAGTAGTGGTAATAGTAATTTTAGTATTTCTTCAACCAGTGATAACCCAAGAAAAATTACTGTTCCAAGTAGATTTACAACGGTAGGTTCAGCAAGAAGTGCGACATATAAAGTTACGGCATCGGGTGATAGCAGTGTATCAGACAGCAAGACTGTTACACAACAAGCGAATGAAGTTGTTGGTGAGAAATACATTGATATTAGAAGTGGTGTTGAAATCAGTGCGGCGACCGCAACCAATTGTCATTTTGAATTAAATTCTAATTCATTTACCGCTAAAACAGGTAATTTGTCAACAAGTGTGGTTGTTAAATCTTCTATTGATACCCAAAGAATTACAGGTGTTACCGCTGATAGATATGATGTTTACTCATCTAACGCAAGTGCGTTAACTCATAATGATATGGTGGTATCAGCAAATACTGTTAATCAATATTATGTGCCTATTCAACCGACAGTAACAAAATACGGTTCATACAGTAGCAGTATTAGTGTCAGTAATCCTACTGTAAGTACAAGTAGTTACACTTATACAATTACTTGTCCAAATTTATCAACTGAAAGTGTAGTTACATTAGGAAATGTGGAATTTTCAAGTCCTTCCGGTTCATGCAGTAATAGAATTAATTTGTATTACTCTGGTGCCACAAGTACAGTTTATCCAACAGTATCAGCTTCTATGTACATAGCCGATGGTTATTGGGGTGTAAATTTAATTTTTGATGCTTTGGACGCAACTACAGGTGTTTCATGGACTTGTGGCGGTTCGTACCAAGTAACAATTACTGATGGTGGTAATGATTATCCTTACAGTGGTTACTTTAATGTTACTGGTCATTGTGATGATACGGAACAAGTGGTTATTGACGATGCAAGTGGTGATTTTTTATCCCACAAAAGAAAGGGCAATTCTATATTTTTAAGAAGTAACCATACAGTAAGTTCAACTGCATATTATTCACATGAAAATGTTTCTTGTAGCCAACCAAGTGGCGTATAATGATTTTAATGTTAATTCCCTCCTAAAATTAGGAGGGAATTTTTATTAAATAATACTATTACCGACATTTGTTTTTATTGGACTCAGGTATTTCCATCCGTTTTTTTCCTCTGTTTCCACAAGTTTATCAAAGTCCTCCTGATAAGCAGGTGGAAGAAGTCCACCGTCCATATAATAGTTTCCGTGTATTCTGTAAATATCAGTGTTTACTCTGATGCTTCCACCTTCATTAAGGGGAATTTCTTTCACTACAATAAATTGACAATCTTTTTTCATGCTTTTTTGTTTTTATTTTTTTATTATTCGTGAAGCATTTAATCAACCAATATCAAAGTCACATAATATTGAGGTTTTCCTGTGTGTGAAATATCCATCTCAACACTATCAATTTTAAATGAGTTAGCTATGACATATGTGTTTAACAATTTGTCATCAACATAAACATCCATCAATATTGTTTTGAAAAATCTGTCCTGAACGGTGGGGGTATTAGTCAAAAGAAGTCCAAAAAACTCGTTGTAAAGATTATAATGGGGGGATACGGTAAACATCATTTTTCTTCTTAAATTGTTCTCGTACTTGAAACTGATGTCATGTATTTCGTCAATTGACGGATATGTGTTTATATCCATTGTTGGCGTGTCGTCAAAATACACCTTACATTTGTACTTTTTTTCCTTGTTGTCTTTAAGTATTTCGGTGATGGTATCGTCAGAAACATCATAAGTCTCAGGTTTAGTGTAAGTGCAGTTTTCCTTGTTTTCAAACTTTTCTTTTGAGATATTGTTGGTTAATAGATTTTCATCTATAGTTGTTTCTATGTTATTTTTGGCTGTTTTATCTTTAGCAATATTAGTTCCAATATGCCTGATTTTAATACTGTCACTTGTGTTTTCGTGATTGTTTTTGTTACGAATTGTGTCATTCATCTTTTTTATAAATCTTTTGTCATCCATAATAATTTAAATTTAATTTGTTATTTTATTATTTTTTTAATTAAATCAGTTTTATCTGTTGTTGGGATTATCTCATAAGTCCCGTCATCTTTAAGCCAAATAATCCTTCTCCCCAAGACCTTTAAACCAATATCTTTGAGACATAGATTATATGCGGACAACTGTATTGTATATCCTCCGAACGGTTCATCATACAAATCATCGAACGGATAATATAACATTTTATGATTGGTTCTTGAATATTCTTTATATAGTTCCCTATTGGTTTTCCAATCCATGATGATTAAACCGCTTTTACTATCATCAGTTGGATGTTTAAAATAAACCAACAAATCAAATGTACCTGCAAAGTTTTTACTATATTGTATATTTGGATTAGCACTTGTGTAAACTTTTGTCTCAGGCAAAACAACCCACATATTGTCAGGAAATTCGTTCCAGAATTTTAATGCCGCTTCTTCTTTTGTTCTTGTCGGTATTAACCAATTTTTATCGGCAATGTACTTATACTTATTATCATCAGTAATGTTTTCAGGATGACCCATATGAAGCCAAGCAAGTGACTCACCGTAACTATGTACTTGTGTTCCGGAAATAGTCGCTTTTAAATTCGTGAATTTCCATTGGTCTAACCAGTATTCAGGTGTCTCACCGTTTTTTTCGGCATAGGCGATTGCTTTTTGTACCGAATCAAATTCTTCCTCAAATTGTGACACAAATAATGAGACAGAAATTAGTTCCTTATCACCCAAAAAATATTTGTGTCCCTCATCTATAAACACCAAATTATCGAAAGTGTCTAATATCTTGTTTCTGATATCAGTCACTTCCTGTGGTTCACCAATAACCTTTACCCTATATTTATCTTCATTCCTTAACGGCATTCTGTTCTCCTTTTTCCAATTCAGTTATTAATGCGTCAGCCATTCTAATTGATAATTTGGCAACAATTTTTGGAGCGGCCTCCAATGCGGTACCAAATGTACCACTTTCCAAAATACCTTGCATTGCGTTTACAGCAGCGGTAAATCTTTTGTCATCAACACTCATTGAATTTTAAATTTGTTCTTTATTGTTATTACGGATGGTGAAACATTGTCAAATGTATAAACAGCGTTTTTCATCCTTGGGTCAATGTACAGTTTAATGTTTTTGTCTAGTTTAGTTTTATCAATTTCTAACAAGCAATATTCATTTGTTTGTTGTTTGTCGTCTCTTGAGTTATTAAAACTATTTGAAATTATAGAAGCGGTGTAATTATCAATTTCTTTAATGAAAAAATAAATTCTGTCAGGATTTGTGAAATCATTTCTTTCTGTATATTTAGGCACTATGCCATTTTTAAGTATCTTTTTTATATTTTTACTATTTGTTAAATGATAAAGAAATTTTATACTTTTGTCATTAAAAATATATTCAGTTACATCCGTACCGTATTTTTCTTCGTACTGTAATATAATCCAATCATTATATGGTTTTCCTTTAAATGTTAATGTTTTGGAAGCACTATAAAACCATCCATATTTGTTCATTTTTTTATCAATTTGTTCTTTGTTAACATCAAGATACTCATTATTGGGCAGGATAATGACGATAACATCTTCTTTTGTTGTAGGTACGGTAGTTTTATCTATTAAACCGTCATATTTTGTTTTGTTAGTTAAAAAATCACCTAAATAACACAGTCCAAGTTCTAAATTGTAAATGTCGGCTAATGTGGTAACAACTTTCTCAATATCATATGTTTCAATTAAACCTTCATTAATAAAAAACGGTACGTCAAAAATAATGGAATCCATTATTTTTGTTTCCACTAAAATTGGTTTCTTTTTATATTTTTTGTTACCAAATGTTTCTTTAACTATTTCACTAAAAAGTGTTTTTTCTCTTTTCATTATGCTTTCTTTTTTCTCCTATTTATTTCTTCGACAACCAACTCATGAAATGTTTTTTCTTCCCTCATGACATAATGGCCAAATTGGTCTTTTCCGTGTATAGGCTTACAATGGTGTTCCATTTCAAGTCTCTTCGCAAAAACATCCAATAAGAAACGGTTACCGACTTCGTATGGATAATGGTCAGCAAAATGTATTTTTGTTCCGACAGGTGAAGAAAAAAAATCTTGTATAAGTTCGTCAACAATTCTTGTTGTTCTACCTGTGGCTCTACTGTTAAGTATCATCAGAAGTTCTTCGTCAGACACATATTTCAAACTACTATCTTTCATTTCTTTTACGTATTGCTTTTATTTTTTCTTTTATTAAGCGTTCCTCTAATTTTTTCTTTATCACATCCCCATGACAAGTTTTGGGCTTACAGAAACAACCAAGATAAACTTCCTCACCGTTTTTGTATTTTTCAAAAATCTCATCAACAATATCAGTAAACTCCTTGTTATGGCCATACATAATGTCAAAATATTCACCATATTTTTCTATTGTTTCTTCCCTATCAGAACACTGAAACAAAGCAAGTGTTTTCTCAACATCCAAATAAGTGTAAGGATTGGATAAAATACTTGGCCTCCCTATATAATAATAGTTCGGATAAGTTGTTTTATCTGTGTTTATGTTTATGATGTTAATCATTTTTTACAAAAATACAAATTATTACGGAATTAAACAATACTTTTATTAAGATTTTGATATTTATGGTTATATAATGTTTTTATGAGTAGAGTAGTTGATATACAGAGTGCCGCGACATTTGCGCCAACATCATATAGTGATAATACTTTTACATCAAGCTATTATCAAAATCTTGATAATGGTTTGAATTCGCATGATGGTACCAACAATTATGCAAGGTTTACAATGCGAAATACTGATTATCATATTTATTATGATTTTTCAGTAACTGATATTCCGGAAATTGCGACAATAAACTCTGTTACATGTCAAGTAAAAGGGTATGTACAAAACACATCATATTACCCGTCCGTTCAACTATACACAAACACAACAGCGAAAGGTTCTGCAACAAGCATAACAAGTACATCTACAAGTAATGTTGTTAACCTCAATGTTGGCTCTTGGACTTTATCCGAATTACAAAATGCAAGGTTGTACATAAATACAGTTAATGTAACTACAAGGCAAAACCGTTATTTTTATTTTTATGGCGCAACCTTGACAGTAAACTACTCAGTAAACGGTACAATGTACGAAATCACAACTTCAAGTGAAACTGATTTGGCAACAATTGAACCTGCTTCACAAGAGATATTTGAAGGTGGTGATGGTACTGTTAAAATAGAAACAGATAATGTTGGTGATATTGTTGTTGAAGAGTATTTCAAGAAATATATTTGACACAACAAAAGTATATAAAACAGAAAAGGTGACAGATTAATCTATCACCTTTTTTGTTTAGAGCATGTTGTTATATTCTTCGACTGCGAAGTAAACATTGACCTCAACACAATGGTTAAAGTCATCAGGTTCGTCATCCATAGGCTCATAAATTTTATATGACACAGTAAAGCCACCTGAACTGATTTCATTACATCTATCTTCAAACAGTTCACAAAGCAAATTTAATAGGTTTTCTTTGATTTGTTTAATCGTTGGCACTTGGTCACCCGTACAATACCAATGCCAATCAAGTGCTTCCATTGTGTCATGTATTTTCTGAAAATCAATGGTGTTCATTATCTCTTTTATACAATCAAGCATTTGTCTTTCACCTTCAGGTGTTGAGATGTAGTCGTCAATTGTTTTTAAGACCCTAAATGGTTCTGGTTCATTACCTTCTTCTTCAAATGCTTCGTTTTTTTTGTCTAAGTATCTTTCATAATACTTGTCTTTAAGTGTTTTAGCCATTTTTCTATTTATGTTTTAGTTATTATTGTTGTTTTCCGCTAATGTTTATAGCAAAATCATATAAGGAAGGATATCTCATTATTTTTTCGCAATTGCTTTTTACCTTCAACTCTTCTAAAGAAATGTTCTTGTTATATGGGGCATCTATTATCACACCATATTTTGCGTTACATCCTTCAAAGTTCCAATCATTGTCATCAACAAAATATGTTGGGTGTAACAATGTTTTGTCTTTTAAAAAACAAATGCCGTTAGGTATAATGTCATGTTTTTCCAACCATTCCAATGTGTCCTTCTTGTTTTTGTAACTTTTTTGATATGTCACTATAATAACATCACCATATTCTTTCAAAATGTCAATAGCCTCTTTTATTTTTGGTAATGCCTCCGATTCAAGAAACAGTTCCGTGCTATGTTTTTGAAAAAACCATTGAGAGCCAGTCATTCCTGTTTCTGATTTTATTCTTGGGAATGAGTTATCTACCACAAAGTCCGTGATGTCATCATAAGTAAGGTTATCTTTAAATTCTTTGTTGTACAAAGACACCATATTACTTAATAGTGCCCTAAGTACTTCATCACAATCAATTGCGAATGTTATTTTATTTTTCGTCATTTTCTATAATGTTTCTAAAATCAATATTGTGTTCTTGTAAAATTTTAATAAGTTTTCTTGTGTACGCTAAATTTTCCCTTATTGTTTCGTTGGCATAATCTAACTCTTTACTTTTTTTGCTCCAACATTCTTCCCAATATTCATGACTTTCCTTTTCTTTTTCATATTTTTTCATTAAATCAAAATAAGACAATTTCTCATTTTCAGGTTTGTTCACCACTTCGTTTAATTGTTCTTTTACTTTGTCTGTTTTTTCTTTTTCATCACCGGCTTTAGTTCTCCAATCTCTGTAATTGTAATAAAATTTGTCTGTGAGATTAAGACCCTCAACAGTGTTTTTCTTAGTCGTGAGTTTGGGTGCTGTTTTAACTATCTTAAAATATGGATAATAGGAAATCATATATATCAAACCGCTGTATTCAGGAACCTCATCTTCTGTAACCAAGTTCTCAGGTACGGCATAATAAAAATATGTGGGTAACATTATCTCACTGTACTTATATTGTTCAGGATGTTTATCAACAAATTTTGTAAACATTTCCTCATCGTATATTGAATAATTCTTGTATTTTTCCAACATACTATAATATTTTGGTGTGTACCCATCCAAGTTTTTATATTTGCCTTCAAACAATTGATGCTTGTCAGTCTTATGTTTGAAATCGTTTTTAAAGTCCGCTTTGGATATTTTAATCTCAAACTCATAAGTCACGTCAGATTTTGTCATTATCCACAAGTCAGATTCCCATCCATATAGATAAAGATTCTCAGCAATGTACTTAATATTGTTAGGTGACATGAAATAATTAGACAATCTTTTTTGTATTAATTCTTCCGTATATATAGTTTTTTTAAGGATTCCCATTATTTTGTCTTTTTCCAAAAATACTGAAAAAAAACATAAAAATCAAAAAAAAAAATGAATTCAATAGACTATTTATATGTAAAATGTTTAATAATGACAATACAGGAAATTTTTAATAAAATACTTGTTTTTTTAGGTTTTTCATTTTCAGAAAACAAAAAAAATGAGACAATTGAAGAGACAGTTGAGTCTAATGCCGGTATTGTGGAAAATAGTAAGGAAGATATGTACAATTATAATGGTAAAGTGATTCTTTTAGACAATGGTCACGCGAGGTCAACAGTGGGGAAAAAAGGACCTTTTTTTGAAGATGGAACAAGATTCTATGAGTATGAGTTTAATAGGGACATTGTTAAAAGGATTACCGAAAAATTAGATAAATTAGGTGTTAAATATCATGTTATAGTACCTGAGTTGGAAGAGGATATACCGTTGTCCACAAGAGCGAACAGAGCAAACAAATATTGTAACCAATATGGGAAAAATAATTGTTTGTTCATATCTGTTCATTCAAATGCGGCTGGAAATGGAAAGGAATGGAAAAACGCAAGGGGTTGGTCAGTATATACAACCAAGGGTATAACCAAATCAGATGATATAGCGACCGTGTTCTGGAATGAGGCAAACAAATTGTTACCTGAGTATGGTATGACCATGAGAAAAGATATGACCGATGGTGACCCAGATTATGAGGCTAATTTCACTGTGATATATAAGACATTATGTCCTGCGATATTAACTGAAAATTTATTTTTCGACAATAAGAAAGATTGTGAGTTTCTTATGTCTGACGAGGGTAGAGATGTTATTGCTCAAATACATGTCAATGCAATAAAAAGAATATGTTTTGAATAAAAAAATAACAATATATTATGGGAATAATAGAAAGAATTGGTAAAACACTTTTGATTAAAAGTAATCAGTTAGTTGGAGGAAAAGCTAAACTGCCTACTACAAGCCAAATTGAGGTGGGTGAGTTAGCTATTAATTATCATAATGGCTATGAGACAATTTCAACCATTAATGACAACAATGAAATTGCCACATTCTCATCTGATAGTCAAGTTAAAGATTGGCTTGCTCATGTTAGTGGTTTGCCGGCTGTTACAACTGAGGATAACGGTAAAATATTGATTGTTTCCGAAGGTGAGTGGATATTGGCAACACCTTCAACAATTTATACCGGTTCAGGTACACCGGCACAAAACTTGGGAAAAGATGGTGATATTTTCTTACAAACTTCATAATTTCTAAAACAAAAGCAAAATGGATTATCAGAAAGTAAATAATACATGGAAACCTGTTTCCGGTTATTATAGAAAAAATAATGGCGTTTGGGAAACAATAGATGCTACCACATTTGAAAATTTTGTATCATCAAATGTGGTAATGTTTGGTGGTTCTGTTGACGGAAACCACACCTTGACTATAGGTGGTATCACAAGCATAAGTGGTGTGTCATGTTCTTTTACCGCAATATATGATAATATGACAAACGTGACAACTGCTGCGACTTGGAGTATTGTTAGTGGTTCTTCTTATGCCACAATAAGCGCACATACAGGTGAAGTTGAAATTTTGTCTACAGCAAATGAAAGCAATGTTATTATACAGGCATCATATCTTAATGTGGCAACCACACAAGAATTAACATTAACTTATTATACAGGTTCAACAAGTGAGACTGAAACTGAAATTGATATAGATGAAAGTGGTAACACAACCACAACCACAACAACCACCACAACAAACGAGGATGGTTCATCATCTGTTATCACAACAACAGTTGTCACAGATGAAAGTGGTAACACAATCGGTTCAAGTGAAAGTAATAAAGATATTAATTCTGATGGTTCATTTAATGCCACAACAACCAACTATGATAGTGAAGGTAATGCCACCGATGGTATTAATCAAAGTGGTGATACAAGCGGTAATGTGAGTAGTCAGGAAGTTGAGTACGATGAAAGTGGTAATACAACTGTGACAGGTTATCAAATTGACACTTCAGGTAATCCAGATGGTACTAAAGAATTTAACGGTGATGGTGTCAACACTGAATACTATGCTTTTGATGTGACACAAGGATTTATCGCTGACATACATTTTGTTATCAATTGTAATAACAGTCCAACTGGACAAAACGAAAATCACCATAATATACTGACAGCGAAAAGAAGTTCACCTTCACCTTGGTACGGATTCCAATTAAGACAAACACTCACAGCAAAAACAATTACGTTGGGTACACAGTTCTCTACTGGAAGTAATATTAATACTACAATACAACCAATGCCTACAACAGGTAATAACCTTGAATATAACCTTAGAATTATATACAACCCTACCGTTTCAACAAATTCTTTTATTTGTAGAAACATGGCAACAGGACAAAATGTATATACAAGTAATGGAAAATTCCCAGACATTGATGACCTTAGATATATTAAGGTCACAATTGGTTATGCTATGGATGAGAATGGAGACCCGTTCAGATATTCGGATATTGATGTGAAAAATTTCTCAATCAGAAGACTTGAGCAACTTTATACTCCTGTTATATCTTGTAGTCATAATGTTGTTACCATTTCTTGTGAAACAACAGGTGCTGATATATATTACAAACTAAATCAAACCGGAAGTTTTATGCAATATACATCAGCATTCACAATAAGTGCTGACACAATTGTTGATGCTTATGCGGTATATTGTGATGTTAATAGTGATACTGTCACTGAGGTTTGTAGATATGAAGAAGAAGGCGTGAAAGCACCTGTTATTACTTGTGACGGAACAGGTGTTACCATTACTTGTGAAACCGAAGGTGCAACCATTTATTATAAATGTAACCATGTTGGTGGATACAGTGCATATACACAAACATTCCCAATAACTGCCGATACTTTTGTGGAATCATACTCTATGTTAGATGAGGAAACAAGTCAGGTTGTCAGTGAAATGTGTATTTATAGTGAAACACATGATTATTCTCTTGACTATCTTACCTTTAGGGTTAAATCTGGCGGAACAATTTCTTGGAATTCTGTTGGCACACAACAAGTGAAGGCAATTCAGTATAGTCTAAACAATGGTTCATGGACATATTTAGTGCCATCATCTGTTGGTTCATCTGTTTCAATAACTGTGTCTGAGGATGATGTGGTAAGAATCAAGGGTTCTAATGCATCTTATGGTACAACCAATGAGGATTACATGGGATTCAGTGGTGGAACTGCGGTGTTTGATGTCGAAGGTAACATAATGAGTCTTGTTTACGGTGATAACTTTGTTGGAAATACCGCACTTACAGGAACATTTAACTTCTGTTCATTGTTTAAGCAAGCAAATGTTATATCAGCAGAAAACCTCGTCTTACCAGCAACCACTTTGACACCATACTGTTATCGTGCATTATTTGCCAATAGTGAAACAGTAGCAATTGCACCTGCGTTACCGGCAACAACACTTGCGGAAGGTTGCTATCGTTATATGTTCCAATATAATGCAATAAGAACCGCACCTGAACTTCTTGCACCTGTGTTGGTTTATGATTGTTATGAAGGAATGTTTAACAATTGTCATAACTTGAATTATATTAAATGTTTAGCCACTGATATTTCTGCATCAGCAGCAACTGCTAATTGGGTTACAGGTGTGGCATCATCAGGTACATTTATTAAAAATGCCAGTACAGAATGGGTTCTTGGTATTAGTGGTATTCCTACAAGATGGGATGTTATTGATGAGGGACTTCAAGCACCTGTCATATCTTGTGATGGTCTCCATATAACTTTGGTATGTTCAACACAAGGTGCAAGCATTTATTACAAATTGAATAGTCAAGGTGATTACGCATTATATTCCACACCTATATCAATTTCTGCTGATACTTTCATTGAAGCATACTCTATGTTAGATGAGGAAACAAGTGAGGTTGTCAGTGAAACTTGTATATATGATGATGGAATTGATGAACCTGTTATATATTGTGATGGTGAGTATGTCACCATATCTTGTGCAACAGGAGGTGCGTCAATCTATTATAAGTTTGATTTAGACCCTATTTATAATCCATATGATTCAGCAATTGCGATTTCAGCAGACACAGTATGTTATGCATATTCTGAAATTGACGGTAGACAAAGTGAAGTTGTCTCAGCCACTTGTGTTTATGATGATTCACTTAAAGCACCTATCATTGAATGCAATGGAACTGTAGTTACAATTACATGTCACACAGTAGGTGCTGATATAAACTATAGATTAAACGAAGAAGGAACATATTCCTTATATAATGCACCAATAGTTATTTCAGCAGACACAATAGTTGAGGCATATTCTGAGAAAGATAGTGTAGTAAGTACTATCGTAAGTGCATTTTGTGAATATAGTGATGTTCATGACTATTCCCTTGATTATCTTACGTTCAGAGTTCTTTCAGATGGTACAATCGGTTGGAATTTAGTTGGAACCGGTTTTTCTAAAACAATTCAATATAGTAAAAATGATGGTGCATGGACAACTTTAACACCAAGTACTTCAACTACAATATCGGTTGTAACAGGAGATGTTATAAGGTTCAAAGGAACTAACATATCATACGCAAATGATAAATCAAATTATTCAGCGTTTGGTTCATCCGAAGCCAATGTAGGTGGTGGAACCGGCGCAACATTTAATATAGAAGGTAACATAATGAGTCTTGTTTACGGTGATAACTTTGTTGGAAACACCGCACTTACAGGAACATATAACTTCTGTTCATTGTTTAAATTAACAAATGTTGTATCAGCAGAAAACCTCGTCTTACCTGCAACCACATTAAAAGAGTATTGCTATCGTGCAATGTTTAGTAGATGTTATGAGTTAGTTAAAGTTGTCGAATTACCGGCAACAACGTTAGCAAAAGGTTGTTATTGGTATATGTTTGACAAATCAGCATCATTTGAGGTAGCACCTGAATTACCTGCCACAACACTTGTTGCGGAATGTTATGGACATATGTTCGAGGAATGTACAAGTCTTAATTATATTAAATGTATGGCAACTACAGGATTTACCGCAAATAATTGTAAAGCATCATGGACAAGTGGTGTTTCCGCTACAGGTACATTTGTTAAAGACAGTTCTGCATCCACATCCACTTGGTCTAAAGGTGCAAGCGGCATTCCTACAGGTTGGTTAGTATATGATGATGTGGCAATTGATGCTCCTGTCATTTCCTGTGACGGATATAACAACGTAACCATTACTTGTGATACAACAGGTGCTACAATTTATTACAAACTTAATGGCGAAGATAATTATGCCACATATAACACACCAATAGTCATATCTGCAACCACTGTTGTAGAGGCATATTCTGAAAAAGATGGCCAAGAAAGTAGAGTTGTTTCACAAACTTGCGAATACATAAGTGATGTTCCTTTGGAAGCATGTAACAGGGATTTAACCAAATGGACTTACAGCAATCAGGAAATAACAACACCATATTCTGTTAATAGAATAGATGGCCATAGTGCAAGTTATGCAAAGGGAACATTCAATTTTGAGACAAGTTTCGCTTTGCGTGAGGTACAGCCAACATATTTATGGTTCCAACATGCAGACCAATCTGCCACAATATATGTGGATGATGTTTTAGTGGAAAAACACTGGGGTGGTTATGCTGCGTTTTCAGTTGACATATCAGAGTTTGTTCATAGCGGAACAAACAGAGTAAAGGTTGCTCTTAAAAATAATGAGGGAAACAACCTTGCTCCTGCGATTGCTGACTTTAACTTCAACGCCACACTTGGTAATGTTAAACTTTATACAAGTCCTGTAGTACCTGATATGATTTATGGATATGACGGATTCCATGTCACTTCGGATGTGGCGTTATCTTCCGCAACCATTGAAGTTAAAACAAGTGTTCCTACAGGTGCAACCGTAACTTGTGAGATAAGTGATGGTACATATCATTATGGTGCGTCAGGTAGTAGTACAGGTGAAGAAATGATATTTAGTGCAACTGTTACCAATCCTCATCTATGGAATGGTACAACTGACCCTCACTTATATAACATAACACTTAATGTTTATCATAATGGTGATTTGTATCACACATATCAAAGACCTTATGGTTTGAGATTCTATAGTTATGTAATCAATGAAACTGTCAATGGAGACACATATACAGGCTTCTTACTTAATGGGCAACCATATTTGTTAAGGGGTTGCTGTATGCATGATGATATTGATGGAAAGGCTAACGCATTGGATGATGATGATTATACACAGACATTCAGCATTATTCAAGAACTTGGTGCTAATTTCCTACGCCTTGCACACTATCCACATCCAAAGGAAACCTATGATTGGTGTGATAGATTAGGTATTATTGTACAGACAGAAGGACCTTGTGTTAATAAAATGCAGTCAACAATGCCAGCTGATTATTATACACACCTTATTGGACAATATAATGACATGGTAAATCAGCATTATAATCACCCATGTATTTGCTTCTGGGGATTAAGTAACGAAACCACAACTGATGATAAGGCTTTTGCAAAAGAAAAGATAAATGGTTATATTGCACAAATTAAAGCCTTAGATTCAGAGCGTATGGTAGGTTATGTTATGGCTCAAGGTCCTGGTTCTGACCCAAGTGCATATTATAATAATCCAGATGCTGATTGGTTCGGTTGTAACATTTACGAAGGTTGGTATAGTAGCCCCAATTCAAATAATCCATCAACTCAGATAAACACTCGTGTTAAGAACGTTATAACCAATAAGAGTAAGGCTCTTGCTTATTCAGAGTATGGTTGTGGCGGTACGCAACATTGTCACTCTGACGATTATATGACAACAACAACAAGGGGTAATCGTGAAAGGCATGATATTGAGTATATGATGTGGTTACATGAAGGTCATATAGCGGCAATTAAGAACTATCCTCAACTATTATTCACTTCACAATGGCAATTATTTGATATCGCAGTGTCTAACAGAAATGAAGGTTATACTGTATGTCTTGACGGTGTTATTACATCTACAAATGATAATTTAAGGAGATTAAATGACAAGGGTCTTGTTGAAAGAGACCATCGTACAAAGAAGGATGTTTTCTATCTTTACAAGGCATGGTGGAACACAACAGATATATTTGTACATATTTGTGGTAAAGACTATACCAAGATGACAGATAGGGTTATTAAATGTTATACTAACTATAATAATAGTTTATCACTTTATGTAAATGATACTTTTGTTGAGACTGTTTCCGTAACTGACAATATTGCAACATTTACTGCAAGAACTTTCAGTGCAGGTGATGTGGTTAGAGTTGAAGGTGGTTCAATTAATGACACATTCACTTTTAAATAATTGACACTATTTATAATAAAACTAAATTGTTAAATATAGATTTTTATGACACAAATTAAACTAACAGAACAACAATAAGAAAGATTGTGAATTTCTTATGTCTGATAAGGGTAGGGATGTGATAGCGCAAATACATGTTAAAGGAAGAAACGGTTGGTACACAATAGAAGATTATAGTATTTTGAGTGAATTGTTACCAAAAGATAGGATTTACAAAACCAAAAAATTAGAATGAGAATATTTTTTTTAAGGTAACACTTAATCTGACTAAGTATGACTATAAAATACTAACATTTAGTGGTGTTTTTTCTTTTATTTAACTATTTATAATATAACAAAAAAGTTTTTATTATTATGGAGTCAGTTAAAATTAGTGAGAAACAATTGTATTCGATAATATCTGAATCAATAGTAAAGATATTGAGAGAAGAAAGAAGTGAAAACATAGATAATGATATTATTGAACTAATATCATATTTACACAATATGCAAAAACCTTTAAGGGAAATTCATTGGAATACCAATGAGTATTCCACACATATGGTAACTGATGAGACCATTGATGATGTCATTGAATGGGAAGACACATTAGCTGAAGCCTTTGTCAGTAACACTAATATTGAATTAACTATTAGTGATGTGAAACCTTCATCAGATTACAAAACATTAATGGAGGAATTAATCAATAAGGCAAGCACAATTAAAGACAATATTTCAGATAACAAGGAATATGACAGTATATGTGCTGTTTTGGATGAGATTATTGAGAAATCAAATCAATTGTTATATAAGAGTCAATTAAAATAGTAATATCATGCCAGCGAAAAGCAAATCACAACAAAGGTTGTTCGGAATGGTACATGCTTATCAAAAAGGTGAGTTGAAAAATCCATCGTCAGAGATAAAGTCAATTGCGAAATCAATATCCAAAAAAGACGCGGAAGATTTTGCGGAAACAAAACATAAAGGTTTACCAAACAAGGTTAAAACCAAGAAAAATGAGGAAAGGAATATGGGTAAAAATAAAGTTAATGAAAGCTATGGAATTGGTTATAAAGGACAATTCATCAAAAAAGGTGGATGGGGACCGACATTTACATCATTTCCTGAGGATGCCATAAAGTTCAGAACACCTGAACAAGCACAGCAATATATGGAAGAAAATCTTGGTGATGACTTTGGCGCATCAGTTGTCTCTTTACCTTTACAAGAAAACAAGAATGTGGTTAGAATCAATGAAAACCAGTTACATAGTTTAATTGCTGAATCAATAAAAAGAGTTCTTAAAGAACAATGGGATTTTGATGACGAAGACGATACATTCACACCTCAGGGGTACAAAACTGATTCCAATTGGGGAGGTACTGAAATACAGATAAACAAAAACGGTGATGCCGCAAGACTTAGAGACAATCACGGTACACCAGGAACACCTACTGATTGGATGGAGATTCAGTTTGATGAAAACGGTGTCGCATATGTTGAGACTGAGAATGGGACAGTTCGATTAGATGAGTTTATGAGAGTATAAAAAAAGCCACTGAATATTCAGTGGCTTTTTTTATTAACATAGCATATTTTAATCAACATCAAACTCTTCGATAGTAAGAACAGCGGCTCTTGATGTCTGAACACTGTTACCTGCATCAAAACTTGTTGAAAGTCTAAAAGTACTCGCAGGGACATTAAGTTCATAAATAAGCACATCCTTAACTGCCTTAGCCCTGTTCTCAGCAAGTGTGGTGTTTCTGCTCTCAGTACCTGTTCCACTGTCTGCTGAGCCAACGATATGGACAACCATATTGTCCTTAATCTGCTTTGAGAACTCAACAATCTTAGCATGTTCGGTAGGTGAAAGCACATCACTGTTCAAGTCAAAAGTAATGAAAGTCTTACCAACAAATGTGGGGATAGGGGTCTCTACCTGCTTCTCAACAACCCTCTCAGTCACAACTTCCTTAACAACAGGCTCCTTATTCAAAGCCTCATTAAGCTTAGCCTGAAGAGCGTCATAATCGGCCTGACTGTACCTATAGTCGTTGGTCACAAAATTATGGGAATTGACCCTATGGTTCTTAAACTTGTAAGTAAAACCAACCTCACAAACAAAGATAGCCCTTGTTCTGTTAAGATTATAGAAATTGTCGTAAGTCAACCAAGTAACGGTAGGCTTGAAATTAATCTGTGCAGCCCTTGCCTTTCCAAGATTAACATTAAGTTCACCACCAAGGTTATAGTTCAAGGTATTGTGATGTGTGACAGGCTTGCCATAACCATGTCCCCAACCAAAACCAGGAACAGCAACAACCTCTACCCTTCTTGGTGCGCCCTTATAACCGCCAAAGAAATTGGACATATTAACCTTTGCGTTGGCGATAACATTACTCTCATCAAAGAAAGTGTATGAACCTGTGGTGTTAAAGAAGCCTCTACCAACAACGCTGAAACCGTAAACAGGGGTAACCCAAGTACCAATCTCAACTGATGCGGTTGGTCTGAAAGCGTCAATAAAATCACCGAAACTGTCAGCACTCAAAGGTGACGCTCCACCAAAATTAACGCTAAAATAAGGCATTCCAAATGAGCCTACATACTCATAATTCTGATTCTGTGCAAATCCCATAATCCCTATGGTAAATGCGATAATTAAACTAATAATTTTCTTCATTTTTTCTTTTCTTTTTTTTGATTTTTATTTAGTATCTTTTATTAAATAACTCATTTTTAATTTCATCCTTTATTGAATCTCTAAAAGAAGAACCCCATATAATATTATTCATACCATTAAGTAATATGTCCATAAAAAGACTTTTCATTAGTTTTTCAATATTTTCATCTTTCTTTAGATATTCTTTAATGGTATTCGTCACTTCATTAAATTCTTCCTTAAAATCTATTTTGTTTATTGTGCTTTCTAATAGATAAGAGGGTTTTTTGTTACCCCAACTGTCACAAGTAACTAATAAATTTTTTATGTTGTTCTCATCTATCAGATATTGTTTCATTGCGTCAAGTATTATTTGGCGTATGTCTTCTGATGTTATTTTACTAATCTCATCATTTAATAGTGCGGCGAATTTTTCTTCATTTAAATCAAACTTTACTTCCATGGTTTTGCAAATCTAATATTTTTATTTTAAAAAGTCAAATATTTTTTAAGAAATTTTAATATGACATGATTTCATGACCTCAATCGCAGCGTCATTATTTTCTTTACTTAAACCTGCGATACAATTTGAATCAACTGAAATTTCAGCCCTGTCAAATAACGCTGTTTTAAGTAACAAAGCGTTGGTAACAACACAGATACTGCTAACAAAACCAACAATCTCAATGTCCAAATTACCTTGGATATTTCTTATTTTTTCCATTAATTCAGTTGAACCGAATGTAGGTTTATTCACATAGTGAATTATCACACCTGATTCAGATAACTCATGTTTGTGCAATGCCTCTGTTATTCGTTTATCAATAAACCAACCGTTTGTTTTGAATATACAGTGTTCAATAGGTAAATGCTTACCTTCAATTGTGTCAAGATAATCCTCATCATGTGTGTCTCTTGTTACAAAAATATAATCACCATCAAAGTCAGTTATTTTTTTGACTATGTTTGGGACTTTCTTGTCAGCTTCTTCATTGGCTAATGACCCGTTTATGAAGTCAACTTGTGGGTCAATGACTATTAGAATCTTTTTCACGGCTTTATATATTTTAAAATATTATTTATTTTGGTCACATCAATATAGTTTGTTTTTCTGTAATTTACAATACTACAACCTGTAATACCTAAATAATGATGTTCATGCGGAAAGTCCAAAATAAACCTTATTTGGGTTTTGTCATCATTATATTCATAAGAGACAATGTTGAAATCATCAATAAATGGATTGATAAAATTGTTGTAATATGTCGCAGTATTAAAATCGGATGAACTTTTTCTTTTTTCATCTTCTTTAATAAGGTCTTTTTCCTTGTCGGTCAGAGTATCATAAATTTCATTTCTGAGCATTGAGACAAACTCTTTTTCGTTTTTGAGAATTTCAGATAATGTTTCTTTGAATCTTTCCTTCAAATCTTGTTGTTTTTTTATCTCGTTCTCACAAAAACGTATTGAATCAATACAATGAGTTATATCATTAACCGTGTTTTTTACCGGTTCACCCAGTTCAAACAATAGTTTTTTGTTTTCTCTTTTTATATTTATAATGTAAAAATCATTACATTTAAACCCAACAGATAAAAAAGGTCCACCTGATGGGTCAATCGCAGTTGGGTTATCATAAGAACCGATTAACCTGTAAGGCATCTCCGTGTTACCTAAAACTAATTCGTATTGGTTTTTTTTAACTTTTTTTAAAATGTTCACATCACCATACCTATTATATGGTATTAAATACTGATTTTTCATCTTTTTTTTTGCAAACATACACATAAAAAAAATAAAAAACAAAACCAAAACGAAAAAATATACAAAAAACAAATAACTAGTAATTAATATAAGTAATTTATTATTAACAATTTATATATTTTTTAAAAGAAATTTTTTATTTAATAAAATTAATTACCAGGACCTATAAGTTACTTATTAACAGAAATTTCATTATAAAATTTTTGTTTTTAGGAAATATAATTAGTATTTTTGTAAAAAGATTTTGAAAATGAATTACAAATTAAAAAGGTTTTTGACTTGGCCTTACAGGGCAACTAAGTCAAGTTATTTATGTATTAGATTTCCGTTTCTATATCCAAGAAACAGATTTACGGGTAACCATTACGATTGTTGGGCTTTAGTTGACTATCATAGAGATAATTATCAAAAGGCATACAGATTTGGCGGTAAAGATGAGGGTTTTAAAGCGATTTGTATTGACAAATGGTGGGCATTTAAGATAAAGGTCGCTGATTTTCTAAATGATTGGGTGTTACAGATTTTCCATTGTGTTCCAACATATACTGAGTTAAATGGTATGGATGGTGGTTGGAGAAAGGCATTTGGAATACAGATGTGTAAAGAGATTAAGAGAGCCTTGTTGGACGCAGGTGGAAGAAAAGCGTTACATAGATATAGGATAATGCAGATTAAAGAGAAATATGGTTCTTTAAGGTGGTATGACCAAGGTGCGCCTAAAGATGTTAATAAAATAGTGGAAAAATATGGGTATATCTCAGAACATACTTGTGTGAATTGTGGTAGACCTGCTGATTATATAACATCCGGTTATATATTACCTTATTGTGAGAAATGTATTCCTGAAAAGGCCAAAGAAAGTGCCGATAAATTTTATTATGACATACCTTTTTATGGTATTAAAACTGTGAGGTTTGACAAAAAAGAAGAAGAAAAAGGAGGTTGTAATGACTAATTTTTACGATAAACTTTTATTGTTTCACTTAATACATGAGTTTACTTACGGAAATGTAAGCAAGAAAATCTTGTCTGAAACAAGAGGTATTGTACCTAATATTGATAATATAGTGAAAACATTTGTGTCTAATATTGGTATGCAAATTTATTCGGCGTTCAATGATGAAAATTACTTTTCAAATGTTGTGACTTCTGAATACACAGAAAAAGAAATACCATTGCCAAAAGATTGCTTTTTTAACCAATTTTATTTGAAAATAAGTATTGAGAAAAACAACGAAGTTACATATCATGGCGGTATGTATCCCATTAAGTCTTTTATTATAAACAAAAATGGTGATGGTTTTGTTTTTAGACCATATATAGTTTTACATATAGAAGGGGAATCAATACAAACTGTTGTGAACAAATTGTCTATAGCGTTATCGCATGAACTGACACATGCGTATGACTATTATATGTATTTTCAAAAAAATGGTTTCCCACAATCAGTGGATGATATTGAAAAAAGTGGTACTAAAAGATTCACGGATGCCATGCGTGGAAATCACAGTATTGAAAGAGTAATTGGTGACATAATGTACAGGTTGTCACAAAAAGAATTAAATGCATATTTAGGGCAATTAAGAACAGAGTTAAAATTTGTTGCAACAAAAATACAAGATGCTAAAACAGCATTTAAAGCAATAAAAGAAACTTCATCATACCAAAAAACATACAAGTTTTTAGAGGACGAAATATCTTATATTGTTAACAATGTTGAACGTGAAGATTATCAACACTTAATTATTAAATATACTAATAGTGTGGCAAACAAAAACTTTACTAACTATCAGCAAGTAGTTAAATACTATTTTAACAGGTGGTATAAATGGTCAGAAACATATCTAACAAAAGCAAGTAAAATTGCCTTTGATGTTTTTAGTGAATCCAGTAATATTGGTTATGAGGATGATAAAACAAATAGTTTGAAAGATACTATTTAACAAATAACCATACAAGAACACCAACAATGTTATATAATATATTTACCTTTTTTTCCTGAGGGTAATTTAAATCAACATCTTTGGTTCTATTACGTTCAAAGTTGATTTTATAACAGAAATTATGTGTTGCCCATTCAAGCATCATACTTTTAATTTTTCTGTTTTTAAATACAATATTGTCTGGATACTCAGATTTTATAGTATTGAGTATTTCTTTGAAATTCTTTTTGGAGACTAAATAACTATCTTTAATATTAATATTGTTAGTAGATACTGTATAATTTATGTTTTCCATATTTTTAACATTTTTATATAAATATTTTGTTTTTATTAAAAATGTATGTATATTTGCATTGGTAATTTGTGAAAGGAAAAAAATGTGGCTCAATTCCACACACAAATCAAATTAAATTTTTTAAAACTTTTATTTTTTATGATTAATGTTGTAATTGGTCGGCTTGGAAAGGATGCCGAAATTGGTGAAACCAGTGGTGGAACCAAGTATGTAAAGTTTACTGTTGCGGAAAACAATTATCGTAATGGAGAAGACAAGACCACATGGTATGATGTTACTTCTTATGACAATTTTGTTGTTAATACGCAAATTAAAGTACTAAAAAAGGGTGCTTTTGTTGTAATTGTTGGTGATGTTGATAGCAAGATTAATGTTGGTAAGAACGGAAAGATTTATCTTAACCATAACATTACTGCTTCGGCAATCAAAGTTCCGAATCTTGGAAATAATAACAGGACAAGTGAACCTGAAAACAACGTAACCAAAACTACAATCGAAAGTGTTTCAGTTGGGAACTTGCCTCCAACTACCACATCAACACCTCAGGTGGCTGTACCTGAAGTTCATCCGGTTGTACAGCAGGTTATAAACGAAGTTATTCCTGATGATGGTGATGACCTTCCTTTTTAATTTTTAACTTTGTTACTATTATTTTGGAAAAGCAAGTAAAATCACTTGCTTTTTCTTTTTTTTATTAGTATTTTAGTAAAAAAAAATATATTATGGTTACAATTAAAAAGATTAACTCATTAGATGAGTATAAGAGTATGATTAAAGGGTGCGCAGTGATAAAGTTTTCAGCGGTGTGGTGCGCTCCTTGTAGGTTTTTGGCTGAAACAATAAAAGGTTTGGACACAACAGTTCCATTTGGGGAAATTGATGTGGATGATGAATTTGCCGATGCTATCACGGCAGACCTTAATATAAGAGGTATTCCGGTACTTATTTTCTTTAAGGACGGAAAAGAGGTAAGTAGGACTGTCGGCGCGGTACCTGTTGATAAAATAATTGAGAACCTTAAAGGACTTGAATAATGTTTGCATTAAAATATATTTGCGCTATTATTGCGGTGTTTTGCACACTATTGTTCGTGAGTAACATTATTACTAATATGACATCTTCACAAGTGATATTTAGTAAGGATGATAATGTCACCAATAATAACATGTACTATGCCGCACTCAGACTTATTTTAATATTAATAATGTCAATAACCTGGCCATTGGTCTTTATGTTATAAAATATGGAATGGTTAAACGATATTATTAAAGATGTTCCAAGTAAAAAGAAATTCTATTTGTTTATTAAATTGTTTCTTTTTAAATGGAAAGGTTTGCGTTATAAAGAAATGTATTTGATTTTAAAAACATTATATAAAACCAAACAGATTGATGAGGAAATAGCCAATAAAAAGGCGTTTGAGGAAATAGTCAGAATATATTATTATAATAATAATAAATCTTATCCAAAAGGACTAAATAATGAGTGATGATTACAACTTTTTCACCGCAATTGTCGCAGGTGAAAAACCTGAAGACATCATTAATGAATATGATAAAAATAAAACGGTGACACCATATGTGGTTTATCATTATAAGGACGCGCATAACTTGAAAAACATTTATGTTGATTCTTGTAAAGACGAACTTAACGAAAATGGTATATCTGATAGTGAGAAAGATGTCATTAATGATGAAATCAATTATGTCAATTCGTTGTCAGATGATGAGTTTTTTGACTATTTCACCGTTGAATACGACCTTGATAATGAAGGTAACGCTGTAACGGACAAAAACAAAAAAGGCAAATACTCATATCATCAAATAGGAAAAATGTTTTGTGTGCCGTTCATTACTCTTGACGGTAATGAGGTCTTCCAAGCAAGAAAAAAAGATATTGATTGGAACAGAATACATTTATTTGGGCAGGAAATTTACCGAAGGGCATGGGAAATGGTTATGGAAAAAAGTGAACCTATGACAGACCAGGAAAAAAACATATTTGAAAACATGAAAAACAGGACAGCCTATTTTGAAAAGTTCAAAGACAAAAAGAGATATGTCACTTATGCGACCGCTTTTTGGGGCTATGCTTTTGTTGATGATAACAAATGGATTGACATGGATTCGGAAAAGGATGGTTATGATTGGGTATCCAATTTCTATGAGCGTTTTATTGTCCCACTTGACGACAATACATTATTAACAATGTATGAATGTCGTAAATAACAAAAAAAGAGAGGCTGTTTCCCAACCTCTCTTTTTTATTATAGTGTTTTTATTATCCCTGTGGCTCCTCACCGAAAATAGCGTTGTCAGCGAATCCAATCTTCATGTTGTCACCACTTTCAGTAATCTTGATTTGTTTGTCAGTTCCAATGAACATTGCCTTGACCGATGATAAGATTGTTGTTGACAAATTGTTAAGCAGTTGGTTAACCTCATCTTTGGTATAATAACCATCCTTTGTCACACCACTCAAATCAAGAAGTCTGTCATTAAGGTCATTAAATGCCTCAGCAATAACTTTCTCATCAATCTCATAGGCTTCTTTGGTAATATAGTTCTCAATAACAGAACCACTTAACTCATCAATCTTGTCATTAAGGTCTTCCAAACCATCCTCAGTTGCGGCACTTAACTGTCTTAATTCTTCCCTAAGACCATCAAGACCACTTGTGTCACCACTTACTGTGTCAATTCTGTCATTAATATCGTTAAGTGCTTGGGCTATCACATATTCTTTCTCATTGAACACTTCTTGAGTTAAGAACTTGTCATCAGCCTCAGTCTTGTTATAGTAATTGCTTGGGTCAAATATACTGGTTAAAGGAATATAAATGTCCTCTTTTTGACCTTCAACACCCTCATTGAAAGTGATAATCAAGCAAGTCTCTCCTGAATGTGTTCCACCTGAGGCGGTATCAACTGTCACACTGTCAACCATTCCGTCCTTGATGAAATCAGTGGCATCAATAGTGTCAATAACCTCACCTAACTTGTTGTAGAAACAAATTGTCTTGGCACTTTCAACATACTCAGCATCACCAAACAGATTTTGGTTAATATTATTAATAATGTTTTGGTCAGCCTCTTTCCTTTCGGTTGTTTCAGCACTTAACGCTTCCCACAACATTGTGTCACCACTTTGTCTATCAATGATTTCCTGAGCAAGTTTATCATCAAGTTCCTCATCAGCAGCAATCCTTTCAACAGTCTCAGCACTTAAAGCAGCCCATAATTCGTCATCAGCGGCAGTCCTGTCAATAATTTCTTGAGTTAACGCACTTTCAATCTCATTTTCCCTTGCGATTGCCCTATCAATCTCATTTTGTAAATCATCCTGCATTGAGTCAAGATAATCGGCAAGGTTCTCATCACCATGACGCATGTCAGAGGTTTTGTTGGAAACATAATATCTGATGTCACCATCAACACCACTTTGGGGGTGATAGTATCTGAGAAGATTGTTATTGTCAGCGTCTTCTTGTGTCCCAATGGGTGTGTGTGTTAAAGGGTCACTGAAAGTTGTGTTAATAATATTTCTAATTGAACCTGGTTTAAGATAACTACCGTCAAGTTGTGCAATCTTATCTTCAACTCTACCACTTAAAATCGCAACACTTTCATTTGTTGCTAAACCACCTTGGCCAACCCTTGCATCAAACACATTGTTTTCAAGTGTAAGATATGTACCTGCGGTATAAACAGGAATTAAGTCACTTAATGGTATAATGATAGGCTCTTTACCTGAATCTGTATTGAAAATTAAAACAAGATTGTTATTCTCAAGATATGCTCTGTCAAGCATTCCATCCTTAACAAATTTATTAGCATTAACTTTACTAAGTTCAATATCATCTTTACCTCTAAGAACAATATACTCAACATCATCCTCTTTAACAATAGCAACAGATAAGTTCGCCTTTAAACCGTTAACGTCCTGAGTTAAAACATTATCAGCAGCACTGATTTTTAAAGTGACTTTTGTAACATCATCTGCAACTGTAACATCAATAGCGTTTTCACCAACAACAATGTTATCTTCAATCTCATCAATTCTATCAGATAATGCGGCATTTGCAGCCTGTCTATCAGCAATTTCCTGAGTTAATGCACTTTCAATCTCATTTTCTTTTGCAGTTGCTCTGTTAATTTCGTTACTTACAACATTGGTTAAAATCGCATCAGCCTCTTCTCTTTCAGAAGTCTCAGTTGCTAAATTAGTGACAATTTCGTTTTCTTTATTTGTTGCTCTTTCAATCTCACTTGTTGTAGCAGCACTTAATTCGGTAATTTTATTTTCCAAATCAGAAGTTGAAGTTTCTAATTCAGATATTTTGTTGTTTGTTTCTGAAATAAATGATTCAGTACTTGCGCTTAAATTGTCAACCTTATCCTCAACAGTCTTTAATGCGCTGTCAAGTATAACATCAGCACTGTCAAGAGAAGTTGCAATTTTGATATAGTTTGCTAAATCATCAGGGTCAACATTATGTGGTTTATAACTACCATCTTCTGCTAAACCGGCACCTACTTGAGTTGCATCAAGTTCGTCTTGTAAATTATTTTCTTTTTCAGTTGCTCTATTGGTTTCTTCCTCAACAGCATTGTCAATGGTATTTTGAACACCATCTAATTTAACACCATTAGGTGAAACTGATAAGAAATCCTCACTTGTCTCATCAATTTTAACTGAAACAATATGATTGTCAACCTTTAAACCATCCGCAAATTCACTTTCCTCAAGGAATGATTCAACATTGATTGCAACTAATTCATATAAACCGGTATTCTTTTGATAAATAAAACAAAGTGCAGCTTCACCTGTTCCGTCAATAATATTGGGCCTTGTATAATCCTCAAGTCTATCATCAACATGTCCAAGGTATGCTCTATATAACGAACTGTCTTTATAAATTTTAACAACTTCGTCACCTAATTTATGACCCTCACCATCAACCAACTCATATTGTTCTTTAACATTAGTTTCCAAACCTGTGGTAACTTTGTTGAAATGTAAACCTTCAACACTTGTTATAAAATCGGTTAAAGAATGGTCATGATGAATTAACTGTCCTTCATGGCCATCAGCAATGCGTACATTATCAGAAGTTAAATTAAATTTCAAGACATTGTTTTCAGGTTCGGCAACTATTGACTTACCTGTATCACCTTCCCATTGTCCATCATTATTTATTTCAATACTTTTAACAACAACAGAATCAAGTTCTTCAAGTGCCTCCTGTGTTTCAGTAACAGCACTTTCCAATTCATTGATTTTATCTTGGATACCTTCAATATCAGCAATAGCATCCTCAATTTCCTGTTTTAATTCATCAGTAATTGCAGATAAGGATTGAATGTCTTCCTCATATTTGGCACTGTCAATAACGTGATACTCTGATAAAACGCCATCACCTGTTTCGCCTGACATACCAATAGCCAAAAGAGCATGCTCCTTATCATTATCCATATATTTAACAACAAGGGGTTCGCCAATAAGTGACTCGACAAATGATTCGGAAAGTCTTTTTTCTTCATTAACTAAATCCGAAAGATAAGCCTTAGCGTCTTCCCTGGTGTTAAACGCAATACTTTTATGTCTAAACTGTAATCTTGCCATATTATTTATGTATTTTATATTTTAATATTATTCAGGTAATTCTCCAAAATTGGCATCAAGTGTTATAGGAATTATGTTACCGTTTTCTCTTAACAAAGTAAGTGCAGGTTCATTAGCAACATTTGCTGAAATTGTATATGGTTCATCAGCAATTGATTTTCCATCAACCTCATCAATTTTCTCATCAAGTGCTTGTTCAGCCGCAGTAGCCCTGTCAATTTCCTCAAACAAAGCGTTTTCAATAGCGTCTTCCCTTTCTTTAGCCCTTGCTTCCTCAGCGTCAATATTGTCCTGAAGTTCCTCATCGGCTGCGATTCTCTCAGCGGTCTCAGCACTTAGTCCGTCCCATAGTTCCTCATCAGCGGCAATCCTATCAGCGATTTCTTGGGTCAAAGCACTTTCAATCTCATTTTCTCTTTCAGTTGCCCTCTCAGTCTCAGCGTCAATATTGTCCTGAAGTTCCTCATCGGCTGCGATTCTCTCAGCGGTCTCAGCACTTAACGCATTCCATAATTCTTCTTCCGCTTCTTGTGCCCTCTCAGTCTCAGCCTCAATCATTTCCTGTAACATAGTGTCACCACTGATTCTTGCGGCTTCCTCAGCGTCAATATTGTCCTGAAGTTCCTCATCGGCTGCGATTCTCTCAGCGGTCTCAGCACTCAACGCATCCCATAATTCCTCAATAGCCTCATCAAACTCTTTTCTTAGTGCCTCAGAAGTGTCCATTAATATCTGTGTTCCATCCTCTTCCTCATATACTCTCCATTCATGGTATCTGTCATCAGTGGTTTCAGGGTCGTTGTCATAATCAACAATAACAATAGAGTCACCAGGAACCATTTGTTTCTTAATCCACTCTGAACCGTCCCATTCGTTGACGAAAAAAATACCTTTAGTTGTGACAGCATCCTCAAGGTTTTCCCAATCAGGTGAGATTACACCACCAACCTCATTGAAACCAATGTTGATTGATGTCCAAACCTGTGCGTAATCTTTTTCCTCATCAGTAATAAGGACACAAGGAACAGTATGACCCATGATGCTTTCATACTCTTTGAATTCCATGTCCTCATAGGTGTAGTCCTTAACAAGCCTTAATGAAAGTCTTGAACTTGGTTTTGAACCTTCCTGAAGAACTTTTCTTGTGTCAAATGAGAATGTTCTTGTATAATAGTTTTTCTGTAATTTGGTTTTTGCCGCAGTTGCGGTTGGTGTGTCAGTCCAGAAAGATGCGACCTGACCAACACCCTCAATATCGGAGTCCTCATCACCAATGATTGGTCCTCTTGAACCCTCACCATATCCACAAGGGACTATGTGTATGGTTGACACGGAACTACCTGCGTCATCAGGCAAATTGTCCTCACCACCGACAGGTTTGCCATCCTCAGTCTCTTCACTTTTTTCCCATGAGGAGATTGACTTGGCTCTTGCACCTGCGTCTTTACCTGTCCAAATATTAATGTCATCAATGTCATGGCAAACAATATCATCACACTCATCTGAGCAATAGTCAGGACATTCGGCTGCGATAAGCATGTTATCCCAGTCTTCCTTGGTCGGAACCCTCCAATCCAATCCTTGTTCAGCAAGCAAACATTTAAGTTGCTCAATTTCCTCATAAGTGTACAACCTACCAAACTTGGTAAACAACTCTTTGGTGACAATTCTTGTGCCTTTTGAATAAACACCCTCAGGTATGACATTTTCCTTGTCAGTCAAATCAATGAAGTATTTGGCAGGTGCGTATGTACCTGTCCTCTCAACCTCTGAAAGTCTTAAAGGATTGATTACCCTACCGTCACCGTTAATAGTACCATCAGTGGCAACCTTAACTGATTTACCAAGAATTTTCTTGATTTTGTCCTCAATATCTTTCTCAACAAGAAAACCGTCAACACTTTGTGTTGTGCCATCCTCAAAAGTGACAGTCAATATACCGTTTTCCTTGTCATACTCAAGAGTAAATTTTTCATCAGGAATAATGGTTTTAAGTTGCTCACCATTAAGTCTGGTTAAAATCAATTCCTTTGTGTCTTTGTTAAAATCAACTTTCTTGATGTCCATACCCCTAAGGAAATAGAAGTTAGCGTCAATCTCACTACTGAGAAGACTACAGTTCTTGGTTCTATCACCTTTATAATCAGATACTAATTTGAAATATGTTACACCGTTTATCTCACAAAGAATATCGTTCTTCTTATTTATTAATGTATTTGCCATATTCTTAAATGTATATAATTTATTTTCTTTATAAATAGTGTGTAATTTCAATAAATTAACATTTTAGACCACAAAAAAAGAAAAAGATTATGTAACCTTTTGATAATATGACAATATTTCGAAAAATATGGGGCTTTTTTATGTAAGGTATAGTGATTTTACTTGTTGTTGTGATATTTATTGGTATAATAATAAATAAAATTATTAGATTAATCATGGGTCAATTCGTACATAAATTCAATACAATCGCCGAATATAACACCGCAAGAAAAGAAAAATATAAGCGACCTTGGACTTCATATGTGATTGAAAATAAAGAGGTGAAGTTTAATAAAACCGAGGAAGAAAAAGAAAGGGAGAGAAAACTTCAAACACCTTTGACATTTGAAATAACGGATGGTGGTGATATTTATTGGAAAGCATATAGTACTGCTTTAACTAAAACCATTGAATATAATTTAAATGAAAGCGGATGGACATCTATTACAAGTAATAACGGCTCATCAGTACCAAGTATATCAGTTGTGTCAGGTGACATTATTCAATTCCGTGGAAATAACACCACATATGGTACTGACACTTATTATAGTACATTCAGTGGTAGTACGGCACAATTTAAGGTCAAAGGAAATATAATGTCCTTGACTAACTCAACCAATTTCAGTACACTAACCACATTATCAAACATTTACACATTTCGTAGTTTGTTTTACAACTGTACAGGTTTAACTGATGCAAGTGAATTACTGTTACCTGCAACAACATTAGCAAATAATTGTTATGTTAGCATGTTCTATGGTTGTACAAGCCTTACTACTGCGCCTGAGTTACCTGCAACCACATTAGCAAGAACTTGTTATGGCAGTATGTTCGAAGGTTGTACAAGCCTTACTACCGCACCTGAGTTACCTGCAACTACATTAACAGAAGGTTGTTATTATATGATGTTCGAAGGTTGTACAAATCTTATCCAAGCACCTGAATTACCTGCCACTACATTAACAAAAGATTGTTATGTTAGCATGTTCTATGGTTGTAGGAAACTTAATTATATAAAATGTCTTGCCACTGATATATCAGTAAGTGCTTGTACATTCTATTGGGTAAGTGGTGTGGCATCAACAGGTACATTTGTCAAGGCGGCATCTATAACATCTTGGCCAACAGGTACACATGGTATTCCAGAAGGTTGGACAGTACAAGACGCTCAAGATATTTAAAAGGTAAATAGTGAATACAATAAAAAAGAGAGGTAAGTATTTACCTCTCTTTTTTTAACATAAGAAATCGTTGTTTATTATACTGAAATTAACAAAACCGTTATATATTCTAAAATCCTTTATGTCACCAATAAATGTGCCGCAGAAAGACTTTTCTATTGGAAATATATAATTTGAAGTCCAATAATAATCAGGTAAGATTGTTTCAAGTAATCCTTGTGTACCACCACCAAGTGAGATACTGAATGGAACAGCCTCTTGTTTCTGATAGTCATCATTTAGTTCCCTGAAATTAAATTCATTCAGTTCCTTACTGATGAATTTAAGAAATCCGTTTACATAAAAGTATAATCTCATTTTTCTTTTTCCCTTGTATCTGTCGCATTTTTCAGATGATGGGTTTATTATGACAATTCTAATATAAACAGTGTTCCACTCATCAGGTTTAATTATTCCGTCTTTTGAATACTCCTCTTCAACGGTATAATGTTGGTCATTATCAGCGTCACAGTCCAAAACACCATATCTATAACCAATAGCACCGTTTTCGGTTATTCTTAAACCGAATGTATTGTTTTTAATGTCCTTATAAATGTTATATGGTATGGCGTTTTCTTCCTGATATTTATAAATGTCATGTACTGTGTAACCGGTTGAGGTTCTGTTCATAATAGGAAAATAATTTATATTACTCCAATCTTGTCTACCTGTCAATGTCACTTTGGTGTTCTCAATCCAATTTTTTGTCGTGAAACCTTCAGGTGTCCTGTCGAACATGAGGAACTTGTTATCTGACTCTATTTGATAGTAGCCCTTTTTGGTAATCAGGTGTCCAAAAGTGTCAGCGATTTTTTTCTCATCAATATCAGCGTCATCAGCGAAATACCCCTCTTCAATTGACTTGTCACTGTCAGGGCAAATATCCTTGTGTGAGTACTCATCTCCGAAATAATCCGCACAGTCAGGTTTTTCAGGCTTAGGTTGTGGTTTAGGACAAGAGTCACAACAGTGTGAGTCTTCCTCATATTTGTAATCATATAGACTTGACACATGCCAATCATAATCAGGTATGCTTGTTATATGACATTCACATCCGTCATATGGGTATGGTTTATATTTTGGTTTCGGTTTAGGCTGTGGTTTGGGTTCCTCTTTCTCTTCCCAACAGAAATCCATGCTGTCCATGTCAATATAATTGTCATCGAAATAAGAAATAGGATTTCTTCTCTCACACTCAACACTACCGTCATTATAATAGTCCATATGTACAGGTCGCTCATCTTCTGTCAAATCAGTAAGATAATCCTTAACATGAACGATTTTGTTTTGTAAGTCAACCGTATCACCACTTTCGTCACAAGTATATGGGGCAAAATAACCGTCAGTCATGACACTTTCCCTTTTAAGGGTCTCTGTGACCGCACTGTCCATTTTGTACAAATTAGAGAATTTGTTTTCGGCTCTTGTACCCATATAGAAAAACAAACCGTTATTCTCAGGATGTATATGATTAACGGTTCTCACACCGATTTCATAATCAGTTCTTGGTCTTAACTTGAAATAAAGACCCCATTCGGTATCAGGACCATTTGGAAGTGTTTGATATTTAAAACCGTGAAGTTTGTAAAATCCTTGATAAAAACCGCCTTGGAAACTAATATATTTCTCATCATCATTATAGTACATGGGATATTCAAAATCCAATGTATTACCGGTTACCGGTGACAAGAAAAACCTTGTGTCACCCTCAGGTATGTCATATGTGCTTCCTGTTAATATATTAAGAAAGTCTTGGTTCGAAATTCTGTCTTTCCTAAAATGGATAAGGCCGTTGTCAATACCGGTGAAACCAATGTCTTCCATCAGCACACCTTCGTTAACGGCATCTTGCCATTTAACTGTTGAGTAAAGAATACCATCTTCTATGTTCAATGATGAAAAATCGGCAAGTAATTGGTTATCCACATTAAAACACCCATAAGCCTCACCCCTGTAAAGCATATAGTCCCAATATTCGTCCCTATATATTTTACAGTCAAGACTTCTTGTGCTGTTATTTTTTATATTTTGATATGTTAACATTACAATATAGTTTATCACCTATAAATAGTCTTTTTTTCTTGTTTTGTTTGTTTTTGTTGTCTTAATTTTGTATTTTTGTTAAAAATAAAATTTCATGGAAAAAATGTTCATAGAAACAATTACAAACACCACAAAAGAGTTCAATAAAATAGTTGAGAAAAAACGACTTTTTGAACAAAGGGAAAAAATATGTCAAAAACTTTTAGATGAGTCCTATGGTTCGTTTAAAGGGCAATACCAATCAGTTAAAAACATAACTAATGAAATAATAAGAAAATATAACAACTACGAATATATTAGTGATGGGAAAAAAGTTATAATAAAAGCGAGTGGTAATGTTATTGGTGTTGGTAATATAAATTTGTTTGTATATTGGAGTTTATTTGATGGTGATACTGATATTGTTAGTGGGGAGAGTACTGTTGATGATAACAATACTTTAACAGTGACTTTAAATGTTAAGAAAGGGAAAACGCCATATTATAACATATCTTCAACAATGGCGCATGAAATAATGCATTGTTTTCAAATAAAATTACCTAAAGTTAAAGATGTTAATGTTAATTCAATGATATTATACAAATATTTACCATCGTTTTTTAGTGTTGCCCCATTGTTCAGTTATTATTTTTTCTATGGAATGTATATTACATTTTTTATCGAAAGGACTGCCAATATATCTTCTGTATCAAATTTTATGGAAGAGTATTTCAAAAATAGAGATAAAAACAAAATTACAACTTTAGAATATCAAAATGCTATTGAAAAATGTGACAAATATCAAATATATGAAGAAGTGCTGAGAAATTTAAAAAATATACCAATTGAACTAAAAGATATTGAGTACATAAACAAATGTTTGACAGGAACATTTAAAAACATGTACGATAATAATAAAAATATTATTCTTTTCAATCCACAGACATTTAATGTTGAGGTTTACATTTCCAAGAAAAAAGAGGAAATCATAAAACTTTGTCAAGAGACAATTGAAAAAATGCACAAGAACATAATAAATTTTATTGAAAACTAATAAAATGGATAAACGCTTAACAGTTAAAGAATTGTTTAAAGAAAGTAATTGTGTTAGTGACATTAAAATAAGAAAAATTTTACACGAGCAATATGAGTTGTTAACTGAGAAATTAATTGATGAGTCTTATGGTTCGTTTAAAGGCCAATATCAGTCAGTTAAAAACATGGTAAAACAAGTGTTTAATAAAATTGATAATGGTGAGACTATTAATAACGGCATTGAATCAATAATTAGAGTAAACGGAAATATTGAAGGTGTGGGAAATGTAACACTCATTGTGCATTGGTCACTAATCAATGACACAGTAGAATTACCTGTTAGTGGGAAAAGTTTTTATGAAAACAATGAGCACAAAATTGTTCTATATGTAAAATATGGTAACACACCTAAGTATGACATATCAAGTACAATGGCACACGAAATAATGCATTGTTTCCAAAAGGAATTACCAAAAGTCAAAGATGTCAATATTAACTCAATGATTTTATATAATTATTTACTATATTTTCAAAGTCAAGCACCTGAAGAATTTAGCCATTATTTCTTTTATGGGATGTACATTACTTTCTTTATAGAAAGAACAGCTAACATATCTTCAGTGTCAAATTTCATGGAAGAATATTTCAAAAATAGAGACAAAAACAAAATTTCGACTTTAGAATATCAAAACGCCATTGAAAAATATGATAAATACCAAATGTACGAAGAGGTGTTAGAAAATATGTTACATAGAGAGATTAAAAATGACGATATTAAATATATAAACAAATGTTTAACCGGTAAGTTTAAGAATATATACAATCATAATGAAGACATTCTTTTATTTGACCCACAAACATTTAATGTTGAAGTCTATATTTCTAAGAAAAAGGAAGAGATTATAAAACTTTGTCAAGAGACAATTGAAAAAATGTATAAGAATATAATAAATTTTATCGAAAACTATTATGGAAGAGATTAACAACAAAACAATTATCAGAAACATTTCGTTTGACCAAACGGAGATATTATATAATATAATGAGATTATATAATAATGGTGAGCCATTTGAATGTGATATCACGGCGAGTGAGTTAAAGTTTTATCAGAAAAACAAACAAAACAAATATGACATACCGATTCCAAAAATACTGATGGATGTTTGTCCGCAAAGGGAAGACATTATTAAGATAACGCCGTTTCAAAAATTGCCGTTGGAAGACAACAGTCTACAAAGTATTGTTGTTGATTTGCCTTTTGTGGTTTCTCCAAGGAACACGCCATCAAAAACAATAAATATACGAGAGGGGAACAATCTGATTAGTAACAGGTTTTCTTCCTTTTATCCTGCCGATGAGTTGTTTGAAAACATTTATTGGTGGATAAAAGAATGTTATAGGGTATTGAAAGATGATGGGATTTGTGTGTGGAAAATGCAAAGCACTGTCTCAGGTGGTCGTGAGTGTTGGTCCTCTCCCTTTTCATTTATGGTTGCTGACAAAGTGGGCTTTTATGTTGAGGATGAGTTCATACTTGAAGCCAAGGCAAGAATTGTCGCCACATCCCATTTTCCTAACGGACAACAACACGCAAGAAAGTATACATCCACTTTTTGGGTGTTCAAAAAAGACGATAAACTTGCGATGAAAAACAGTTGTTTCAGATGGCTTGAGTTATGTGAGATGCAGGAGCTTGAAGGAAAGGTTTGGTCGGATAACAAACAGAATAAGGAACTTAATAATGTACTTGACACCAAATATTCTGAAGGTAAGAACATAAAAAAAGCCAGACGAAAAAGGCAAAATAAGAAAACACCTAAAGAGGAGAAGAAAAACGTCAATATGGTTAACGCAATCCAACCCACAATCATTTTCTATGACAAGAAAGGTCAGGTTATTGACACTATTAATACCACTGAATTTGTTAAGGACGGAACGGTTAAAGATGTTGGTGCGGTTTTGATTAAAACACCTAAGAAAAGAGGTAGGAAATCATATGAGATATTACAATATAATAAAAATGGTGATTTCATTAGATTATGGACATCACTTGATGAGATACAATCTAAGTTAGGTTATTCCAAAGCGTCTATTTCCCAATGTGTAAATGGAAAGATAAGGACAAGCGGTGGTTTTGTTTGGAGGAGAAAAAATGATAACATTGAAGTCAACAGAACATTACAATAACATATTACAAAAATATAAAAAACAAACAAGGGAGTTTTATGACAAAGCGTTCCGTCCACATGATGTGATTGGAAAATGTATGAACGCATACAGAACTTGGATTAAAACAACAAATGACACTACCTTGGAAAGTTTTTTTAACTACTATTTGACCAATGTTAAATCAGAGGATACTTTTGTGTCATTATCTAATGTTTTAAGTTATTTGACAAATTTGCCTAAAGAAGATATGCTTGATTTGTTGGTTCGTCATGTGATAATTGAGACATATTTTGGAGGACAGGTTGAGAATTATGTCATTGATTACATTAAAAAGCAAAAAGGTACTGAGATAATAAACCTTGATAAAGAAACCAAGGAGTTGTTTGACAGGAAATATGGTGTTGACATAGTTTTTACATTTGAAGGTAAAACATATTTCGTACAGGTTAAACCAATATCATTTTTTCTTGGAAAAGCGGAAACAACTATTACCGATAGGATTAACGCTCTTAATGAAGTGAGACTTCTAAAAGAGAAATATCCGCAATACAAAGATGCGATTTTGAAATTTTGCGTGTATGACTCTGAAAAACAAGGTTTCTTAACCATTAGAAACAGTATTTTTGTGGACTTGGACAAAAAATATTTTGACAGGGACACGAAAATGTTTTGGTACGATTTTTGTAGGAACAATAAAGAAAATTTTAATTTTGTTATGGAACAAACTGAAAAGAAATTAAACTATTATGATGGCGATATTGTACCTGAGGATGACACCATTTTTGTTTTTGGCTCTAATCCTGAGGGAAGACACGGTGCAGGTTCAGCACGAGTTGCGGTTAAACAGTTTGGAGCGATTTATGGAAAAGGTGAAGGACTGCAAGGAAACTCATATGCGTTACCCACAACTGAGTTAAGGTACAACTATCCTAAAATGACATTGGCTACCATCACCAAAAACATACAAAAACTTTATAATTGCGCAAGACAACATCCTGAAAAAAAGTTTAAAATCGCATATCGAAATAAACCTGATGAGGTAACACTATGTGGTTATAGTGGTAAACAGTTACAGGAGTGTTTCAAAAACGCTGGTGAAATACCTGAAAATATATGGTTTTCAAAGGAATGGATAATTTCAGGCAATTTGGTCTGAAATTTGCAGTAAGGTAAAGAAAACATTTTTTTAGAAATGGCTGAAAAAAATTATTATGATATTTTAGGTCTTGATAAAAATTGCAGTCAAGAGGACATAAATAAAAAGTTCAAAAAACTTGCATTACAGTACCACCCAGACCGTTGGGTAGGTAAACCAGAAAAAGAGCAAAAGGAGGCTGAGGAAAAGTTTAAAGAAATTAATGAAGCCTATCAAACATTATCTGACCCTGACAAGAGGGCGCAATATGATAATCCAAATCCTTTTGGCGGTGCCAATGGTTTCAATCCCTTTGCTGGTTTTAATCCTTTTGGTGATGACCCCTTTGGTGGTTTCAATCCTTTTGGTAGGGGTAATGTAAGACAAGAGCATATAAATGTCGGTAGTGATATTCACACTACGATAAACATAACATTGTCAGATGCGTACAATGGTGGTAAGAAAAAAATAACCATTGAGAAACAGGTACATTGTTCTGACTGTAATGGAACTGGTTCTGCTGATGGTGAGGAAACCACATGTCCCCATTGTCACGGTACAGGTATGATAAGTAAAAAAACTGTTGAGGGGTATATGACATCAATAATCTCATCACCATGTCCACATTGTCATGGAACAGGGAAAATTATTAAAAACCCTTGCAAGTCTTGTAATGGAACAGGATTGAAAACCAAGACAGTGATGCAAGAAATAGAAATACCGAAGGGTGTTTTTGATGGTGTACAGATTGTTTATGAGGGTCTTGGTAATGAACCGAAAGGCAAAGGAAAAAATGGTGACCTTATAATTCAATATAGAGTTGAAAACAGTGACTATTTCAAAGTCAAAGGTATTGACATTATACATGAGGAAAACATAAAATTTAATGAGGCAATGCTTGGTTGTGAGCGTGAAATTAGTTTTATGGATGGTACTAAGCAAAAACTGACAATACCTGAAGGTACGAAAGACAATACACAATTCACTTACAAAAACAAGGGTATGTTTAATTTACAGACAAGAGACGGATATGGTAATTATATTGTTGTTGTTAAATATGTTTATCCAAACAAATTGAGTGATGAACAAAAAAAGATATTGGAGGGGTTTAAATGGTAAAAGAGATAATAGTGGGTGAGAACCTTATAAACCATATTAAAGAATATGATGTGATATTAGTCGGTACATCTATCAAAAATTGTTTTGGTAATGGTTTTCAGTACGATATTGGTTTGAATTTTCCTGATGTCCTTAAAGTAAACAGAAAAACAAAATATGATGACCCTAACAAGTTAGGAACATGTGAGGTCGTGACATCATATCAGAAAAAAGGTTTTCCGTTGTTTGTTATATGTTACATCACAAAAGGTAGATACAGACCTGATATACAACCTGATGCTCTTGATTATAACGCGTTAACAAATTGTTTGGAATTGGTAAATAAACATTTCAAAGGCAAAAAAATAGGCACGACACTTATAGGTAATTCAAATTATGAGGCAGGTGGTAACGCCAAAAAAATATATGATATAATTGCGGACACTTGTGATGATGTTGATTTATATATTTACGATTTTGAACAGGAAAATTATAAGGAAAAAATAAGAAACACATTTGTTAATATAGTCAAAGACTATAAAACCAATAACATTACACTTGAAGAATATCAGGACAGAATGAAAAAATTTTGTTGGGAAAAATCATTTGGAATATATACACCTATGCCTGATATGTCTTTGACTGAAATAAGAAATGAAATTAAAAGGTTAAAGTACAATGATTGAAGCATTTAGTTTTAAAAAGTTCAATAATGAGAAAATAGAAAATATTGAAGACTATGTTAAGGACTATTGTTCTAACCATAAAGATATTGACATAATGGTGGGTACTGATTCCCAAAACAAAGGGCAAAAAACATATTATTCTACTGTTATCGCTTTATATACACCAGGACATGGCGCACATTGTCTTTTCAAAAGATGGAACACGTCAAAGGAAAGGGTAAGAAACACAAGGCTCATGAATGAGGTTGCGGCATCAATAGAGACTGCGGAATCAATTAAAGAAAAAACCGGTATTAAACCGAAATATATTGATATTGACATAAATCCAAATCCCAAATTTAAATCCAATGAGGTCTATTCAGCCGCTAAAGGTTGGATTGAAGGGCTTGGATATGAGGTAAGATTTAAAACATTCGGACCACTTGTGACTACAATGGCAGATTGGATTGTTAAAGGAAATTAGAGATGTGTAAAAACAAACGAATTTTATTTCTTGATATTGATGGTGTTTTGTCTTCAATACCGTTTTTAATGACAGGCAAAGGTTATGTTGACCCTGAAAAATGTAAATTACTTAATGTGCTTAATGATTATAATGTTGAGGTAGTAATATCATCTTCATGGGGTTATGATAACGGAAGAACAGAAAAAACACTAAAGGAATGTGGTCTTGAATTACCGATTATAGGTTATACTGAACATTTTCATGTTGATTGGATGTGTAGGGGTAATGAAATAGAAAAATGGTTAATTGATAATTTCAAGGGGATAGCAACAAAATACGGTAAAGACCGAAACGGTGTTCCATACTATAAGCATAGGTATCATGAAGACCAAGTTCCATATGAATATGTGATAGTTGATGATGACACAGACTTTTTGTTAGGCCAAAAAGATAATTTCATACACATTGATGAAAACACGGGAATAACAGAAAAAGACATTGAGAAAATAATTGATATACTCAAATGAACCATGTCAATTTGACATGGTTTTTTCCATGACTTTTGTTTTTTATATTATTTAGGGAATGATATACTTGTTGGCTAACACCACTTTATATCTCAGCGATTCACAGGGTTCGTAACCTCTTCCCTCCACGCCATGCAGTCGTTCCCTCGGCTGTCTTTTATTTCTATAAACCTATAAGGTTTTGTTTTTCTAATGCAATCCTTTTTACATTAATAGCCGCATTAACATCCCTGTCATGGTGTTCACCACATACAGGACACGCCCATTGTCTATCAGATAATTTTAATTCCCTGTTAACATATCCGCAACAATGACATAATTTACTGCTTGGTTCATACCTACCTATGAACACAATGTTTTTACCGTACCATTCAGATTTATATGTGAGTTGTCTGACAAATTCACCCCAAGCGGCATCACTTATTGCTTTTGCGAGATGATGATTCTGTTCTATTCCTTTTACATTTAAATCTTCAAGACAAATCGTGTCATGCTTCCTAACTAAATCAGTGGATAATTTGTGAATGAAATCATTACGTTGATTGGTTATGCTCCTATAACACTTTGCGACTTGTAATCTTGCTTTTTCATGGCGATTTGAACCTTGCTTGGTTCTCGCAAATGTCTTTTGCCAATGAGCAAGCATTTTTTGTGATTTATCAAGGTGTTTTGGGTTGCTATATTTTGTACCATCAGATAAAATGGCATAATCCTTAATTCCAAGGTCAATACCAACAGTGGTTTCTGTTATAATTGTTTTTTTATCATTGTTTGATTGTTGATTATCAACAACAACTGATACCCAATAAGTACCACATTTATCCTTTGAAACTGTTACCGTGCCTTGTTTAGATGTATCTTGATTCCATGTACGGTTTTTGCAAAGTTTAATCCATCCCATTTTTGGAATTTTTACTTTCCAATTTTCAAAATCAAAATGGGCACAGTTAATGAACTTAGCCGATTCTCTTGATTTTTTCTTGGATTTGAAATTTGGGTAATTTGATTTTTTACGGAAAAACCCAGTAAATGCATTTTCAAGGTTTCTTAGTGATTGTTGTAGTGATTCGTTAGCACATTCACAAAGAAATGAGGTTTCGTTTTGTTGTTTTAATACAGTTAATTGTTTTGCTAAATCATTATATGATATGGATTTACCATATTCTTTATATGTTTGTGTTTTTATTTTAAGCCCCCAATTATAGATATACCTTGCACATCCGAAGAACTTATTTAAAAGTTGTTTTTGTTCTTCTGATGGTAGGATTTTATATTTGTATGCTTTAATCATTACATATATAAATAGTTAATAAAAGTGAAAAAGTTTGTTTTTATTTAAAAAATTTATATATTTGCAGTGGCTGAGTTAAAGGGAACACCTTAGCCAACATGTATATCGTTCCCATTATTTATTTGTATTTTTGTAAAAAAAAGATATGTTACCAATAGAAGTCAGGCAGGTGTACAACATATTAGTCTCAATATTGGGTGAATCCAAACAAGGTGGATTCAGCACTAATGAGACTCAATATCAGTTTAACTGTCCTTGGGAGACAGTGGAAAACGGCGGCACACCTGACATGAAATACAATTTGGAGGTTTCTTTGTCTTTGGGAAAATTTCACACATGGTGTTGTAATCATGGTGGAACGATATCAAGGTTAATCAAGAGATGGGGTAGCAGTGAAATGTTATCAGACTATTTCTCTGTTATTAAAGACCTTAAAGAAAACAAATATTATGACCTTGATTTGTTCAAAGATAACGAAAATACTTTATTTGGTACTACAAACAACCTAACATTACCACCAACATATACAAAAATTAATTTAGAGAAATGTAGAAAAAACAAACTAGTTGAATATCTCAAAAAAAGAAACATCACGCAAGATATAATTGACTTTTACAACATCGGTTATACCACTTGGGATGAGGAGAAATGGCAAGACAGAGATAGAATAATAATTCCTTCTTATGATTGTAACGGTGATTTGAATTATTGGGTTGGAAGAGATTTTTCAGGTAATCCCAAAAAAACAAAATACAAAAATTGTGATGTTGACAAGAAAAAAATAATCTTTCAAGAGGAAAAAATAAAATGGTGTGCGGACATATGGCTTTGTGAAGGTGCGATTGATTGTATTTACGGTAACGGAAACACAGTGTCTTTATTAGGTAAATCATTAACCAAAGACAGTGAACTATATAAAAACTTATATAACAAAGCCAACGCGAATGTGATTATTTGTCTTGATGGTGATGTTGATAAGACTGAAATCAAAAGAATGTATAGTTTACTTAACATAGGAAGATTAAGAAATAAAATTTGGTATGTTGAATTGGGTAGTGACACACTACCTTGGAAAGATTTTGGTGAGGCATATGAGCAGGGTGGAAAACAGAATATGATAAAAATTTTTAAAAATAAAAAACAATTCAATGAGATTGAGTTGTTAGTCTAAAAAATAATGTTAAAAACAACAAAACCAATGGCATATAAGAAAAAATTAACTGATAATGAGTTTGTGGAACTTGTTATTAACAAAGAACTGGAAATCGCAGGTGCTGATATGAGATATGCTGATATCATCAAACTGACGAAAGATGAGCAACAGAAAATGCAATGGTGGACTAAATACACTTTCAAGACACTTGAACAGTTTCTTGAATGGAGACAATTTTTCTACGACCATTTTTATGATTGGCAACCGAAATCAGTAAAGAAAAGCACAATGGAAAGAGAATTTCAATGGTGGAATCTCCAATGGGGTCTCAAGTATGACTTCGACTATGAGGAAATCGCAAAACATGATGAACAACAAAAAAAGAAAAAGAAATGAGTGACATAAAAAAAATAATAGCATGTGCTGATATACACATGCCAAACCTTCGTGGCATTAAAGAACTGAAAAATATCTTGTCATCATTTATTGAACAGTGTAAAGAGATTGTTAACTCAGAGGAAGACAATGATTGTGTCAGGATAGTTGTCGCAGGTGACTTGTTCACTAACAAAATTGACTGTTCAAATGAGAGTATAATCGCGACGCATTGGTTCCTTTCGGAATTAGGAAACATCTGTAAAACAATTGTTATCGCAGGAAATCATGACATGTTAATGAACAATACGGACAGAATTGATTCAATAACACCAGTATTTGAAATCAGTAATATGAAGAATGTCGGATACCTTGACAAACATCTCAATTACAAATCAGGATGTTATAGGGATAACAATGTCGTATGGTGTCTTTATTCTTCTTTTGACGGTTTTAACACTCCTGATATCAAAGCGGCAAAAACAAAATATGGTGAGGACAAAACATATATCGGTTTAATCCATGGTGATGTTAATGGTGCGGTAACCGTAACTAACTATGTTACAGAGAATGGTATTGACCCTAATGTTTTTGAAAATTGTGATTTTGTTATTGCTGGTCATATTCATAAAAGACAGGAAATCAAGAAAAATGGTGTGAAAGTGGTTTATTGTTCCTCCATTAATCAAAAAAACTTTGGTGAAAGTATAACCGAACATGGTTTTGTCGTTTGGGACATATCAAATAAAGATGATTACACATATGAATATGTTGATGTGCCTAATCCTGATGGCGGTTATTATAAATTTTCCATAAATAACATTGATGATATTAATAATGATATGGAAGAATTAATCAATTTATAATAATAGTAGTGAAAGATTTGTTAAAATAATTGAGTGATTTGTGGTTCTATCAGAAGAAAAAATAATAAGATTAGTCGAAGAAAGAGGTGTTGCCGCATCAAAATATAATAATGTAGCTAAAGAAATTATTAAATATTGTCAAGATTTCATATGGAAAAACAAATTTACCGGAACCACAAATTTTGTACTTCCAAACGAAATTACACAAAAAATTGATTTTGTTGAAAATCTTTATCTTGAAATTACGGTTACTGAAAATGTTAATGGTAAATTTTTGAGTGGTGGGGGAAAAACAACAGTAAAATACACAAACGAAATTGTTAACGGTAAATTAAAAAACGCTAAAATTTTTATATATGCTTATTCTTACAAACATGTTTTGTACACTAAAACTATCTTGACATCATTGTATCATGAACTAAACCATGTGTACGATTACTATCAAGATATAATTAATAATTGGGGGTTTGCAAGAAGATATGCGAACAGTGCAGCAAAGTCAAAAATTGACACGGCTGACATACAAATTGATGATTATCTTAAAGAAATTTTAGAACTTATTATTTATGGATTATTTTCAGAAACTGAACTAAACGCTTTAATAACGTCTGTTTATGGTTCTTTACAAAGCTGTAATTCAGAGAGAAAAAATTTCAGACATGACATTCAAGAAAGTCAAGCATATTGTCTATATAAGAAAATAAAAGAAATTTTACCTGATTTGTTTCGTGCGATTAACAATGATAATTATCATCAAATAAACGCAAGTTTACGAAAAAGTGGAATAAACATTAAACCATATCATGATGGACTATTATCATTTAAAAAAGAATTTAGAAAAAAAATCAATTTTAGATTGAACAAGCTAATTAAAGGTATTGGTAGTGCGGCATCAGTTTATTACGATGATAAAGAAATTGAACCTATAACGGATGAAATCACACATGTTAATCCGCCAATGTTGTTAAAACATGAGGACTAATATTTTTGCTTTTTAAAATAACTTTTTATATATTTGTTAAAAATTAAAATATTATGAATTATAAGTTAAATGATTTTGAGAAATTTGCCATTGACAAAGGCGTTAGTACAAGTAAAACTAATGGATACAACAACATGCTTAAAAACAGAATCATAAGTCCTACAATTATTGAGGAAAGACCACTTAATGTTGCGTCAATGGATGTGTTTTCTGCCTTGATTAGAGAGAAGATTATTTATCTTTCAGGTGAAATTGATGGTGATACCGCAAGTGTGATTAACGCACAACTTCTTTATCTTAATTCAATTTCAGATATTGATGACACAATTAAAATGTTCATATCAAGTGGTGGTGGTTCGGTTATTGATGGGTTAAGTATCAGAGATACATGTAATTTTGTGTTACCTGATGTTGCTACTTACTGTATGGGAATGGCCGCATCAATGGCATCAATACTCTTGTCATCAGGTGTGAGAGGTAAAAGATACGCATTACCTAACAGCACAATTATGATTCATCAGGTTGCGTCATACAATGGGTATTTGAAAAACGCTGACCTTCAGATTGAGGCAAGAGAATCACAAAAATGGCAAAATATCCTTTACAATATATTGGCTGAAAATACAGGTAAGACATTTGAGGAAATTGAAAAGGACGCTGATAGAGACCATTGGCTGATGCCTAATGAGGCACTTCCTGGTGTATATGGAACTTATGGTCTTATTGATGAAATTATAACAAAGTCAAAAGAATAAACAATGAGTGTTAACATTATTGTTGCCGTGGGAAACTATGTACCAAATCATGGTTTCCCTATTGGTATAAAAGGAAATATGCCTTGGCATAATAAGGCGGATTTAAAATGGTTTAAAGACACAACAACAGGACACCCTGTTATTATGGGTAGAAAAACATTTGAAGCGATTGGTCATCCACTTCCAAACAGAATGAATATTGTTGTTACTTCAAGAACTCACATATGGCAAGATAATACCGATACCAATATTAGAATATGTGATAAACTTGAAGAGGCAATAAAATTTGCCAAGACGATTGATGAAGAAATTTTCATTATTGGTGGCGCAAGTATATATGACTATGCTTTATCACAAAATCTTGTTGATAAGGTTTTAATTGATATGCTTGCGGTTGATGTACCTGATGCTGACACATTTTTTCCTGATATTGTCACCAACAATGAATGGGAGGAAGTAGGAAGACCAACAGAAATAGAAAACAGAAAAGCATACGCCATGACTTATGTTAAATGTAAAGGTCTCAATAATCATGTTGATGAACAATATCTTGATTTGGTTAATGATATTATTGAACACGGTGAAACCAAAGATACAAGAGCCGGTAAAACAAGGTCTTTGTTCGGTAAACAGTTAAGGTTTAACCTTAAAGAAGGTTTACCCATCCTCACCACCAAAAAGGTTTATACAAAAGGAGTTATTCATGAGCTTCTTTGGTTTCTTAAAGGCGACACCAATATAAAATATTTGGTTGAAAACAATGTTCATATTTGGGATGATGATGCTTATAGGTATTACCTTGAAGTGGTTAAAAGATGTAAAGGTGTTGAAGGGTATGAAAAAGCCTACAGTAAAGAAATTTTCCTAAAATTTGTCAGACTAGGAAGTTTTGGTGAACATTTGTACAATAACGACAAGTCAGTGTATCATTATGGAGACCTTGGACCTGTCTATGGAAAACAATGGACAAATTGGGACGGTATAAATCAAATTAAGGAAGTTATAGAAAAACTTAAAACTAATCCTGATGATAGAAGATTGATTGTCTCTGCTTGGAATGTTGGTAAACTTCATGATATGGCATTACCACCTTGTCATTATTGCTGTCAATTCTATACAAAAGAAATGACATTGGAAGAAAGACTTAAATATTATGAGGATAATGTCGGTATAAGGATGCACGAAAATAATTATGAACTCCTTGACGAATGGGATATTCCAAGAAGAAAATTAAGTTGTATGTGGAATCAGCGCAGCGTGGATTGTGGTTTAGGTTGGTGCTTCAACGCACTTTCATACTCAATCCTAACACATATGATAGCACAATGTGCTAATATGGATGTTGATGAACTTATATTTTCAGGTGGTGATGTACATGTTTATGAAAATCATATAGAACCTTTAAAAGAACAATTATCAAGAAACCCACATATGTATGCTTTACCAACACTTAAATTAAACCCAAACATAACTAAAATAGAAGATTTCACTTACGAAGACATAAAAATTGAAGGATATAGGTCATATCCAGCAATCAAAATGCCTCTTAGTGTTGGATTGTGAAAAATAATTTGTTTTTCGCTTTACTTTTTAATCTTTTATGCTATTTATTAGTATAAGAGATTTTTAGTTATGATAGGATACATTTATAAAATTATAAATAATAAAACAAACAAGTTTTACATCGGGTCCACATTAAACCCCAAAGTAAGAAAAGAAAGACATTTTAACGAACTAAAGTCTAATAAACATCATTCAGTTTATTTACAGAGAGCATACAATAAATATGGCGGTGAAAATTTTGACTTTGTGATAATTAAAGCAAGAGAATTCTCATCAGAAGAAGAACTTAGGGCATTAGAAGAAAGATACATTAATTTTTGTTGGAATAGTGGAAAATTGTATAATGTTTCAAAGAACGGAAGTGGTGGGGATATTGTTTCATATCATCCTTTTTTAAATAAAATAAAAGAGAAACAAAGAATTGCAACTAAAAATAGATGGGACTCAAAAACTGATGAGGAAAAACAAGTGTATTCTGAAAAATTGAGAGGAAAGGGAAACCCAAATTTTGGCAATAAATGGACTAAAGAACAACGGGAAAAGGCATCTAAAGAAAAGAAGGAATATTTTAAAACACATGATAATTACATAAAAGGAAAAACATTTGAAGAAGTGTATGGAATAGAACGAGCAGCAGAAATAAAACAAAAATTATCAGTGTCTTTTTCAAAAAGAACTGGTGAAAAAAATTCTTTTTATGGAAAACATCATACTGAAGAAACTAAGAAAAAACTTTCAGAACAAATGAAAGGTAAAATTCCCGCTGATGCTAAAAAGGTTCGATACAACGGAATTGTTTATGAGTCAGCAATGGAATGTTCAAAAAAGACCGGTATAAATTATCTTACAGTTTGTTATAGATGTAGAGAACAAATTTATGGTTTTTCTTATGTTGGTGAAGAAAAAACAAAACGAGAAGCAAAAAAAATGTGGAATTTAGAAGATTGTGAAATTATTGCAAAAACATGTAAAACAAAGAAAGAATTTGAACAAAAAAATGCTTCAGCATATCAATGGGTTTTAAAAAATGGATATATGAAAGAATTTTCGGAAAAATATTTCATAGAATTGAGACATAGATGGACACTTGATGAAGTTTTAAAAATTGCAAAAAAATATTCATCTTATAGTGAGTTTTGGAATGCGGAAAAGAAGGCTGTTTCTGCTATGAAGAGAAACAAATGGAATAATATAGTAAAAAACATCTTTTAATTTATACTGTTGGTGATGTGCATGTATATGAAAACCAAATTGAAATTTACGAAAAAGAGCAAAAAAATAGAAACCCACACATGTATGGGCTTCCTAAATTATGGATTAATCCTGAGAGAAAAAATATAGAAGAGTTTACTTATGATGATATAAAAATTAAAGAATATCAGTCATATCCATCAGTAAAATATCCTTTATCTGTTGGTCTTTAATTTATATGGGTCTTCTATATATAATTTTTCTAACAGAAGTTTTTTTAACTGTTGTGTTAGGTGTTTTTTTCGCCACTGTTTTCACCACTTGTTTAACCGGTTGTTTTACCTCAGTTTTTTGTTTACATGAACATGCCATATCAGTTTAATTTTTTGTAATAAATAGTTAAATAATTTAAAAAACATGACACTTTTTGAAGAAATTGTCCAAGAACTAAATGAAGAGTTAGGAATCAGTCAATTGGTTTCTGACACAACGAATATCTTAATTTCCGATATTTCCAAAGATGCTAAGAAACAACCATATAGTGATGTTAAAAATGGTTGTTTAAAAAACTACCCCCTTTTTGGTAAAAAATACAATGTGTTTTATACATTGTATTTTTTCGAAACGATGAAAGACAAAGAAAAAACACAAAACAGCAACCCAGGTAGGTCAACCAAAAAAAACGATATTTATGTTTCGGTATGTTATATTAAAGAAATTAACAAATACATAGACTACGATGGTACTACACAGCATGAATTAGAACATGTATACCAAATTGTTAAATCAAAAAAGTACCTTTTGACACCCCAAAGTGTACCAATATATCAAACCGCAGTGAACTTAATAACGAATGGTATAAGTAAACAAAATTTTTACGAAACACTTGTTGGGTTTACGATTTATTATAACAACAAATTTGAAAAAGATGCATTCGCTAATGATATATACCGTACAATAATTGACAATCCGCAAAAAGAGCCAATGGAAACGGTAAAAAAAACTGATACCTATTCTAATATTGTGCTTATTGAAAAATACATGGAAAGTGACTCAATATTTACAAGACAGATAATAGAAAATATTGTTTTTAAAAATTTTAACAAACATTACAAATGGTGGTACAATATAGCAAAAAAAGTAGTTAACAATTACAAAACCAAAATTGGTAAAATTTTAGCTAAGGCGCATAAAGATTTGTATAGTGAAAACAGTTTGGTAAACATCAATAAAAAAATTTTGGAAGAAAACCCGTTTAAATTAGAAGATTTTTTAAAAAATCCTTGATTTTTTTTGAAAAAAATCAGATTTTTTTAAATGATTATATATTTATATACGGAAAAAAAAGAAAACATATTATGAGTCAATGGTTTAATACATCAGTAATTTTTGAGGCTAATAGACATTATAGTCTCAGTATTGCTGTACCCACAAGTGAACAACCATCACTCAAAAAAAAGGTAGGAGTAAGGAAAACATGAGAAAAAACAAGTAACACATAGGTTTCTAACCACAACATATTTTCCCAACCTCCTAGTAAAAAATTCCTTCAACAAAAAGAATTAAAAACTTTGGAGGTTTTTTTATTTATTTTGGTACGATATTTGTAAGATAGTTAATATGGAAGCGTGGTGTAAATGGTTAAGCATAGCATCCTCCAAAGTTGCCTGATGAGAGTTCGAATCTTTCCGCTTCTGCAAAATTTGTTTCAGTGGTGAAGTGGTTTAACACATCAGTCTGCAAAACTGACATCCGTGAGTTCGAATCTCACCTGAAACTCAAAATGGGTACTTGGTGGAACGGTAGACACGCATGCCTTAGGAGCATGTATCCTTCGTGATGTGAGAGTTCAAGTCTCTCAGTGCCCACAAAATAAAATAAGGGCGAGTAGCTTAGTTGGTTAAAGCACTTGACTGATATTCAAGAGACCGTAGATTCGAGTTCTACCTTGCCCACAAAAAACATAAAATTTAATGATTATGGATAATATTTTGGAAAATCATAAACAGTTGGAAGAAGAATTTAAAAACCATAGTGGTTATACAATGGAAACATTTTTGAAAGAAGTGTTGAATTACACAGATGATTTTGATGTGAAAAATATTATTTTTGTACATAAAAATTTGGGTTTTTAAAAAAATAGTAATATATTTGCAACACAATTTGGGTGCTTGCTGGAATTGGTAGACAGGCATGCCTAAGGAGCATGTGTCTTAATGACGTGAGAGTTCAAGTCTCTCAGTGCCCACAACCACGTATGTTTTTCGGATTTTTAAACCGTAGGAAGATGAGATACGTTGACTTCTAAATTCAAAAAGAATTTAATTACGGGAGTGCGGCTCAGATGGTGGATGGGCACTGGACTGTAAATCCAGCACAATGACACACAGTTAGTTCGAATCTAACCACTCCCACAAAAAAAAGAAATTATGACTGAAATAGTTCTTACTGAAACTGATTTAAAAAATATAATAGAGAAAAGTGTTAAAAATGTTATGATGGAAACATCACGCAGACAAAAAGCACAACAAGCAATACAAGGAACTAATCGTAGGGTTAGAACAATGGCTATTATTTCAGCAGAAAATCCTATGGGTAATAAGGCTGAAAAAGAATATAATCAGCAAGCAAGTAATGAATTAGAAAGACAACTTAGTATTGGACATTATAAATATTTTAAAGTAAAAGGTAACTATGATGGTATTGAGAATTCTATAATGGTATATAATATCACTATTGAAGATACACTTTATCTATGTTACAAATATAACCAAGAAAGTGTGATATTTGTTGATATGCAAAACGATGGAGAAGTTTCATACCAATATTGGGAAGGTGATGACAAGCACTCACAGTTAAAACTTCAACATGAAGAGCATGAAATTGTAGATGCTACCGATGATGACAACTACTATACACAAATATCCAAGCATTTTAAATTTAGAATACCTTTTTTTGAACAAGTAAAGAAAATATATGATGATTTGGCTTTGAGAGAAGATACTATTGATATAGACAAAATTATAACAGAAAGTCTTGAACCAACTCGCACAGGTAAATCAAAATATTTTAAAAGAGGTCAATTGTACGGCAAAAATGTTAAATAATATTAAAATTTGTTTGTCTTTTTAATGCCTTTGGCATGATATTTGTAAAACACATAATAGTTCTTTGAAAAATTATATTGAGTGAGGAGATATGGAATGGAATCGGTATTTTCTGAAGTACGCTACAGGGAAAAGGAAAATACATCAGGATTCAATAGGTGTACAGATAATATTGAAAGAATTTGCGCAAACAACAATATTATCCAAGGCGATGGGTGTCATATTCAACTGTAGGTAATTTCTGACCAGTAACTCAATATAATATACCCTCTTACACCAATTGGCAGAGTGAATAGATTCAAAATCTATGAAGTCTCAGTTCGAATCTGAGAGAGGGTACAAATTTTATTTTTTAATTTTATTGTTATGAGTAAAAAGAAACACACAAAGAAAAATTCATTTACCCCAAGAAGGGACGCTAATGAAAATGTTAGAAACAGTCTTATTGAGAAAAAGAGACTTATGTTGGCAAGACAAAAGAGGCTTGAAAAGTTGAGAGCGGAATATGAGAAAATGAACTCTGTCGCACCTACAACAGCAGCCACAATGCCAAAAAACGAAGATGTGGTAAATGATGCAACAACTGAAACTACTGAAAAGTAGTTTATAATTGGGGATGTCGTATAAGGGTTATTACTGCGGACTGTTAATCCGTCTATCTTGGTTCGAATCCATGCGTCCCCGCAAAAAAAAATGTTAAAATTTATATTTTGGCACGATTTTTGAAATAAAAAGAAACAGTTCTTTGAAATAAATTGAAGGCTCGTCTAAAGGTAAGACATGGGATTTTGAAAAAATCGAATGCTTCAAAAGAAATTTTGTATGTAGAATTCTCCAAATTCGGTGAAGGCTAAGTAATCATATAAGAGTGTGTTTGTCCGAGAGGGCATTGTAAATCACGAGATTATCCGAGAGGATATAACAGATGAGATATATGCTAATACCGAGCCAATGTTATAGTTTTGCAGGGGATTCGAGTTCCCACATATGGACAAAGTGTAATTCTTTGTGCAAGGTGTAGCAAACGGAGCATGTAAAACTTAGACAGTGTGTAGAGACTAGATGGAGAAAACCTAAGTTGAAATGGAAGAAGAGTAATATTCCACATCCGTAAGAATATATATTATTTCAATAAGGATTGAGTTTATAAGAAAGTACTTAGAGACTGATGCTTCCTACTTGCGCAAGATTTCAATATGGTTAAGGTATAGTCCAGACCACAAACAATGTAAATTGCAGTAAACGGGATAAATATATAGCAATATGTTCCTTCACCAACCATGAGAGGTGGGTAAATATCATCCTGCAATTGAATGCTAGTTGGTAGTGAAAGCTATAGTGGTATGGGTTCCCAGAATAGAGGTTCGATTCCTCTGCCTTCAACTAAAAATTAATTTTGTTGTAAAAAAAAAGATTTATACATTTGCAATGAAATTAATATTTCTTTGACAATACTGATAAATACAAATTATTTTATTGAATATGTGAAATTGAAAATAAAATATGGTCACGAAGGCTGAGGTGGTGCGAATTGGAAGACTCGTAGGGGTAATACCCAGTTCAGGCGAGTAACCTGCATTATCCTTTGATAATGACTGTCGGTTCGAATCCGACTCTCAGCATACTATGGTGACTTTCTTAATAAAGAAAAAACTGACAGTAGCATTGAATAGATGTTTAACAATATTATTAAGACTTTTCTTAATAATCGTTAATGGTGACAGAGTTCAGAATAATCTTTATTTTACGGTGAGGTGGCAGAGTGGTCTAATGCAGCGGTCTTGAAAATATTTTCAATTTTTTTCATACTATTTATATATAACAATACAAATATGTTAACGCTGATGTTAATGGCAGTTATAATATTATGAAAAAAAGCAGTCCCAAACGCATTTGCGAATGGGATAGAGGGTTTAGGAGTTAACCCATTAGTTTTAACTATAAAGAAATAATTTACTATTTTATTTCATACTCTTGAACAATGTGTAATTTGAGTGCGCTAAAAGAAATTTTAGATGTAGAACCTCCCTAATTCGGTGAAACCTTAACAGATAATGCTGATGGTAATACCGAGCCAATGTTAAGGTAACAACAGATTGCCGTTGTTTTAAAATAAGTGTAGTAAAGCCTACAGTGCCTTAGACAGTGTGTAGAGACGATATGGGAGGAACCTAAGTTGAAATTGTATAAGTGGAACTAGAATTAAAGAAGTGAATTGACACGATGCGTTTATACGAAGCTTGAAGGTGCTGAGGTAAACTTATACATCTTGCAAGGTTTCAATAAGGTTAAGATAGAGTCCAGACCACAAACAAAACAAACACTCACAAAACGTTGGGGAAACACTACGGAGAACATGAAAGCGATATATCGTGAGTATGCAGGTTGGCGTAGAGTATAATTGTAGAGACGTTTTCGTAGTTAGATAATACTATGCCTCAGTTAAGTGGGGACATTCGAATAAATTGTGTTTCTTGTTTTGGTAGCGAAAGCTATAGTGGTAAGGAAAACCGCCGGTCGTGATGAGCGACCCCTGAGTTCGAATCTCAGTCTCACCGCGGAAAAAAATTCGGAAATTAGTGTAACAGTAACACGGTGACTTTTTTATTTGCGTTTTTTGGAAAAAAAATGTACAGCAACATTCTGTTATAAAATTATTGGGTGTCACAGTTCAAGGTGCAAATCCTTGGTTTCCGACAAATTATCACATATTTTGCTACATTTTCAAACCCTTTGAAAATGTAGCAAATTTTATGATAAAAACTTATAAATTAATTAGTTTCACATCCCAGTGATGGGTGATAGTTGGCATTAGAGTAATGGGTTATCCGGAAAAAATCACATTACACTTGCTGAGTGGTAATAATCGAAAGGCGCGCTAATAAAACGCCACTCCATAGGCTTCTTGTTGAATTCATTGGCAGAGATGGAACAGAAACTAATTATTTTTCGGGATGTAGTTCAGTTGGTAGAACACTTGGTTTGGGACCAAGGGGTCGTACGTTCGAGTCGTATCATCCCGACAAAATTTATAGTCATATGGTGTAATTGGTTAACATGCCACCCTGTCACGGTGGAGATTTACGGGTTCGAACCCCGTTATGACTGCTCATATTGGAGCATGGTGATTTTTCTTTTTTTTGAACAACTTATAGTTCAAAACTTGATTTTTTCACATTTTTCTGTATATTTATATAAAAAAATGGTTATGTTTATAGATATAAGTAATGATGATAAAAAACATAAAGTATATGAACTATTCAAGTCATTTTCTACCAAAAAAGAAATTTATGAATATTATGGTGTTTGTAGCAATACTGCAAATATAAGATATATCAATAAGGTAGCAGAAGAAATTGGTTTTGATTTTGGTTGGTATAAAGAAAAGAAAAAACGTTATTGTGTTAAATGTGGTAAGGAATTAATCTCTGGGCAAAAAAAGTTTTGTTCATCGTCTTGTGCTGCTTCTTTTAATAATAAAAATAGAGTCTTAAGTACCGAAACAAAAGAAAAGATATCTTTGAAACTAAGAACTAATACTCTAACAAATAGAAAAAGGAACGGTTCCGGATATAAACAAAATCTTTATACATTTAAAGAGAGGCTTTTTAGGGAAGGGATAAAAGAGCGAAAATGTGAAAGGTGTGGTATTACGGAGTGGATGGGTGAAAAAATTGTTTTACAATTGCATCATATTGACGGAAATAAACAAAATAATGCAATTGACAATATACAAATACTCTGTCCAAACTGTCATTCTCAGACCGATAATTTTTGTGGAAAAAACATAGCAACAAATAAGGAAATAACTTGTTGTAAAGGTTGTGGTAAACCACTAGCATATAGGACAGTTCATGGTTATTGTCTTACATGTTACAGAGAAAGACTTGATACCGTAAAACACAAACCAGAAAAAGAAACATTAGCAAATGATTTCTTAGAAATAAAAACATTTGCAGGACTTGCGAGAAAATATTCCGTAAGCCCAACAACAGTGAAAAGATGGCTTATTGATTATGGAATAATTTAACTGTGTAAGCGTCCATGGCGCAATTGGTAGCGCATCTGACTTTTAATCAGAGGGGTCCGTAAGGCGTTATGGGTTCGAGTCCCATTGGACGCACAATTTTTAAAAATATTATTTATGCTTCGGTAGCTCAGTGGATAGAGCAACTGCCTTTAAGTAATTGATAATCAATTAATTAGGAGTGCACTAAAAGAAATTTTAGATGTAGAAACTTCCAAATTCGGTGAAAGCTAAGTATAAAATCAAATCAGACACTCTATATGAGTCGGACAGGTGAAGAGTCCTGTTAATATATGCTAATACCGAACCAATGTTAAAAACAAATACTCACCTCGTTTGCAAAAGGTGTTAATTGGGAATGTAATGAAAAGGCGTTATTGCATAGAAGGCAAATATATGCAATTAAGCTACATTTCAGTATTTGTAATAGACAGTGTGTAGAGACTAGACGGAAGAAACCTAAGTTGAAATTTGGATTTTAAAATTAAAACAAACTGTGCAGGAAAGCGACCTGCTATTCGGGGTAAGAACAAACCCTAATCCAATCTTGCAAGATTTCAATATGGTTAAGGGATAGTCCAGACCACAAACAATATAAAGACCCGAAATAAGAGGAACATAAAAGGGATGTTACGGAATGACTGCAATCCTCTTGTGCTGTAGGTCATTTTTAGTCTTATATTGGTAACGAAAGTTATAGTGGTAAGCTAAGCAGTTGGTCCTGCGTTCGAGTCGCAGCCGAAGTACAAAAAATTTGTTTTTGTCAATTAATATTTATATATTTGCAATGTAAGTTATTTGACAATGTTGAAAAATTAGAAACTAAACAATAGCAGAAATTCAATAGTTGTTTTATTGGTTCCATTATAATAATGGCTGCTCATATTCTATTAAGTAATTTTTAGAATGAAAATACTAGTTAGTCATATGGGTGTGTTGTGGACTATATGACCTTGGCATGTGAGGTTAACGCAGAATAACGGAATACGATTGACATGCATCCGTTTTTTGAAAAATGAAGTTGTTGGGGATTAGCATATTTCCTTAGCCAACACACTATAGAATGAGCCATTCTTGATGTTGAAAGGAAAACCTACACGGTTAGGTAGAGGACTGGCCAAAACAAAAATGGTTGTGGCTAAACCGTTAATATCTTTTTTGTACTATCAAGTAGTTTTTTAGATATTTTTTTAGGAAACATACAGCAAATTATTTTATTGAAATTGTCATTTTCAAACAAAAATGTTTCCTGTTATTTTTCTATCATTAAGGTATGCAGAATTTGAATTTTCAATAGAAAGAAGTCCTGTTGGGTTATTCCTGTCAACCACATTAGAAGAAGAATATAGATTGGAGCAATGTATTTGGCTGGGGTGTGGTTAAAATTTGCGATGGGTATGCGTAGGTAAGCAACATTAATTCCAAATATAGGTGCGGAAGTAGCGTAAAGAGGTCGCATTGGGCTAATATAGTGAAAAGTCCCTCACAACATACTGTGACAACATGGAGGAATAAATGGGCGTATTTTTGGGAGTGTAGCTCAGTTGGTTTAGAGCATTTGACTTACATTCAAAGGGTCAGGGATTCGAATTCCTTCATTCCCACAAAGAGATACTTGAAAGGTAATCATTGATGATGAAAGTGGTGTACACACTTTTTAGGTGGTTTCAACTGGGTAGCGGTGTGTTTGTGGATTCGCACGTTCAAGTAACAACATAGAGAAGTTGCAAATTTTCTATGGCTCTCAGCATAAAAACGGTTCACGAATCTAGTCTAAAATCGTTTATTTTTAAATATTGCGGGGTGGAGCACAACGGTTAGTTCAAGGCACTCCAAGCCTGAGATGTCGGTTCGATTCCGATTGTCACCTCAAATCCGAAAACAATTGCACATTGCAAGTAGGTGGTGGTATCCTGTTTATTAAAACAAACTAACCTAAGAACAAAATATTTTTAGGTTCAAGTCTTTTTTTCGCAACAAAAGACTATTTATAATAAAAACAATTTTATGACTACCTTATATACACAAGAAGAATACAATTCATCTAAGTCAAGTGATTTATTGCCACTTAAATGTGAGCACTGCGGAAAAACTTTTTATGTACAAAAAAATCTTATTACACACGAACTAAACAATCTTCGTGGTAGATGTAAGTTTTGCTCAATGGATTGTTTTTATGAAAGTAAAAAAACTAGAATTAAAGTTTATTGTGAAAAATGCGGTAAAGAGTTCGAAATCAAGAAAAATGTTTATAATGATTCTAAAACAAAACATTTTTTTTGCTCTCACTCATGTGCAGCATCTTTTAATAATGTTACGAGAGATGCAATGAGTGACGAAACAAAGGAAAAAATAAGGCAGTCTTTAAAACAACATTATAAATCACTAAATAAGCAAGTAAATTTTGAAGAAAAAAAAGATGTTAAACACAGAGAAAGGAAAAAAAGAACATGCAAAGTTTGCGGAAAAACGTATTATTATTCTACTCTGTTTCCAGGTACCACAAAAGTAGTATGTAGTAAAGAGTGTAGCGAAACGATAAAAAAGCATAAAAAAGAGTTTTTGTCACAAGAAACAATTGAAAAATTAAGAAATGCGGGTAAAAACTCTGCAAAATCTCAAGCAGATAAAAGGCGTTCGAAAAACGAAAAATATTTTTGCGAACTATGCGAAAAATATTTTAAGGATGTAAAACACAATGTTCCAATGTTTAACGGTTGGGATGCTGATGTAATAATTGAAGACATAAAAACTGCGATTTTATGGAACGGAAAATGGCATTATGAAAAAATTACAGAAAAGCATTCTATAGAACAAGTTCAAAAACGAGATTCAATAAAAATTGAAGAGATAATAAAAATGGGTTATAAGCCATACATCATAAAGGATATGGGTAAGTATAATCCTTTGTTTGTTGAAGAAGAATTTAAGAAATTTATTAAGGAAACACACAGCAAGTTTTTCATGGATTAAGAATTTTGTTCTTGGATACAAAAATTTGAGGTTTGCGGTTCAAATCCGTCCCGTCTTATGGACGTTAAATGTTTCCTGTAAAATTAACATCACTCGAAGAGCGTATGTTTTGGCTGGCCGCACTGCCGTAAATGCGGTATTTTTGGGGTAGTGGCTTCAATGGTACAGCAACACCCTTGCACGGTGTCATTTTGCAGGTTCGAATCCTGTCTATTCCACCAAGTATACCACTTGTGAGGCTTCGAAGTCAAGTGGAGAACTAATTATAATATTTTAAAAGTACTAGTTAATTTTTGTATATTATAATAAGGTTGTAAAAAGTTGGTGCAAATCCTGATACTTGACCAATACTGATTGTTGTGATGTTGCAGAACAGTTAAAAGAGCCAACATAGGTATAGAGGGAAACTTAACCTTCTGAACTATTAATCGAGGATTATTCTCTTAATTGAAGGCATGATGTTAAGATAAAGGATAATTACAATTAGTTGTTTATAGAAAATTGTTCGACCCATGAAGGAGTGATGTTTTAGAGTATGTTCACCTGTACAGGGATAAACACAGGCATGTGGCGAGTTTTTTTGGTACACTTCTTAGAACAAAAACAAAGAAAATTAACAAAACAGGTATTTTTTTTATGGGGCTATCATCTAGTGGTCAAGGATATAGGATTTTCATTCCTATCACACGGTTTCGAATACCGTTGGCCCTACAAATAAAATTAAGAAAACTAACAGCAACATTTTTATGTTTTTAAATTTTGTCCGCCATTTCAAATCCACAGGACAAATAGTTTAATTGCAAAAACATCTAATGTAAATTAGAAGATAAGGTTGGAGTCCTAAAACTGTGGTAATGTTTTCTGAATATTTTTAACATGGAGTTATTGGTGTTAATGGTCGAAGCATGTCAGATTGTGGTTCTGAAGGAAAGAGTTCGAATCTCTTATAACTCCCAAATTTTTAGGTAAATGAACTATTTATTAGTAAATAAGGTTTAATTAGAGTATAATATGGGTGAAAAAGCATTGGCAATAATAGGAACAATAGGTTTAATTCTTTTCAATGTATTAGTTGTGATGATGATTATCAATTTATTCGTACTTGAGAAAGTAAGTCTTTTTTGGTCATTACCATTAAGTATTGCGTTCTTAGGTTTCGGAATTTATTTTGATGTTATTGTAATTAAATGGTATATTAGCAAAATAAAAAAATATTTTAATAATAGAAAAAAGAAAGAAGAAAATGTTTAAAAATTTTTTTGAGAAATACAAGTTACAATTGTGGGCATTGTTTATCTTATTGTTAGATATTGCCGGAATATGTGGCATATATGTCAGTGGTTATCCAATGGGTATTTTAGTTTTTTTCATTGTAGGTTTGGTTATGGTTCCGTTTAATTGGATAATTATCACCGCATTGAAAGACGAAAAAAAGAAAAAGAAGTAAAAAAAGTTTGTTTTTTTTTTTACATTTATTTATATATTAACAAAAGAGACATCCTGAACGGTTAGTAAGGTCCCCTTGGGCGCGTTTTCGAATATGCAAGTAGCAGGGTTCGACTCCCTAATACGATGGGTTCCACAAAGGGGTAAGAATAATAGGAAGCCGTACTTCCGAATTTACGCTTGTGGACTATCCAACTATGGATGACAGACTCAGCAATGAGGCACTAAAAAGTAGTGATAGGTTGAAGCAAGAAATTGAAACTTATAGGTTTTTATAAGTTTCTTTATACGGTGGTTATGGTTTTTCGCCATGGTTTTCCTTATAAATCATGGCTTCATGCCTCCTTAGTATAAAGGTTATTATAACTGATTTGTAATCAGTAGATGTTGGTTCGATTCCGACAGGAGGCTCTAAATTTTTAAACACCACAAACAATGAAAATAACTGAGTCTCAATTAAAAACAATAATATTTGAAAGCACAAAAACTGTGCTTAATGAAATAAAAGAAAACAACAGGAAGTCATTTCCTTCTGACGAAAGGATTAATGTTTCACATTATTCAGAAAATTCTTATTTGGTGCCAATAACTGAAACAAATGCCAAAAGGATGCTTGCAAGACATAGTGATAATGGTTATATTGTTATTAGTCCATGTAGGTCAAATCCTGAGGAATTAGGTATTAACCCTAATGACCCCAATGTTGAAGAAAAAAGCAAACATATTAATAACGAAAGAGTGAAGGATTTTATTAATATTCTAAGAAAAAAACATCTTTCATATACACCGGTTTATGGTGGTTTTATCGAAAACCTTGGTTCTGAGACAGAAAAAAATGTTTATGAGAAATCATTTATGGTCTATAACAGAACAACTGACGGTAATGTATTTGGAATAGATAAACTTTATGATTTCGGTATTGAAATGTCAAAAAAATATAATCAAGATTCTTTTTTATTTAAAAAGGGTAATGAAAACCCAAAATATATAACTAAAAACGGAGAGATTGATATGGAATTTGGCTCTGATGCTACTTTTAATGATTTCTCTCAGGAATATTTTACTGATTTACATAAAAATAGTGAAAAATACAAAAACAATGGCGGAAAGCCAACAAGATTTACTTTTGTTGAATCATATGTAAATCCGCCATGTGGCTCAATTAGTTCAAGAGCACCAAGAAGTGCAAAAGGTGAAGTTTTTATATATTAATTTTTTCCTCCTTGTCATTTCTTTGACAAGTTAAACACAAACTTGTTCTATTTTTAGCATAGAACCTTGCCAAGTGCGTCAGGTAATAGCATGGAATAGTGTACATATGTCCATGTAATATGAGACCACAACGAACCGATGGGATGCTGACATATCTTGTACTTAGGAACATAATACATAAATCCTAAGAGATGCACCTTGCCAACAGGTGGGTAAAACCTTGTAAAGAGAGATAGTGATGAAAAACACTCTGCCGAGGCCAATGAGATAATATCAATAAAGGTGGTACAGCATCTGAAGTAGTTTAAAAGGGAAGTAAAACACTCCAAAGGTAATGCAATCCTCGTAAAGCCGAGGTTCCTCAGTCGCAGTGATGTAGTAAAGTTTGTGTTTATTTTAAAAAAAAAATAGTTTATTATCTGGGGGCTTCTAAACAATTTTTTCTCTTACAGGGTTATTAACAGTTAAATAAAATTCTAAGAAAAAGTCTTAATAATCAAGATTTTTTCAAAACATAAACTATTTATAAAAGGATTGGGTTATAAACCCCATTGTTTGATAATGATATTAAGAACAGTTAAAATAAGGTTATATCCTAATAAGGAACAGGAACAAACACTTAACAAAGTGCTTGGATGCTACCGATTTGTCTATAATCAAATGCTTGCACATAAACAAAAGGCTTATAATGCGGACAAAACTAATGTTGGTCTTTGCGAATTATCAAAATTCTTTCACGGAGAACTACTGAAAAACGAACAATATTCTTGGTTGAAAGAACAAAATACCAAGGTAATGAAACAAGCAATAAGACAGATGTTGTCTGCTTATGATGGCTTCTTTACTCTTGGTAAAGGGTTTCCTAAATTCAAAACCAAACACAACGACAATTCAGCATTGTTCCCTTATGAAGCAATATCTAAAACAAATACTTTTAAAACTAAACATATCTCCTTAACTAAAAATCTGAAAAACCTGAAGTTCCGTTGTTCAAACTTATATTTCAATAGATTGAAAACCTATAAGGACAATATAAAGTGTGCTACCTTATCGAAAACCAAGAGTGGTAAATACTACTTATCTGTCCTTTTATCCATGAATGAAGAAGAATTCAGACAATTCAGACACACAGGTAACAGAGTTGGCATTGACCTTGGTGTAAAGGATTTTGTAATTACTTCTGATGGGGAAGTATTTGAAAATAAACACTTCTTTAAAAAAAGTGAAAACAAAATCAAAAAGTTACAAAGACAATTGTCCAAGAAAGCCAAAGGCTCAAACAACAGAAACAAGGCAAGAGTTAAACTTGCAAAAGAATTTGAACGTTTAAACAATCAAAGAATTGATTATGTTCACAGTGTTGTCAATTCATTATTGGAAAATTATGATTATGTTTTCATGGAGAACCTGAATGTTCAGGGGATGCTAAAGAATCATAAGTTATCTAAAGCAATACAAGAGGTTGGTTTTTATGCATTTAAAAATACACTAAAGAACAAAGCAATATTGAATAACAAGTTTGTGATTGAAGTTGACCGATGGTTTGCAAGTTCAAAGACTTGTCACTGTTGTGGTTATGTTTACAAGGGACTGACACTTGACGAACGATTGTGGGATTGTCCTGAATGTGGAGAGCACCATGATAGGGATTTGAATGCTGCGATTAACATTTTAAAGGAAGGAGAAAGAATAATAGGGAGCCGTACTCCCGAATATACGCTTGCGGAGAAACCAACTGTGGATGACAGACTCAGCAATGAGGTACTAAAAAGCAGTGTTTCGTTGAAACAAGAAATGGGAACTAAGAATTGTTCATAGTTTTTCTTAGATTTCTATATACGGTGTTTTAGGTTCTAATAAAGCAACTGAGGACAAGATTAAACTGTTTCCCAACATTAGGGACTGTGTTAGAGTTTGTGAAGATATAAAGGACAAGGTTAAAACTGTTACAGGAAAAAATGTGCTTGTTTGTGTATATGGTGATGGTTGTTTCCATAGTCCAATGATTAATGGTATTTTAGGTACTTCCATCAATGAATTTGCTGACCCAATTACAATGCCAGCTTATACTGACCCTGAAATATTTGAGTCAACACCTAATGAGATTAAAATTAAGGCATTTGCCGATGATAAGTATAAAGAGTTACATGGTACTGAACTTGATGATGCCATTAGGAATGAGGTTAAAGAAAACAATAACCATAATTTGGTAGGAAACATGACATCACAAGGTACCACACCAAGGCAATATAGGGATTTGATTGCGTCACTTTGCGATTTGGTTAGTGGTTCAGGACAGAAAGGTACACCAATAGTTTTTATTAAAAATTACTTTGGAACTTACGCCAGTTAAATATTAAAATAAAAGCCATAGGTTTTTTCCTATGGCTTTTTGGTTTTATATCTGTTGGTTGTTCAACATAGACCTCAATTTAATTGCTTCTTCATCATCAAATGAATAAATGTCACCATCGTCATTTGTCTCATGGTTAAGGCATTTATAAAAATAACTTCTTGCGCTATCTTTATCTTTTTCTGGCCATAATTTATATGCGAATTGTGCTTTATCAATACCTTTTGATTTCAATTGGTTTATGACTCTTGACTTAGACTTTTTATCGTTGGACTTGGTTTCTTTATCATCTTTTTTCTTATCATCAGATTTAGTTTCTTTGTCTTCAGATTTAGTCTCATTGTTATAATAATCAAAAAAACTTTCTCTAATAATTTTTTTGATTGTGCTTTTTAATATTTTTTCTTCCTTAATAGTCATAACATTAAATATTTTTATAATAAATAGTTAGAAATCTAAAAAGATACTGTGTTTCGGCACGATTTTTGTAATAAAAATATGTGTTTTAAAAAAATTATTATTTTGTTATGATTAGCGCATTGTTTAATGAATTTTATTGGTTTGGTCTTTTACTCAGTGGGTTTGTTGTGTTGGGTGTTCTGACAATCAAAACCATTTGTTATGATGAAAAGCATACAGTTGTGACATTGTTATGGTTTGTTCCAATTATATTCAGTTGGTATTACCTTGTTATTATTGTGGTTTGGTATGTACTTAAATTCATATGGTATATGCTTGAATGGGTTTGGCTAACATTAAAAGATATTTTTTGTTAAAAAGAAAAAAATTGATATTTTTGTAAAAAATAGTATTATGCAATTTAAAGGAACACTTGTGATTACTGACCCCTGTTATTTGGTAAGTTATTATGGGTCATGTTTAATGAAAAGAGATACCATCTACGGTGATTGGTCATGTATGACATATCCAGGAAAAATGGAAGAAAATAACAAACCGATAGATTGGGATGACTATTATTTTAACTTTTTCAATGAATACAATTTTTCTGGTTTGGAAAAAGAAGAGAAGGAAAAAAAGTTAGAGACATTTAAAAAATTTAAAAACGAATGGAAAGATAACATTTTGGGTGAGTTTTGTGCTGACTCAGGTCAAGTGGGTGTTTTTGACTATGACAAACTAAATGATACTAATAAAGAATGGATAAAAACACATGATTGGTGTGCCACTGTTATTGAAGATTTTGATGGAAATATTGAATTTGTTGTGGATACTAATAATAATTTGCATGTTGTTGGTACAGGAAACAAGGATTTTTTCACAGTCCAAAGCGAATTTTAAACTAAAAATTGATGTGCAATAAATATGACTACTGAAAATTATGTCTCGTTTGAGACAGCTAAACTTTTGGACGCAAATCAGTTTTATAGTGATGAATGTACTGCGATATACGACAATGGCGACTATGGAACATTTGTAAGAGATAGTGCAATTTTTGATTATGGCGCGGAGGACTACCTTCAATATATGAATGGTGATGAATGGAAAAGATTTGGATATTATCTTGCTCCAACTCTTCAAATGGCAATGAAATGGTTGAGAGAGGAACATAACCTTCACTGTGATATTAGTTATGATTTCAGATTAGGCTGGTGTATTCAAATAACTTCCCTAAAAGAGGTTGTCCAAGACCATGATACGGAGATGAAAACCTATCTTCCACATAAAGCGGTTAACTATACCACTTATGAAGAAGCTGCTGATGCAGCAATAAAATATTGTTTAATAAATTTGATTTAGATATGACAAGAGAAGATGTAAAAAATTTGTTAAAGTTCATTATCCGCAAGTGTGACCTCATAATAAACAACAAAAACTATACGGCTGATGAATATGTACAGGATAAGGTTGAAGATATCGCTGAAATGTGCAATAGGGTTTTAGATGGACAATTCGGCGAAATTGTTCCCAATCCCAACGTTGCCGACGAGTCTTTTGTTATAGTGACGAACACTAAGACAGGAAAATGGTTTCGTGCAAAAAAATACAACCTTTCCGTAGATATGACTTTTAGGGTAACACCAAATGACATAAAGGATACCATCCCTGTTATTGGTACGTATCGTTTAGCCGATGTCATGACCATCACAAAGAAAGAACTTGTCGGCGACAATGCGGAAATTCATGTTGAAATTTTCAACAAAGATAAAATAAAACAAGATGAATTTTTCTTGTATAATGCTTGGATAAGTAGTATTAATTTTGAAACAAATGAAATTGTTCTTAGTTGTGACTGGATAGAATAACATAAAATTAATTTAGATATGATAACAGAAGACTACGTTAGTTTTGAAACCGCTAAACTCTTGAAAGAGAAAGGGTTTGAAGGGAAGATGCACACATTCTATACTGAAAAAGGAACAGAAATGGAATCAGCGTATGTGGTTCCAAGCGCATTTTTCCCAATCTATCGTCCAACCCTTCAAATAGCCATGAAGTGGCTCAGGGAAGTGCATAATATACACATAGAGATAGAGGCGATAAAGCCATACGGTCGAGATGTGCTGTTACGCAGCGCAGTTCCCCTCAACGGGGTTAAGTATCACGCTTCAATCGTCCATATTGATAAATGGAACGAGGACTTAAACGAATTCCAATGGAAAGGCATACCTTCCAGCGATTCTTATGAACAAGCCTGTGAAAAGGCCATTAAGTATTGCCTTGAAAATTTGATTTAATATGACACGAGAAGAAAAGGAACAATTTAAACAAGATATTGAAATGCTTATGGAAATAGCATTTGATGGTGCATGTATAGGTCAATATGAATTGAATTTATTAGAACGAATAAGAACAAGACTAAAAGAATTATGATACAACAAGATAAAGATTTACTTTTGCGTGATTTGAGCGCAAGGTTGCCTTATGGAGTAAAATGTCAAACAAAAAATGGCATAGGCACATTGATTAGTGTTGAATATTCGTTCGGAGAGAATCTTGTCTATGTTGATTTTGACCGTTCAGAAGCAGAAGAATATGATTTGAACGATGGCGATACAGTAAAGCCTTACCTTCGCCCAATGTCAAGTATGACAGAGGAAGAGAAAAAAGAACTTAACAATTTTGTCGCTGCTATTATGTTTGCTTCACAAAACAAGAACCCTTTGTTTCAATTAACAAGAGAGGCTTTACTTAGTGATTTATTTAACAAACACCATATTGACTATCGTGGACTTATTGAAAAGGGACTTGCTCTTGAAGCACCTGAAGGAATGTATAATGTATAGAGATATACAAACATGATAGATAAATTTGAAACATTACGTCCAGAATTTTTAACTGCAACAAATTTATGGTGCTGTGACGAACCTTATGCTTATTGGCTTTCTGTTCCTGAGTATAATATATATGAATGGGTATTATATAAAGAATACAATGACTACGAATCAATTGTTGGAAACGGCGGACTAAAAGGTGTGTCTTATGAGGAATTAATGAATAGTTTTAGAACGTATAGCTTTTATGATAACATAGATAGAGAAATGTTGTGTAGAACATTTAGGCAACGTTCTTTGCACGATGATTCTTATGATTTTGAAGATTTTATAGACGAATAAGATTATAAAACCGAATATGATTTGTATGTTAACAGACGATTATGTCTACAATAACGAGTAAAGATAGGTATGACTCCGGATAAATGTAAAAATTGCCCCGCGTTGAAATACCCGTATGTTTATACGGTTGATGCTCATATGCGCAAACTCCCAAAGGAAAATTGGGTGGCGACATGTAGTAAAAACATGGCGTTAGGTGATGAGCGCGGAATGTATGGCCGTTGTATTCCGGAGGTGTGTGAAGGTGCTAATGGTAGAAGATATTATTTTGACTATATAAACGAGACGACGAAATATGAATGAGAATTACATCGGTTTTGAAACAACCAAACTCCTTAAAGATAAGGAGTTTAATTGAAATACTGATAATCAAGACATAATAAAATTTTAAGATATGTTAGTTATATCAAAACCCCAGCACTTCAAAAAAGTAACGTGGATGAGGAATCCATTTAAGCCATTGTTCAGCAGTGAAGATGAAGATGTTATTGAGACATCAGCGGCGGAGTTT